TATCGCCAGTTGGACCAGTGGGGCCAGTATCTCCAGTGGGGCCAGTATCTCCAGTAGGACCAGTATCTCCAGTAGGACCAGTATCTCCAGTAGGACCAGTATCTCCAGTAGGACCAGTATCTCCAGTAGGACCAGTATCTCCAGTTGGTCCTTGTTCACCAGTTGGGCCTGTAGGACCAGTCTCACCTGTAGGACCAGTCGATATAGGACCAGTTGGTCCTGTATCACCTACGGGGCCAGGTGGACCCCCAAGTGGACCAGTTGGTCCTGTATCACCTACGGGGCCAGGTGGACCCCCAAGTGGACCAGTTGGTCCTGTAGCTCCTATACCTGTTGGTCCAATTCCTCCCGTTGGACCTGTAGGCCCTGTAGGCCCAGTAGGACCAGTTGGTCCAGTTGGGCCAGTTGGACCAAAACTTCCAGTTGGACCTGTGGGCCCAGTTGGTCCAGTTGGACCTGTAGGCCCAGTTGGACCTGTAGGCCCGGTTGGACCAGTGGGGCCTGTTGGACCAGTAGGACCCGTAGGGCCGGTGGGACCGGTGGGACCAGTGGGGCCTGTTGGCCCTGTCGGCCCAGTGGGGCCTGTTGGACCAGTGGGGCCTGTTGGACCAGTAGGGCCAGTGGGACCAGTTGGGCCAGTTGGTCCAGTTGGACCCGTAGGGCCGGTGGGCCCAGTTGGACCTGTAGGCCCGGTTGGACCAGTGGGGCCTGTTGGACCAGTAGGACCCGTAGGGCCGGTGGGACCAGTTGGCCCAGTGGGGCCAGTAGGACCAGTTGGCCCAGTGGGGCCAGTAGGACCAGTTGGCCCAGTGGGGCCTGTTGGACCAGTGGGGCCTGTTGGACCAGTAGGACCCGTAGGGCCCGTAGGGCCGGTCGGTCCAGTAGGACCGGTGGGACCAGTGGGACCAGTAGGTCCAGTAGGGCCTGTTGGCCCTGTAGTCCCGGTAGGCAGTCTCCATTCTCTAGTGCCGTCTGGATAGCTGAATAAAAAGTAGTCTTTCCCTGGTTGTCCAGCGTCAGGAGGTGGAATACCTAGATTGGGCTCAGCTTGAGCCAGTCCGAGAAATTCATACCGTGAAAGATCACTCGCTACCTCAAGAGGGGTTTTTACAACGACTCGCCCACTTATAAGTTTAGTCATTCTTTATCTCTACAACCGTGCCAATAGTGGGATATTTAGGTGCAAGATGGTATTTTGACTTTTGGTATCTAGTCCTGGAAAAATTCATTATGTGTTGGCGCTTTCCACAATACTTAGGACTACATCTAAATTATTGGCCCCAGCAGCATCTGTGAAAACTCTCACTCTGTGTCCTTCTTCAAGCACGAGGCGGCCAGTCAAAACACTCAAAGCGTCCTCAATGGGAATTTTGGCATTACGGACCAAGAAAGTAACTGTAATATCTTTCACATGAGCAAAACTTACTTTTGCAGTAACATTACCCACATTGGAAATTTGGGCCAAAAGAACAATTGCTGTTACACCTACAGGACATGTATAGATTTCCTCAAAAGAAGCAGGACCTACGGCTGTGATTCTTCTTGTAATAGTTCTAAAAGTATTCAGCGGCAAAACAGCCATAGGAACCTCCACAAAATAACGCTATACGACTGGGTATTTATAGGTATGTCAACTACCTTGTCTTAACCACTAGACTCAATACTCAAAATAAATGGTGTTACAAGGCCAAACAAGCTTTTGGCAAACACACGTCCACTAAGTGTGCCAGTATTCTGATTGATAACTAATCCTTCGCCAATACGGAAGTCACCTTTGTGATCGGTGCTAGTGTAGTAAATTCTCCCACCGCGTCTCATTACAACTTCGTTTTCCTGTATAGGTACACCACCTAACTGAGGCAAGCAGGTGTTGATATCTGTTCCTGCGCCCACATATTCAAAAGTGTGACTGGATGCAGATGCAACACTTACTTGATAAAAGTTTACAGTTTCATCATCCAAAGGTGCATAGTCTGTAACTTCTTCAAGTGTGACAGTTGTTTCGTTTTCCACAGTATCGCTGAGCAGTGACCCACCGGCTCCTACTAAATCAGCTGCTACTGCATCCACAATAAATCCAGTGTCACGTGTACACAAGCTCAGTTGATCAGCTGTTAAGAACCCTGGACCAAAAGTATTCAACACATATTGCGTTACTTCTGCTTGAATAAATTGCTTGTTCAATCGTAACAATTGACTGGAATTATTCCAGCGTAGATTTTTGGGACCATAGAGGGGGTTTATTGTGCTGATCAATACATCAAAAGAGGCTTCCAAGTTTTGTGAGCTATAACTGCCATAATTTAATGCTGGGTTGACTACTTGTGGCACAACCCCCTGGATAGGTATAATTGCACTATTGGTGATAACGTCCATAACCAACGTGCGTAGTTGGGTCAAAGCAGCGATGGTTTGACTTTCTTGCCCACCAATCAAGCTGGTTACACCGTTCCAGTAATTTCTACCACTACGCAAGGCCTCAATTACTCCACCTTTTGTTGCATCAAGTGTCATGCCATCTACAATCAATCCCACATCTCGTTCACACAGTGTCAGTTGTGCGGGTGATAAAAATCCAGGATAGGTAATACTTACCCATGCACCAATTTCAGCTTGGAGGAATGCTCTGTTGGCCTGTAGGAGCAGTCCTGCATGGGTATATCTTATATTGGCTACACTTAAGCCATCGTTAATAAATGTGGTTATATGGTCGAAAAATGCTGTTACGCCATTCAAAGTAGCTGCTCCACCACTCAAACTTCCATTTGTAACTTGTGCTACAGAAACTTGCAGCGGAACAACAGCAGTGTTTTGAACTATGTTTTGACTTAGACTCTTGGCGAAATTTATGGCCTGAATAGTTTGTGTTGATTGACCAGGTATCAAACTGGTTACACCATCCCAATAGCGTTGGCCACTTCTGAAACTAAGGCTTGCTGCCAATGGTGCTGGTATTACAGGGCCCCCATTTATTACCAACGGCGTGGCACTACTTATAGTGTAGTATTTTGGATACAATTTAGCCTCAGCAATAGCAGGAGTACCCCCAGCCCCAATGATATCACCACTGACGCTGTCAATAACTTGGCCAATGAGTTTGGCAAAATTAGCTTTCTCATCTGTAGTCATAGACACCAAAGTATTTGCATATGCTGTTACTTCAGCTTGTAAGAATGCATAATTGGCTTTCAAAAGAGCACTTGCACTATTATATCCTGTAAATGGCAGGCCGTTGGAGATCAAGTTGGTGATAACATTCACTGCTGCTGTTAAGTTAGAGGCAGCATACACTCCATTTGTAAGCACTGGATTGACACTTGCGGTCACTGCTGTTTGGAAAGGTGCACCTGGGTACGCACCTGGTGGAGTTGATATATTGTTGATAAGATTCAACCCCCATGCCAAGATATAATTGATCGCATCAATAGTTTCCGCAGCTTGTCCTGGAAGCTTACTGACTATCCCATTCCAGTAAGATTGTCCTGCTCGTATACTTCTTACAAAGCCGCCAGTTGAACAGTCAATTGAGAGAGCATCAACAATGTATCCAACATCTCTGCTGCATAGTGCTTGTAGTCTAGCTGCCTCTGTGGGATTACCACCAGCTAATGCGTTGAAGAATCCTGGATACTGCCAATTCACATAAGCCAATACCTCTGCTTGTAAGAAGGCTTTGTTCAGGAGCAGCAAGCTACTGGCATTGTCGTAAGGACTCAGGCTTGTCCCGTAATTTATTATTTGACTTGTATTTGTAAAGAACGCAGTCACCCCAGTTGTGGCATCCAATCCGTTGGGCAAAGCTGGATCAACAACAGGCAGCTCAGTAGCTTGATAAGGACTGCCAACATATCCGGCAGGTGGGGTTGGGTTGTTATCAATCAGATTATATGCCCAGTCTCTAGCATATGTGATAGCTAGCAATGTATTTGCTGTGTCAATAGGACTGACTGCTGCCTTAGCAGTCAAAAAGCTGAAGCTTTCAGCATCACCACCTTGGAATCTTACTCGAGGACCAGCACTGTAACTGTTACCGCCGCTTGCTAGATCAATAGCTGCAAGGCCCATACTGAGATCAAGTAAGCATCCTGTGCCACTTCCACTGAGAACATACTGAGTTTCAACGCCATTTAGTGTAGGCATCTTTGAATATTTGCCAGCTGTGTCAATAACAACTCTTGTTACAATACCAGACGTAAATCCATTTGATGCGACAGCAACTACTCGGACACGAGTTCTCGCCGTGCCTTCTCCTCCAACCACCTCGAGCAGGTCATTTATTTGATAGCCTTGCCCACCATTGAAATAGGTGTTGTTTGAGGTTGTAAAGACACTGTTTACGCTAGCACCAACAGCTTGATACCAAATTTGGCCAGCTTTGGCACCAGCGCCCCCGCCTCCTGAGAAGCGCACAGTGGGGTCAATTACAAAGTTTGATCCTGGATTTGTAATCCGTATATTTGTGACAACACCAGCTGTTACCTCAGTAATAGCTGTTGCACCAGTGTCGCCATTACCTGATCCTCCACCACCCTCAATAGTGACAATGGGTTGAGCTATATAACCACCGCCCTGACTTATGAGTGTGACTTCACGAATTGTGCCAGTTGTGTTGTCATACTCTGCACGACCTTTGGCTGTGATGCCACCGCCACCACTTATAGTAACAGTGGGGCTTGTGTAACCTGTGCCACTGCTGGCGAGATTTATACTGTTTACGCCAAAATTGATACTGCAACTGAATCCAGTTCCTATGCCGCTGCTAGTGGTAGCCGCACCAGAAACTATAGGGAGGTCTGTGTATTCGCCTTCATCAATCACAAAAACTGATGTTACTGCACCTCCCAAACCTACAGCAGCTACTTGAAGCAACACTGGCGTATTCACTTGCAGATTTGGGAAAGTTCCTCCACTAATTGTTATGGTGTCGTTAAGTGCATAACCGCGACCACCATTCAAAATAGCCACTCCGCTAGCTATATCGCTTCTGCAACTGTAAATCACCGCACCAATAATTGCTCCAGTACCACTGGGATCGTAAATTGTTGCGTATGCGCCGCCTGTATAACCAGATCCTTTTTCTATATTATTCAACGCGGTAATAGCTCCACTTGTTACTACTGCTTGAAATTCAGCACGCTGTCTTGCGTAACCAATTGGTGGATCCAACAGCACTAGGGGTGTACTAGTATATCCCTGTCCTTGATCAATTACTTGTATTTCGCTCACATAGCTGAACTCAGGACCAACAGTAGCCACAAGGCCCACAAATGGACGTTGGATAATATTCTTGATGTCAATAGTATCAACACGGAATCGTCCCGTGCCAGCTTTGATTCTGCCGCCATAGAGATAGGGACTTATGCCATCAGCCAAAATACCAATATCTCCGAAGCTGGTATTGCTGTTGCTTATGCTGCATGTTGCACCATTTTCTACCCATGTGCCAATTGTAGTACAGATAGTGAAGATTGACACCAACTGTGCGTAACCTTGGTTTGTAATGTAGATGCCAGGACCGCCTTGGTTATATTGAGTGAAGCCATCCAAAACCATACTCTTCAAACCTTTGGCAAGGTTTCCATCCACTTTCATCCCACCGCCAGTTTCGTTAAAACATGTGCAGTTTTGAACATAAGGACTTGTGCTGATTACTCCTGCTCCCCCAGGCACACCAGGAGGAAGATCGGGATCGCCTGCCAAAGGAGGATAGGTGATAGCAAATCCTGGCGCCTTACCACCTCTGAAACTCACGCCTGCAATGTAACAGGCATTGTTGACCCAAAAGAAGTCTTTTGTAGGATTATTGTAAAAGAGATTTACTCTACGCAAGTTATCGCCAATAACTGACACTCGCTCAGGCAAATAGATGGGGTTGTTTTCGTAATAGTTGCCGCTTCGGACAAAAATTGTTGTAAATGGTTTTGCGATTGCAGCAGCAGCTTTGACGGTTCTTTTTGCCCGGTCTTCAGCCAAACCATCATTGTTGTCATCACCATCTTTTGTTACCCAAATTACGTTAGTAACAGCAGGTGCAGTACCTTTGCTAACGCCAGTTACTACCAAATCACCAACACTTACTCTGGCGCCTGTCATTACAGGTGTTACACGAGCCGTATTACCAGACGGGCTTGGTTGCACAATTGCTTTGGGTGTATTTGTGTATCCACTACCACTGCTGTTGACTATGGCAGCAATCAGACCGTAGCTGAGATTTACCCTAGCGCCAGTTCCTGTTCCACCAACTACAGGGTTGTTCAGCAATGTGGGTAGGAAACTATAGTATCCAGGATCAGTAATAATAAGAGTGTTGATCTCACTCACCATATTGAATTGAACGCCGTAACCGCTGCCGCCAGTGGCTTTGTTATTGGTCAAAGGTGGCAGGGTGTAGTAAGGTCCTTGATTTTGGAGTTGGCAAGTGCTCTCAGTAACACTGTATTTGGCTGCTGTTTGATATTCAGTAAGTAGGCCACGGCCACTGCCACCAACAGCGGGGTTAGCCACAATATTGGGCAGTTCTCTATAAGACCCTGAGTTGTTGATTGTTATGTCTGTTACACGTCCGCCCAAAATAACAGAAATAACTGAGCCATTACTAGGAGGGTTCACAAAGGTAAGCCTGGTCACACTAGCGGGCTGACTTACTGTGTAGTTTGTACCCAGTGTTTGTTTCACGTTGTCAAGAGTCACATACAAATCAAAATAGTCAGCTGGTATAATTGCACGGCTGAGATCAAAGTTTGTTTCAACCCCGTCACCTGAGAAACTATTGTAAAATACACCAATTACATCGCCAGCTTGCAGAGAAAAGGCTGGCAAGAATGTGATATCTGTTTGCAGGCCGTTGGGCGCAAAGCTGTATACAGCCCCTAGGATAATCGTGCCATTTAACGTAACAGTAACGCCACTATAATCCAATGGATCAATAGTGAATGGAACTGTATAGGTTTTGATTGCTGGATTTGTAACAAAATTGTTTGTATCATATTTCCCCGATATTTGAATGGGGTCAGCTGAGATAATAGATGTGGCAGGTGTGCCTGAACCACCAAAAACAGTGATTTCCTCACCTGTGATGTATCCCACACCTTGTGCAATTATTTGTGGTTCAATCAATTTGACTCTAGTGATAATAATAGTAGCTGATGCTGGTCCATCACCACCACTGACAGTGAGAATATCATTGGGCTTATACCCACGTCCTTCATTGTTGGCATCAACAAGTATGCTCTTGATTCTAGCTGTTTCCACTTGTAACAAAGTGGGTGCAGAGAATACTCCGCCTTGAACTGTCAAGGCGTCGCCTGGCGTATATCCAGCGCCACGATCCCAGGGCACAACGATAGGTACAGCGCCCATAACAGCTTCTGCAACAGCTTGCACGCCACCAGGTGGTGGTGGATCAATTGTAATAGCTGGAACAAGTGTGTATCCGCTTCCAGGATTGTTGATATTCAAGCTAGTAACTTGCCCTTTGGCATTCAAATTCAAAATACCTGTAGCCAAGCTGTTGGTGATTACATCATTATCAATTAAAACTTGGTCTACAGCCAGCTTACTGGCGTTGAGTTTAGATCCGTCCCATTTGAGATCTGCTGATCCAGCAAATGTTCCCCCATTATTGAATTGAACAGCTTGTGTGGGTCCACCAGGTGTGCCCCCTGGTCCGGCTGGGCCGGTGGGACCTCCTAAGGGGCCGGTTGGGCCGGTTGCACCAACAGGACCAGCAGGGCCGCCTGACGGTGCAGGAATGGGTTGTGGACCTGTCTCCAAAATGTTGATGATAAGATCAATACGTGCAACAATGTCATTTGTCCAAAGTCCACCATCAGTGTAGGCGATGTCAAATACTTGGGGCACCAAACTGTAAACAGGTGCAACTGAGGTGTTTGTAACCACATCGTTCATCAGGGTTTTTAGATGGTTCAAGGCCGCAACAGTAACCTCTACCTGTCCAGGTATTACTGTTTTCCCAGACTCATAATATTTGTTGCCAGCTAGGTAGCTATTGAGATTGATGCCACTCAAAACATCGCTCATAACACACGCGGCAATCAGTTGCACATCACGAGCACATTTGTTTTGATCGTAAAAGTAAGGGGCTGGAAATTGGTTGTTGATCCAGCCAACTACTTCTTGACTCAAGAATTCAAGGTTCAAATATACCAGTGTTTGTGCGCTGAAATTTCCCAACGAGGTGGGAACAAAGTTGGCATATTCAGTGCTGGGTCCAGTTAGGATAATATTATTGATAATCGCAATATTGCTGGCAATAGGAGCATAGGCTACTACGCCGCCACTGAAGCTGGGTATAATTACTTGACTGGGTGGTACAACAGCTGGATAATCTGGTACAATAGCGATATTAGCAACGATTTTTTGAACCAAACTCAATGCATAAGTTAACGCATCAACAGTCAATTGTTTCTGCGCAGGTGTATTATAAATTAAAACACTTGTAACACCGTTCCAGTAAGCGTTGCCAGCTGCAACACTGTTATAAGTAGAGCCCAGCAATGTGTCATTCATTACAGCAAACAGGATAGTAGTCAAGTCTCTGCTGCATTTTTCCAGTTGAGAGGGGGTTAAAGAATAACCCAGGGGATAATTGCCTTGTACCCAAGAATTAACTTGCGCCCGAATAAATGGCAAATTGTAGATAACCAAGGCAACTGCGTTCAATAAACCTTGATTTTGTGTAATTTGACCAGGGCTACCATCTGACAAGAGGTACCAAGCTGTGCCGTTGTAATATTCCAACTTGTTATAATCAGTATTGAATCTGATCATACCTGTAGAGGGAGCAAGTGGGTTACTTGCTGGCCGTTGCGCCGTCAAGCCCACTGGAACCCTGATAGCTCCAGTCCCAGGGAATTGGATGCTGTTTTCTAAATCGCTGTTTTGGAATCTTGTTACAACCAAGGTGCCGTTGGGATCGCTTGTTAAAACAACCTTGTTGCTTTGAACAGGTCCAGATAACCTCACTGTGGTATTTTGTAGGTTGGAGATTTCAGCAGCCGCAACAGCAAGTTGAACTCTCATTGCCTCAAAATTGTCTCTGAAACCCTGACTTTCATTGTCAGAACCGGCCACAGGATAGTTGGTGTTGATACTGTCTGGTCTAATGTTGCTGGTCATGGATATCCACACTAATCGCGTTTTTTCATATTTATGGGTTGGCACAATTTGTGTTTTTGATCCATGATTTAACAGTCATCAAGCGTCACGCTTAAATACTCATGGTGCCCAACTCTCTACTGGAGGAACGCCACTTGCAAAGAAGATTGAAACGCTCTAACAGAGCCAATCCTCGAGAAGATCGCAACATTTTTGACAACAAAAATGTTCGAAACAACATCATCGAACTTGAGCAATTTACTAAACATCTCAAACAAAAAGTTGAGTTGATTCCCAAAAACCTCAGTCAAGAAACTTATATTGAAAAGCTGGAAGACCCAAACATAAACATTGTGTTTGCCATTGGTCCAGCAGGTACTGGTAAATCATATCTTGGCACACTATATGCCATCCAATGCTTGAAAAATGGCAGTGTTAGCAAGATTGTGATTACCCGACCAAATATCAGTTTAGATGACAAAGACATTGGCTTTTTGCCTGGTGACATTTTTGCCAAAATGGCTCCTTGGACTAGGCCAATCTTGGAGATTTTTGAAGAGTTTTATTCAACCAAACAAATTGCTACAATGCTGGAAAACAATGTGATAGAGCTGCTTCCTATGGCTTTCATAAGAGGCAGAACATTGAAAAACAGCATTATTCTCCTCGATGAGGCACAGAACACTACAAAACTCAGTATGGTTTCTGCGCTGACCCGAATTGGTGAGAACAGCAAGATGATTGTGACTGGAGATACGAAACAAAGTGATAGGGGAACATCAAATGGTCTCACAGATTTCTTACAACGATACAAACCAAACAAACGAGTGGCTGTTGTTGAATTTCAACAACAAGATGTTGAACGCCACCCAGTAATCAATACCATACTGGACTGGTACGGAGAAAACTAAACAACCTTTTGTGAACCATAAATACTGGAAAATTGGGCACTTCTAGTATTATGGTTCACAAAATTCTCGAAAATTTTTCAGATCAAGCTGAAGAAGTAATCAAAAAGCTTACAGCCAAACAAGACTTATTGGATGTTATGCTGGATATTGAGGATTACTTTGATAACAACAATCTCTATGTATTTGACAATTGGTTCAAAGGTGAGCTTGTAAATGGCCCATTGGTAAAAAAATACTGGATTGAAGTGACCTTCAAATACCCATACCATCACATGCCTGATCCTGAAGGTGGGTTGAGACTTACTCAACATGGCACCAAAATACAATATGAAAAAACTTTTCAAACGGTGCCTGTGCCTATCCATAGTCCTGATGACTATGAACCTGGTACCAAGAAGCCGCGAATGAAAAAAGAAAAGGTTTGGCTTATTCACATGAAAATACCACGCCGCTTTGTTGAAACTCTTGATCCTGAAATGCTAGACATTTACGATGAAGAGGTAGAGGACACCGACATGGACAATGCTGAAGACCAGATGGCGCAAGGTCAGGCACCTGGGTTGGAGATGAATACATGAACCTGAAGGAAGGACTGCGCAAAGGTGACTTGGACGGGTTGATACTTCCGCTTGTTACTGTGGATGAATATGAGTCCAAAATTGGCGATGATGAAGCTGTTGTTGTGGGATTTTATGCATTGGAAGCGGATGCTGCGCACGATTTAAGTAATTTTATTGAGAGAGCGCCTTACATGGTGTTGGATACTGATGTAAGTCCAGCCCCAACAAAGGACGGTTACTACGTATGCTTTGCTGAACTCAATCGCACACTGGACTTTCCTAACGCTTTGATTTCCTTGTTAAATGATATAACAAAACTATGTAATATTGATGATTGGCAATTTACTACTGTGAACTTACCCAAGGACAAAATTGTGCCCTTGACTGAGAAAAATTTGAAAAAAACTGTAAACTGCAATGTACGTGAAACCAAAAACACTGACGAACAAAATGTCAAAAGGTTCTTCAAACATAGCAGCTTGAAAGAAGTATCGTGGGCAGATGGGCAACTAACTCTCTCTGAACGTGCATACAGAAAAACGTTTCAGGTAGACACCTTGACAAATGTTGTGCCCCAAGGCCCGGTGGATTTGAGTGAATCAGGCAGTAGCGAATGCAGAGTTCTAGAAAAAGCATTAGCGGGGCCCTACAGCGTCCACAAGCTGGGAGAGCAGTTGGTTGTGGAAAATTGGAACCTCCAAAAATTTTTAGTGTTAACACCCCTCTAAGTGTTGTTACTAGCGTCACCTCCCCTATAATCTACGAACTATTATAGGTTTTGATATCGTGGTAATGTGTCCACGGGCGGAAGGGATGGTGACCCATCAGGAACGCAAACAACTCGGCGCCCCTATACGCCGGACCGGGAAGCACCGCTGTTTGTCTTGACACATGCTCTCCAGTGCGAACCCGGAATACACAACCAAGTGACAAAGTAGGTTGAAAAATTATCTTTGCGATGTGATGCATCGCATAAAAAGGATCGCTCTGAGGTGGTCATTCTCATCGATCAGGACGCAATTCAAGGTAGCTGATGCCCTTGGTTGTGTTTGCCGCTGCTGAACCCTGTGTTCGAGGTAGTGAATGCATACTGGTACCGAGCAACCGCCAGTTTTTGGTTTTCCCAAACATTCATCCAAATCATGCTCTCTATACGGCGCCATACCAGGCACTTGAGACAATTTACCTCCCCAATTAGCCGTTGGGGAGAGTATGATCTCTTCCAACACCACCCAGAACATGAATATATGAAAATCTTCTATTGCATCATAAAATATCAGATGCTATGTTGATCTCAGATAAAAAGGATCGGCAAAAAATGTGGTTTATTCTGCTTATGGCTGTGATAGCCGCAGTGTATGGCCTAGGAATGGTAGCTAATATCATAGGCTACTTTTTCCTATTCATTGGGCTTGGAATTGCCGCTCTAGTGGCACTGATCGTTATCGGTGCCGTTCTCGCAGATGGGAACTGAAGATGACAGTGTGGGACAAAATTGCCGCTAGGGCTTATGATAATCAGGACCCGTGTCCTGTTCACCCGCTACGCCCTACTCTGGGTCCCAATCCCAGTGCAGGAGAGGCTCAGGCATATGCTGATGCGCTCACGCATTATGAGAAGGTAGCTCTACCCGAACACGAGGTGGCTTATAAGCTATACATAGCTCAATGTGCCGAGTTGGCTGCACCTTTCCAAGATGATCTCGAAGAGTATTATGGCATGAAGGGTCATCCCAAAGCAGAGCTGCTCTACTGGAAGAGCTATGAGCGTGGTCACTACGCGGGCTTCAGTCAGATTGCCAGCGCCTACAGTGACCTTGTGGAACTTGTGAAGTGAGAGAAAGCTGCTGTTGCCCCAGCCTGTCACTGTGCAGAGTAACCGACAACAGTTGGATGCTCAAATAGAGTGGTGCCAGCAGAATCTGCCACGCTATACCTGGCGATGTTATGTCACTCATTTTTGGTTTGACAGTCAAGAAACTGCTACCCATTTTGCCTTGATATGGAGCACAAACGATGGTTGACGTTCGACTGCTGCGTGATGCTGCTATTGCAGAGAGCAACAACGGCTTCAACGTGCATGATGAGCTAAAAACTCTCACAGTTGAAGAGCTCAAGAATGTAACCCAAGCTAGCCTCAAAAATTTTGAAGTTCTGTGCCTCAACGTGCTGGGCGACTTGAACATTAGCACCATTATCAGAAGCAGTCACCTTTTTGGGGCTCGTAAGGTGCATGTGTTTGGTCGCCGACGCACTGACAACAGAGGCCTAGTGGGAGCTCAAAATTACACCCAAGTGGACCGGGTACAAGGACTCCTAGAGGATGGGGTTACTATCGATCCTGATGCCTTTTGGCGTTATGTGGACCAGGAGAGGCTCTATCCTGTTTTTGTTGAGCAGGGAGGCACCAATGTTTATGAGTTTGATTGGAATGAGAGCCTACTAGATGCCAACAGCCTTGGTCGAACCATGTGCTTGATCATGGGCACTGAGAACAGCGGCATTCCACAAAGCATTCTCAAGGATGTTGACATGGTAGACCAAGCTGTGAGCATTCCTCAAACCGGCGTCATCCGAAGCCATAATGTAAGCATGGCTTTTGCTGTTGTGTGCGGTCAGATGGTTAGCGCACTTAAATGGTATTGACGTAGCGAAGATATTTCGCTATAAATGAATTGAGCGTTGTGCTCGATCTTGTGAAAGTGGTTTTCACAAGTTAACTCCAAAAAATGCTGCGGCATAGGAGAAGACTAAAATGGCTCGTAATTTTGATATCGCTCAGCGTGCTTTTGATAACCGTTTTGTTGTCTGGGCAGAAATTGATCACCCCGAAGCAGACCGTGATTGGTACCTGAAGAACGGACTTGCAGTACCCCAGCAGTGGGTGGCTGTAGCTGTTACTCATACCAAGGAGGCTGCTATCCGCGCCACCAAACAGGTTAAGATTTAACCTCAAAAACAAAAAACTTGGATACTACCTGAGCTGGGAATTATTTTCCCAGCTCTTTTTTTCTGATGGCTTGATCAAACAGCTCTAGTATCTGTTGTTTTGTTTGAGGTTCAATTTGCTGGCAACGGGTGATTTCCGCATCAGGAAAATACTGCAAGATTTCAGTCACAGCTTGATTTTCTGACTCGGCAACAATAAACGAAGCCAACTCCACATCTTGAATATAATTTTGGTTGATTTCATCTAGCAGTGATTGGTTCTTGGTTTGAAACGCATCAGCTACCAATTCCTCAGTTACAGTCAATGAGCTCTTGCAGGATGTTCTTTTTTTATACATGTGGCCCTGTTGTAAGGGATACCAGACCCAAGGAGTAGTAACTTCCTCTTCTTGCCATGTTCGCCAACTTATGTAGTGGATGCTGTTCATAATAGGTTGAAGCCTTAAATCATCTTCTGAGATGAGTCTACTGGACTCCCTGGAGCTATGCAAAAATAACTGTCAATGCTTTCATATTACACTTAATGGTGTTGAGGAAAAAGGCTATCAGGATGGTACATAACGACTTGCCTAAATACCTTATATGAGCAAAGAAGATTACATCACAGTCAACGGCACAGTTATTGAAGTTTGTCCCAACAGTCTGTTCAGAGTACAATTGGAAAACGGACTTACAATACTAGCTCACTTGGCTGGCAAATTGAGAATCAACAACATCAATGTCCATCATCTTGATCATGTGACCGTAGAGCTAAGCGCATATGATTTGACGAAAGGACGCATTGTCTACCGACAAAAGCGCCCTCCTCGGAATTCCAACGCTACTCATTGACCTCAGTTGAGTCCAGTGTAGCCTCATTATCGTTCAGGACTACTGCCACATCATTGTCTGTATTTTGAAGGTTGGGCACTAAGACAACAGTTTCTGTTGATTTTTCCACATTGCTGTCAAACCAATCTTGGATAATCTTAAGGTTGTTTTTTAGTCTGCCATCATTTGAATTGTGTTCAACCGCCTTGGAAGCGTAATCTAAGCTTTCTGTTCTTAACCCCAAATTCCAAGCACTTATGCTGGCAAGATCATGTGGTAACCAACTCCATGAGTCTTCGTTACAAGTGTAGTCCATTGGATGTTGAGTGATCTCTAGGGCTTTTACAGCATGTTTGTAGCATTCACCCCAATTGGCTTTTGTATAATAATATCGAGCTAGCTCAACCAATGGCTCTCTATGATTTGGAGTTTCCATAGTAGCCATCTTCAACCAGAACTCTTTGTTTTCATCATCCACTGATGCCAAGTTTTGCATTGCAAATCCTCGCTCTACATTCCAGCAAGGCATTGTCAAGAACTCTTTGTAAGTTTTGATGCAATCTTCCTTCATACCTCGATACATATATTCTCTGCCCAGATAAGCTCGCATGCGTGCATCGTGAGGATATTCTCTCACTGCTTCCTGAAGCAATGGTAGATCGCCGTTTTTGTTTTTGAATTCAGGGTAGTGGAGGATACGCAGCTCGGGGCAACTGGTTTGAACTTCAGGCACACGGCTGCATAACCCTTCGTGAGTCGCACCTACCCATCGAAAACCTCGTCGCGCATGGATGCGATCTCCATTCCAGATGCGGCCAGGCACACCAGGTGACAACCAATTCCAAATATATGTATATCTAAGTCTAGTGGTTTCTGGTGTCCATGACTTTTCCAACAGTTCTCGCCAGCCGTTATCAAGACGTTCATCCATATGAAGACAAATGCATACATCACAATCAGCTGGTAACAAACTCATTGCGATATTATATGCATCATCAAAACGCCAAGGACTGATCAATGTATCATATACAGAAACTTTATTCTCTTGTAAAATTTGTTTTGTATCATCTGTGCTGCCTGTATCTATTACTACTCGGTAATCAGCATCTGCACATGACAGGGCCCAAGCAGCAGCATTTTTGTTCTCGTTCAATGCCGGAGCATAGACGCCTATTTTCAATTTTGTCATCCTTTGTTCTCCAGGACAGATTTCACAAACTCATAATTGGATTTGATGCGGCCATCTTCTGGCTCAAGACGTGCAGCTTCTTCAAACATTCTGAGGCTTTCGTCCTTTAGGCCGAGGTTCCAAGCACCTAATCCGCATAGATCATACATTCTTCCTCCCCAAGCGTGCGAATAATCAAGATAGCTGTTGCTCTTGTGAGCACATTTCAAACCTTCTTTAGCAGCCGCATAGAGATTGGGCCAATCAGCATTGTTGTAGTAATATTCGGCTAGATTTAACCAAACTTCTCGTCGTGTGGGACTTTCAACAGAACTTAGTCTCAGCCACTTCAATTCTTCATGGGGTAGACATTTGGCTAACCACTTCATAGCCTCGCTCCGTTCATCAGCCCAACCACTTTCAGGCATGGCAAGATACTTTTGGAAATGTTCAGCAGCATTTTCAGGCTGATTATACCAAGCATACTCTCTTGCCAACCAATAGCACAATTGACTGTCACGTGGCATCTCTTTGTAGCTTGTTTCCAGCAAGGGTAGATATTGGCCACGACTTTTGCTAGGATCTTGTTTGTGCCACATAACAACACTGGGGGCTACGACGGTTTTTTCATCACCAATGGGAAAAATAGTTTCATGCACTGCACGCTTCCATCGATAACCAAATCTACTATGCAGCTTGTCTGCAAGGAATTGACTAAGTGGTTGGTCATTGGCATCAAAGTTGTGAACATAATGATAGCGCAGTCTTGTTGTGCCAGGTAACCAATGTTTTTCCAGCTCTTCTCGCCAACCGGGGGCCATCATCTCATCCATGTCCATAGAGATACAGACATCAACATCTTCTGGAACCAATGCTAGTGCCATGTTGCGTGCATCATCAAACCTCCAAGGTTTGATTTTAATAACACTTACTTGTACACCACGTTCTCGCAATGCCTCCACAGTGCCATCTGTGCTGCCAGTGTCAGCTACGACTAGATAGTCAGCTTCTTTGACACTGTCACACCAACGCTCTACAAAATGTCTTTCGTTAAGGGAGATAGTATATACAGCTAGTTTCATGTAATCACCTTTGGCAAAGAATCAGGATCAGAAATATATGGAGTATACCACCATCCTGTATATCTACGTTGTACCACATTTAACGGCAAATCTGCAAAACAGACTTCAATATTATGGTGTTTTAAATGGGTATCAAACGCTTTGTGAGGATGAAAGTCTTTGTCTGAGAAGCAGGAAAATCTTTTGCCTGCTTGATTTGCTGTGCTGCTGTTGCCTATAAACCAAAAATCGCAAGGACTGCCACACCCAAATTTACGTTGAACCAGAAGTTGGTTGTAATCAAAACACCACTGAGGCAAGGAGTTTTGATAGATGACATCAGCTCGGCTTACAATGACAAAATCGTATTTTTGAGAAAAACAGCTTGCCATCTCAACAACTCTTTCTTGTGCCCATAAATTGGCCCACATTGCTAGAGGATAATCTTCAACAGAGCCAATATTTGATTTCAACTGTGCAAGTGAGTTTGAAAAACACTGGGAATCCAAGCTAAATGTCTCAGATTGTAAAGGACATAAGCTTGATAACATTGAAAAATCCTGGTGTGTTGGAAAACCACCAGGATTTTTATGTGTGTATCGTGGATGGTTTGAATCTGCAGGATACATTCCCAAGGACGATGCATCGTAAACACAGGCAAACAGGTCTATGTTCAAACAGCTAAACAAATGAGTTCGCAAGCTAGCTGCAACATTGTTGAAATGTCGATAAGGGCCATACAGGCACAGTGCTAGTTTCATTATACTACCTTGATCCAAGGAGTGTATTTTTGAATATCATGTTGCTCATAAGTGAACTGACTGTTTCGAGTAGTGTGATAGTAGATTTTTTTATGAGTTAGCAGTTCGCCAACGCTGTGAATGAAGTTGAAAACACTGCTATCAATGAGGTGTATCTCTTGTGCATTTTCAATTACACGTATCCAGGAAAGAAGATTTGATGTAACATTATGTGAGACTTTTACAATACGTACATCGTGAGCACTTTCATCTACCCATTTCAAAGGCACCCTTCCACCAATGCTGGGCTCGTCATGGACTAATCTATACGGGGTAGAGTCTCCCACAACCATATCATACACTGCGTCAACATCAGGAATACATTGTGGTAATTTGAATTGGGAGAATCGGTATTCATAAGGTAAGCCAAATTGCTCATAGTACCACCTGTACCACCGTGCACTTGTGGGTCGATGCATATACACATCAGCTTCGATTATAGGTATGCCAAAACAATCTAAGCTGTTTTCAACAGTCTCACTAATACCGTCTATTTTTAGTAGTTTTACTTTGGGATTGTCTTGATATAAACAGGAAACTGTGGGCCAGTTGTGAGGTTTCACAGGCACAAATACCTGATCGTATATTTCTGAGAAATAGTTGACTAAGCCATTACAAATGAAATAATCACCCAATCCCAGTTGGTGTGCTACTATTACTTCTTTCATTGTGCACCTACAGGATGCAACAGGCTTATCCAGTCAGAGCATATTCCAAACGCATCCCAGCTCAAGCATTCAGCTAATTTATCAAGTGGGGTGTGCCATTCAGGCATTACTGCTATACTATTTGAGAACAATGGTTTGTTTGGTGATGTCCACCAGTAATTTTGGCTTGTTAATACACGCTCATCATTTTCATGCCAAAAATAGTTCAACATTGGGTGCAAGTGGTGTAACTGGCTCAACTCTTGGCAAGCTTTTGCATTCTTAGCGTGAATCCATAAGTTTTGCTGTGTTAGGAAATCAGTTGTTACTCTAATTGATGGAGCATCATGCCCCAACATCCAGCCGTCTGTGTACCAAACATCAATTTCCACGTCAATTCCCAACTCCAAACAAGTGTGGATTGATTGGGGAGTGTTTTCAGCTTTGGGATCAGGACCATACAAAAGTCCTCGATGTGCAATCAATCTCATGGTATAATTCCTGTTGGTCTTACTATTCCGTTATGCCAGTTGTGTTCTTTGACTGGTATGTTGTGTAACAAAAGATGGCTTTTCAAAAACAACTCGCCACAAAAATCCACCTTGTAGTCTTGATAGAGTGTAGGAAGCCAATCCACTAGTTGTGCGTAAGTTTTCATAGTTGTACTGCTGCCATATGCAAATTGGTCACTTATGCCCAGATACTCTTGGTCCAAGAACTGGAATCGATGCCCAGATAATCCCGGTGTATGGGCTACATTTACTGCGTTGTTCAATTCCAGCTCCACAGTTTGAAGGAACCAATCAAATCTTGCACGGATAATCACGTCATACTCAAACCCAAAATTAGTTTGATAGTCAAGCGCCAAGCCAATGGCTTTTTGAATTCCAGTATATTGTGCAAGTTGATTTTGTGGTATAGTACGGTATGCCCAAATGCGGTCTGTGTACAGGCTTACATCATATTTTTTAGGTTGTTCCCAGGACAGGATTTTGGGTTGATATAAGCTCCAAAAATTATTGGGGTCAAAATCTAGATTTTGCCAAGTGTGAATGAATACGTCAGGTTGATATACGTCTAATAGACATCGTTTCCAGTAACGATGCGTTTCCCTTACAAATCTTGGTAAACCTGAAAAACAAAGTGCCACACGCACCTAGTCACCCAAGGTCAAGAGTTGTTTGTCATTCATACTGGGAACCTTGACACAAATAATACTTGTGTCCTCAAGAAACTCAGGATTGGTGATTTCCCAAGGATACAGAATAAAAATATCTCCAGAGCTGAGCTCAGTGTCTTGAATTCTCATTCTCCCGCTGGTAATGAGATTGATCTCAGTAACTTTTGTGTGAAAGTGCGGATCAGGAGGATCACTGGATTTGTGTGTGCGAAAACCAACTTCAAAGTCTTTTGTGGGCCAAGCAGTGGGCTCAAAATCGCCCACAAACCATCCTCGTAGCATATTGTTGTGTTTCAACAACTTCATAGACCAAATGACTCCCAGTTCACAATTCCAAACCCTTGATCAGTTAATACATTTACAGCCAGTGCTCTATTACTGTCAGCTTCACTAAGCTTGTCATTTACAATTACTCTTGTACCACTTGTAACACCCATCAACAGTTGATCATACGCTATACCAATACTCTCAAGCTGTGCAACTGTGGCAGCTCTAGTACTTTCTTTTCTGGCTGTAACAAGTATAATAGTGTGCCCTTGGCTATCCCATTGGTTGAACTTTTCTCGTACACCGTGTAGTATTTTTGGCTCAACTCGCAATGCCTCACTTATGGAATGCTGATGTTGAATAAGGGTGCCGTCAATGTCGCAAAAAATTGTTTTGGGCTTGCTGCTGTAAAACTCCTTCACCTTACCCAAATACCGTGCCACATCTTCTGGAGTGCCCAACGGAATATAAATGTTTGGAGCAACAAAATATGGGAAAATGCTTGAGCCTTGTTGAATGAGATAGTTGTAAGTTTCGCTTATGTAACACTCAGGCCGGCCGTGAAATGTAAATTCTGACAGGAGTTTTTCTGCACTTTCTACAAAATCACAGCCGCGTTTCCAATAGTGAAAACCAATTAGTGCATCATCTGAGATGGGATTTTTCTCCACAACCTGTACTACTCGACTGTTTTTGATCTCAGCAAAGCTGTTCTTGGGATCCCTTTCTTTGTGAAGCACAACTGCCCCATCAACTCCGGTATCGCTTGTAAATTTTAAAAACTCTCGAGGATCCCAATTGATGATTTGATCGCAATTATAAATCACTAGCGGCTCATTGTTGTTGATAAACTCTCGAGCACACAATGCTGTTTGGCTGGCACCATTTGTGACACGATCTATTTCAATTATCTCACATTCAGGGCGTAGTTGCTTCAATAGACTGTTCAGCTGGTGTGAATATGCTGGGTTCTCATATTTGCGTGTTACAAAAATAAATTTTCCATCAACATCAAAGCTTTTGATGCTATGCTCAATCAGTGTGCGAGAGTTAACCTCAATAAGCGGTTTAGGCTCTTGTATCCCAATGTTGGAAAATCTAGAGCCCAACCCTGCCATTGGTATGAGAATATTCATGACTGATCCTTATCTACAAAATAAATTGTAGTGGATGTCAGCTATCTATCAAATATTCGGCCCAGTTGATCTGCCGTTTGTTTCACAATGTCTTCGTTATTACGTACTTGAGCAGCAGGAGTGGGCTCTGTATAGTCAACACCAACAAAGCCCAAAAGGTCACCATTATTTGAGAAAAATGCACAACGGGTTATGTGCAATGCTGCTCTGGATTCATAATACCAATAGAGTGCACTATCTGGTCGAGCATTGATATTGGTCAAACTCACGCATTTTCTCTTGAGAAATTCAGTACTCATGTTGGTGATCAAACTGCTGGGCAGCCTTTGCCCAAAGTTCATGATCCTATTGGTACCAGGTTTAATTACTTCGTGAGTATTTGTGTGGAAAATAAATGGCACATTATTGGGGCTAGGAATACCATTGTGAAATCGGAAAATATATGCACGGTTGGAATTGGTAGTTGTAAGTATTTGATTTAGTGATTGATTGGCTGCTGTATCCACTGCAACGCTGACTTGTAATTCTCTTGCAAAGTTGTTCATGCTGTTACTGCGTTGCCAAAGATCAATCACAGGTTGAAAATGAAAAGCAACAATGTAGCTGGTGCTTATCATGCACAGCAGGCAGAAAATCACAAACAAATGCCACAGCATCTTCAAGGGATGAACCGTTCGAAAATATGATATTAGGACGCGAGCAATATCAGACATGTAATTTTCCCATCAACATATTTACAAAGTTTTGTGTGTTCAATAAGTTGCTAGTTTTTCCTGCATTGACAAGGCAGCAATATAAAAATATAATATACATATGAAAGATTATTATAGTATCCTTGCCGTGCAAGAAAATGCAACTCAAGATGAGTTGAAAAAGGCTTATCGCACACTTGCAATGCAGTATCATCCAGACCGTAACAAAAGCAGTGAATCTGAGAGTAAATTCAAAGAGATCAATGAGGCTTATGATACTCTAGGTAACGAAGACAAGCGTCAAGCTTACGATCAGCAACGCAAGTTTGGTGGAAGTCAGCCAGGTGGATTCCATTTTGAATTCCGTGGAGGAGGATCACCCTTTGGTGATATTTTTGAACAAATCTTCCGAGGTCAAGGATTTGACCACTTTAGCCAACGACCAAGTCGTAATCCTGACACGCAAGTTCAGTTGAATATAACCTTGGAAGAAGCGTTCACAGGAAAAAGTGTACCAATTCAATTTACTGATAGTGCTGGCCAAAACATCAATTTAGTTGTGAACATACCTGCAGGTATTGATAGTGGGTATAGGTTACGATATGCTGGCAACGGTAGCCGAACACATGCCAATTTAGCACCTGGAGATTTGTATATTACTGTGTTTGTTACGCCGCACTCTGTGTTCGAGAGGAGTGGGCCTCATTTGTTGACTACACTGAAGGCCAACATTTGGGAAACATTAGTGGGGGTTGACAAGCTTGTTAGTGTGATTGAAGGCGGTGCAGTTTCCATGAAAGTCCCGCCTTTGTCCAAAGATCAAACTCTACTTAACGTCAAAGGCAAGGGCATGCCGCTCAGTAGTAATAGTTCTTCACGTGGTGACCTCATGGTCAGACTCCATGTAGAGCTGCCACAAAAGCTGGATCAAGATCAGCTTGATGCCATTTCAAAATGGGCACACCCCCAAACATCTTAAATCTTTCACCAGGACAGCACATATGAAAGAGCCCTTTAATTCAAAAAATGATTTTGAGCAAGTAATAAATCGAAGTTACTCTATTGCAATAAAACATCATCACGAATATGTGGTGGTAGAGCATGTGCTGATAGCACTATTGGAATTTCAAGACATTGACACCATGTTAACAGCCTTGGGTTGTTCTCCAAAAAAGCTCAAAGCTGATGTAGTCAGTTATCTCAAAGATTCCAAATATCATAGTATTGTGCCTGACGGAGTGTATCAACCCAAATACACCTCCACACTGATGAGTGTAATCAAGCAAGCCAAAGCGCAAAGCTTGTTCATGGGCAAAACTGTTATGAACAGTGTGGACATGTTGCTGGCACTTTACAATGCAGAACAAAGTTGGGCTGTGTATTTTTTACAAAAACACAACATCAACAAAAGCAATATCACCTCGTATCTTACACAAAATAGTCAAGAAACGGATGAGATGGGCATGAGTGAAGACGATGCAAGAATGGTGTTGTTTCAATTTGCCACCAATTTAAATCAACGTGCCAAACAGGGCAAGATCACTGCACTTATTGGTAGAGACACTGATGTTGATCAACTAGTTGAAACGCTGGCCCGAAAACTCAAGAACAATGTTATACTTGTGGGCCATCCAGGGGTAGGCAAAACACAACTTGTGGAAGGACTTGCCAAGAGAATAGTGGAACAAACCGTGCCAAAAGTTCTTTTGAATCAAGAAATCTGGAGCTTGGATATCAATAGCATTGTTGCTGGGACCAAATATCGTGGCGACTTTGAAGACAGAATGAAAAACATTATTACGGCGTTAAAAAGTTTGCCCAATGTTATTATTTTCATTGATGAAATTCATATGATTATGGGTGCTGGCGGCAACAGCAGCAATGCAATGGATGCAGCCAATATTCTCAAGCCAGCGTTGGGTCGGGGAGAAATTCGCACTATTGGTTCCACAACATATGACGAATATCGGAAGTATTTTGAAAAGGATCGAGCACTACTTCGGCGTTTTGAGAAACAAGATGTAGTTGAGCCCAGTGTAAGTGATGCTAAAAAAGTAATTCAAGGATTGATCAAAACTTTTGAAAAGTTTCACAATGTAACTTATGCACCAGGATGTGCAGAGGCAGCAGTTGATCTCAGTGTAAAATATATTTTCAACAAGTATCTGCCAGATAAGGCAATTGATTTGATTGATGCAGCTGGTGCAACAGTGAAAATCAAAGGAAAAACCAAAAAGGTTGTTCAAGTAGAGAATATTGAACAACAAGTTTGTAGGATTGCCAAAGTCAGCCTTGAAAACTTGGAAACATCTGAGAGTAATAAATTATCTACTCTAGATAATGATCTCAAAAAAGTAATTTACGGCCAAGACACAGCAGTAGACACTCTTGTTGATGCAGTGTATTTGGCTTATAGTGGACTACGAGAACAAAACAAAACACTGGGAAGCTTCTTGTTCACAGGGCCAAGTGGTGTGGGCAAGACTGAACTGGCCAAGATGTTAGCAGACAAACTGGGTTATAGTTTTGTTCGCTTTGACATGAGCGAGTTTCAAGAAAAACATTCTGTTGCTAGATTTATTGGCAGTCCCCCTGGATATGTGGGTTACAGCGACGGCAGTGCTGGCAGTGGTGCTCTTATCAACGCACTAGAGCAAACACCCAGTTGTGTGCTGCTGTGTGACGAAGTGGAAAAAGCTCATCCTGATGTATTGAATGTTTTTCTGCAAGCGATGGATCAAGGCAGCATCACAAGCCAAAATCAAAAAACAGTGAGTTTGAAAAATGCAATCTTGATTTTTACCAGTAATCTTGGTGCTGTGGAAATGGAAAAGCATAGTATTGGCTTTGGTGCTACCAAAAACAGTGATGCAGACAAAGAAGCTGTAAAACAATTTTTCCGTCCAGAGTTCAGGAATCGATTGGATGCAGTAGTGCCATTTGGTGCGTTGAACAAAGAAACCATGCAGAAAGTTGTTATCAAATTCATTCAACAACTGAATCAAGCTTCACAAAGCAAAAATGTGTGTGTAGTAGTTGATCCTGATGCGCAAGAATGGTTGGTGAAGAATGGTTTTGACCCTTCGATGGGAGCTAGGCCTTTGAGTCGGGTAATTGACAACCATATCAAAAAGCCCATGAGCCGCCAGATGTTATTTGGAAAGTTGAAGTCAGGAGGAAGAGTGTTAGTTACACTTGATGCAGCAGCACATAAGCTGAAATTGGAATTTTTAGGCACAGTATGTAGTCTCCCCACAGGCCCAAATGAGGCCTTTAATGAAAACAACTCAGAGGTGTCTGCGCAATGAACAAAACATCAGCTATTCAAAGCTTGTGCCAAAAAGGATTGATAAGCAAAGGCACAGTCATAGGGGTTGCTGAGTCAGCATCCTCTAGAGTCTATCATAGATTTGTAGTTGCACATGCTATACTTGCGCCCTGTGTAAAAATTACAGGAGTGCATACACAAAACAACAGCAGTCTTGACTTGGATATCAACAAGATTGTGGAAGTGGATGGCATGGGGCTAGATCGCTATCTGCAACATGCAGATCTTGACGCCAATGGCCTACAAATCAATCGTGGAAAAAAGCGTGGCAGAAGGCCAAAAAACAGAGGATAAATACTCTAATCAAGGACCTTATAAATGGCACAAATAGCCTGTCAAACTATTTCAATTTCCATCAGCAAACTTATCAAGGATGATGAACAACTGGCTAGTGTGCTCTCTTCTGAGCAGCTTTTGGCATTGTTTGAAAGCTTGCCCAGTGTTGTAGAGCAGCTACTTGAAGACAGTAAACTGGTTATTGAAGTCTCTATTTGACCTTTCCATAAATATCGACAAATCAATTGTTGAGAAATTATGGAAAGTCTTGTCTTATTACCAACTACTAGCGGTAAGGTCAATGTAACTGGCGAAAAGCAAAAAGGCGCAGGCTACACCAATTTTCTTGGCGGTAGTCATACAGTAGCCCTAACGTTAACAAATTTTACAGGCCGGATTTTAATTCAAGCCTCGTTGGCAGATAATCCAGTTGAACAAGACTGGTTTCCTGTTTATCTACAGTCAGACCTGCCTTATGTACAATTCCCTAGAGATTTGTTCAATCCCAGTGGCCTATTTGGTGGGGACACCGGCAGCTTTGCATATACATTTGTAGGCAATTATGTTTGGGTAAGAGCTGTTGTAAGCAGAGATTATTTGACTCCAGCACCTATTGACGACAGCACGGTTGGCAGTGTTTCTGAAATACTTTTGAACTTTGGTGCCCTGAGTCCTGGATTTATCCCCAAAGGCCCCATACAAGGTCCCACCGGTCCTGCTGGCCCTCCTGGGTCTGCCCCAGTCACCAGCTTCCAAATGCCGTTTTCATCTCAAAATATTGTGACCGATGTGTTGACCGTTGTTCATGGCCTTGCACAGAGACTTGTGTTTGTTCAAGTATATGACACCAACTACCAACTGGTAAATCCCACAACAATAACCTTAATTGATGAGATGACTTGCCAATTGAATTTATCTGGGCAAGTGCCTATTTCTGGAGTTTGGTATGTTTTGGTGTCTAAATGACAAACATATGTGGTGTAAAATATGAGAGCTAAAGAATTTATTCGAGAATTTACTGTAAATGTGCCTGTTACAATCAACATCCCCTTGGGCGATGTGTTGAAAGCGCAAGCTGACAGTGATGTGATAAATCCTGGAGTGCGTTATGGTGAAGAGGGCGATGCCAAGTGGAGTCCACCACTCCAACAACACCTTGACACTGTAAAAGACAGCGTGGGGCCCACAACTGAAGATCCCACTGTGATAAACCCAGAGGATGATTTTCATACACCTCAACAGTCCAATATCTCAAAAATTACAGCAAAAAAAGATTTCATACCAACTGTAAGTATCAAACCCTCTATTTTGGGTTGAAGCTCTTGTGACTCAAATTCGTAAAATTTGGACCAGCAAGTTCACAAATGATATAAATGAGTATGTTGGTCGCGATGGGGAGATATTCTACGCAAGCGGGGAAGTTGAGTTACGTTTTTCTGACGGCGTAACTCCTGGTGGGTTACCATTTACCCCTGGCGGTGGAGGGGGTACTGGCACAACTGGCGCACAAGGACCCACTGGGCCAACAGGGGCAAGAGGCATTAGTGGTTATTCTGGGGTAAGCACCCTTGGCTCAACTGGACCAACTGGGCCCAACAGTGCTAGTGGTTATTCTGGGATATCAGGTTACTCAGGCGAGTCTGGAACAAGCGGCTACTCTGGCAGCGGAGTATCAGGCTACTCTGGTCAAGGTGGTTATTCAGGAACTTCAGGAAAATCTGGAGAATCTGGGTATTCTGGTGCCAGTGGGTATTCTGGTGCCAGTGGGTATTCTGGTGCCAGTGGGTATTCAAGTGAGTCTGGCCGGTCAGGTTACTCTGGTGAAAGTGGTTATTCTGGCAGTGGAGTATCAGGCTACTCTGGAGAGAGTGGGTACTCTGGAGAGAGTGGGTACTCTGGAGAGAGTGGGTACTCTGGAGAGAGTGGTTATTCAGGTTATTCAGGTTACTCTGGTTATTCAGGTTACTCTGGTTATTCAGGTTATTCTGGAGAGAGTGGTTATTCAGGTTATTCTGGAGAGAGTGGTTATTCTGGGATATCAGGTGAGTCAGGCTATTCTGGAGAGTCAGGTGTCTCTGGATATTCTGCCTATTCAGGATACTCTGGAGAGAGTGGTTATTCAGGGGCATCAGGTGAGTCTGGCTATTCAGGAGAGAGCGGATATTCTGGAGGCAGCGGAACTAGTGGAACTAGTGGTGTAAGTGGATGGAGCGGCACAAGTGGAACTAGTGGATGGAGCGGCACAAGTGGAACTAGTGGATGGAGCGGCACAAGTGGAACCAGTGGATGGAGCGGCACAAGTGGAACTAGTGGAACAAGTGGCACAAGCGGCTGGAGTGGCACAAGTGGAACTAGTGGATGGAGCGGAACAAGCGGCTTTAGTGGTGTCAGCGGAACTAGTGGGTTCAGCGGAACTAGCGGAGCAAGCGGCTTTAGTGGTGTCAGCGGAGCAAGCGGCTTTAGTGGTGTCAGCGGATTCAGTGGAGCAACTGGCTTAATAGGACCTACTGGTAGTGGCGCAACTGGTGCAACTGGCACCCCAGGTGTAACAGGTGTAACAGGACCAACAGGTCCTGTTGGTCCTGCGTCTACATTAGCAGCTAGTTCTTACATTTTAACTGCTATCTTAACAAGTGATCAAACAGTTGCTAGCGCAAGTACGTTAGTTTTACCCTTAGCTGATTATTATGATCCACAAAACTGGTGGAACGCCAGCACATATACATTCAAACCAACTGTTGCAGGTTATTATAATTTAAGTTTCGGTGTTTGGGTCAGTGCAGCGTCTGTGGCAACTAATCAATATAACGGCCAGATACTTAAAAACTCTGGAACTATATTAATTGCCCAAGTTCAAACTGTAACGTCTACGGGAATTTCACTTGGTGGCAGCAAAGTTGTTTACTTCAATGGATCTACTGACTCTGCTCAAGTTACTGCCTTTAACGGTACCGGAAGTAATGTTACAGTGCAATATGGCACTGCTGACGGTCCAGGAACTTGGCTTTCAGCACATTTAATTGCATATGGCGCTGATGGAGTAACAGGACCTACAGGCGCTAGCGGAACTAGTGGCGTAAGTGGATGGAGTGGCACAAGTGGCTGGAGTGGCACCTCTGGGTTCAGTGGATTCAGTGGCACAAGTGGATTCAGTGGCACAAGTGGATTCAGTGGAACAAGCGGCTTTAGTGGTGTCAGCGGAACTAGTGGCACAAGCGGCTTCAGCGGAGCAAGCGGCTGTAGTGGTGTCAGCGGCTTTAGCGGAACTAGTGGATTCAGTGGCGGAGCAGGTGTTACTACAGGCAAAGCTATTGCGATGGCAATTGTTTTTGGATAAGGATTTAAAAAGTTATGTCAGCCCCTAATATAGTAAATGTCACAACAATTATTGGTAAAACTGCGGTACAAGCAGTTGGTACAAGTGCTACAGCAATAGTTACCAATTCAGCAGCAAGTAACAAAGTCTTTAAAATCAACAGTCTAGTAATTTCAAATGTTGACGGGACCAACAATGCAGACATTACTGTGGATTTGTTCAGAAGTTCTGTAGCGTATAGACTAGCGAATACCATTTCCGTACCAGCAGACGCATCGCTAGTTGTTATCAGCAAAGATACTTCAATTTATCTTGAAGAAGGCGACAGCATACGTTTGACTGCTAGTGCTGTAAGTGATCTGGAAGCTGTGTGTAGCTATGAGGAAATCAGTTAGTGAATACTAACTTTGATAACGGCGGTGTTATTGGGATTGAAAATAATCCTACATCAACTACGGCCAAAGGAGTCTGGAGCTCAGAAGCACAAGCTGATGCAAAATACGGGAATACCTGGCCTGGGCAAGCACTCTACGGATTTACGTCAGCTACATTTACACCTGGCACTGCTAGCGGCAGTTCAGGACCAACACTGGCACAGGCACAGGGTGGGATGACCGGCACGCCTACACCGTCAGGATGGAACACCAACACAGCATATTTCAGCGTAACATCCGGGATACAGCTATGGACGGTTCCTTTGACAGCGTCATACCGGATAACAGCAATAGGTGCTAGGGGAGGCAGCGGTGCTACCGGTGTTGGTGCCGGTGCACGCATGATAGGCACCTTCTCCCTTACCCAGGGCGAAAAACTCAAGATATTGGTAGGACAACAGGGTGTCACCGGTAATAATGCGTGCGGTGGTAGCAAGGGCGGCGGCGGCGGCAGCAGCTTCGTGACTAAACAGGACAACACCATACTGATCATAGCTGGCGGAGGCGGCGGAGGTTCGGCAGGCACATGGGCCAACAAGGATGCCAGCATACTCACCTCTGGCAATGCCGGGGGAGATACCGGAGGAGGTGGAGGCACACTTGGTTCTGGCGGTGGTGCCACCAATGGATGTGTTTCAGTTGGTGGTGGCGGTGGTGGCTATAGCGGCAACGGCGCAGCTGGCGGCGGCGGTGAAGGCGCTTCAAGCGGCGGTAACAGTTTTCTCAATGGCGGCACGGGGGGGACCGGAGGTGTGCAATACGGTGGCACGGCGGCTAACGGCGGGTTTGGCGGTGGAGGCGGTGCCAGCAGCTACCTAGGTGGTGGTGGTGGTGGCTACAGTGGCGGCGGTGCTGGCGGTGTGGGGGCGTGTACCTGTCCTGCCTTGGGACCAGGAGGTGGCGGTGGCAGCATCAACAACGGCAGCAACCAATCCAACACAGCCGGGGTAAACACCACCGGAAATGGCAGCGTACTCATTGAAAAACTCTAGCAGATAAAAGACCGTATAAATGGGCAAAGGCAATATCATAGGCAAACCAAATGATCCAACTACTTCAGTAGCTTCAGGAGTATGGTCTTTGAGAGAAAATTTTTTGGCAGTAAAGCATAATCGTTGGCCACCCGTAATTCTTTCCCTTGGACAACAGGCATATACCACTCCCGGTACATACACATGGACATGCCCTGCGGGAGTAAATAGCGTGAGTGTAGTATGCGTTGGGGGAGGGGGCGGAAAAGGTGCCACAGCGACCACATATCTAGGTGGCGGTGGCGGTGGTTTGGGTTATAAAAATAACATCAGTGTTACGCCAGGCACATTATATACTGTGGTTGTTGGTGCAGGTGGCGGTGCTGGTGCAAATGGTGCTGCTAGCTATTTCATATCCGCTTTAACCGTACAAGGTGGAGGTGGAACTTATGCAGGTGCAGGTGGAACTTATGTTGGAGACGGCGGAGGTAATGGTGGTGCTTCAAATACTGGCGCGTATTCTGGTGGTGGTGGCGCAGGTGGCTACACAGGTAATGGTGGTGCTGCGGGCGTTACAAGTGGCGCATCAGGACCTGGCAACGCTGGTTCCGGCGGTGGCGGCGGTGGAGGTAGCTCTTATTATGCAACAGCTGGGGGCGGCGTAGGAATACTGGGACAAGGAGCAAATGGAACAGCAGGGGGTAATGGGGGAGCGAGTAGCAGTGCAGGCGGCGGCGGCGGCAGTGGTGGCGAAAATGGCAAGGGTTACACAGGTACAGGTGTGGGTGCATTGTATGGCGGCGGTGGGCTTCAGAGTGACGGCGGCGGTAGCGTTAGTGGCGGGAATGGGGCCGTTCGCATAATATGGCCAGGAACCACTAGACTGTTCCCGACAACCCAGACTGGGAATCTATAAGATGTTGTTGACAAACCTCAAGCTGCTGGATGACCCTTCAAAATACCATGAACGGAAGGATTCATGCCAATCATGTTCGAGATTTACTATAATGAAGACTTGCCAGGAATGCGGATGCATCATGCTAGCGAAATGGAAGTTCCATTTCGCCAAATGCCCATTGGGCAAGTGGTAGATTACAAGATGATATTTGTCAAGACAATCACTACTGTCGCAGTCAATTACTATTGCAATCATTCACTATTGCAAAATAGTGCTTATAGTATCTCACTTGATAACAACAACAAAAACTCTATCTCGGAGGTCTCATCAATACTACTATGCCAAGATTCTCAGGAACTTAAGGAGACATAATATGCTGTATTCCTATAAAAACCAATGGCCTCAGTCGTTGCCATTCAGGATAAGACTATTAGATGGTAGAACACGAACTGATCCTAGCACTTTCACTCCAGAAGAAATTGATGATGCTGGATATGTGCCTGTAAGTGATCCTCCTCAACTACAGGACAATGAGAAATTGTTGTGGAATGATATCACAGGTGCGTGGATAGTGACCGAATATACCCTGGAAGAACTTGAAATGCTGAAGCAGACAAAATGGAAAGATGTGCGACAACAGAGAGATATACTTATTCAGTCGGTTGCATGGAGAGTTGAACGCTGTAATCGATACTTAAGATTGGGTCTCACTCCAATTGATGATATCCTCACTCTCGAACGCTATATTCAAGAACTAGCTGATATACCTCAAACACAACAAGATCCTTTCAATATTATTTGGCCTAGTTTACACATTGTTCCTGTGGAATCAGTGAATCCTTATCCTCCGGGATTCCTTCCGGAGATGAACGTGTAGTTTCAATCTCTAAATTGTAGTGCTATCAAAAAGTTTGTATAATTTTGTTGTGACTCTACAATTCAAATACTCTATTATCATACCAACCTACAACCACTGCAATGACTTGTTAGAACCTTGCACTACAAGCCTTTGCTCTCATAACAAAATGACTGACGTTGAATTGATAGTCAGCGCCAATGGTTGCACAGACAACAAATGTGACTATCTACAAGATCTACAACAGCAATTTGTCAGTGTTGGCATGGCTGATCACTGTCAAATTGTATGGAGTGATCAACCCTTGGGATAAAGTGGTGCCAACAATCTAGCTATCAAGCTAGCCAAAGGTCAACGCATAATTTTGCTCAACAATGATGTTGTGTTTCTGCCTCAAGAGAGAAATTTTTGAATTTGAGCTCTCAATCAACCATTTGAAATCAACCCCCGAGCAGGAATAAGCTGTGTATTCAAAAGCTGGAGCGGAACAAGTGGATGGAGCGGATTTAGCGGTGCGGGCACAAGTGGATTTTCTGGCACTAGTGGATGGAGCGGAACAGCCGGCAGCTCAACCTCAATTACTGCTACAAATACCACAACAAATTCAACATTTTATCCGGTTTTTGTGGACACTGCTGGCTCTAGCACTACTCCTAGGATACGCAGCACTGCAACAGCATTCACCTATAATCCTGGCACTGGTGAAGTGGCTGCTGTTGACTTCAACAGCATCAGTGATGCTGCGTTCAAAACAAACATCTCAACAATTACCGACAGTTGGGCTATTCTCAAGGAACTCAATCCCGTTAGTTTTGACTGGAAGCATGCCAGCAAACACAGTTTTGGTTTATTGGCTCAAGAAGTAGAGCAAGTTATACCATCTCTTGTGAGTACAACCGCGTCAGGGAAAACTGTGGCATATATTCAGTTGATACCGCTGTTGTTGAAGGCATTGCAAGAGCAGGCCGAAAGTATTGAAGTATTGAAAAAACACTTGGGACTAAATCAAAGTTAAGTAATGTTCTCACGTCTCTATAAATAAGTGCAACCGAGTACTCTAAAAGGAGCGCGAAGATGGCCATAAAAATATCAGGCGTTACAGTCATCGCCGATAACCAAAATTTGACTATTACTGGGTATGCCAATTTCAGCGGCACATCTGCACTAAAATTGCCTGTGGGCACAGATGGTGAAAGACCAACAGCAGCAACAGGACAAATCCGTTACAATACTACGCAAGCCAGTTTTGAAGGCTACGACGGCACAGTTTGGGGCAGTTTTGGTGGCCAAGACAACACTGCTCGAACACTAGCTTTGTTGGCACTGACTTAATCACATGTCTGTGGCTGCTGGCAAACTCATCACACAAGCCAACGCATGCATTGTCTTGGCCAATCAAGATGTTCTGCAAACTGCTCAGTTGGCAGGTATTCAAGCGGCTTTGAATGGGATCTATTGTGTAGCAAATTGTGCAGCATTGCCAACAGCATGTGACAATACAGGCAGGTTTATTTGGATAACGGACATTGGCGACTATCGCTACAGTGATGGCACCCAATGGACCAATGACTTCAATACAAATTGGACAGGCGCATGTGTGTTTGGGTGGGGTTGGAACCTCTGTGGAGGTTTGGGCAATAATACAACAACTTCCCAGAGTTCACCTGTTCGAGAAATAAGCTCAAGCTGCAATTGGGTTACTGTCACTAGCAATACAACATCAGCAGGAATAAAATCAGACCTTTCACTATGGACTTGGGGTTACAACAATTGTGGTGCACTGGGCAATAATGCAACAGCTAACCAAAGTAGTCCAGTTCGTGAAATAAGTAGTTCTTCAACCTGGACAAGTGTAGGGTCATTTGCGTTCCATCTTTTGGCTTTAAAATGTGATAGCACACTGTGGGCATGGGGCGACAACTTTTGCGGTAATTTGGGCGATGGCACCAAAACAACCCGCAGTTCTCCAATCCGCGAGGTATCATCAAGTACAAATTGGTGTTCAATCAGCAGTGGAGGGCTGCGACACTCTGCTGCTGTCAAGTCTGATGGCAGTCTGTGGACCTGGGGAGTCAACACATGTGGAGTACTGGGAACCAACAACACAACTAACTTCAGTTCACCAGTGCGAGAAATAACAAGCGGAACCTCCTGGTGCAGAATACAAAACGGTTACAACCTAGCAGTTGCGTTGAAAAAAGACAATACACTTTGGAGCTGGGGCTCAGGTGGATATGGCGTTCTCGGTAACAACTCTACCTCAAATGCCAGCAGCCCAGTTCGAGAAGTTTCCAGCTCTACAAATTGGTGCACATTTGGGCCTGGCAAGTATCATTCAAATGCTATAAAAACCGATGGCACTCTGTGGGCATGGGGTTTAAATACATGTGGAGAGCTGGGAAATAATACTGCAACCAGCCGGAGCAGTCCTATACAAGAAATTTCATCATCAACAACTTGGTGTCAAGTATCTGGTGGATGCGCGCATACCGCGGCGTTAAAAACAGATGGCACATTGTGGACCTGGGGAAATGCATCATGTGGCGCGTTGGGGAACAACACAGTTACATCAGTTTCCAGTCCTGTGAGAGAGATAACATCAGCCACGTCGTGGAGTTGTGTAACTAGCAGTACAAGGCAAACAATGGCCATTCAAGGTAAAATTTCAGGATTTGTAGCACTATGAACTTAAATCAAATTGAATTTGCCCTTAGCCAAAAAATCGCAGCAGGCAACGACAATCTAGATTTGCTCACATATACACGGGCTATTCAACAACTGAGAACAGGCGCTATGTTTGTTGTAGCCTGTTCTCAATTATTACCTACTGCATCAGCCAGCAATGGTAAATTGTATTTGGTTGAAGACGCTCAAAGAGTAGTTTTCAGTAATTCTGTATTTTGGATTCCTATTGTATCACAGTCTAACACAGGTTGGGCGTGGGGGTCAAACAGTTGTGGACAATTGGGCACAAGTAATACAACCAATCAATCAAGTCCTGTCAGAGAGATTACAAGCTCCTGCAACTGGCTGCAACTCAGAGCTGGTTCGGTAAATTCAATGGGGTTAAAACAGGATAGTTCCTTATGGCTTTGGGGCAATAACGTATGTGGTCAGTTGGGAGACAACACTGTTACCAGTAAGTCAAGTCCTGTAAGAGAAATCACCAGCAGCACAACTTGGTGTCAAATAGGTACGTCTTTTTACACAATGTCTGGTGTTAAAAGTGATGGCAGTTTGTGGGCATGGGGAAAGAACACATATGGCCAAGTGGGTGATAACACTATAGTTAACAAATCTAGCCCAGTGCGTGAAATCAGCAGCAGTGCCACTTGGTGCCAAACCTCACCTGGATATTCGCATACTGCTGCACTAAAAACAGATGGAACCCTTTGGGGTTGGGGAAATAATGGGACTGGGCAACTGGGCACATGCAATCTGTCTAATAGGTCTAGTCCTGTGCGAGAAATTTCCAGTTCAACCAATTGGTGTCAAGTTTCTGCCGGCCTCTACGGTACCCTAGCACTCAAAACAAGTGGTACTTTATGGGGATGGGGGTCAAACGAGTGTGGCAAATTTGGCAATAATAGCACTAGCAATGTATCAAGTCCCGTTCAAGAGATAAGTAGCTCCACCACTTGGTGTCAAACTTCCGCTGGGTTTGCTCACTCTATTGCCTTAAAAACAACTAACACACTATGGGCATGGGGTTGCAACGCTTGTGGTGCTTTAGGAGACAACTCTACTGTATCCAGGAGCTCACCAATTCAGGAAGCAACAAGTGCAACCAATTGGTGCCAAGTCACTGCCGGCTTTGGCAGAAGTGGCGCTTTAACAACCGCAAGCACTTTATGGATGTGGGGTAATAACAATTGTGGCCAACTTGGTAACAACTCTACAATCAGAAGTTTATTGCCTATACGTGAAATATCCAGTTCAAGCTCCTGGAGTGAAGTTAGCATAGGACAGGGCCTGTTTACTGTAGCCCGGCAAACAATTTAAGATAAAAGGAATAAAATATGTATGTGTTAGTACATAACGAAAGAGTGTTGGTAGGTCCAATGAGTTGGAATAGGCCAATGTTTGAAGGCGGTCTGGACCGCCTTAAGATTTCAGCATTGCTGCCGCGCAATGACCCTGAAACCGTTCCTATTGTGATAGACGATGCCACCTATTTGACCACAGCACAGCTGGTGATACCCGATCATAACTCTCGAACACAAACCTATTATGGTCCGTTCTGGGATTTCACTAATCCTGCAATTGCCGTTGGTACATTTGAGATCAAATACAAGCAAATTTGGGAGATACAAGCTCAGTTGCGAGACGAGGCACAAGCCAATCGCTACACTGCTGAAGTGGGTGGCACACACACTGTGATACAAGGTAAAAAAGTTACTATTGACACTAGCAGAGAAGGTAGGAACATTTTTGTGCAAAAATACTCTCTTATGGCAACTGATGAAACAGTGAATTGGAAGTTTCCGGAAACTTGGCTCACTCTCACAAAAGATGAATTAGGCCAATGCGTCGCTGCTGGTGCAGCGCATATTCAAGCCACATTTGACTGGGAAAAACTCAAAGATGATGAAATCACTGCCTCAACCACTATAGAGGAGTTGGAAGTGTTAGTGGTAGGCAACGTGCCCAATCTAGTGAGTGGTGGTTAAGGAAGCGCAAGATGGCCAATAACCTCTGCTGTGCAACACTTCTCAACTCTGTGGTGAGCGAAATATGCTCAAGTGGCACACTCACATGCAGTATGGATGTGGTGTTAGCAGCAGCATCACAAGACGCTGTTGACAGTAATCGGAGTAGTTTCATCAGCATAGATACCTTATTTGGTTGCAGTTGTTCAACTGGGTTACCAAATGGGCATGTTGTTTTTTTGTGCGATGCACTTGTGCCCGTAGTGAGCCTCAATGGCTGTTGGATTGGTTTTGATGGCAGGAATTTCACTCCTACAGTGGGAGGAGCTCTTTGGAGTTGGGGCGGCAACAACAACGGTCGATTGGGAGACAACACTATTACCAATCGCTCAAGCCCAGTAAGAGAAATCACCAGCAGCACCACTTGGTGTCAAACTTCAGCTGGCTTTTATCATACCAGTGCATTAAAAACAGATGGCACACTTTGGAGTTGGGGCAGAGGCAACTACGGTCGATTGGGAGACAACACTGCTACAAGTAAGTCAAGTCCTGTAAGAGAAATCACCAGCAGCACCACTTGGTGTCAAACTACGTCTGATAACAGAAGTACACATGCAATAAAAACAGATGGTTCACTTTGGAGTTGGGGCAGCAATGCCTCTGGTCAGTTGGGAGACAACACTATTACCAATCGCTCAAGCCCAGTAAGAGAAATCACCAGCAGCACCACTTGGTGTCAAACAGCATCCAGTAATTATACTGCCAGTGCAGTAAAAACAGATGGCACACTTTGGAGTTGGGGCTCCGGCGGCTATGGTCGATTGGGAGACAACACTGCTACAAGTAAGTCAAGTCCTGTAAGAGAAATCACCAGCAGCACCACTTGGTGTCAAACTTCAGCTGGTGGTATAAGCACTAGTGCTATAAAAAAAGACGGCACACTTTGGAGTTGGGGAGGAGGTTTGCAGTTGGGAGACAACACAACAACAAACCGGTCAAGTCCAGTGAGAGAAGCCAGCAGCAGCACTACTTGGTGTCAAACATCAGTTGGATATCGGCACGCGTCTGCAATAAAAACAGATGGCGCTCTTTGGAGTTGGGGCTCTAACGGGTGTGGTCAGTTGGGAGACAACACAACAACTGGTCGCTCAAGTCCAGTGAGAGAAATCACCAGCAGCACCACTTGGTGTCAAACTTCGGCTGGTTGTGTCAATAACAGTGCATTAAAAACAGATGGTACACTTTGGACTTGGGGAGGCAATTTGTGTGGTCAGTTGGGAGACAACACTATTACCAATCGATCAAGTCCAGTGAGAGAAATCACCAGCAGCACCACTTGGTGTCAAACTTCGGCTGGTAAAGTGGATACTAGTGCTATTAAAACTATATTAGTTGTTCCGCAATAACATGACCACATCAGCAAAAACACTACAAACACAAATTACTTCACGTTTGGCAGCAGGTGGGCTTACTCCATTAAGCTGTTGTCAGTTGCAGGGTGCACAATGTATTCTCGACACTCAAGCAGTGGTTTCTTTTTCCAATCTCGCTGCTTTGCCCACTGCGACCTTGAATCAAGGAAGGATGGTGTATCTACAAGACACTTGCCAGTATCGCGTCAGTGATGGCATTTGTTGGACAACAGACTTTCGAAGCATCGTGCAGCGTGTTGAACCCAGCGTTTTTTCTTGGGGAGCCAATGGGTTTGGTCAGTTGGGAGACAACACTGTTACTTGTCGGTCAAGTCCGGTGAGAGAAATCAGCAACAGCGGCAATTGGTGTCAAACTTCGGCTGGTGGTGGTCACACCAGTGCAATAAAAACAGATGGCTCGCTTTGGAGTTGGGGCTATAACACGGGTGGTTCGTTAGGAGACAACACAACAACAAGTCGCTCAAGTCCCGTAAGAGAAATCAGCAGCAGCAGTAATTGGTGCCAAACTGCGGCTGGTAGTAATAGTCCCACTAGTGCAATAAAAACTGATGGCACACTTTGGGTGTGGGGACTCAATCTCTGTGGGCAGTTGGGCGATAACACAACAACAAGTCGCTCAAGTCCGGTAAGAGAAATCAGCAGCAGCAGCAATTGGTGCCAAATTGCCTTTGGTGCGAGCATAGCTAGTGCAGTTAAAACAGATGGTTCACTATGGACTTGGGGATGTGGTATTTGGGGTCAGTTAGGAGACAACTCCACCAATACGCGGTCAAGTCCAGTGAGAGAAATCACCAGTTCCACCAATTGGTGCCAAACTTCCCCTGGAAGTCAAGTATCCAGTGCAGTGAAAACAGACTCCACATTGTGGGTTTGGGGACGCAATTTCTGCGGTACATTGGGAGACGGAACCTCAACCAATAGATCAAGTCCAGTGAGAGAAGCCCTCTCTAGTACTTCTTGGTGTCAAACTGCCTCAGGTTCCAATGCCGGCACCGCAGTAAAAACAGATGGCACACTTTGGACCTGGGGGTACGGCAGTTGTGGTGTGTTGGGAAACAACACCACCGCATGTACTGGAGTACCAGGGCGAGAAATCACCAGCAGCAATAATTGGTGTCGAACCTCAACTTCCAGAAATCAGACAGTCAGTGCATTGAAAACCGATGGTTCACTTTGGAATTGGGGCCGGAACCAGTATGGTCAGTTGGGAGACAACACAACAACTGGTCGCTCAAGTCCAGTAAGAGAAATCAGCAGTTTTACTACTTGGTTTCAAACTTCGGCATCTGCCCATATTAGTGCCTTAAAAATCCTAACCTGCAAAGGATTCCTTTGATGTCTACCATCAATGTAGCTAATCTAGTGTTCACAATGCAGCAAAAAATATCCAGCACTACTAATGAGCAGGATTTGTTTTACTACAGCAAGGTATTGCAGCAGTTGAGAAGCGGCAAGGTGTATGTGGTGAACGCAGTGACTGATTTACCAACAGCCGCCGCAAATGTGGGTGAATTGTATTATGTTGTGTTGAATACCTCACTGTATGTGGCCACAGTTACGGGATGGGGTGTTATAGGTACTACTCCCCTAAACCAAATTTGGAGTTGGGGCTTTAACGGGTGTGGTCGGTTAGGAGACAACACTGTCACTAGTCGCTCAAGTCCAGTGAGAGAAATCACCAGTTCCACCACTTGGTGTCAAACTTCAGCCGCCGCTGCCAACGGTGGTAGGACTAGTGCAATAAAAACAGATAGCACACTGTGGACTTGGGGCTACAATGTCTCTGGTCAGTTGGGAGATAACACTGTTACAAGTCGCTCAAGTCCTGTAAGGGAAATCACAAGCTCAACCACTTGGTGTCAAACTTCAGCTGGTAATGCCCACACAAGCGCATTGAAAACAGATAGCACACTTTGGAGTTGGGGAAATGCATCCTGTGGTACGCTGGGAAACAACACTGTCACTAGTCGCTCAAGCCCAGTGAGAGAAATCACCAGCTCAACTACTTGGTGTCAAACTTCGTCAGGCGGGTTTAACAGCGGCAGCCATACCAGTGCATTAAAAACAGATGGCACACTTTGGACTTGGGGCTGGAACGGTTGGGGTCAGTTGGGAGACAACACTGTTACGGCTAAGTCAAGTCCAGTGAGAGAAAGTAGCAGTTCAACCACTTGGTGTCAAACTTCAGCAGGCCCTACGAATACTGCTGCAATAAAAACAAATGGCACACTTTGGACTTGGGGAGAAAACGGGTCGGGCCAGCTGGGAAACAACACCATCACTAATAGTTCAAATCCAAACATAGAAATTACCAACAGCACCAATTGGTGTCGAACTTCAGCTGGTATCCATACCGCTGCAATAAAAACAGATGGCTCCCTGTGGACTTGGGGATACAATGGCTCTGGTCAGTTGGGAGACACCACTGTTACCAATCGCTCAAGTCCTGTAAGGGAAATCACCAGTTCCACCACTTGGTGTCAAACTTCTGTCGGGTGGATACATACCAGTGCATTAAAAATATATGGCACACTTTGGACTTGGGGCGGCAATGGCTCTGGTCAGTTGGGAGACACCACTGTTACCAATCGCTCAAGTCCTGTAAGGGAAATCACCAGTTCCACCACTTGGCGTCAAACATCAGCTGGTGGTTTTCACACCAGTGCCTTGAAGTAAATGGAGACAGAACATGCCAACACCCTCTGAAATCCAAACTAGTATTGACTCATTAATAACTGCTTGCGACAGTGTTTGTTTTCCTTTGTTAGCAGCCCAAACCAGTGCTGCTGGAGTTGGCATTAGTTTTGTTGTTAACACAGTATCAGACTTACCTGACCTAGCTACAAAGTGCATAGGTTTTGGTCAAACAGTTTTTGTCAAAAGTATTTGTGTACCTGTAATATCCACTTGTACTTCATGGGTGGGATTGGATGGTAGGGTTTTACGTCGAGATTGGCCTCTTAGACAGATGTGGACTTGGGGTCGTAATATATGCGGTCCGTTAGGAGACAACACTGTTACAAGTCGCTCAAGTCCAGTGAGAGAAATCACCAGTTCTGTCACTTGGTGTCAAACTTCGGCAGGCAGCGCCTTCACTAGTGCAATAAAAACAGATAGCACACTGTGGACTTGGGGATACAATGTCCAGGGTCAGTTGGGAGTCAACACTGTTACAAGTCGCTCAAGTCCTGTAAGGGAAATCACCAGTTCAACTACTTGGTGTCAAACTTCAGCTGGTAATTCTCACAACAGTGCATTAAAAACAGATGGTACACTTTGGACTTGGGGATATAACGGGTGTGGCAGATTGGGAGATAACACTGTTACAAGTCGCTCAAGTCCAGTGAGAGAAATCACCAGTTCAACCACTTGGTGTCAAACATCAAGTGGTAGTTTTCACACCAGTGCATTAAAAACAGATGGTACACTTTGGAGTTGGGGAAATAACTATTGCGGTATGTTAGGAGACACCACTGTTACCAATCGCTCAAGTCCTGTAAGGGAAATCACCAGTTCCACCACTTGGCGTCAAACATCAGCTGGTAAAGGTATTACCATCAGTGCAGTAAAGACAGATGGCACACTTTGGAGTTGGGGGTGTAATAGGTGTGGGCAGTTGGGAGATAACACTGTTACCAATCGCTCAAGTCCGGTGAGAGAAATAAGCAGCAGCACCACTTGGTGTCAAACTTCGGCAAGCGCCTGGACTAGTGCAATAAAAACAGATGGCACACTTTGGAGTTGGGGATTTAACCAGTGTGGGCAGTTAGGAATCAACAACACAGGTCTACTATCAAGTCCAGGGAGAGAAATCACCAATTCCACCACTTGGTGTCAAACTTCAGCTGGTAGTAATCACAACACTGCAATAAAGACAGATGGCACACTTTGGACTTGGGGATTTAACGATTGCGGTGTGTTAGGAGATAACACTGTTACCAATCGCTCAAGTCCGGTGAGAGAAATAAGCAGCAGCACCGCGTGGTGTCAAACTTCGGCCGGTTCCATGACGGCTGCAATTCTCCAGTGCTATAACTAGCACACAGTCAAATCGCCAACTAAGCTTACTGGATGACCCTTACTCTATTCACCATCACAAACATCCAGCACGAACTCACTAGTTTCTCACTTCAAAAAACCCTTGCCTCTACACCGATCACCACCACAATTGTGGTGTCAGATCAACCATTAACTCTTGCACAACCCCATACACAATATCCAATTCCAGAAAACTTTGGCATGCTGGAATACTGTGATTTCTGCCTCAAGAGCATGCACAGCTACATCAACACTGATTTTGTGTTGATAGCACACTATGATGGCATAGCCACAAACCCCAAAGCCTGGACTGATGAATATTTTGAATATGATTACGTGGGCAGCCTCTCGCATCCTGAATTTCCGCCAATGAAAGGCAGCCTGCAAGCCAGTGGCCACTACCAAGAATTTAAAAACGCAGATTGGTTCACCTGTGGCGGAGGATTAAGCTTGCGAAGCCGTCGCCTCCTCAAAATCCTAGCTGAAGATCCCCAGATCAAAACCCGGAACTACACCCCCAATCACAACACGCCCTTCATCAGTGAGGATGCTGTGATTACACTGCTCAACCAGAATTACCTTGAAACTGCCTACAACATTCGATTCGCTCCAGCACATATCAGCTTAAAATTCTGTGCAGAAGTGCTCACTGGTTACACCTCAGCATTGGGATTTCATGGTTGGTACAACGCACCTTTGTATCTCAGCGAACAAGAATGCCTCTTCTACTTTGAACATTTGGAAAAAATTGACTACAACAAAAACACCATGCAAGGGCAATTATTGAAATTTCACACCATGATGAAGGGATATTTACATTTACGTGATTATTTGATTTCTCAGGACAAATGGCTATTATACTAAGTTATGAACATATTGGGAATGAATTTTTCTCACGACGGTGCTGTGGCAGTTGTGAAAAATGGCAGATTAACAGCAGCTTTGGGAACAGAACGTGTTACTAGAGAAAAAAAGGCTTTTGGTGTAACCAACAAAACAATTGAGGCTATACTTCAGGAAGCTTCACTTAAACCTGAGGACATCAGTTGCATAGCATTGGCTGACTACAAGGCCAACCACAGCAACGGTGTCTTGGCACTATATGACAGTGATGGCAACACTGTGGAGAGAACTGCCTACTCACTCTACAACAACGACGTGCGAACGCTTACAGGTGTTTTCCTCGGCAGCCACAAAATACCAGTGTATGTGCTGCCACATCATTTGGCGCATGCCAGCAGTGCCTACTACACTAGCAATTTTGATAAGGCCATTTGTTTCAGCTTAGACAGCAGTTTTGGCGAACTTGGCGACAACAACATGGTGTTTTTTGGTGAAGGCACTAAGCTTCAAGCTCAAATGTGCCCAACACTCATCTCAGGTATTGGGTATGCCATCTTCACCGAGCTGTTGGGTTTCTCCCCAGCCTACAGCAAGGCAGGCACCACCATGGGACTCAGCAGTTATGGTAAATCACTCACTGGCCCTATTTTTGATGAGATTTTGAAAAAACAATGGTTCAGTGTTCAAGAACACGCTGAGTTGGAATACAGGAAGTTCTGGAGCAATGTGTGGGAAAAACTCATTGCCAAGCACCCACATGAGCTCACACACAAGGAAAGCAGTGATTTGGCTGCTACTATTCAAGAGCTACTGGAGAAGAGTGTTCTGGAAACACTAGCTACACTGCACCAAATTTATCCGCAACGACAGTTATGCCTCAGTGGTGGCAGCATGCTGAACTGCATCTTGAACAGCCGGATAGCTGAAAGCAAGCTTTGGGAGGGCATTCATCACTTTCCTGCATGTGGCGATGACGGCAATGCGGTGGGCGCCGCTCTTTGGGTAGCGCACCATTTGTTTGACTTACCAAGGCAAAATTATCAACCGCAGAATTTATGTTATTTGGGACCTTCTCAAAACACTACCTCCATTGTGGACTACACTAGAGTTTGTGAGCTACTGGCTCAAGGAGCTATAGTGGCCTGGCACTGGGGCAGAAGCGAATATGGGCCTCGAGCACTGGGCCACAGAAGTCTTTTGGCTGATGCACAAAGCTATCACATGCGTGAGAAAATAAATTTCGCAGTGAAAAACAGAGAATGGTTTCGACCTATTGCGCCTGTGGTGTTGCAGGAACACGCCCACGATTGGTTCTCCTTGCCAATACCCTCGAGCCCCTACATGCTTTACACTGCACAAGTGCTGAAGCCGCAACTGATTCCAGCAGTGTGTCATGTGGACAACAGTGCACGCCCGCAAACTGTTACAGCTGAACAAAATCCCCAGTTGCACCAACTGCTCACTTGTTACCATCAATTGACAGGCGTTCCTGTGCTGTGCAACACCAGCTTGAATGGCGCTGGAGAGCCCATTATGGAAACTCCTGAACAGAGTTTGAGATTTTTTGAAACCAATGACAGCGTTGCCGCACTGATGTTGAATGGACAGCTTTTGGAGAAATCACAATGAAAATCTATATTGGCGCAGGTGAAGACAGGATTGATGGATATGTGCACTGTGACTACGATCCCAACTGCAATCCTGATTTTTGTTTTGACCTTGAAAAAGACATTTTCCCATTTCCCACCAACAGTGTAGATGTGTTGAGAGCCACTCATGTGTTAGAGCACTTGGGCGAGGGGTATTTTCACTGTCTGCAGGAAATTTATCGAGTGTGCAAACCTGGGGCAAGAGTACATATTCATGTACCTCATCACCGCAGTGATGACTTCTTCAGCGACCCCACGCACAAACGCCCAGTCACTGTAGATGGCTTGCGCTTGTTTGGCTGCAAATACAACCAATTGGCACGCAAGCAAGGTGCACATGCCAGTAGGCTTGCCGAACGCTACAATGTGGATTTTGAGGTGGTGGACTACAGCTTGCGACCCATGGAAAAATACAAAGATCAATTTGTGGGGCAACCTAAAGAACAGGTAGAGCAGTATCTTGAACAGCACTGTAACATAATCGACGAAGTCTACATTCAGTTAGTGGTAGTAAAGTAACCCATGAGCTCAACATTTGAGCATGTGAAAACCACAGCACTGGAGTTGGCCAAACAGGAAAATCATCCACTGGCATTTCAACTCTTGGACCATTATTGGCCCAGAGCGCAAACACTGCTAGAGCTGGAAACTTTGGGCACAGTGAGCCTAAAGATTGGTCATACAGACTTGGCTGTCAAGTGTGCTGAAACTGTTGCAGGTATGTGCACTACACCTGAAGAATCTTATGTAGCAAGAGTGAACTTAGGCAAAGCCTATTATCGTGCAAATCAGCCAGAAAAAGCATTATTTTACAATAAGATAAATTTGGAAATGCGCCCAAATGACTTTGACGCTATAGTGAGTTATGCTGCCAGTTTGAAGTTAAATGGTGAGCGTGGCGAGAGCGAAAGAGTAATAAATGATTTGAAGTGTCAGCCTTGGGTCACAGCTGACCAGTGCGAGAATCTGCGCATAACTGACACTCATCCACTGCTCCGAGCTGGACAAACTGCTGAAGGAATTCGGTGGTTCCTACACACGGACAGAGATCGCACAACTGTTTTTGACATCAAAGGAATGAGAATTTGGAATGGAGTGAAGGTGCCAGGCCAAACTCTCTATGTGAATGCCTGCGGAGGAGCTGGTGACGAGCTCATCAACATCAGGTTCTTCAACCATCTCAAAAACTTGGGTATGCAACCAAAACTTTTCAGCATATTAGACCGCCCTGGATTAGCCCAAGTGTTCCGCCGACATGGATTTGAAGTGTTGGTGAATGAGGAGGAGATTGATGTTCATCAGCCCTGGACTTATCTCATGAACTTGCCTATTGATTTGGGTGTTGGCGAACAAGACCTTTGGAAAGGGCCTTATCTCACAGCGTCTGGCCAACCTCATACCAAACTGCCTGCGTCAAAAAAACTACGTGTTGGGGTAAAATGTCAAGGCAACCCTTATTTTGAGCAGGACATTTATCGCTGTATTCCTTTGGAGCAGATGCTGAGTGTGATACCCTCGGATGTTGAAATCTACAATTTTGATCTACAGCACACGCACGAGAGATGCCATAATCTTCGAGCCAGGATCAACTCCTGGGACGACACACTGGACTATCTCAGTCAAATGGATATTGTGCTCAGCAGTTGTACTAGTATAATACATGCAGCCGCCAGTATGGGAGTGCCTGGGATTGTGTGTGTGCCTATTTTGGAATATTATGTTTGGACCAGCACACATACTGACGAGAGCACGCCATGGTATTCAAAAAGCTTACGTGTACTGAAGCAACAGACTCCAGGGTGTTGGTCTACACCATTGCAGAGAGCAGGTGAAATTATTAAAACAACTCTACGAGAAAAACAACAAAATGACAACTGAAAAACACTATCACATGATAAGCGGGCTACCACGGAGCGGAAGCACCTTGCTAAGCAGCATTTTGCGGCAGAATCCAGTGATGCATGCCAGCATTACTGATCCACTGGCCACTATGGTTCGAGGAGTGATTGAAACTAGTGTAGACAGTCCTGGTATGCGAACAGAAGTACCAGTGAGTCGCAGAAAAAATCTTGTGCGAGCATTGTTTGACGGCTACTACCAAGATGTAGACAAAAGTATTTGTTGGAACACCAACCGAGCCTGGACCCGACTCTTGCCACAAATCCAGGAGGTTTATCCCAGCTCACGAGTGTTGGTTTGTGTGCGTGACCTCAAATGGGTTTTGGACAGTTTTGAAACTGCACATCGACGACACCCTTTTGACAAAAACACCATTTTTGGTGGGATTGGCGACAGTGTGTATGATCGGATGAACTTGTTGATGGAGAAGAATGGCATAGTGGAATTTGCCTATACTGGAGTGAAACAAGCTATTACTAGTGCAGAAAAACATATGTTGATGTTGATCGAATACGAACAGTTGTGTCGAAATCCCCAAGGCGTGCTCCAGGCAGTGTATAATTTCATCGGAGAACCCTACTACCCTCATGATTTTGACGCGGTAGAGGCCAGTTGGGACGAGTATGATGCAGAGATTGGTATGCAATTACATAAAATACACAGCAGAGTAGAATGGCGGCCTAGAGAAACTATTTTGCCTCCAGATATCTTAAGCCAATACTCCAATATGGAAGTTTGGAGATATTGAGCATGAGTATTCAAAATACCAATCCTCTTGAGTTGCATGTGATTTTGCGCACTTGTGATCGAGCCAATGTACACAATGATTGGCGGGTGCGCTATTGTGACATGGAAAAAATTGACTTGGTAAAGGGCTGTTTCAACAGCCTTGTGGCTGCCATCCTACACTGCACTTGGTTTCACGTAAAACTCACTGTGTTGGACGACAGCAGCAGCCCGGCGTTAGTGGAATTTCTTAAGGAAAAGGGATCTCTCTTACCAAATTTTGAACTGGTTCAATTGGAAACGCAAGGCTATCAAAACTCAGGACATGAGGTGTTTTTGCGTGCCAAAAACAGCAGTAGTGACTTAGTGTATTGTGTGGAAGATGACTACTTACATGCGCCATCCTCTCTACAAGAGATGGTGGACAGCTATTTCCTCTTCAAACAAAAATTGAACAATGATCAGATAGTATTATATCCATTCGACGCGCCTGAATGCTATGATCCACCTACCCCACCCTGTTGGCTAGTGCATGGCACAGCTCGCCACTGGAGAAGCGGCATCTACACAACTTTTGTGATGTTGACTGTGCCAAGCTTGATAGAACAAAATTGGGGTTTGTTTGAGGCCTTGAGTTTGAACTACAGCGGCATGTATTTGCGCAAGGGCAAGGAAAATGAGTTTCGCTACACAGAAGACAACACTATCTGGAATATTTGGCGGAACGGACCAGCCATTAGATTCAATCCTATTCCCAGCTTGGCTCTGCACATGCAATTTGATGCGCAAATGGATCCATTCTTAGACTGGAAACAGTGGTGGCAAAATTATGCCCAATAGAAGTTGCGGGAGTTGCACTGCCTGTTGTGAAGGCCATCTCTATGGCAATGCCTATGGAAACATTCAAACTCGCGGCACCCCCTGCAGATTTTTGCACACCACAGGTTGCACCATTTACATCACTAAACCTGAATTCTGCACTCGGTTTCAATGCCTTTGGCTACAAGGGCTGTTGGACGACAGCATGCGTCCCAGTGAGTGCGGGCTCTTGGTCACTGTTGAAAGAATGGCAGACAAAACACAAAGGTTGCATGCGACAGAAGTTTGGCCGCAAGTGCCTCTCAGCAGCTATCAAAACTTGGCAAAATGGGCCAAAGACTTAGACACCACCTGGGAATTGCGAAAGTACCATGAGCTACAATCCTGATTTTTTCAAACCCGAAAGTTTTGAACATGCACAAAGCTTGATCTTAACTCCTGAAGGTGGCACCACTGCTGGCAGATGGGAAAAAGAAACCCAATGGGCACTCAATATGTTGACCACATTCTCCCCTGTTGATGAAAACAGTAGAGTGCTGGATTGGGGGTGTGGTGTGGGTCGATTAAGCCAGGCATTGATTCAAGCGCATAGCTGTAGTGTAGTGGGTGTGGATCTGCAACCAGAGATGCTGGAATTGGCAAATGATTATGTGAATCACAAAAACTTCTCTTCTGTGGCATTGAGTGATGCGCCTGGCTTGTTGAAATCAGGAACTTTCACTCATGTGATGTGTGTTTGGGTTTTGCAACATAGTCCTTATATAGAGCAGGAAATTCCCCTTCTGTGGCACCTTTTGCAGCCAGGGGGAACAATTTTTGTGGTGGAAAACATCACTAAAGCCATTCCCAATCAAACAAGTTTTTATGATGATGGGGTTCCCACCACTACAGTTTTGGAGAAAACAGGATTTGAAACACAAGCACAAGGGCTCATCCCTTCCCACGTTACCACACCAAGAGTTCACAAAAACAGCTGGTGGCGATTGCTCACCAAACCCAACAAAAGGATCCTCAATGAACACGACATTCATCATTAACGGTGGCGCCGGCCGTGTGATTGCAGCCATACCAGCACTGGAGAAATATGCACGATTGAACCCAACAGACGACTTCAAGGTGCTGATACATGGCTGGGAGTTGCTGTTCTGGAGCCACCCATTACTGCAAAATCGCAGTTTTAGTATTAGCCAAAAAGGTGCGTTTGACTTGTTCATCCGAAACAATCGTGTGGTGTGTCCAGAGCCTTATTATATTCACGGCTACTACAATCAGCGTTTGAGCTTAGCTGAGGCCTTTGATGAGGAAATCAACAAAACTGATGATCACTGTGATTTGGAACATCCACATCTCTACATCAGCAATCTGGAAAGAGACACTGTGAGACGACTTATCAAGGAAAAGCTAGCCGAAACCAACAAACGTCGACTTGTTGTAATCCAACCCTACGGCAGCGGCATTGGCATGATGAATGGAAAACCCTATGACAGCAGCCATCGCAGCATGGATCCTGATGACTATCTCAGCCTGGTTCAAAAATTCAACAAAGACATTTTGGTAGTGTATTTTGGCTTGCGTGAGCTTAAGCACCCTGGAGACAAAACCAGTATTGATCTTGACACCATGAATCCAGATCTCAGAATGTATTTGAGTTTTATAGCAGAGTGTGACTATTTTGTTGGGTGCGACAGCGTAGGGCAACACATGGCGCGCTCTATGGCGAAGCCTGGTTTGGTGATGATGGGCAGTACAGATGAAATCAATGTCAGCTATCCCAACCATTTCAAAATCTACCGTAATGGGCAAAAGCCAGTATATAGCCCTATCAGACTTACTGGCACAGATTGTGAATTTGCGGACCGGATGAATGATGGCATAATGCGGTTCAGCAACAAACAAATTGACGAAATCGCACAAATTGTAAATTTTGAAGTGTTTAAAAACTGATGACAGGGTCAAGTGGATTGACAGGTGTGAAGCACCATTTGCTGGTCAGCAGTGGCAAAGGCGGTGTAGGCAAAAGCACTGTAGCTGCAAACTTGGCAGCCAGCTTAGCTCATCAAGGCTTGCGTATAGGACTATTGGATGCTGATATTTCTGGTCCCAGTCAAGCAGTGATGTGGGCATTACCAGAAAACACCAGTGTAAAAGTCAGCACTGACCCCCAGCTGAGCTTGCCTTTTGTTCAATATGGTGTAAAAATAACCACGTTGGCCACGAGAATAAGTGAAAGTCAAGCTGTTAGTTGGCGAGGTCCAATGATGAGTATGGGTGTAATCAATTTGTTGTGCCACACTGATTGGGGAGAACTAGACTGTTTAGTAGTGGACATGCCTCCAGGCACTGGAGATGTTCACACCAGCATTTGTGACAAATTACCCTCTGCAGGAGTAGTGACTGTGACAACCCCGCAACGGGTGGCTGTTGCTGATACAAGACGAGGCATGCAAATGTATCAAAACAGAGGATTACGGTTGTTGGGCGTCGTGGAAAACATGAGCACACATGTTTGTGAGAATTGCGGACATACTAATCATGTTTTTGGTCACTCTGGTGCAGCCACGTTGTGCCAAGAATTTGATACCAAAATTTTGTGCAGTTTGCCCTTGAATGCTGAGTTGCGATGGCAAGGAGATGAAGGCGCTCCACTGGTGGTAGCTGACCCCTCACATATTTTGAGTGCCTTGTTCCTAGATACAGCCAGTGAGATTTGGAGACTTTTGAATGACTAGCACACCAATGGTGAGAGGCATGGTGAAATTGATCCATGCTGACAATTTTTTAAATCCACAGGATGCACAACGAGCCGCACAAGTGGTGCAGGGGCTGAGATTCACGCCCAACAGTTATGGAATGGAGTTGGAAAACTTCAACATGGTGCTGGATCGACTTGAGCCGGTAATGAGCAAGGTATTGGGCGAGCGTGTGGTTATTGATCACAAGCGCAGCGGAGTGTTTCGCCGTCCCTTGAACAACGTGATTCATTTTGAAGAGTTTGACTCACCCAATGAGTGGGCCTTTGTCTGTGCACTGGAGAGAACAACTCTCAACCTCTATCATCATATTAACTCCTCTGGCGAAGTTGATGCAGAAACAGCACTTGACGGCTACAACTTCAACTACATGAATTTGTTTGAGTGGAATTTGCACACCAACATTTTGTTGGAACCCAGCCAAGGTGTGTTTTTCAGGCCGTGGGTATTTCACAGCCTTGATCAGGGTATGGTGCAGTATTATCGTCTGTGTACTGATCGCAAGTTTAGAGTGTTGGTGATGGGTGCACCTGGCAGCAATCGTGCAGAGATGTCTCGAAAGCTGCATGAGAAATTGCCAAGCAGTGCTTTGATGCGCAGTTGGGACGTGAGAGTGCGTGACAAAGACATTGATTTTAGCATTGATGGCAGAATGAGACAAAGCTATCGCATGCTAACTATGGCACGTAACGATCGAAGCAGTTGTGTGATTTTAGATCATGCATGTCCTCTTGACGATCAACGGCAAGTCATCAATCCTGATGTGTTGGTGTGGATGCGCAGCGGTGATGAAGCTGAGCTTGAGCCACCACAATATTATGATTTTGAGCTGCTCACAGCGGATGACGAGTCTGTGGACAAAATAATCAAAAAGATTGAAACCAAAAAAATCACACTCTAAATAACCAAAAACCTCAAGGAGTAAATTATATGGATACAACCGTCGCTCTGGAAGAAGCTCTTGAAGAACCAGTAGTGGAGCCTGTTATTTGTTGGTGCCTGCATCTTATTGATGCCACAGGTAGGCATTATGTGTTCAATATTGACCAGGAACCTATCACAATGTTGGTGAATCAAGACCAGTTTGTATGGAATGGGGGTGACAACAATTTGCACGGTAAATTTGTAGATCTCTATAACCGACTTATGGTTGAAAAACAAAGCATATGCGTGATGACTCTACGCAACAGTTTGATGTTGGGTAGTGACAAAATTGCAGGAGTTCAGTTGTGTATGGATGCATGCTATTTGTGACCTCAAACCAATTTGAATAAATAGCTGCATGAGTAATTATATATCGTTGATTGTGCCACAAAAACTGTCTAAATCTGTTGTATTGCAGTGGTTTACCTGTGTTGAAACACAACTACCTAGTGGTCTTATTGGAAAGACCACTTTATACAGTCACGATATCACACGAGAAAGTAATTTTTATGCCAAAAAAACCCGTTCAGGCAAATTTTGTTATACAATTCCTTTGGTTCGCGACATAACTGATAGTGAATTGTACTTCCTGGTTCAAGAATGGAACAAAACTTTCCCCAAAGGCGACTTCCTCATTGACAGTAGCCAAAATACTGTTACAGCCTCTCCTGGAGCTACACGCATACAAGACACTGCTATTGACGAAATCTTAAATCTTTGGGCAAAACACCAGCACACTCGCTGGATGAAAGAAGCAGTTGACAAGGGATGGAAATTTGGTATCAAAATGAGCACAGCCCAGAAAACACACCCACTTATACAACCTTGGGAACAATTGCCCTCTACAGCTAGAGAACAAAACATAGAGGCTGTAAAAGACTTATTGAGTATCCTAGACAATTTTGGTTACCAGATCAGTCAAAAAACTACCGCCTAAAAACTTGCACCCTTAAAATTATCACCGTTAAATAAACATGCTGGATACAGTGTTCAGCATGTTTGTATCTCCAGGCAGTTTAGACCTGGACGTGAAAGAAGGCAAGTAATGCAACAAAATAATAACCCAGTCTGGGCAAATCCTTTTCCTGCACAATCACTAGTGAATTGGACACCAGCCGCAGCTGGTCGCAATGGAACTCTTATTGCAGTGGTTCTTGATGAAAGTGGAAGCATGGGCCGTGTGCGCGATGCTACAATTTCTGGATTGAATGAGTTTGTTGAAGGACAAAAGACTGCCGAAGGCGCTGGTGATGCCTATCTCACTATTGTTAAATTTGACGCCCCACAAATCACTACATTGTTTGAAAATCAACATGTGAAGTCTGTTAAGGCACTTACATCAGCTGACTATCAGCCTGGTGGTGGCACCAACCTAATGGATGCTATTGGGCACACTTTGGAAAAGATCAACAAGGTTCTTAACTCAGTGCCTCAGGCCGAACGGCCAGGTGTGCTGGTTGTGATTGTAACTGACGGCGAGGAAAACTCAAGCCGCAGCTACAACACAGCTCAAATCAAGGAAATGGTCAAGCTGAGTGAAGCCTCTGACTGGACTTTCACCTTCCTTGGTGCCAATGTAGATGCATTTGCAATGGGTCACACATTTGGTATGCAACAAAGTAACACAGTAACCTACTCAACCAACAGCATGGCAGACACCATGGATGTGCTAAGCAAGACCACTACTCGTGTTCGCATGGCCAAAAGTGCTGGAGTATCTACCGCTGATCTCTATGCAAGCGAGACTATGTATAGCGCAGTTGATCGCAACACGGTAATGGGCAACAAAAATGCGTAACGGCTATGGGTTGGATTTTATTATTCGGCCCAAAGGTCGCTCTCCAGCTGATGAATACCCTCATCGTGGCCAAACCTGGATTGAGGGTCGAGCGGGCAGTAACTATGTTATTGAACTTCAAAACCACACCTTAAGCCCAGTGATGGCTGTAGTGTCTGTTGACGGCATCTGCGTAATTGATGGCAAGCCCGCCAGTTATGAAAGCAATGGGTTTTTGATTCCAGCACAGGGAACCACAAGCGTTCCTGGCTGGATGTTGAATAGGGAACAGGCAGCTGAGTTTGTATTTGGCAGCAAGAAGCATAGTTATGCAGCAGAATCTGGTTCAGACACCAGCAATGTTGGGGTGATTGGTGTAGCTTGGTTTCTCCAAAAAGAGCCCAGCTACACTGGGCAACCCTTTCCATTTTATGGAGCCGTTGACATTCATCAACTTGGCAAGAGTGTGCTGCGAGCCTCTGGGTCAATAGCTGCTAGTTCAATGAGTATAGGCAGTGTTGGTACTGGATTTGGTCAAGAAACGTCCTTCAATACCACTCATGTGAGATTTGAACGAAACAGCAATCAACCGCAGGTTGTTCAAACCATCTTTTATGACAGTGCTGACAACCTTCAAAAAATGGGTATCCGTCTCAAGGAAAGAAACAGTTATCAGACTCGAGTCGCCTTCCCAGGTAGCGAGCCTGGCTTCTGCAAGCCTCCACCCAGTTGGGTACGAAAAACTCAATGACAAATTGACATTGCTGTTTCTGTGCACAAATATAATGCATGGAAACAGCAATTTCAGTTTTTGGGGCCACAGGATTTGTGGGCAGTGCATTTGTTCAAAAAACCCAACACAAATGCATAGGTGTTCCTCGAAATTCCCGAACTCCTCCCACAAACAACATACTGTATCTCATCTCTACAACTGACAATTATAATGTATTCAGTGACCTGCACAAGGACATCAATACAAATTTAAATGTATTGATGGAGACCCTACAACACTGCAATCAACCAGATGTTGTTTTCAATTTTGTGTCATCTTGGTTTGTGTATGGAAGTCATACACAATTACCTGTTCCTGAAACTGCGCATTGTGATCCTCGGGGATTTTACAGCATTACCAAGAGAACAGCAGAGCAGCTCTTGATGAGCTGGTGCAACACCTTTGGCGTCAAGTATCGTATCCTGCGTTTGTCTAACATTTATGGGCCAGGAGACGCTGGAGCAAGCACAAAGAAAAACGCTATCCAACACATGGTCTCACAATTGTATCATAACAAACCCATTGACTTGTATGAGAATGGTATGGTTTACAGAGACTTACTCTATATTGACGACGCAGTAAGAGCCATCAGCTTGGTGCTTGAAAAAGGTGAGCTCAACACTATCTACAACATTGGCTCAGGGCATGCCACGCTATTGCGTGATGTGATTGACATATCTGCCCATCTAACAAATAGTAGATCTCAGATCAATGGCATACCAACACCTGAATTTCATCAAAAAATACAAAGTCGAGATTTTTGGCTTGATACGACCCTGCTTCAAAGTTTGGGGTTTGCGCCTCAAGTGTGTTTGACACAAGGCTTAACTGATCTTATCCGCAGCATTTCCACACACTCTTAACAAAAAGGCCTTGAGTTTTTCATGAGCATTCGCGCCCACATACAAGATTTTCTTAACCAAGTTGGTAATGAAGAACCCAATTTGTTTCCTTACATGGCCAACTCAGGTGATTTTGAACCTGGTAAATCCACTGTTTATTATTCTGGTCCCTACTGGGATCAAGATGAAATTGCCGAAATGATGCACAGCATATTGAAGGGCAAATGGTTGAGCAGTGGTGAAAAGGTTGCTCGCTTTGAAAAGGGTTTTGGCGAAAAGTTCAATCTACCCCATAATGTGATGGTAAACAGCGGGAGCTCGGCCAATCTCGCAATGATTGCAGCACTGAAAAAGAGTTTTGGGTGGAGTGACGACAGCGAGATTTTGGTTTGTGTGTGTGGCTTCCCCACTACTATTGCTCCCATTGTACAAAACAATCTCAAGCCAGTTTTTGTGGACATTGACTTCTCTGATCTCAACTGGGATTTGACACAACTGGAGTCAAAAATCACATCAAAAACGGTTGCGGTGTTCAGCAGTCCCGTGTTGGGCAATCCCTATGACTTTGATAGGATTCAAGAGATTGCAGCCCGGCACAAGCTCCAGCTCATCTCAGACAACTGTGACAGCCTAGGCAGCAAGTGGCGAGGACAGTATCTCACCGACTTCAGTGTGGCAGCATCTTGTAGCTTTTATCCAGCACACCATCTCTGCACCATGGAAGGCGGTATGGTGAGCAGCAAGAGTAAAGAGATCGTCACCCTGGCACGGAGCATCAGCTGGTGGGGTCGCGACTGCCATTGTGTGGGGGCACAAAATCTCATTCAGTGTGGCATGTGTGGCGAGAGGTTCAAAAAGTGGATCCAAGAGTATGACACGGTCATGGACCACAAATATTTGTTCAGCAACATGGGCTATAATCTCAAGCCACTAGACATGCAAGGTGGAGTTGGCTTAGTTCAGCTGAAAAAATGGGAAAAGATACACGCTCTTCGCCGTATCAACAAAACTCGCATCCAAGATATTTTAGAAACTGTGCCGGGGGTGCGTGTGGTGAATGAGCGAAGAGAAGCCGAGACCAGTTGGTTCGGTGTGCCTGTGATTTGTGAAAGCAAAGAACAGAAAGAGCACCTTGTGAGCTTCCTAGAGGGAAATAGGATTCAAACCAGAAATTATTTTGCTGGCAATATCCTAGTGCATCCTGGGTATCGCCATCTCGGTGACTATCGAGATTATTCCAATGCCAACTTGGTGCTCGACCGCGTGTTTTTCCTGGGTTGCAGTCCCACAATCACAGAGGGTATGTGCGACTACATCGCTTCAGTGGTGCAGCGAGCCACAAGCTAAATCTCCTGTTGACATTTTTCCTGAGTCAGCTATTATGAGCTCCATAACAGGAGGCACATATGCTGACTCAGGAAGCTTTGGTTGAGAGTGGCTACAAGAGGTTTCCTAATCCTCTTCCTTCCCGACTTGATCCAGAGTTCAACCAATACGGGTATCAAAAGCGTGTGTCAGATGAAAAGGGCATTCGTTATTTCATCGATGTGATCCAGTACAACTGGAAGAATGTGCCTGGCTATCCGGGTGCGCAACTCACTTATGAGCCGGAAGTGCATCTATACACCAGCGATTGTGCAGCGTTGATTCGGGTCATTGTGCTCAATGACGCGCATTGCGCTAGTGTTGAAGCCCTTGAAGCATATGTGGATCAACTTTGGCGTCAAACAGGCGCCGGATATTACGAAAGGTTTGGCTATGAGTGATCTAGTTCACAGTGCAAAGATCTTCTCAATTGCTGCTCACTCTGCTGTGGGACAGCGACGCAAGTATTCAGATGCACCTTACTGGACACACTGCGAGCGTGTGGTGGCTACCTTGGACAAGTTCAGCCAGGCCCCTGTCTCGGATGAGATGCGTGCTGCCGCCTGGCTTCACGACGCAGTTGAGGACACCAATGTGGACCTTGAACTGATTCGTGACCTGTTTGGTAACAATGTGTATCACCTCGTGGAGATGCTAACTGATGTTAGTCGGCCTGAAGATGGGAACCGGCGAGCACGCAAAGCTCTAGACCTGGAGCACACCAAGCTAGCTAGCACAGAGGCTCGGAACATCAAGCTTGCAGATCTTATTGATAATGCTGAGAGTATTGTTGACAATGACCCAGGTTTCGCTGTAGTATGGCTTCGAGAGAAGCGTGCTCTCCTAGAGGTGCTGGCGGATGCTGATCCAGGTCTATATGCTGAGGCACTTCGTGTATATAAGGAGTGTGATCGGAAACTGAACAAAAATTGATAACTCTTTGAAACGTTTTTGACTGGCAGGGTGTTGACAGCACAAAAACTACGCGCTATATACAGATACACTACAAACACACAAAGGAGAGACTCAAATGGTAATTTATTCTGCTGAACCTCGTCGGGGCTTTGTGGCCAACATTGGTGATCGAGTTGTGTATGGCGAAGATGAAAACAACCTCCGCGGTGTGGGCTCAGTGACAGTGAACGAAAAGGGTCGACTGGTGGTAAATGAGCAGCCGCTGGAAACACTGCTTCGCAAATATGGCTACCTGCGCCTAGCAGCCTAAATTTTGTGCGGGAGTCACAATTTGGTGTTGACTCCCGCACACACTGCTGTATAGTGTGCTGACAAAGAGGGAAGAGAGCGTATGCAAACCGCAGCTGACGTAATTGTTGCACTAGAAGCCACCAACAGTCGGCTGGACAAGGAAGCGATTGTTGAGCAGGCTTGGAAGCTGGGCATCACAGACTTTTTTAAAGGTGCAATGCTGGCGTTTGATGCGCTCGTGACCTTTGGCATCAAGAAGGTTCCGCTTATTGATGATACTGAGCAGGGACCAGCTGCGGGCAGCTACACGTTTGCACACTTCAAAACTCTCGCAGATGCACTGAAGAATCGCAAGCTTACCGGGCATGATGCTCGTGACGCTGTGTTGGAAGCTGCTGAAAGCTGCAACACGCACGAGTGGAACAATTGGTATAGGCGCGTGCTACTCAAGGACTTCAAGTGCGGCCTGAGTGAGACCACCATCAACAAGGTGCTAGGCAAGCTCGGCAAAGACGCCAAAGCTTACACTGTGCCAGTGTTCACTTGCCAGCTGGCCAAGGACAGTGACGATCACCCCAATGACATGCGGGGCAAGAAGCTGTGCGACTTCAAGCTGGATGGAGCAAGGTTGCTCACTGTGTTGAACAAGGCTACTGGCGAAGTAATCCAATACAGCCGGAATGGCCACATCAACAATAACTTCCCTCAACTAACTGAGGCGCTGGCTACACTCTTGCCCCAACTAACTGAAAGCGTTGTGCTGGATGGGGAGGTTGTGTCTGCCAGCTTTCAGGCTATGATGAAGCAGTTCAAGCGCAAGAAGAACGTTGACACTTCTGATGCACATCTTGCACTGTTTGACATTGTGCCCTTGAGTGCATTTCTCAAGGGCGAATACAAGGTCTCGCAGCGTGATCGTCACCTCGCACTGTGTGAGCTGGAACCGCTCCTGAAGTCTGCTACCAAGGACCAGGTCAGTGTTGTGCCCAAGGTGGAAATTGACCTAGACACAGAGGAGGGGCAGGCTCGCCTCAGCGAGTTCAACCGCGAGGCACTTGACAGTGGCGTAGAAGGAATCATGGTGAAGGATCCCGGGGCTCCTTACAAGTGCAAGCGAAGCTCAAATTGGTTGAAGACAAAACCATTTATTTTTGTAGACCTTGAGGTAACTGCTGTTGTTCCAGGTAAACCTGGCACCAAGTATGAACACACCATGGGTGCTGTGGAGTTTGGTGGCGAGGATCAAGGACGAGTGATCTCGGTTAGTGTAGGCAGCGGCTGGAGCGACGAGGATCGTGATGTGATCTGGAAGCACCGGAAAAAGGCAGTTGGGCGTATTGGTGAGATACGAGCAGATCTCATCTCCAAGAGTGAGAACGGTGACACGTATAGCCTGCGCTTTCCTCGCTTTGAGCGTTGGCGTGGCTGGGCCCCAGGCGAGAAGATCTAATGAAGTATGAGAAACTGCCCAAGAGCCCAGGCTGGATATTTTTCAGCACTGCAACAAATGCCAAGGAAAGGCGTGCTGAGCTCAAGCCCATTATGGTGCTATGCAAGAGTACCCTGGGACGCAGCCATGGACCCCACAATCAAGGCAGTCGGTGGTATTACTGCCATGCTCGCAGTCCCAACGGCTGGCTCAACAATAGAGACAGTGTGGTGATCGTGGACCCTGGCGTGGCTGCCCAGGTTATTTTGACATTTTTCTGAAAAAGGAAACCCAGAGATGCTACTAGCTACCCTGCCCAACTTCCTGCTGTATTTTGGCAGCAGCCTTGTGATGATTGTCATCAGCCTCTACATCTACATCCGGATCACGCCCTATGATGAGATCCAACTCATCCGAGAAGGGAACACAGCCGCAGCACTGAGTTTTGCTGGCACCCTGCTGGGCATGACAGTAGCTATGGCCTCTGTGATCATCTACAGCACTGGTTGGCTTGACAAGGTCATTTGGTGTGCTGTGGCACTGGCTATGCAACTCCTAATGTGGGAGATCATGAACTGGGTGTTTGGCAACCTACAGCGCAGTATTGCAGTTGACCGCTGCATGGCTGATGCAATCATGTTGGGTACCAGCAGCCTGGCTGTTGGTATCCTACAGGCAGCCTGCTTCACCTACTAAGCTTGACACTTTCCTTAAACCTGCTATAGTCCTCGCAGGAGACACACATGCGACACAGTCAAAAAATTGCTCTAGTGCTGTTGGGCTCAGTAAGCGCCATCAGCCTCACAGCTTGTGATGACAAGCCCAAGGATGGTGATCCCATCTACGAGAGTGCTGACCAATGCAAGAGCATGGGAGGCACAAATTGTGATGATCGCTGGTACAAGGCCATGAGCGATCATGTGTCTACAGCGCCGAAATACAATGACGAGCAAAGCTGTATTGCTCGTGGACACGAGCGTTGCACGTCGGTAACTGGACCGGGAAATTCGGGCAACATTTGGCTACCAGCCATGGTTGGCTTCATGGCAGGACGCATGACAGCAGATACTCGGCCGGTTTACTTTCAAGGCTACAACAGCCCTACAAATGCCCGAGAGCGCGAAGATCGTCGAGTGATGGCTGGTGGTTACCACGGCGGCGGTGGGGCCACTACACCAGTTATGGTAGGAAACTACTACGGAGGCGGCTCGAGTTATGACAGCGGGCGCTTGGGCAGTGGCATGAACCAGGGCGCAGCCCGCGCTGGATGGAATGTAAAGCCCGCCTCTCCAGGTGCTCCGGCTGCAAGCAGTGCAGGCACAGTGGCCCGGACTATGCCCACCTCTGTAAGCCGCGCGAGTGTCCCCTCTAGTGGCTCAAGTGCTGTGAGCACCAGCAGTGCTAGCCGCGGTGGATTTGGTGGTAGTGGTGCTGGTATGGGCAGCTCGGGCGGCGGTTGACAAACCCAAAAATTCTGCTACAGTAAGGCTCAGAAGGAGACATCATATGCGACGTCACACAATGCAGGCCCGTCCCAACTGGCGCGAGCGTGCCGAGGAAGTGGGCTTCACGTTTCACACAAGTGGCAACCCCAGCACTGGTGGAGATGGCACCTACTGGGACGAGACTGTGGCCTACGAGTTCACCAGTGCCGAGATTGATGAGCTGGAAGCTGCTACCGAAGAGGTGCATGCTCGCTGCCTCGATGCTGTGGACCGAGTGTTCAATGACCGTGAGCTGATGACGCGCATGGGCATCCCAGCTGACTATCACGACTACATCCAGTGGAGTTGGGCACGGAACGACCCATCACTCTATGGGCGATTTGACTTCGCCTATGACGGCAAGGGTCCGCCCAAGATGCTGGAATACAACGCTGACACGCCCACTATGGTGATTGAGTCGGCTATGATGCAGTGGTTTTGGCTACAGGACGAGCGCCGTGGCGCAGATCAGTTCAACAGCCTACATGAGCGCCTCGTGGAGCGATTTACTGAGATTCGCGTGCTCATGCCACCGGGTGAGCCCTTTTACTTTGCTGGCTTTGGGGACAATGAGGAAGAGCGGCAGACTTGTGTGTATCTTCAGGACCTGGCCACACAGGCTGGCCTTGATGCACGCTTCATCAACCTAGGCGACATTGGCTGGCTCAACAATCAGTTTGTGGACCTGGAAGATCGCCCCATCAAGTATTGGTTCAAGCTGTATCCGTGGGAGTGGATGTTCTCGGATGAGTTTGGCCAGCACACAAGGAATGATGTCAGCGGCATCATTGAACCCATCTGGAAGTGCATACTGAGCAACAAAGGCATTCTGCCTGTGCTCCACGAGATGTTCCCGGATCACCCCAACATTCTGCCTGCCTACTGGACCTCAACAGAAGCTGGTGGCAGCGACTACGTGGCTAAGCCCATGCTCAGCCGTGAGGGTGCCAACATCAGTATTGTGAGCAATGGACGCGAGGTAGCGAGCACTGCGGGCAAGTATCACGGGCACCGGATCTACCAACAGCGGGCGCGACTGTTCCAGCAAGATGGCCATCATGCTGTGATTGGCAGTTGGGTGGTGGGAGACAAGCCAGCTGGGCTCATCATTCGAGACAGTGCCCGAGAGATTGTGCAGGACACCAGCCGCGTGGTGCCACATTGGTTTCTGTGAGGGACTGGTTTGCACCAATTGGGACAGACATCAGCAAGTGGCGGAAACTGCCTCCGAACCAAAGAGTCTCTAGCAATAATCTATTGGCTGCTGGTTATCCGTATGTTCTGGTTCAAAATTCACAGAGTAATAAATGGAGTGAGATTCACGCATGGTGCCAAAATGTTTTGGGACAAGACAACTACACCTGGACTGGTGATGTGTTTTGGTTCCTCACAGAAGATGATGCAGTAAAATTCTCACTTGTGTGGGGCTAACATGGAAAAAAACATTGGTTTTCCTAGTTGACATTGATATTCGAGTTACCATATGGCCCTATCTTTCAGCAGAGACGCCCATGTTTGATATAACAAAATGGACTCGGCTTCCTAAAGACAGAATTGTGTACGGCAAAGATCTTCAGGACGCCGAGTATCCTTTTGTCTACACGTCAAAAGAACATTTTGGCAAGTGGCAGGAGATACATCAATGGTGCAACACTGTGATTGGCGCTGACAGATACACTTGGACCGGTGATGTGTTTTGGTTTCTCACGGAAGATGATGCTGTGAAATTCTCATTGGTATGGGGGTAGCATGAAAATCCAAAGAAGTATTGATGGCTACGAGCGCAAAGACCTCTTGCAATATGTGTTTGCTTACTGTGTGAGTATTGAACAGGATATCCTCAACAGCGCCAAATTGCAAGAAATGCAGGCCTGGTGTGAAAAAGAGCTCTGTGAAGAAAGAGCAGGCAACATCATCCAGGAGGCAATGTGGGGCTGGTTGGACTACTTTGAAGGAGATTGGTGTTTCATTTACGATGATCTCCACGACAATGGCGACTGGGTGTTTTGGTTCGCCAACAAAAGCGACATGACTAGGTTTCAACTCACATGGCTATAAACGAGATTCGCTGGCAAGACATCTTTGTGGAGAAGGTGCATGAGTTTGAAAAAGTGCTGCCCATCTACAGGTGGTGCCTAGAAAGCTGGGGCAAAGAAGTGCCCGCCAATGCCTACACGTGGTTCAGGGTAGTGTTCTCAGCTGGTGAGCCCGGTGGTTGGACCAACAGTTGGCGAGACAGTGGCTTCAGCTTGATACACATGAACAGCAAGGTAATTGAAGACATCAAAGAGGACGCGGGAAGCTATCCGGACCTACTGAAACGCTTCCCACTCTATGTTCTATTTTATAGCCAAGAGGCAGTAACTGAGTTTCGGTTGACCTGGCAATAAGTTTTGACGCAACAGCAAACTATGTTAAAAAAGTGTGTAACACAGGAGACTCTGGTGACTGACAAGCGAATTGGTTTTTGCTGTAAATTTGTATCTGAAACAGAGTTCAAAGACAAGAAGAGCGCAGCAGAGTGGCACAGCCTCTACAACACAAAAGGCACAACTGTAACCTCACTGGAAAAGCTCACACGTACACAAGCCATTGACAAGCTGTGTGGCATTGTGCGCTACAACACTGAGGTACTTATGAGGCAGTTTCAGCTTGTAGGCAGTTGGCCACAAGAACTCCGAATGATGCGAATTGGCAGTGAGATTCTCCCTGCTCGCACACACGCCAATTGGAGCTCTGCCTATCAAGAATCTGTGATGATTGAAGCACTGCGCGGATTTGGGGAGGTAGGCAAACTAGCACGTGACTTCGACATTCGACTCAGCACGCATCCTGGACAGTTCACTATGCTTGTGAGTCATGAGCCCGAGGTGGTGGAGCGTGCTATTGAAGACCTCGAGTACCACTCGGAGATTTTCCGGCTCATGGGCTTTGATGGAAGTGATCAGCGACAGGAGATCAACATCCATGGTGGTGCCCGTCGAGACGATTTCCTTGATTACTTTCAACACAGCTTTGCTCGGCTGAGCAGTGACACAAAGCAATGGCTGAGTGTGGAGAATGATGAGTACAGTTACGGTCTCGATCATCTCTTGCCCTTGAAAGACAAGGTGAAGATCTGTCTCGACATCAACCACTACTGGATTCATCAAGGAACGTATCTCAGTCCAGATGACCCAAGGCTGACCCAGGTGATTGAAAGTTGGCGTGGTGCACGTCCAGAAATTCATGTGGCTTGGCCGCACGAAGATGTACTTCCCTCCCACAGCAACACAACCAGGCCAGACATTGCGTTGCTCGAGTCAAGTGGTATCAAACGAAGCAAGCTGCGTGCCCACAGCAAGCGACCTTGGAACAAGGCGTTGAACAGCTACTGTCTTGAGTTTTGGGATAGGATGGATCTCATGTGCGAAGCCAAGGAAAAGAATTTAGCTGCTAGAGAATTATATGACTATTCTCAAACACTATAAATAACCACTTAAACCATCTTTTATACCAAGGAGCACATATGAGATGAAAAACCTACCAAGCTGGGGCAAACATTTGGTCGTCGATGCAGCAGGGTGCAATGAAGCCATCAACGACAAAGAGACTGTAACCAAATGGGTTGACCAACTGGTTAACGATATTGATATGATTGCATTTGGTCGACCAGAGATTCATTGGTTCGCAGACCACGATGTTACTAAAGCTGGTATCAGTGCTGTGCAACTTATTACTACATCGGCTATTGTATGTCATTTTGTACCTCACACTTGGACACTTCACCTAGACGTGTTTTCTTGTAAGGACTTTGATTCCAATATTGTGCTCAAGCTGTTGCAGGAATATTTTGGGGTGAAAGCTTGGAATATCAAGGAGTTTGAACGCGAAGCTCCTGACCTCAATAGCTGAATTATATTATAAGGAAAAAGTAATGCTTATAGGTTATGCAAGGACTAGCACACATGAACAATCCGCAAGTCTAGAATCTCAAATTGCAGCATTGCAACAGGCTGGGTGTGAAAAAATCTTCGCAGAACAAACCAGTGCTGTTGGAAGTAGACCGCAGCTCACCGCAGCGATGTCATATATTCGTGAAAAAGATGTGTTTATGGTTACACGAGTAGACCGGTTGGCTCGAAGTACATCAGATCTTCTCAAAATTGTAGAAGATTTGGAAAAGCGAGAAATTGGCCTAATAGTGCAGAGCATGAACGGCATGGAATTAGACACACGAAATGCAATATCCAAGTTGATGCTGACTGTTTTAGGCGCAGTAGCAGAGTTTGAGCGTCAAATGATGCTTGAGCGGCAGCGAGAGGGCATCGCCAAGGCAAAGGCAGAGCGGCGCTACAAGGGCAGGGCGCCAACAGCACGCAGGCAGCTGGCTGAGATTCAGTCACTAAAATCCCAAGGGGTTGGTGCAAGTGAGATCGCAAGGCGGCTTAAGATCAATAGGTCAAGCGTTTATCGAGTGTTGGCACCAAACTCTGTTATCAGCCCACTGGTTCAAGGTAAGTAAGTATAATGGCCACTGGTACCTAATCTTCAACTATCAACAATTTCAAATCCCCTGAGCCCTTCAATAGTCTATGGAAGGTGTCTCGGGGGATTCTCACGACATCGCCGGGCTTGAGATTGCAGGGCATGCAGTTGTCCATTTGAAGTTGCCAACCATTACCCTCAACCACTGTAATAAGTCTGTGACAGTGATCTCGATGCCACACTAGCTCATGAGAATCTACAGATTGAAAGAATGTTCTTTCCAAACCTTGAATTTGTTTCTTGTCACTGTAGGGATTCATTACCACCATTTGGCACTAATTGGACTCAATCCCAAGGATTTAGTATAGCGGGGAACTCTACACGCCCAGTATCCAGCCTTCATTTTGTCTGTTTTTTGTTCACAGTTGTGACGAGAAGCAAACGCTTTGCGTCGTTTGGGATCGCGGATTTTAACACTCAAACCTGACACATCACCAAAGGCAATTTTTTTGACCCTGCCTGTTTTGGGATTCTTGACGTAGACGTAATACTTTTTAGGACCGCCTCTCTTGGGCTTGTTAAGCTCAACAGCTTTTCCTTGATACTCAGCCTCATCAAGACTTTCTGGAGTTTCAAAAATACAATCCAACGGAACCATTCTGCCTTCATACACACCAAACGTGCCTAAATCACTCTCAATCATGTCCTGGTCAAGAGCGTGTTCCAAGAGTATATCTCCACAAGAAACACGACGTCGCATCTCACAAAAAAACTCAAACCAAGCTGGGCTGTGAATACGGAATATGTTATCAACTAGCGGAACTTTGTTATCCTGGTGCCATTGAATGGCTTGATTTACACTTTCATTCAAAGGTTGCGTAAGGTCTTGAATTTTCATTTGGTTTCCCAGATCTTGAAACGTTTGTGTTATTTAGAAACCAAAATGCTCTTGTAAGATCTTGTCTATTTTGTGCAGTTGTTGAGTTACAGGCCCTAATAGGCAGTGAGTCCAGTGAGAAGGAACTATCGGAGGCAAGTAGCCGTCAATGTCCCGATTTAAATTTAACACGTTGATTACACTAGGACAATCCAACACTTTTGCGAAGTTATCAACAGGAACAACTGAGCCTGATGTTCCAATACACAGGAACAGGCTTTTGTCTGTAAGGCTGTCCAGTGTGTTGTAGAGATATTGGTATTTGGGTGCTGGTTCACCAAACAACACTACCGCAGGCTTGACATCAGTCAGGCTTTGGCAATTGGGACAACCTAGGGAGATGTTGTATCGAGTGTAGCCAATATTCCAAACATGGCCACAGTTTTCGCATTGCATTTCATCCAGCTGTCCGTGAACATGCACAACAGGGATGCAACCAGCCTCCTCTAGCAAGAGGTCTGCATTTTGAGTTATCACTGTTGCACTGTATTTTCTCTGCCATTCTGCCACCTGTTTGTGGGCGGCGTTTGGCTGAAACTTCAGAAGCATTTCCCGTAAGTCGCTGTGAAATTCATTTACAATTTGAAAGTTTTGTCGCCAAGTGGCGTAATTACTGTAAACCAATGGATCATAACGGCTCCATAAACCTTCGCTATCTTCTCTAAATGTGGGGATGCCGCTTTCAGCACTCAAACCAGCGCCGCTAAAAATCAATAATTGGGTCATAATTTTGATTATGCAACAAATTTCTGGAGGGTTGCAATCCAATTCTCATGTTTACTGCCTTTGTATTGTGCTCACTGTCCAGACAATAAATATACTATGCCATATTTGAATCATAATATCCCCGTTTTAACATGCCTAATACGTAACCAATACCTTTACAATCACACCAAAGGCCACGGCGAGTTCACTCCCTGTGATGTACACAGTGTCGCAAGTATGGAGAAACGCACGCCTTTATTTGAAGCATTTTTGGAAAATGGAGTGAACTGGACACGTCGACCCATAACTGCTTTTTGTTGGCGTAATGATGCACCAGTAAGACCACTTGCAGAACATGTTTATTGGGACTGTTTCAGTCATTATATTGATGTGCAGGTCCGGCAACGCATGGCGGGGTTAAGGGCTACGTTGTTGGTTTACACTGGGGAACGTCGTCAAGGACAATACTGTATGACTTTAGACTGGGGTTGGGAAAACTCTGCTTTTACTGACACCAATTTCAGTGAAACGCCTGAACACAAATGCGCGCATTTGTTCAAAATGGATGAAGGAAACTATTATCTTTATCCCAACAATAGAATCATTTGGCATGACAATGCTTGGGTGAAAAATCCTATAACCAGTAATCCTGGGTATCAAATAGACATGACAGTCTACAGTGTGGAGAACGCTGTGGACTTTTATACAGATGACAGCTATATGACACATGTGGAGCCTGTAAATGAAGCTGGTTGATATTTTGGAAAACAAGGAGGACCAACAGAATCAAAAACCCAGTGTGTTCAGCCAGTGGGAAGACACTGACCCAAAGAATGACAAGCCGGAAGAGTCAAAAAATAATCCCAGTGAACTCTATCATAGCACTATACTAGACAATGCGCCTAATATCCTGCAATCAGGATATATAACAACCTCTATCTACAAAGATCCAGCCAAGGATATAGTGTTTGATTCTCGCTCTACAACACCCCATACATCACCAACTATAGCTGTTCTCACTTCTTGTGGGACACTGATGCAAACCTACAACGAACAAATTTCTCGCCAGCTAACGACGGCAAGCAGTCAACTGGGAACGCAAAGCAAAGCCTATCGAGCCTTGCGTGCCATCAGTCACGTTTTGGAATCACAGAAGCTTTTTGAAAACGATCCACAACTAGGTAACAACAGCATTTGGCTCTACACTGAAGGTTGCCAAAGTGCATTGCACATACTGCTCGACAACAAGACAGCAAAAATCACTTGGTTAGGTAGTTTGAATGGCACTGGTAGGCAACTTTTGGAGCAGGGGTTAGCACAAAGCCAGAAACAAGGTGCCTTACTCGCTGTTGTGAAACCCATCTGGAACAGCCACAAATTTTATGAGAAGATGGGATTTCAAGATCAAGGAACTGGTTATTGGAACTTACCTCTTGAGGAATCAGCTAATCAACTGGATCGCGCAGATCTAGAAGACTTATTGGGTGCAATCACATATGAGCAAGAAGAGATTAACGACGCCAGCTATGATGCTGCGGGACCAAAGTATGAAAAACTTGACAAGGATTTCAAAGCCTTAGAGGCTGTTGCTTATGTGGTTAAAAATAACTTACGAGCACTTGACAATCCCAACTTGGGAAAAAATAGCATTTTCCTCTATAACTATACCCCAGATCTAGGCGTGTTCAGTGTAACTGCAATACATGTGGTGATTGAAAATCAAGTGGCGCATGTGAAATGGTTGGGCAGTTATGACAACAAACCTGGTGCTGGCAAAGCGTTGATGTTACAAGCCTTGACTATCGCAAAGAACAAAGGGGCCACCAAGAGCGTCGTAGAGGCCAAATGGGAAAGCGAAGGCTTTTATCACAAGCTGGGTTACGATGTGGAGAACAGAGGATCAAACAACCCATTTACAGGCACCAGTTTAGTCCAAATGGGAAAGAAGTTGGAAGAAGCTTGGACTGATGAAGACCAGCGTATGGTTCACAAAAATCCCACAATTCAAGATTTGAAAAGGTTGGCACGCAACAACAAGTATCACAGTGCCAGATTTGTGATCTACAAAGATGGCAGTGTTGTGGCTGCGGATAGCGAACATTATACTCACCACAGTGCTGCACCTGCCATGGGCGCTTGGGCTTTGAGAGGGTATGTGCAATACTTGGGTGGCAACGACTATGCCTATCGCAGCATGGAAGTCTACAGTCCCAAAAGTGTTGACCATCCTCTTTTCCGCAAGTGGGAATCTAGTGGTATAGAGAATGGCAATCCCTCTGTTGTTGAGGAAAAATGGACCAAAAAGTATAAGAAGAGTATCAACTGCTCTAATCCTCAAGGGTTCAGCCAACGTGCTCACTGTGCTGCTAGACGCAAACGACAAAAGGGCGGAAAGACAACTAGCAAGCCCTTGAATGAAAACAATAACGTAGAAATACACAACTATAAAAAGCTGGATCGCATCTTAGTTGCATTGTGTAACCTAGTTGACACCAGACGAAAGAAAAACCCTGACAAATACGGATGGGTAGCCGCAGGGTTGTTGGATCCCCGCAACCGTCTTGTAATAGGTTTCAGCACATTTGCCAATGACAAATGGTATCATGCTGAACGATTGGCTATGAGGGCTTATCGTAAAAAATACGGAAGCATACCTGATGGCTGTATAATTGTAACCACATGCAGTCCATGCAGCGAGCAGATGCCAAGATATGGTGAAAGTTGTACTGACCTAATCAACAAGAGTCCTGTCAAAAAAGTCTATTGCGGCTACTCTGATACAACTCAATCCCAAAGTCAACGCACTTTCAATATTATGGTTACTGCTGATACAAACATACGAGAACGGTGCCAAAAATTTGCTGAAAACTTCATGGATTGGGAAGCGCAATATTTGGATGAAAGCTTGCGTGATTGGTTCAAACAAAAATGGGTGCGATTTGGGACAGATGGCAAGATCAGAGGCGACTGTGCTAGAGGCAGTGAAGGCGAAGGCAAGCCCAAATGCCTGCCACAGCGGAAGGCTTGGGCACTGGGCAAGAAAAAACGTGCAACTGCTGCTAGGCGCAAGCGTAGAGAAGATCCCAATCCTGAACGTGAAGGCAAGGCCCGGAACGTAGCCACAAAAGAAAGTGTTGGCTCTACAAAATTGGGAGATCTCTGCACTATCAAAACTAATTTTCCTGATGCTGACTTTTGGCTTGTGCGACGCAGTGATAGAACAAATGTGGGCACACCAGCCAAAGAATTCAGTCCCTATCATATTGGAATCAAAGTCACAGCTACTGAACAGCTGATGCCAGAATATCTCTACTATATGATGATGCATCTCCACAACCAAGGCTATTGGAACAGTCGAAGCATGGGCATGAGCAATCTTGTGCACATACGCACAGAAGATGTGAAAAACATACAACTGGCTTTGACAGAGCATGAGCTGAAAGAAAACTCCAGTTGTCCACATTGCGGAGGCCAAATGGTTAACTACTCTATGCTCAGTGAAAAACAAGATGCCTGCTACTACAAAGTCAAGAGTCGCTACAAAGTTTGGCCCAGTGCCTATGCCAGCGGTGCATTAGTGCAGTGCAGGAAAAAGGGTGCAAAAAACTGGGGCAAGAGCAAGACAAATGAAAGCATAAGCATTGATCAACAAGAGGAACATGGAGGTCTCGAAGCCTACATAACTGATACATCTACCCCACAATTGGTCAATTATCTTGCAAGTGAAAATGCACCCGCCGACCTTGCAGAAAAATTGCAACGCAGATACAAAACAATAGCTGTGTTCAAAAACATATGGGTCGAGGAAGATCATCAAGGGTCTGGAGTAGGTAGCTGGATTTTAGAGGCTGGTATTGGGGATGCAATAGACAACCAGGCTCATGCTGTCATTCTCACTGCTGTCTCAGATGATCCCAAAAGACAATCACAACTTGAGAAATGGTATAAGTCTTATGACTTCAAAGAAATAGCTCGCAGTTCAACTGGGTATCCTGTGATGTTACTAGATTTAAACAAAGACCAGGTCTCAGAAGCTGCCCCGTGGCTCGGGCAGGGAGATGAGCCACTGCCCACTAAACTCTATCATGTCACAAGAACAAGAAACCGTTTGAGCATACGCCAGAGAGGACTTGTTCCCAAAACAAAGGAACATGATCATATATTGCGACAACCAGGTGTGTTTCTGTTTGAAACTTTTGAACAAGCTGAAGATTGGGCTTACTATTGGAGTCAAGATGAGGGCGAGAGTATGGATATATGGGAAATCAAGGTTCAAGATCCCAATGATCTAACTCCTGATCCAGCATTGGATATTCAGCACGATTACGATGCATGGGTCATCTACAAGCCAATTCCTGCAGCCAATGTGAGGCTGAAATTTACGCAACGCTGGCCGGAACCTTGGGGAAAGCCTACTACAACGGTGAAAAAAATCCGCAACCTTGAAGAAGATCCTAATGAAACTGAATGACCTATTGAACAAGCCTACCAGTAGCGTAGCTGAGCTGGCTAAAAAATACAAAGTGTCAACAGACTCTGTGGAGAAACAGCTGGCACAGGGCATCAAAGTGGAGATGGAACACACCCGGTTGCGGAGTGTGGCGCGAGAAATAGCCTTGGATCACTTGGGTGAGGATCTTAACTATTACAAGAAATTGAGCAAACTTGAGAAAAAGCCTGCTCAAGAAGCTCTTCTGATAGAGCTGTTTGCCCTGCTAAATGAAGTAAAAATCGACAATGTGAGTGGCATTGGGGAAGTGCCTGACAATAAGAATGTGGATTATCTTGGCTTGAGAGTCGCGATGAAGCCCAGTGTATTTTTGAAATTGGCTAGCCCTTTGTCAAGAGAACATGCTGGGAGTGTGGATTATATCAAACAGCAACTAGATCAAGGGCAGGGAATGGCCAGTCCTTGGCTGGTCTTAGACATACCAATAGAATGGGAAAAAGGTCGTTATAATAAATCCGCAAGAGTAATTGGGCACGAAGGCCGCAACAGAATGTATGCGGTCCTAGAAACTGAAGGCGATGCACCTGTTGAAACTCATTTGTTTTTTGTCGGTGGATTGCGTGCTAGGCACATCAAACCTGAATGGATTGAAGCACTCAACCTGCGTCTTGTACCACAGAGAGCAAACACTAGTGTATCTGGCCCGTTTTTTGAACTGCTGTTAAAGACTCAAAAAAGTCTCTCAGAAGAAAATGAAAACAAAAGAGACACATACCGTGTAACCTGGAGAGGTAGATTGGGCGAATATGATCCCAATTATTTTGACATCAAAAGTGACCCACTTGAAGACGATGATGGCAAAGTCATCGCCGTAAAAGATCAGCTTGTTCCCAAATCTCATTTGCGTGCCAATTTAAACATAACTCCAAATCCCAACCTAGTGTATAGGGGCATGAGTAATCATGAATTTCAAAATATCAAAAAAACAGGAGTGATACAAAGCAAAGGCGAGTATAACTTGGCTGGGCAACAGGGCTTAACCTATTTTTCAACTGAACCCAGGTCAGCTGAAACTTATGCTCATAGTTTTGCACCATGGAATCAAAAAGCCAACTGGGACAATCCAGCATGGGTAATTGCAGTGCCCAAACCTGATGAATCAAAAATTGTGCATGTGCAAGGCACAGGATCACATGAAGTGGGAGTCAAAGGCTCTATACCAGCGAATCAAATAAGGGAGATATACCGAGGAAAGGTTGTAGAATACGATCCTGGTGTGCACAACCAAGTTGCACCATCAGCATGGCTGCATTGGGAGAAAATGCCTGTTGATACATTGTTAACAGAGCGCAAAGGTGCGCCTGGCACTCTCAAATCCAAAATCACCAGACTGTATGGCGGAGGTGTCACATGTGACAAAACACAAAAACTCAAAACACGCCAGGGTGCTACAACTCTAGACAAACGCCAAGCCAACTGGTTTCAAAACAAACATTGCGGCGGAGCAACTAGAGTTGATGAAATCATAAGTGGTGAGCATATTCCAGGCGATTGGAAAAAATATGGAAGCGGCGACGCAGAAATGTTTGAAACAGAGTTTGATCTTCAAGGATATAAGATCACAATAAGTGTGAGTCGGGATTGGGCCCAATCTGGTGCCTATGTGTTGATGAAGAAAAACATAGAGGCTGGAGCAAACCTGGTTGGCAGAGAAATAATATTCAGGGTAGATGGCGAAACTGATCCAACAGGCTTACTAGGCACAGGTGCAGCGAATGTAATTTCAATTGTTGTAGGAAAAATCATAGGACTACTACAAAATATAGAATGGGACTATTTGGTCTTCGCAGGTGCTGGGGACAGTAGACAAAGAGTATATACTAAAATATTGAGTCAGATATCTCCAGGACTTGATTCAGAGCCAATGCAATTTGGAGATTGGTTCCTGCTGATCAAAAACCATTTGTTGGCAGCAAAATCTCAAGAGCTGGATGAAGTTTTTAAAGGCAAGCCACTTCCTGGAGATTGGCAATCAATAAAGGGCGGTTCAACCCACTACACTGAATTTGAATTTGCTGGCAGTGAAGTGCAAATAGCAGTCGTAAAAGACGCTTCTTATGAGCTTCAAACTATCTTGCAAAAGCAAGTGCCAGAAAACTGGGTTGGATATGAAGTGTCCTTCTCTGTAGATCACAGCATCTCTGTAACAGGTATGTTTGACCAAAAAAGTGCCCAATTATTTGATTTGATTATACGAAAACTCAAATGGTTTTTCCAGACCCACAGCTGGGACTACATCAACTTCAGTGGGGATGAGCGCAGCCGCAACAAGCTCTATCTCCGGCTGGCAAAACAGTTGGCACCTGCTGATAGCACAGTGTTGCACACTAACAAAAGCTTTGCAATTGTCAAGCAGGACAAGCTTGCATCATTCACTAACTTGGACGAAAGTTTAAGTTACAAAGGTTTGCGTCCTGGAGCAAATATTTGGTATGAGCCTGGCATGCAATATTCCCAATATAATTTATATCCAGGCAAAAGTATTGTGGGCCAGCGAGTATACCATATGACCAATAAGCTTACAAGTATAATAAAGTCAGGCGGACTGAAACCAAAATATGATGAGACTGGTGCTAGAGAATTTGGCCGATATAGCACTGTGGAATATCCTTTCACTCCAGTTATTGCTATATTTTTTGATGTTGGTGAGCATGATTGGTTTGGCAAATACATCTTAAGTTGGGAAATAACACCTGAGGATAAAACTGCACGAGCATATATGCCAGTAGATACCATGCAGCCTTCAGATAGAGATAATTTGCTGCCCAATTGTCAGGTAACACCTGTAAGTATTGATAGGATTACTATCACAGATCTCAAAGGAAACCTTATAAAAGTATGAGAATTTACCATTTAGTGCCCTTAAAGAAGTTGCTAGAAGCTTATCAGCCATTGACAACCAAATGGCAACAAGACAATGTGGGCTCAGTTTCAAGATATATTACAAGCTTTGAGTATGATGACCATTTAGTCGAACAAAGACTTACTCAAGATAAAAATCAAAAAGACTTACAGGATGCATTGGCTGCCAGTGATTTAGAGCCCAATCCACAAGCCAAGGGCTATGTTTGGTTATGGACAGTGGATGGGGAAATAGAACAAACTGGCACAATGGGCCTTAAGGCCATACCCTTGTGGAAAGAATTGGTGCGACGCCTCTTTGGTTGGCTTGGATCTCATGAATGGGACTACTTGACTTTTATTGGTGGACGCGGCAGCAGGAACAAGCTCTATAGCGCATTGGGTCAAATGTTGGCGCAGAGAGCTGGTGCCAAAGTATATTTTGATTTTGACACAAGTGACTTTGTTGTATATAAGCCCAGTGCAATAGTTCAACCAAAATTGCAAGAGGCTTTTGATTACCAACTTCCCCGGGATAAATGGAAGATAAAAACAGAAGGCGACAGCTATATTGATTTTTTGTTTGAAATTGATGGCAACGAATACGAGCTTCGAATGTCTCGATTGCAAGAGCCTCAGAAGAGGGGTATTTACGAGGTGGAATTTAGGCACACAGAGTATGGCATGGACATAAGTGGCACAGGTTCAGCCTTTAAAGTCTTCAGTGCTGTGTTTCAACTTCTCAAGTATGCTATTGATCATCAAAAAACCTTACCTGTAAATGGACTTTGGTTCCAGGCTTGGGCCCCGAGCAGGAAAAAGCGTTATAAGAGTATGGCACCAAAATTAGCAAGACATCTGGGTTGGACTTGGGTAACCAAGCAAGAGAGTTTTCCCTACTCTCTCTCGCCAGGAACAGATGGCTACTTGATTCTCAAACCCAGTCTTGGCGAAACAGCTGGTGTGGGCAAGATAGTTAAAGGTGTGAACACTACCACCGATGTGGGACCTGATGCTGTTCAAAAACAAGCCCGGAAATTTCTCAACAAAGTCACAGCAGGAGGAGTTCCTCCTCAAACTCAAAGCAATGGCAAATTTCCCTCGGTTAAATAAGCTGAAATGGCAACTTTGTATAGTTTTGGTATGGATCCCACACGGTGGTACAGCAGGGCATTATATGCCTTCTCTACCAATGAATTAGGCTGGACTACAGGCAATAGTCCAGTCAATGGACTGGGCAGCATACAATCCATGGCGTATGGAAACAATACGTGGGTTGGTGCTACAAATTTTGGAGACTTCACAGTAAGTGGTGATGGTGTAAATTGGTATTCCTACACTCCTGAAAACAAAAGTTGGCTTGTTAACAAAATCACATGGGGACAAGGATTGTTCACAGTTGTGGGACATGAAAAAAACTTCAGTAACCTTGCAGAAACTGGATTTGTCGCAGTGTCTGGAAATGGTGGTCCAGCAACTTGGGTCAGAAAATTTGTCAGTTATCAAGAACCCATGACTTTGTTTGATATCAAACACTTGGGCCTAGGAAAATGGATTGCTGTGGGCTGCACAAATCATCTGCGACAGCCTGTGGTAATCTATAGTGAAGACAACACTGACTCTTGGACAAGAATACTACTTCCAGATATTATCCCTGGCGGTATTTACAGTATTGAAGCCCACGTAGGAAGTAGTGTAAAAGTTTGGCTGGGCGGCAAAGGCTGGATAGCCTATACCAACGATTTTCAAACCACAAGCACAGAATGGACATTGTTTGATAATTTAAAAGATCAAGGCAAATCCAAACCATTTACGCGGTTATTATACCGATCCACACTGGGCAAAGAAGCTATTGTTGCACTGTCAGGATCTACAGTTTGGTTCAACGACACAGCTTTGAATTGGCGGAGCACTACACAAGAGGGCTATAGATTCCAGGACGTAGCTAATTTCCAAAACCCCTTAACAAGCCAAGAGTCATTTAACTTTTCTGTTGGAGGCATGTTGAACCAGTACACTGGATTCAAAACTCCTTGGCAAGCCCAGAGCACACAAGAATTCTCCCTCATTGGATATAACAATGGAGTCCAAGCCAGCAGCCTTATTGTTGTTTGACACATGTGCTGTCTGCCACACAATCATGGCATACAACAAACGTGGAGCAAAAGTAGATGGGTATCGGCACTCTAGGACCAAATGATCGCTCAAAGATTATGGCCCTTGTGAATTCAGGTATTGATGTGTTGCGCGAGATTGCTACCCTCAAAGAGGGACTAAAAGACCAAGTGGGATCAGTAAGTGAGGAACTGGATATTGACAAAAAGATCCTAAACATGGCTATCCGAACCGCCTACAAGATGAGCCAGCAGAATCAAGACACTTTGAACGATCTTCAAACACAGCTGGACAGTGTTGAAGAAGTGCTAAAAGCAGCAGGTGTTTCCTAAGGCTGCACTCAAAGCAAGGATACATTTTTATAGATCTTTGACTCAAAGATCTAAATGGATTGTAATGTTTTTTTTGGAGATTTTAGGTACAGCCAGCATACTGCTGGCTGTCGCCGTTTAAGCCTTTCAAATATTACCTTTGAGCACATTGTATTTGTTTTGGTTGTTTGGCAGTGTAGCCTTGACCATCAGCAGTATTTTGCGTAAGAATCTATTACTCGCTGTAATGATGTTGTTTTATACAGGGTTGAATTTATATGGATTATGGAGTTTTGGATGACGTATGTTGATGCTATTTTGGAGAAAGACAAACACTGTATTCAAGTTGTGGAGCGTGTAAACCACAAACGAGTCTACAACACATATCCCAGCAAATACGTAATGTATTTTCCCAGTGAGCGTGGAAAATACACTAGCATTTATGGTGAACGGCTGGATAAATTTGAAACCAATCGTTGGGAAGAGTTTCAAAGAGAGTGTCGCTTGGTTCCAAAAACACAACAATATGAAAGTGATAGCAATCCCATTTTCCGTTGTTTTTATGAACATTACAAAAATACAGCAAGTCCACAGTTGCATGTGGCGTTTTTTGACTTGGAAACTGATTTTGATCCTGATCGGGGCTTCTCGTCAACTGACGAGGCGTTCAATCCCATTACAGCAGTATCTGTATATTTGAGTTGGCTGGGCAAAAACTTTACTCTTGTCCTCAAACCCAAAACACTCACAGTAGAGCAAGCATCAGCAGTTGTGGACAAATTTGAAGACACTGTGCTGTGTAGCAATGAAACTGAGCTATTGGATGTGTTTCTCACCCTCATTGAGGATGCAGATGTTCTCACAGGTTGGAATTCAGAGGGTTATGATATTCCCTATTTGCACAATCGTATCATTCAAATTTTGAGTAAGGAGCACACTAAAAGGCTGTGTCTCTGGAACAAATTTCCCAAGAAAAGGGAGTATGAAAGCTATGGCAAGCCCACTATTACTTTTGATCTAGTGGGCAGAGTCCATCTTGACTATCTGCAACTGTACCGCAAGCATACCTATCACGAGATGCACAGTTATCGACTGGACTTTGTGGGCGAGTATGAAGTGGGCGACAAGAAGATAGCTTACGAAGGCAGCTTGGACAAGCTCTATAACGAAGACTTTGAAAAGTTCATTGCCTATAACAGGCAAGACGTTATGCTGTTGGTGAAAATTGATCGCAAGCTGAAATTCATTGATCTAAGCAATGATCTAGCACACACAAACGGAGTGTTGATCCAAACAACAATGGGGTCAGTACAGCTTATTGACAATGCCATTACTAACGAAGCACATGATCTTGGCTTATGTGTTCCTACTCGACGTAGAGACAATCCTGAAATCATGAAAGACGATCAGGGTGAAGACATTGAGCCCAATGGTATTGCTGGTGCATATGTGGCTGACCCAGTTGAAGGCATGCACAAATGGATTGGCGGTGTAGACATCAACAGTCTATATCCCAGTGCTATTCGAAGTTTGAACATGAGCAAGGAAACAGTAGTGGGGCAAATCCGCCCTGTGGGTAATGATCGTTTGATTCAACACAGGATGCAAAAGGAAAAACGCACTTTTGCTGACAGTTGGAACGAGATGTTTGGCATTATTGAGTATAACCAAGTGATGAATAGGGAAATGGTTATGCTGACTGTGGACTTTGAAGACGGCACCACTGTGGAACTCAGTGCTGACGAACTGTATCAATGGATTTTTGAAAATCCCAAAAAGCAAATGACGCTCAGTGCCAATGGCACTATTTTTGATCTCAACAAGGAAGGTGTGGTACCAGGCTTGCTGGCCCGCTGGTATGGTGAGAGAAAGGAGTTGCAGGCAGAAGCCAAAGCATGTTTCAAAAAAGCTGATGAAGAACCTAATCCCTCTAAGAAGAGTGAGTATCAAGAAAAAGCTGATTTTTATGACAGAAGGCAGTTGATTAAGAAAATTTTGCTAAATTCACTTTATGGAGCTATCGGAAATTCTAGCTCATCGTGGTTTGACAACCGTATTGCACAAAGTACTACTTTAACAGGTAGATGTATCGTCAAACACATGGGTAGTAAGATCAATGAGGTAATATCAGGGAAATATCACTACAAAGGTGATGCTGTCATATATGGCGACACCGACAGCATTTATTTTAGCGCATATCCAGTAATGAGCCAGCTTGAAGACTTCAAAAGCTTTGATTGGAGTCGTGAAGCAGTGGTGCAACTGTATGATCAAGTTGCAGACATCACTAACCAAAGCTTTCCTGGATTTATGAAACAGGCATTCAATGTACCTGAATCCAGGAGTGTGATCAAAGCTGGCCGTGAACTAGTAGCAAGCCATGGATTGTTCATTACCAAAAAACGGTATGCTGTGATGATCTACGACAAAGAAGGCAAGCGAAAGGATGTAGATGGCAAGCCAGGTGAGATCAAAGTTATGGGGCTTGATCTCAAGAGAAGTGATACACCAAAACCAGTCCAGGACTTCTTGAGTGAGATTTTAACTTTGGTTTTGACTGAGGTTGACAAAGACAGCATTTTCACGCGCATCAAGGAGTTCCGCACAGAGTTCAGCCAATGGCCCAGCTGGGCAAAAGGCAGCCCCAAAAGGGTGAATAACCTTACTCAATATGGCATGATTAAGAAAGCTCAGGAAAGCGTTGACCTCAACAAAGACACTGGGAAAAGAAAAACTATTCCGGGCCATGTCCTTGCGAGCCTAAACTGGAACCTATTGTGTGAGATCTACAACGATTATGGATCAATGCGAATTCAAGACGGGCAAAAGGTGATTGTCTGTAAGCTGAGATCAAACCCTTTGGGTATGACATCTGTTGCATACCCTGTAGATCAACTGTATCTTCCTGATTGGTTCAAGTCTATGCCTTTTGACAACGCTCTTATGGAGGCCACAATTTTGGACAAGAAACTGGAAAACTTGTTGGGTGTATTGCACTGGAATCTTGAAGATGCCAAAAACAACGAAACTTTTGACAGCATGTTTAGTTTTTGAAAGGTTGACAACGGAGCTATATGTCAAGTAGATTTGACAAAAGTCAACCTTAAGGAATAATTCATGAATATTTTTTCTGCCTTATACGAACGCATACGACGGATGTTTGGGCCTGATCAAACACCAGTTTCAACTACTCTTGCACCCAGGACAGAACCAATCCAGCCAATAGTTGTGACACCCGCTGGAAATCCTGTGCCACCCAGCTCAGAGAAGGCAGCCCTTGTAATTGAAAAAGGTGCATACCAACCAATCACGTCTAGTCCAACAGATCCACCAGTGTTGCAGCAACCTGCCCCTGTAATTACTGCCAAACAAGAGCCATCACAGGAACCTCCCCCAGCTAAAACAGGGAAAAAGCCAAAAGCTACAACAGCCCTTAAGGAACCCAAGGCGCCTAGTCAACGCAAGGCACCAGCCAAAAAGAAAACTAATTAGCCAATTCTAGTGAGCCCTCTCTTTGGAACCTCTCTTGAAGAGAGGGCTCAACTCTTACGGTATAAGTCCTACCCTCCAACTTCACCGGCTTCTTGGAACTCACCAACAAGCACCCCCACTAGCACCTTAGTGTTCGTTACTGGCCATGTGTGTCTAGATTCAGTAGTGGACGACTTTCATGAAGTCGACAGCATAATTGAAGCTGAAGATTTGCTGTTTTCACAAGCAAACACTGTGGTGGAAAAATACGATGGATTGCCATTTGCACTCCGTAGACAGTCAACCTTATTAGGGCATCAAAATCGTCGAGGCTGTGGTAATCTCATTTTCACAACTCCGGAGATACGTGCCCAAATACCAGACAATCAACTGTATATTGATGACAGCAATTCCTGTAAACAAGTGGGCTGTTGGTACTCAGCAGGCGTGTTGCGCAAATTTGACAAACAAGGCAGTCAAATATTTGTTAGTGATCGGGTACCCGAGCACACTGCCTATGTGGCATACAAAGGTTCAAGTGATTTAGACAGCGTTGCACTCCTGTTCAAAAAAGAAGATCAAATGCGACTGTGGTGTCCCTTAAGAGTTGACATACCCGTGAGCATCGCTCACTATATTACAAAGGTTGTGTTTGACAACTGACTCAATTGTGGAAAAATTATGAAATCCCAAAAAACTCGAATATATGAGCCTACTGAACTCAAAACTTTATTTGAAGCATTGAACAGTGCACCACCTTGGCTAAGTCGAAGGTTCATACTCAAGAACATGATGGGTTGGACTGATGATGATTTGAAACAAAATGCCATCCTGGTTGACGAAGAGACAACACAACGCAAAATGGGTAACAAAGGGAGTTATTGAAAATGACAGCAACAGCTATTAAGGATGCAATTTCTGATCTTGCAAAGAACGTGATCAGTACTGGCTTTTACGAAAAAATCAAGGTGTCTGGTGGCGCCAAAACCAGCACCATTGAGGCTATTGACAAAGACAAACAAGTGATTCTCAAGGCTGAAACTTTGCATCCTGTGGACGGCTGGGCTGGAGAATTTGGCCTTGCCAATCTAGGCTTGCTCAACAGCATTGTGAATGATTCCGAGTTTGCCCACAAAGACAGCAAGCTTGAACTAGTGCTTACTGAGCGTGAAGGTGTAGACGTTCCCACTGAGATGCACTACACAAACAAGAGCAATAGTTTCATCAATTATCGCTTCCTAGCAAAAAACATGGTCCCAGATCAACCCAAGTACATGGAACCACAGTGGGACGTGAAAATCAAACCCAGCAAAAGCAACATTCAACAGTTCAATTGGGCTGCTGGCAGTCTCAGCAGCTACGAGCAATACTTCATTCCCAAGACAGTTGATGGTAACCTCAAGTTTTTCATTGGAGATGAAGGTGCAGCTACTCAACGCGGCGGTGTAGTGTTTGCTACAGGGGTTACGGGCGAGTTTGAAAGCTCACACAAATGGCCTATTGCTCTTGTATCTGCACTTTTGAAGCTGGTTGATGGTGCTGATGCTGAAATGAGCTTCTCCGTCAAGGGTGCTATTCAGCTCAAGCTCAATACTGGCATTACCACATACAAGTATGTGCTGCCAGCAAAGCTGCGCTAATAGGACACAGTGGGCACCCCACAGTGCCCATTTTTTGGAGACTGCTTGTGCCAGTTGAACACGAACGCAAAATGCTCCTGCGACCTGAAAGCCCGCAGGAGCTACTACGACATTTGAAACGCCAACCCCTTGTGCAAACCTTTGAAATAACACAGGGTTATATCAACAAAAGTGCAAGAATTCGACATGTGGTACCACACAATGGTGATGCAGAAACGCATTGGTTCACTTTCAAAACCAAGGTTACTGGAAATACAGTGGAGATCGAAACAGAAATTTCAATCCACGACTATCACAAACTTTTCTTGATAGCTAAACCCGTAATCCACAAAACTCGCTGCAAGTTTCAAGAAGGGTTGAACTGTTGGGACGTGGATTTTTTCAAAAATCCCAAAAGCGGCGACATTTATTTGAGCATGGCAGAAGTGGAAATGCCAGAATTTGAGTTAGACCTTCCTGAGGTTCATCCTCTCTTACAGGAGAATTTTTGGCGCTGGATTGACGCAAACGACAAGAGGTTTCAGAACAAGAATCTTAGTAACTATAAAAAAGTTTTGATGAACCTGAAAGGTCTATAATGCCAAACAGCAAATATCGTAGCATCTTCATAAGCGATACGCATCTTGGTAGTCGTGCATGCCAAGCTGAGCTACTTGTGGAGTTTTTGAAACACAACTCCTGCCAAAATCTATACCTCGTTGGTGACATATTTGATTTGTGGAAATTGAAAAGCAGCAAATTCTGGCCACAAACACATAGCAATGTGGTTCGAAGAATTCTCACTGCGGCCAAGAGAGGCACACAGGTGAGATATGTTTTAGGTAATCATGATGAGTACCTTCGAGCATGGATTCCAGACATACACACTTTTGGCAACATTGAGCTGGGCAATGCCTTTGAACATCACTCTGTTCATGGGCAGAGATTTTTGGTAACACACGGTGATTTGTTTGACGGTGTAATTCGATATCACAAATGGCTTAGCTTGATGGGCGACAAAGCACACAGTTTTTTACTGTGGTTGAACACACATTTGAATCATATGCGCCGGTTTTTTGGAAAAGATTATTGGAGTCTAAGTTCATACCTTAAAACAAACACGAAACAAGCTGTTGCATTTATCACCAAATACGAGCAACATGTAGTACAATATGCTCGGGACGAAGCATTTCATGGAGTAATTTGTGGCCATATTCATTCTCCATCGTTGAAAACGTTTGAGGATGGGTTTGTGTATATGAATTGTGGTGATTTTTGTGAAACTGTGTCAGCTTTGGTTGAAAACTTTGATGGCTCAATAGAGCTACTGGTTTACGACACTGAAACAAAAAGTATGATGACGAAAAACACATGGAGCCTTGAATGAGACTTGTGATTGTTGATGACAACTGCCAAGACCAAGTGAATGGTGTTGTAACTACAATGAATGCAGTGAAAAAACAAATGTTTTCTCGAGGCATACAGAATCTCATTCACATCACTCCTGATCAAATGATGTCTATGCCTGCATTGGTATATCCAGGTGCTCGCATACCATTGAATTTTTGGAATTTGAAAAAAAGAATAGAGGCGTATGAACCCACACACTTGCACATTTGTACAGAAGGTGTGCTGGGCTTAACTGCTAGGCAATTTTTTCAAAACAAAAATTGGCGCTACACAACTAGCTTTCACACAAGATGGGATCACTATCTCAAGGAAAAATTTGGTGTGCCGGCCCTCAAAACCATGAGGTATCTCAAATGGTTTCATCAAAATAGTGCAGCAACTTTGGTCAACACTCCTACTATGCAAAGAGAGATGGTGTCGCTTGGCCTGTCTCAAGCCATCACATGGTCACGGGGAGTCAACACCCAACTGTTTCAATTTAATGACCGCAAGTGTGACACCAAGCCCACATTGTTGAGTGTTGGTCGAATCAGTGCTGAGAAAAATTTAGAGGTGTTTTGTAGCCTATCAGCAGAAAAATACAATCTAGTGTGTGTTGGTGATGGCCCTGATCTCAAGCGGTTACAGAACAAATACCCCTGGGTGACATTTACTGGGCAATTGAGCGGTAAGCAACTGGTACAGCAGTTCCAAAATGCTGACTGCTTTGTTTTCACCAGCAAAAGTGACACGTTTGGGTTGGTTATGATTGAAAGCATGAGTGTTGGTACTCCTGTTGCAGCATTTCCTGTGCAGGGTCCAATAGATGTTGTAGATGATGGGGTGACTGGTGTGCTAAATGAGGATATTCAGACAGCTATCTCGCAATGTTTGACATTGAGTCGAAAAACTGTTTTTGAAGGCAGCAAGCGATGGAGTTGGGAAAAAACAACTGATATCTTTGTTGATACGCTGGTACCCAAATGAAACATAAAAAAACCATTCCATCAAATTTTCCCACTCTCAAATGTGTTGCATGCGGCACAAGCTGTGAGCCTTACAGGAAATACGTTTGTGACAATGATGGGGCAGTAGTCCATACTCAAAGTGACATTTGGCCAGAATATTTCCGTGACATGGGGACCACCCGTATTGAGTTTTGTAGTGCACAATGTGGCCTCAAATATTGCACAGTAAATCAATTGGTGTAGCGGTTGATTTAGCTGACTACAGCATATAATCTGAACACATAACAAAGAGAGAAATAATGACAGAACCAACTACAAGAAAAATCTACGTGACTTTTCAACGTGAAGGGATTCACAAGTATCCAGCAGCTGGAACTGACCCCTCCCTTGCAGATGTAAATTTTCTTCAATATCCGCATAGGCACATGTTTCATTTCAAGGTTGGAATTGGCGTCAATCACCTAGACCGAGACATTGAATTTATCATTTTCAAGCGTTGGCTGGAAAGTCTCTATGGTGATGGTGTGATCCAACTGGATTTCAAAAGCTGCGAGATGATCGCCGAAGACCTCTACGCCCAAATCTCTGCTCGCTATCCAGGTCGTGCAGTGAGCATTGACGTTAGTGAAGATGGTGAGAATGGGGCTGTGCTAGCCTGGGACGCTGCATAACCACCAAGGATTGCTATACAAAGTATTTGAGCGCCAGGAGATCGAGATAGGATTGTGCTGGCTCAAATACTTTGTATTGGCGATAACCTTATAATTTTCAATGCTATAATTGTCAAAAACTCCTGTGGTTTATATACTATCTCTATTAGAGAATATTTGAAGGATCAAAAATGCCCAATGTATTTGTATGGCCTATCGAGCCATTGGATAATCGCTACACCCAACAATGGTATCACGAGATTCCGTTGCGGCTCCAAGAAATAGTTGGAAATGCAGCAAAAGTAATCCAACTTGATGGGGTCCAAAACACTACAAGCACCACATCTGGTGCATTTTTGAATTTCAGCGACACCAACAGATGGAAAAGCACTCAACTGGTTGAGTTTCTCAACAAACATGATGCTGGAGAAACAACTCCAAATGATGTGCATTTGTTCACTGACGCTTGGAATCCAGTGATTCTGCAAGTCAAGTATATGAATGATCTCATGGGATATAATTGGAACATACAAGGTTACTGGCATGCTGGAGCATACGATCCCACTGATATCCTTGGATATAAAATGAGCAAACCGTGGCCCTGGCTAGCTGAGCAGGCACTGTTTCATGCCTGCGATGAGAATTGGTATGCAACAGATTTTCATAAAAAAATGTTTTTGAGCAATCTGGGCATCAGCAATGAATATCATCACAAAGCCAAAACTAGTGGGCAACCACACTCTGCTATTGTCAAACAAATGCAAGATATTATGCAGGACAGCCGAGAGAGGAAACAGGGCGTTATTTGGCCACACCGTTACAATCCAGATAAGCAGCCTGAAATTGCTGAAGATCTCTCCAACAGCATGAAACAGCCTTGGTGTATTACACAAAAAATGAATCTCAACAAAAGCAGTTATTACGAAAAGCTGGCTGACTGCCAAGTAATTTTTTCCTGTAGCTTGCATGAAAACTTGGGCATCAGTGTAATGGAAGCTGTGCTGGCAGATGTGATCCCAGTGCTGCCCAATCGGTGCAGCTACAGCGAAATGTATCATCCTGATTTTCTCTATCCCAGCAACTGGACTCAAGATTGGGAAAGTTATCAAACACACAAACAACAATTGACTGAATTTATTCAGTACAGATTGAATCACCCCAAAAAGTTCAGTAGGCAGTTGGAAAAGCAAAAGAAAGTGCTCTTACAAAAATATCTTTCAGCTAGCGTAATGTTTGAAAACATCAGCAACACAGTTGCTAGATCAACCACAGTAAAGTAAGATATATCTATGACAAAACTTTCCAGCCCCAACCCACATTTGAAAAAAATTGATCAAAACATGCAACCTGTGGTGGGTAGAGACATGTGGACCACCAACAAGGACTATGCTATTTTTCTTCCTTCAATCTCAGCGATCTATGTGCGACTAGTAAGTCAGCCCAACGCTCGCACAGTCAAGGGGCTGCCGGGTGGATTGCAGGATTTGGACTTTCTGCAAACCAATACCAACTTATTTTATTATCCCACTGCACTCTACAGCAGCGGTCACAGTTATTGGGATCCTGCTCAAAGTGATATCCAAGAAGCTATGGTGCAAAAGCGAGACAAAAACGCCTCAGTAATTGTGGGCGACAGTGGTGGTTATCAGATTGCTACTGGCGTTCTCAAATGGCCTTGGCAGAAAAAAGAAAAGCAAACTGATCAAGACTGGATGAAGGACAAAGACGCCATTAGGATGAAAATCCTACGCTGGCTTGAACACACTTGTGACTACAGTATGGTATTAGATGTCCCCACAGGCAGCTTGTTGAAGTTTGGTAACGATCCCATCACAGGTGAGAACCTACATCCTGGGGTTAAGAACTTTAGAGACTGTCTTGAAAGCAGTATGGAGAATCACAACTTTTTCATCAAAAATCGTCGGGAAGGTAGTACACAATTTTTGAATGTGTTGCAGGGGCGCAATCAAGAAGAAGGTGACATTTGGTGGGACGTTGTGAAAGATCTTCCTTTTGAAACCTGGGCATTCAGTAATGTGCAAGCCAGCAACTTTGCTATAAATCTCCGTCGGATCATTATCATGCGAGATGGCAAGTATTTGGATAACAGAGATTGGATCCATTATCTAGGCAATGGCAAAATCAAGGCAGGCTGCGCTCTTACTACACTTCAACGAGTGTGGAGAAAGCACATCAACGAGCGTACAACTCTCAGTTACGATGCAGCAAGTCCTTTTGTGAACGTAGCAAAAGGCAACATCTACTACAGTTGGGAAGTAAGTCCGCAAAGCATTGCATATAAAAACAACTCGTTGCCAGACAAAAAAGAGCTTAAGGGCAGTCAAGAACTGTTTCAAGACTGGATCAATCGCCACAATCAAAAACATGCTGTTCGCGAAAGCAGCATTGGCAAGCGGATCACCATTGGTGATATCTGTGTCAAAGGTTATGAAGATCTCAATTTCAAAAAACAAGCTTTTTCACAAAAAGAGTTTGAAAGCTTGTTGTATCAACAAAGCTTGGAAGGCGTTCATGGCGAGAAGTTTCGCTACAGTGATGAATACAAACATTATCTTATGCATGAGCACACTGACCACGGCAGCGGCATGTTTGATTGGGGCAAGAAAGAGTTTAAGGACCATGAAAAGTATCAGGTCAAATGGCCCAGCAGCATGGATGGTCTCAGCTATGTGCTGGGCATGAGCCACAATGTTGAGCTTCATATTGAAGCTATTCAACATGCATGTGCAATGCAAGACCTGCCAATGGAGGAGAGGAAACATCACATCAGCGAAGACTTGATTGAATTTGCTGGGGGACTTTGTGAAGAGATCTTCACTAGTGAAAAACCCATGCAACTGATTGAAAAACATTCTGCTATGTTAGCCAAAATCACAGGAATGAACGCTGATAACAACATTGTCATGGATTTTGATGAATTTGAATAGCAATAACACAATTTTTGTGTTATAAATAGTCTGCTACATTACGGTAGCAAATTGGTGGAAACACCCGTTGTGCATAAACGACAGATGCTTTGAAAGGAAAGATATGAGCTATAATCGCACAAAATGTGATCCTGAACTGGGTCGCAAAGTACATGAATACCTAGTTTCCAAAGGGGTTGAAACCCCAACAGTGGAAAATTCCCTAAGCCGCACAGACAAAATTGATATTATTGAACGCAAGTTCAAGGACATCATGGAAACAATGGGCTTGAATCTATCAGATGATAGTTTGGCTGAAACGCCGACACGAGTGGCTCGCATGTTTATCCAGGAACTTTTTTGGGGTCTTGATTGGGAAGCTTTCCCCAAGTGCACCACTGTTGCCAACAAAATGGGCTATGATGAAATGGTGTGTGAACGAAATGTCACTGTCAAAAGTGCCTGCGAACATCACTTCATTGTGATTGATGGTGTAGCAACTGTGGCTTATATTCCCAAAGAAAAGGTATTGGGCCTAAGCAAGATCAATCGAATTGTCGAATACTTTAGCCGCCGACCACAAATTCAAGAGCGTTTGACTGAGCAGATCTTTCATGCAATGGAATATATCCTGGAAACCGATAGCATTGCTGTCGTCATTCACGGCAAGCACTATTGCGTAAGTCATCGTGGCGTTGAAGATGATTGCAGCAGCACAGTTACCAGCAAGCTGGGTGGTGCGTTCAAACAGGATCCCAGTGCTCGTGCTGAATTTATGAAGATGGTTGACTTGACCTCTCTCTAATACAACAGTTATTGTAACAGAGAATTTTTAGGTCAAAATATGAAAATCATCAACAGTAGATATAGAGAGTGGAATGTGTTGCCCGAGAGTGTTCGGGCAATACTCATTCACAATCAATTACTCCTTAGCTTCGAAGAGCTTTACAAGCCATCCAACCAACGTTATGAACCCAGTTATGAACTGTTGTTCAATTGGTGTGTGGAAAATTGCACCAATATTTGGTCCACAGAAAAAATCAGCTATGAGAGTTTTCGGTTCAGTTTTTGGGCTGTGGAAGATCAAGCTCGTTTTATAGAGTTTTTGCAATCGCCCAGAGGTTCCTGATGGCCTCTAATATTTTTAAGGTAACCAGTGTCTGTCAAGGCAGTGTAACCGGTATCACAGTGAATAACCTTGGATCAGGTTACACGGTTGGTACGTTACTGACATTTGGTAGCAGTAATGCCAGGCCTACTCAAGCATTGCGAGTTGACAATGACTATGGCGAAACCATCTTAAGCATCAGCATACAAGGTGAGGTCACTTGGCATCAAAACCATCCCACTAAGGCAGCATCTAAGTTGGTAGACAGTTTGCAGAACTGCATTGACATAAAAGCCGCTGGGGAAGTAGCTATAGCAAGAAGTTATCTACAAGGGGTTAAAAAGTGTTTGAGGATAGCTAAACAAGTTTCCCATGAGGACCTGATTAGGCCATTGGAAACAGAAGTTGAGCATAGAGAAGGGAAACTCACTTGGCAGGCGTTAAACAACAGTTTGGAGAATCAAAATGACACATGAAACCAGTAAAGCTGTTATGAGAAGGCTCTCTGACAGCAGATTTATTACTCGATATTTCGTAGGCAATGGCATTGACATTGGTGCTGGGGATGACCCAGTCAGCAATTACAAAGATTTTTTTCCAGGAATGCAGCAGGTGAGAAATTGGGACCTACCTGATGGTGATGCGCAGTTGATGGCAGGTGTAGCTGACAACAGTTTTGATTGGTTACTCAGCAGCCATTGTCTTGAGCACATGAGAGACCCTACAGAAGCTATGAGAAACTGGAGCAGAATTTTGCAACCAGGTGGGCATATGGTCCTATTGGTTCCAGATGAAGACCTTTATGAACAAGGGGTTTTTCCCAGTCGTTTCAACTGGGATCACAAAACTACTTGGACAATTCAAAAAAATCTCAGCTGGAGTCCTGTTTCTGTAAGCTGCACAAGTTTCCTAGCCAACTTTCCCGAACTCACTATCTTGAAGCTTGAGCTTTTGGATGCCAGTTATCGATACCATATTCAAAATCAAGATCAAACACTGACACCCATTGGTGAATCAGCTATCGAAATCATTCTTAGGAAAAAGTGACAATCTTGCACGACTCTGGTATAGTTTTGAAATAGTTTTCTTGGGTTGATTGTGCTGAAAAACTTCATAACCTATGCCACTGCTGGTGATATAATATACAGTCTTTGTGCAGTAAAAATCCTTGGGGGTGGCAACATTTACCTCAAATTGGGATACCTTGATGAGTTTTGCCGAAATGTGTTGGGTTGGTACAATCAGCCCTTCACAGGCAGAATAAGTGAAAAAGATTTTCAAAACATTGAAAGCCTGTTGTTACACCAAAGTTATTTGCATGAAGTGCAAATCTATACCAACCAGCACATTGATTATGATTTAGCAGCTGAAAATTGGAAATTCATATTACCTTCTGGTTGGCAAGGTAATCAAACTCAAGCCTATGCCTTGGGACTGGGATGGGATATGACTGACGTTCAATTGCAGCACCAGTTGTTGAGAGAGCCTTGGCTCACACAGGTTAGCCCAATCCTTATCCCCAATCGACCCATAGTAATCAATCGAACACCTAGACATAGAGACAACAGTGCTACACAAAAATGGATGGATTTTATCAAACAAGGTCTGTGCAAGCAGGCTGTGTTTGTGGGCACACCTAGAGAACATCAAGAGTGGCAAACAGAGTTCAAGGAGACTATTGACTATTTTCCTACCCTAGATCTGTTGCATTTGGCACAGGTAATTCAAGGTTGTGAAATGTTCATTGGCAATCAAAGTGCGCCATTGGCTATAGCGATAGGTTTGGGCAAAAGCTATTGGTGCGAAGGCAATCGGGATACAAAAACACAAACTCCTCTAGGAGGCGGGGGCGATTGTTGGTTTGACCGCATAAATGGAAATTATTTTTGATCGGGCAACACATGTATGGACTGCTGGTTGTTTACAACAACAATTTCTCAGAACTTTCAAAAATAACCTTGGACAAAAACAAAAAGCTGTATGCTCAGAGACACAATTATCATCTGTTTGAAAAAACCACTTGGACCAGTCACTTTGACAGAATCCATGCGGTGTTGGAACTTTTTGACACACACCCACATCTCAGTTGGCTTTGGTATACTGATACTGATGTTTTGATCACCAACTTCAAAACAACCATACAAGAAAAAACTAGTGACACACATGATTTACTCATCTCAACTGATGTAAATGGCCTCAATACAGGCAGCATTTTATTTCGTAACTCAAGTCAGTGTCGGTCATTACTGCACGAGTTATTGAAAGTGGAAAAAGAAGCTTTGCAACATTGGGACTCAGAACAGTGGGCATTGAATCAGTTATTTGGGTTCCCCGGCACACACCACCCAAGTTACCCGCAAGGCGAGTCTTTGAAAATTCCACATCCTTGGGACAAAACGATTCAAGTTGTGCCTCAACGAATGTTAAACAGCTATGATTACAACCTATATCCTTATATACCAAAACCTGCCTTGGACAAACTGTTGACAGATGGCTCATGGCAGCCAGGCGATTGGGCTGTGCATTTTCCTGGTGTAAGTGAATCAGAAAAAATAAATTTGTGCAACAGTTGGCAAAACAAAATACTGTTGTAACTGCCAAAGGACAAAAAATTGAAAGTATATGATTGTTTTACTTTTTTCAATGAGTTAGATCTACTTGAAATACGCCTTGAAGAGCTATGGGACGTTGTTGACTATTTTGTGTTAGCTGAATCAAATGTTACACATACTGGCATGTTCAAGCCCTTGTATTTTGATCTAAACAAACAACGCTTTGAAAAATATGCCCAGAAAATTCGTCACATTGTTGTTGATGACATGCCTGGCGGTGAAGACAACCTTTGGTTCAGAGAAAATCATCAACGCAGATGTCTTGCTCGAGGACTAGGAGACAAAAGCCCTGATGATTTGATCATTGTAACTGATGCCGATGAAATTCCTCGAGCATCAGTAGTTTCTAGCATAAAACATGATAGTCAGCACACTCGTTGGATTTTGTTTGCTCCACAGTATTTGTATAAATTAAATTACATGAGAATCAAAACCACAAATGGGGTAGATTGGCAAGCTGGTCCAAGTATTATTGTCTCAAAGTCTCAAGACTTTACTGACCCTCAAACAGAACGAACATTTACGTTTCCATGGGTTGGGTTGCCTGATGGCACAGCCTTTGTTGCGCATGGAGGTTGGCATTGGAGCTCATTGGGAAACAATCAGCATTGTATTCAAAAGATCAACAGTTTTGTTCATACAAATGAGAATATACCTGAAATAGTCGAAAACTTTGACATTGACAGATTTATAGCCACAAAAGGTAGCCATCACACCCCAGGACAGTTTTTTGAAACAGTGGAATTGAACAACTATTTTCCCAATTTTGTCTTATCCAATGCACAAAAATTCTCGCAACATGTTGCACCTGGGTTAGGTGTCAAAACAAGTGATATCTATCCTTTTGATACCCAACACACTTACAGAACATAACAAGGGAGAAATAAAAATGGACATGAGCCTTGAACAAATGCTGGCCCAAACAGGTAAGCGCCAAGCCAGCTTTGAAATAATGATAAATCATCTAAAACAAACTGCCAATCCGTTGATTGTTGAAACTGGATGCAGTCGCAGCCTACAACATGGATTCCACGGTGATGGTTTCAGTACAATAATTTTTGACAAGTATGTGGAAACTTTTTCTGGGCAACTATTGACAGTTGATTTGGATGAGTCTCATGTGAATTTTTCTCGCTCACAAGTGTGCTCAAACACACAAATTTTTTGTCAAGACAGTGTTGTTTGGTTACGAAATTTAAGTCAAAAGTTGCAGGCAGAAAACCGTCAGATAAACTTACTCTATCTCGACAGTTTTGATTTTTACCCAGACAATCCTCATCCCAGTAGTTTTCATCATATGAAAGAATTGACTGCAATTTGGAGTTGTTTGGGTCCAGGCACAATGATTGCTGTGGACGATAATTTTGGTGACTCTTCTTCTCGGATAGGCAAAGGCAAGTATGTGGAAGAATTCTTTCAAAACATTTGTGTGCCGCTTGTATATGACGGCTATCAACTAGTTTGGCAGCTTTAACACAAGCTCCTTGACTTGTCTGCATGGTTACAACAAAATTATAACAAATAGGAGAATCTAGGATGTTTGGACGCAATGAGCTGGTTGGTGAACGTTACTTCAAAAATGCAGAAGATGAACTTTTTGTAACTAGTATTTTCACCACATTTCAGGGAGAAGGCCCATATCGAGGCGAGCCTGCTGTGTTTGTTAGGCTAGCCAAGTGCAATCTCCAATGTTCATTTTGTGATACTTTCTTTGATGATGGTGATTGGATGACAATCCAAGAGATTGACTCCAAAATCGCAAAGAGCATCTCTGACAGCTTCAATGGTAATACCCCTCTTTGGGCTGATGTTGTGTATGGGGGTCCAGGAAGTGATCCTGTAAAGAAACGCAACATGGTTCTCGTGCTTACTGGCGGTGAGCCCATGCTACAAAAAAACATTGTTCCATTTTTAGAGCATATGAATACCCAGTTTGCCCGAACGCAAATTGAAAGCAACGGCACTATCGTCCAGAACATTCCTCAGGAAACTACCTTAGTAGTAAGTCCCAAGTGCAGTGAAAAAAATGGCCGTCCGGTGAAATATCTTGAACCACGAGCAGAAATGCTAGGAAGAGCAGACTGTTTGAAATTTGTAATGAGTGCAGATTCTGATACTCCTTACAATAATGTCCCTGACTGGGCACACAACTGGCGGGACCAAACTGGTAAGAAGGTGTTTGTAAGTCCCATGAACATTTACAACCATGAACCGCAGAAAAGCAAGCAAATTCGAGCTGAGAAAAATCAAATTAGTCTTGAAGAACGCAGTATTGTGGATGAAGTTGTGAGTTTTTGGACGCCAGGGCTTATCAATATGCAAACTGCTCAAGCCAATCACGAACACGCTGCTCGTTATTGTGTCCAGAACGGATTCGTCTTTAATATGCAATTGCATTTATTTGGAAGTTACGCCTAAGCATGAGCATACCTGTCAGATTTGATTGGTATTCAGATAGTGGCGAGCTGTTGGTGGCCAACCGGGGATTCTTCACCATCTCGTATGGTCAGGATCCCCACAATCTCTCCACGCTAGCTAGTAGGGTGGCTGAGTGTCCTATTTCAGAGCACCAAAAATACATCCATCCCCAAGTGAGGTATGCAGTGCCACTTTCAGCACCCGACTACATGTTTGATCTACAAGATCTCAGTTATGTGCTACCAAACAACTTCAAGGAAAAAACATGAGCAAGAATCTAAAAATCCCCTTTGGCCTTTGGCCAGGAAGTTGGGGTCTACGAGGTCGCACAAGACAAATTGCAGAAGCCGAATACACTATGCAGGGTCTTGACCTTGAGTTACGCTTGATTGAAATAAATGAGGAAGATCCTCTTCAGAAAGAGATCAAAACTCTCAAATCCAAAAAGAAATATGGGCAACTTACTGAGTATGAGTTTGACCAGCAAATATGCATGCTGACTACTGAAGAAACCAGTGTTGATCGTGCAATAGCCCTGTTGGATGTTGAACTCAAACACAACAAAATTGATCGCAATGAGCATGAGAAGCAAACAGCTGAGGCCAAAAAAGAGCCTTGGGTAGCTATGCCCAACATCAGTTGGGACCCCACTGATCCGTCACGAAGCTTTTTTGAATTGGATTACAACAGTTATTTTGTGGAATTTCTCCGCAACCACGGTTATGAAGGTGCCAGTGAGCAAGAAGTAGTGGAAAAGTGGTTAACAGATGTTTGTCGAGCCGTAGCCTCAGATTTGGGCGAACAAGATGATGCATTTGTTGCCACTGCTATACCAACTAACCGGAGAGCAAGGCGACCTAACAAACAGAAGACTGAATACAGTTGACACACTGCCTAGCCTTGCTAGAGTTGTGTCATATAGTGGAGATAGAACTTTGAGCACTTATGTAATTGTAGATCTGCAAAATTTGGCGATGCGTGTTCGATATGGTGTAAGAGCTCCAGATTTCAATGCACAAGTGGGCTTGGCCATGCACATTATTTTCACCAGCATCAAAAAGGTGTGGAACGATTTCAATGGGTCACATTTAGTGTGCTGCCTCGAAAGCAGGAGTTGGCGACGGGATTTTTACCAGCCTTACAAAGCTCATCGCCGAGTAGCTGCTGGACAGCGCACAGCGGATGAACAGGAAGAAGATCGAGTGTTTTATGAAGCTCTTGATGACTTCATTAAGTTCGTAAGCTCGCGTACCAATGCAACAGTGTTGAAGGCGCCACAAGCTGAAGCAGATGATCTCATTGCACGTTGGATCCAATTGCATCCGGGTGATGATCATGTGATTGTCAGCACTGACAGTGACTTTCAACAACTGCTAGCCACGAATGTTAAAATTTACGATGGTATCAGTGCGTTGCTCTATACCATAAACGGAATTTACGACAAAGATGGCAATCTTGCGCACAACAAGAAGGGCGAGGCACTACCAGTGCCTCATCCTGAATGGATTTTGTTTGAAAAATGCATTAGGGGTGATGCCAGTGATAATGTCATGAGTGCATTCCCAGGTGTGCGGAAGAAAAAGATGTTGGAAGCATTTGAAAACAAAGTGTCCCAAGGCTATTCCTGGAACAATCTCATGCTCAGCACGTGGACAGACCACAACGGAGAAGAGATTCGAGTTCGTGACGCATATGAAAGAAACTGTACTCTTGTTGATCTCACCGCTCAGCCTCAAGAGTTTGTGGAAACTTGGGATACTTGCATCAAAAATGCAGTAAACCAACCCCGTAAGGCACAAGTGGGCATTGCATTGCTGAAATTTGCAGCACAGTGGGGTTTGATGCGGATTGAAAAAACAGCCTCAGATTACAGTGTGTGTTTCAGTAGTGAATATCAAGGACACTTGACCGAGTAAATAAGGCTATGGATTTGGATTTTCAAAACATCTGGAACATCCTAGTCTCATGTCAACCTCCTGAGATCACACACTTTCAACAAAAGAGCCATCCTGGCCGCGGATGGTGGTTAAAGACGTGTGTACCACTTATTGGTGAACCAGACCTATACAAAATTTGGAGTCGCATCATCAAAAACAACAATCGTTTGGTTTGTATTACTAGTGAAAGTTTTGATTGGCAACAGGCCCCAATTCCAAATACTGCTAGCATTTGGTGCCGCGATGGTATAGATATAACCCTAAAAATAGCAGATGGTGTTTTTGACTACAACATATTGCCTTTTGAAAATTCATTTAACCAACATGGAAACTCCTTAAGAAAACAATTGCTTAAATTCAACGAATCTTATCCAGGGGCACTAGCACCTGATGAGTTGACAAAGCTGGTTGCTGTTGCAGACTTGATGTGTAACTGGCAGACAGAAACACAAGCGAAGGCCCGTAGGGCAAAGTTCAAGGTAGTTGACAATGAAGAAAATCTCAGCCAAACCCATCAGTGCACAAAGTTGGATGTTGACTGAATGGGGGAATAGAGTTGGAGTGCTCAGTGCCCAGGATGGATCTTACACGCTCCTAAGCAGCCAAACAACTGAAACATTCTCTAGTCAAGAGGCGTTGGAAAAGTCGCTGGGGTGGCACATCACTTTTGAGCAACTGGAAGCAAAGGAAGAACCTTTGGACAAAATTGGCGTTTGGCCAATCAAGCATACGAATCCACAAAATGTCCAAGACTCTCCTTTTGTTACCTATTCAAAAACAGCACACAGCAAAAGTAGATTTGCAGCTGGATATTGGGGCATTCACTATAGTCATGGCTGGAGTCCCAGTTTTTGTCCCAAGATGGAAACTGTAGAAAACGCCCCTACTGTGGGGCCATTTTCCAGCAAGTTGGAACTCAATACAGTGCTCAACAAAAAACAAAAAGAGGGACAAAAACAGCCATGAGCAGCAACTTTTCCAGTGATCCCATCAATCAGTTTGTGAAACTGGTGAACACTGCTCGCGACTACAACTCAAAAGAGATTCGCATGTCAAGAGAAGACGCGGAAAGTTTGGCCTTGAGCTTAACTGCATTGTTGGCTCGCGATGTAAATCTTGCACAAAAAGTGATGGAACTACAAGAAAAACTTGTGGGGCAACTGCAATCAACCCCACGCAATCTAGATCTCAATGGAGGCACGTTCTGATGTTGATGAAGCCTGTGGTTGATCCCTTATTCCAAACTTTGATTGCTCGAATGCCTCCTTTGAGTATTACTGAAGGGCCTTGGATTGCTGGCGGCGCGGCACGCAAACTTTGGGAAAACAATCCCTGGACTACTGGTGACTTAGATGTGTTTTTCACCAGCGGGGAACAGCTGGCCACTTGGAAAAAAATCTTTGAAACCTCTCTTATGGTGAATGTGCAGGAGGAGTTTGAAAAAGAAACTGAATGCATGGAACAAGAAGACAACACCTTCACAGTAGAGCTTTTCAACAACTTCAAATGCCTACAGACCAAACCCAAAAACAAGTTTTACGTTGCACACCAAAGTGATAATGCCATCACTTATCGGATGCCAGGTGATTCCCCGCTCACAGGAATAACAGTGCAAATGATCAAACGCCGCTTTGGAGAAAGTGTAGAGAAGGTTTGGGACAGCTTTGACTTCCACAATTGTGAGTTTGCCACAGATGGGAAAACACTGCTGGCTTCAGAATCTGCTGCTTGGGGCAGCCTTTCTGGAGAGCTGCTCTTGAAAGACTCTGACAACACCCGCAACTTGCCCTTGAGAACCTTGAAATATCATTTGCATGGTTTTGAAGCCAGCAAAGAATTGCTATTGACTGCGGTAGAGCAACTTACAAAGGGAGGAGTAACATGGGACAACGATTACTAGACTTCCAGCATTCAGATTTGGAATGCCTCCGAATCGCCAGCGATTTGGGTGAAAGTGTCCTGGTAGACCGGTTGCCAACCTCAGAGGGCACCACTTGCGTAATTGCTGCTGGCAGCCTTTTGTTCACATCTCGCAGTTTCACCACATTTTGGATGTGGCTATGCATGGGTGGCAAATGGTATCAAGCAAACATCTGCAAAGATGGTGAACATGAGCTGATCCGTGATATGCGACTGTTAAATCCCAATGTCTATGCTCATGTGTGCAAAGACACTCAGTTTGTGCCTGAGCGTTTTCTCAGCTTTCTCTTCAGTATTCTCAGCAAAAAACTCAAGAACATGACCCATGAGGAGCGTTTTGCCACTTTCAAGCGAGTGGTTTACGAGGTGGACTGACTGAGAAAACTCACGACTCATAAATATTGCACACCAGAAACAAGGCAATAGTCATGAGTCGTCCCAAGCCCAAAGTGTTGTTGAGCTACACTGATCCCAAGACATTTCAGAGCGAACAGATTATTGCGGCCAAGGCAATTTATGCTGTATTTTATGATGGAACCCCCATCAACCTCAAGAGTGTCAATACACTGCATGACGATTCAAATCCAAAATATCGTAGGGTCACTTTTCCAGAAAGTCCTGGGCATGCCTTCAATCTTGCTGATAAACTTAACAAAATGTTCAAAACAACTAAATTTGAAGTGTTTGAGTTTTCCCAAGGTGTTAAGATATCTAGACCTCCCAAGGTGTAAGTGACCCAATTACAGCGGGCAATCTGGGAAGATTTTTGCGAGCAGATCAACCCAGATGCAACTGAGCAAGCTTTTCCAGAAAACCTTGTGGAAGGTGGTTTTGAAGGTTTTTGTAAAATTCTGTTTGTAAATTGGAGCAGCACACGCCCTAGTTTTCGGTTAACATCAACAGGGCTTCTGATCCTTTGTAGGATGTACCAATTTTGGGAATTTGATATCAGCAAACAGCCTTTCAACACATTTAATATTCCAAAGGTTCACATCCATCTGTATAGGAGTGTGAAAAGCCCTTATCACTATGATCAAAAACGGTTTGTAGTTTTTCATTCTGAGCGTGCTATGGAACTGGAGATGGCGGGTGGCAATATACTGACGTGGGCTGAAATGTTCGGATGATTTTTGTGTTGACGTAAAAAATACCTGCCATATATTCAGCTGGTAATACACAACAGCAAGGACACACGCAGACATGGCTAAGGCAGCTCAAGAGAAAATCCAGACAATCACTACTGTCAGTCCCAGCAAGCTGAAGGTGATGATCGATCACGTGACGCGTAGGAAGCGACCTCTCTTCATCGCCGGCCCTCCTGGCATTGGCAAGAGTGACATTGTTGCAGAGGTTGCTCGTGCTCAGAAGCGCCCACTGATTGACATTCGACTTCCCCTACTTGAGGCCACTGACATTCGAGGCATTCCGCACCTCGCAGAAGTGACTATCCGCGATGCAGAAGGCAACGTGGTAAAGAATGAGCACAACGTTCCACTGACAGAGAAGATTTTCAAGTGGAGCAACCCTACCGATCTGCCCACTGATCCCAACAGCCGCGCAATGGTGTTTTTTGATGAGATGAGCGCAGCACCACCCTCTGTGCAGGCTGCCACATATCAGCTGATCCTGAACCGGCGCATTGGCAGTTACCAGCTGCCTGATGATGCAGTGATGGTTGCTGCTGGTAACCGAGTGCGTGACAAGGGTGTGGCCTACAACATGCCAACTCCGCTGGCAAATCGCTTCATCCATGCAACGCTGGCTGTGGACTTTGATGACTGGCAGGAATGGGCTATGATGAATCGCATCCACGAGCATGTGGTGGGTTACCTCAGCTATCAGCCCAATGATCTCTTTGACTTTGATCCCCGTCGCGAAAGCTATGCGTTTGCTACCCCACGTAGCTGGAGCTTTGTCAGCGAACTGCTGTATGAGCCCCAACTGGATGGCAGCTACCGCGAGACGGATCTGCCAGCAGATGTGCTTGGCGATCTCATCAAGGGCACTGTAGGTGAGGGTCCTGCCCTGAAGTTCCTCAGCTATCGTCGACAAGCAGCTAACCTACCCCGTGCACGCGACATCCTTGATGGCACAGTCACCAAGCTGAACGTGAAGCAGATGGACATTTGCTATGCACTGACCACTGCACTGGTGTATGAGCTCACAGATGATGTCAAGAAAGCTGAGAGTAATAAGCAGAATGGTGTGAAGAATTCGCACGATGACATGTATAAGAGCGCCGATCGCTTCTTCCAGTTCATGATGGACAACTTTGAACCGGAGATGGTTGTAATGGGTGCTCGGTCGTTTATGGCAACTACACGTGACCACCCCATCAAGCCAAATCAACTGAGTTCATGGAAAGTTTTTGTGAAACAATATTCGTCACTTATTCCGAGCATGAACGCAAACTAAACTCAGCTACTAGAGTTACCAAGAACAAGGGTGCAGCGTTGTGGAGCACTGCACCTTTGTTCTTTTTAGCTACTGCGTTCCTTTCATATGCACTAGCAAGGTTGCGATCCTCAAAAGGATTTATGATACCTCAAGCCAAATCAACTTTCTACGTGTAAGGTTGTTTGTGAATCAGTCTTCCCCGCGTGCACGTCTATAGCACCATAGGTGAAAACGGAGGACAATATGCCCTCCGTTTTCATGTTTTTGCATAACTTAAATTATCCGTTCAAAATGGTCTTGATACGTGTAATGAGATCTTCGTTGCGCCAAGTGTCCCTTATAGCATCATACGCATCATTGTCCCACACTGTAATCCCTCGACGACTGCTTCCTCTTGTTTGCGTGCTGCCATCTGGTCTTGTGTCAGTAACAAATGGCCCAAGCTCAATCTCAGCCCGCACAGAACGGTTCACAATGCTTTCATAAATTTCAGCAATAACAAACTCATTTGTTACTACTCTTTCACTTAAAACAATTTCAGTAGTTATTGTTTGTGGATCAATAATTGATCCCACTGTCTCACTCATGTTTTTTTCTCCTTGGATATAACATATTTATATAACTTTATTGAACTCTAGTGCAGTTAGCAAGGATTTTATTATGTCGTTGAAACGGCATTCGTTAAGTAACCCGTGTAATTGATATTTTTCAATAATAGATGTTGGTTGTCCTGAACTCATACACAAGTCGTGTAAATCTTCTCCCCATTTCTCAATAAAAGTTTGCATATACAACCGGTTACGCAGTTGAGTTTCAGCTAAGGTTTCCGCCCCGTTCCAACTACTGCAACCGTTGAAGTGTAGCAAATAACTGCTGCAATATTTGATTTCAAAGCCTTTTTGAAGTAGGCGCAATCTATAGTCCACATCTTCACCTCCCATGTTGAACGCTTCATCAAAGCCTCCAACTTCTTGGTAAATTAGACGTGGAATTCTACATACATAGGTGGGCATGAGAAGGCGCTCAAAAGGTGCTGGTGACCGTGCAGCATGTGTGTGAGCAGCTACATTCAAATGTAGAAATCTACCACCAAATTGCTGTAGATTTAAGGTAGGGTCAAAGCCATAAAAATGAGTTTGATTACAACTGGGAATGCTCACTGTCCTGTCATTTATCACTAGACGGGTAGCCCACTTGGGGGTAAAAACAACATCATTGCTGAGGAAAACTAAATCTGCATATTGTTCATCAGCCCATCTCAGCAATTGATTGATATTTGTGCTAAAATTCTGAGGGTTTGAATTCACATATACTAGGTTGGGATCAAAACAGTCCAAATGCCAGTTTTTAGTCCATTCTCCGTCGTTGTCAATCAACACAAACCTATCTTCTGCAGATAATTTTGTGTGTTTGAAAAAACTTGTAAGGGCTACATGTGTATATTGGTTGCTGCTTGCAACAGTTATCATCCCATATAAGGTGCCTGCCATTTATAATTGCTTTCTTGTAGGTGTATGAAACTTCCAGTGTTGCATACTTTTGTTAAAAGATCTGCTATATGCGTGAATCTAGAGGATATTTTGTAATTCTAAGCTGTTTCATTACCAAAAAATCATAAGGTAATTACAGATCCTACAACACAGTCGTCAAGTCTCTTGGAGAATTGGTAGTAGCGACCACTTTTTTTGGACTGTATGCTATCCAATATCAAACTCATTGTGAGTATTTGCCGGCGTCGATCTCAAGTTATTTGTGCAACCACACCAACAGGGCTGTTGATGTCTCTTATAAGGATGTGCACAAAACTATGCAAAGGATCACTTATAGTGGCAGAGAACTTTGGATTTTGTTTAATTATGCTGTTGAGCAGTGGGCTACCTGCTCCAGGTAACGCACTGCTCAAGTGAAACTCTTTTAAATTTACTGTTTGCATACTAACATTCCCAGATCGGGAAGATACAGGTAGTGGATATCACAGTTGAAGATTGTTATCAAGGCGTCTACCAGTGTTTCCACCAATGGCTGCCCAGCTAGATTGAAACTAGTGTTAAACAGCAACGGTGTTTCGGTTTGTTGCCGAAAAGCATCTAGCAGCTGATACAAATGCAAGTTTTGCTCGCTGGTGACAGTTTGTACTCTGCAGGTGCCATCCACATGTGTAACTGCAGGAATCAACTCTCTTTGGCTTTCCTTCACATTTACAGCATACATCATGTAAGGGCTTTCATTGAGATTGCGCATGTCAAACCAGTCATTTGCATGTTCTGCCATCACACTCGCAGCAAAAGGGCGGAACCATTCACGATTTTTAACTTGGTTAACAATATCCTTGCCGTTGGTTACTCGAGGATCAAAAAGAATGCTTCTGTTGCCTAGTGCACGAGGCCCACCTTCACTAGCGCCTTGAAACAAAGCCACAATATTGCCTTCTGCCAGCAGTAGTGCCACTTCAGCAGGTGATGTGTCTCTCATGCTGATACCTTCAACAGAAGCAATAGTGGTTTCAATCTGATTATAGTCTGGCAACACACTCAAGTAGAGATGAGAGAGTGGTTGAGGTGTAGTATCTTGGCTCAGAACATAATAAGCATGCCGAGCTAAACCAATGGCTGTTCCACCATCATGTGCAATGGGATCAATGTAAAACTCAATATTAGGGAAACGTTCTAGATATTTGTAGTTGGCAACACAGTTGAGTGCATAACCACCACTGATTACAATGCGATTTTCTCCAGTAATGTCAATAGCACGCTCAATCAACTTCACCATCTGCTCTTCAGTTTCTTTCTGCACATGGTAGGCTAGATTCTTGTCTTGATCTCGCACTAATTCAAAGTTATTATGCCAGTCACTTGGTTGTGTGTATCTACGCAAGTAAGGAAATCTATTCTCGTCAATGTGTGCGCCGGTGGGATATCGAGGAATCAACAAGTTCTTGTTGCCTTTATTGTTGATGAAAAAGGCAGGAATGTTGCTGTCTTCTTGGCCATAAGGAGCTAGTCCCATGGTCTTCCCAGCTTCAATAGCCCCAAATCCTAAATAATCACTTACACTCTCGTATGCCTTAACAATAGTAACATTATTATCAAATTCTTGGATACCGTTGTCGTAGTAGAGGCTGGTTTCCGCACCGTCACTGTATCTTTTGTAAACTGCGTTGAACTCATGTGGATAGCTGCAATGATAGATGCTTTCAGTTTCAAAACCCCCAGTAAGTGGTAGTCCTTCTCCCATGCTTTCTTGCACATAGCTTCCGGCCCCATCTACGACCAAGGCGCATGCTGTTTCAAAACCACTGCCATAGAAGGCATTAGCTGCATGACCCAAGTGATGTAGATGGCCCATTAGGGTAACTTGCACATTAGGACTGAATTTGCGAGCTAATGCAGCATAGGCATTCTCGTTAGTCCAAGGAAGAGTAACCCAATTAGTGGTGGTCCCACCAATGATCAAGTGGTCTACCAAATGATTAGTTAGTACCCATAGCATGGCTCTAAATGGATTACCGTCATACTTTAGGCGACTCCATCGTTCTTCCTCGCTATAAAACAGCAACTTACCGTCTTCAACAAGCGCCACACTGCTGTTGTGACCGGGATTGATGGCCATTATTTTCATCAGCGTGTTTTCCTTTCAATATCTGCAACAATCTTTTGATAGATGTCGTCTAGTTCTTTGGTTGAGAATTTCATTGTGCCTTCATTCAGCCTATTGCTGAGATTTACGTCCAGACCAGCAATACGAATAGGACTATATTTCCTAGCAGCAGGCTTTTCAATTATTTGAAAGTAATCTGGATAGCTGGTGTTCTTGGGAAACGTACTCCCAATAATTACTGTGCCTGGTACTCCAGAGGCTCTAGCAATATGCTGGCCTACACTGTCACATCCTACAAAATAGTCAGAGTTGGCAACTAGAGCTGACCAAACTCTTAAATCAGCAGTGTATTTGGCACTCCAGTTGTCGTCTTTCAATTGAAAGTCAGGCTCGCCAAAAAAGATCATGTTGTATTTTTGATTAAGACGCCGGCTCAGGCTCAAATAGTCGTTTGAGCTTAAGCTTCTGCTTTCTTCGTCAATCACTGTGGCACGATCCAGTTTGGCACCACGGCCAAAGGGTTGAAATACAATAGTTTTGTTCTTTTTGCTCACACTTTTGAGATCAGCTATGGTATTCTTGGCTACTAGAGTTTCTTGTTGATTGAATGCCAAGCGTGGTGGCAATAAATCACTGTGATCTGTAGTTTGGTTGATTTCCCTGTCAAAAGCTTCAGCCAAACTTATCTCTTGCCTAAAATATGCTGGGATACGATAAGGCTCCGGGGTTACTATTTGATCAGCATTCTTGACTACGTTGTCAAAAACACCTTTTGTATCAAGATTGTAGGTGCGATCTTGCAGCTCGGGAATACCCCAGTATAAGAAATCCCATGCCCCAACCAACACAGCCCATTCGCTGTTGGGATGCAATCGACCGTATTTGATTAATGCAGGAATAGCGGTGATTACTCTACCAGCACCACCGTCTATCCAAAATATCTTTTTTGTCATTCTAGTTCCTCGAAGCTTCAAGATATTATAAGGCAAATTGACTATTTTTGCCAAAATTTAAGATTCATCTGCCTATAATAGACTAAAAAGCTGTTGAGAACTTGACCAACACTTGTAGGTAGTCACAATTGCCGGCCTTTTGTCTGTCCCAGCCCTGTGTACCATTGTAGGAAGTCACCCTGATATTGCTTATAGCCGCCGTGCTTGCAAGTGATTGTGGTGTCAAGATATATGGGAAATCCGCCTTCCTGAAGTTTTTCAAACATACGTATGTCCTCACTCATAAGACCGGTGTTGGTAACTATCACATCACAGATCATTCGGCGTTGCTTCATGTCTTTGGGATCAATATAGGCTTGACTGGTGTTCCACAAATGGTTTATAGCTTGTCGACTCATGCGTGCAAATCCTGTGCCCAAGCCATCAACTTCCATCAAACCAGTTTGCGGGTCAATAGGGCGTTTAGTCATTTGTCTTACAACATATTCTGGACGATCCCCTTTTTTGGGATATGTGCCACCCACAACATCTACAGGATGATCCAGTAGTTTAAAAAACTGTTGCGGGGTCCATTCAATATCTTGATCAATCCATACGAGATCATCAACACCGATCTCATATGCTAATTGCAAGGTGTCATTTCTAGCTCTTTGAATCAATGCATCGAAGCTGACCCATAAGGGTAAAAGTTCAATGTTTCTTTTTTCAGCAGCTTTAGTAGTATAAAATAAACTGCTAGTGTAGCTGACCTCTACCTTGCCATCATAGCTAGGGGTGCCTATCATTACTCTGCGACGAGTTGATTGATTAAAATTTGCCATTCGTGTATTCTAGTGTTCCAACTGTAGAGTTTGTCAAATAATAATGCTTGATTTTGCCATTGAGGGTTATTTGAATCATATTTGCTCAATTGGTTATCAAGAGATTTAGCAAAGGCTGCTGACAATACCCGTTTGTTGGTAGTATAGTCTACAAAACAAGCACTTTCGCCAAGGGTTTCTTCAAGAGCACCAAGTCGAGTGGTGACCACCTGGCACCCAGCACTAGCAGCCTCTATTGCTGAGATGCAGCTGGTTTCTGGGAAAGTGCTGGGATATACCCATAAGTGACTGCCTTGCAATCTCTTTCTCACAGCTTGATTGAGCCCGTAACCAACATACTGGATTTGAGTGTGCTGGCGACAGCGATCAAACAAAGACTGATAGCCTCTCATGGTGCTGTCACTGAAACCTTTGCCATAGATAATGGTGCTGCTGTAAACTGTGAGACGCCAGTTTTGATATTGCAGTTGGTCTACAGCATCCAGCAACACATCAAGTCCTCTCCAAGGAGTGCTGGTGTAGATCATTTCAATTTGCTGAGAGGCGGGTTTGAGTTGCCAATTGAAAGAGTGTATGGCATTGCGGATCACAACTGTTTTGTTTGGATCTATGCCAAAATAGTTTATCCATTTTATACGTTGCCATTCACTTACAAATATCCAGCAAGCAACAGCCTGTTGAAACTGTGGATTAGCCGCACCTTGACTGGCCTCTTGGTCGGTGTCGAGATGCTGCCAAACAACGTTCTTTTTGTTGGGATCTATTTGATGTAAGCTGCAATTGCTTACTATGAGATTCAACGATGTTGGCCAACCTCCCAGTTGTTGAGAGAGATTGGCCATCATGAGTTCAGTGCCACCGCGTGGGATCATAAGCCTAAAGTCTACACACCTTTGGCAGTGAGTGCAAGTTCAAGAGCTGTCACACGCTGATTGAGCTGATCGTTGCTTTCAGCCAACTCTTGCACAGCTCGAATCAACACAGGGAACACGTTAGCTACTGTGGCTTCAAGCTTCTCTGGGTTGTCCTCAAGCACCAAATGCAGCCAGTCTTGTAGATTATATCGATTGCTGACTTCCAGTACTTCTTGAGCAATAAATCCAGCGCTCTTGACCCCTACTCGGCTGCCATCTCTAGTATTCCATGTGAATTTTACTGGACGTAGATCACGTATCAGCTGCAATCCCAAAGGAATATCTTCGATGTCAGTTTTGTCTCTAGCATCAGACAAAGCAGTAATAGTAGTTACCTGAGCTCGCAGTGTAGTAATGCTGGAATCACCAAAAGTTATTGTGTTGTTGCTGGTTGCTGTTGCTCCACTTGCACCGCATCCCAAAAACACGTTGTTACTGCCATTTGTGTTGCTCGTACCTGCTGATCGTCCTATTGCAGTGTTGTTTGTGCCATTGGTATTCTGCTGTAGGGCAGCGCCGCCAATTGCTATGTTTGAATTGGTGGTATTGTTCCTTAGAGCACATGCCCCCAATGCAATGTTGTCACTGCCACAAAAGTTAGTGCCAAGGGCATCAAAGCCCAGGCCTATATTATTGATACCACTTGTATTAAATTGGAGTGCCCAACAACCAACTGCAATGTTATTGCTACCAGTTGTATTGCATCGTAGAGCACAAGCACCGATAGCTGTATTATTACTACCATTTTGGTTGCAACAAAGCGCAGCTAGGCCAAATGCCATGTTAAATAGCCCAGTGCTGCTGGTATTGGATGTGCCTATTTTATAACTGCTAGTGCAGTCCAAACACGCATATCCACAACAGCCCACAGGGTTGCCGTTTATAGCAAATCCATTCCCATCTATAGCCAGTCGCAGACAACTGCCAGCAGCAATCAGCACACAAGATACACTGCCTGCTGCTGGTGTTACATTGCCAATTACCGTGTTGTTGAACCCAGTTGTGATCAGACTTCCAGCGTTTTGGCCAATTGCTATGTTACATGTTCCAGTGGTGTTGGCAGTCAGCGCACCAATACCCAGTGCTATGTTACCAGTCCCAGTAGTATTCTGCTGTAGGGCAGCGCCGCCAATTGCTATGTTTGAATTGGTGGTATTGTTCCTTAGAGCACATGCCCCCAATGCAATGTTGTCACAGCCACCAGGGTTAATTCCAAGGGCATCAAAGCCCATGCCTATGTTATTGTTACCACTTGTATTAAATTGGAGTGCTAAACAACCAACTGCAATGTTGTGACACCCGCTAGTATTGCATCGTAGAGCAGACGCACCGATAGCTGTATTGCTACAACCATTACGGTTGCAACAAAGCGCAGCTAGGCCAAATGCCATGTTAAATAGCCCAGTGCTGCTGGTATTGGATGTGCCTATTTTATAACTGCTAGTGCAGTCCAAACACGCATATCCACAACAGCCCACAGGGTTGCCGTTTATAGCAAATCCATTCCCATCTATAGCCAGTCGCAGACAACTGCCAGCAGCAATCAGCACACAAGATACACTGCCTGCTGCTGGTGTTACATTGCCAATTACCGTGTTGTTGAACCCAGTTGTGATCAGACTTCCAGCGTTTTGGCCAATTGCTATGTTACATGTTCCAGTGGTGTTGGCAGTCAGCGCACCAATACCCAGTGCTATGTTACCAGTCCCAGTAGTATTCTGCGATAGGGCAAAGTAACCAATTGCTATGTTGCAACCGGTGGTGTTTGAGCAAAGGGCCAATGCCCCCAATGCTATGTTGTCACTTCCATTCAAGTTAGTGCCTAGGGCATTAACTCCCATGCCTATGTTATTGCAACCTAGTGTGTTGAATTGAAGTGCCAAACAACCAATTGCAATATTATGAGACCCGTTCTGGTTGCATCGTAGAGCAGACGCACCGATAGCTGTATTGCTACAACCAGTTAAATTACAACAAAGCGCCCCTTGGCCAAATGCCATGTTAAATGTCCCAGCACTGCTGGACATAAATGTGCCTATTTTATAACTGGAAGTGCAGTCCAAACATGCATATCCACAGCTACCAATAGATGCTCCATTAACATAAAGCCCAGTTCCGTCTACTCGCAGTCGTTCACATGCGCCAGCACCAATCAATACAGTGCAAACCAAACCCCCGGTGCCAGACAAATTGCCAATTACCGTGTTGTTGAACCCAGTGGTTATTAGGGAGCCAGCGTTTTGGCCAATTGCTATGTTACATGTTCCAGTGGTGTTGGCAGTCAGCGCACCAATACCCAGTGCTATGTTAAATGTGCCATTGGTATTCTGCTGTAGGGCAGCGCCGCCAATTGCTATGTTTGAATTGGTAAGATTGTTCCTTAGAGCACATGCCCCCAATGCAATGTTGTCACAGCCACCAGGGTTAATGCCAAGGGCATCAAAGCCCATGCCTATGTTATTGTTACCAGTTAGGTTTAATTGGAGTGCCAAACAACCAACTGCAATGTTATTGCTACCAGCAGTATTGCATCGTAGAGCAGACGCACCGATAGCTGTATTGCTACTACCATTACGGTTGCAACAAAGCGCACCTAGGCCAAATGCCATGTTATATAACCCAGTGCTGCTGGACATAAATGTGCCTATTTTATAACTGCTAGTGCAGTCCAAAGACGCATATCCACAGCTACCAATAGATGCCCCATTAACATAAAGCCCACTTGAGTCTACTTTCAGTCGTTCACAACTGCCAGCACCAATCAATACAGTGTTATTCAAACCCGTAGTGCCAGACAAATTGCCAATTATTGTGTTGTTGCACCCAGTTGTGATCAGACTTCCAGCGAGTTGGCCAATTGCTATGTTACATGTTCCAACGGTGTTTGCACCTAGCGCACCAATACCCAGTGCTATGTTAAATGTGCCACTGCAATTCTGCTGTAGGGCAGCGCCGCCAATTGCTATGTTTGAATTGGTCTGATTGTTCCTTAGAGCACATGCCCCCAATGCAATGTTGTCACTGCCACCAGAGGTAGTGCCAAGGGTGCCAAGGGCATCAAAGCCCATGCCTATGTTATTGTTACCACTTGTATTAAATTGGAGTGCCAGACAACCAACTGCAATGTTATTGCTACCAGTTGTATTGCATCGTAGAGCAGACGCACCGATAGCTGTATTATTACTACCATTTAGATTAAGACAAAGCGCAGCTAGGCCAAATGCCATGTTATATAACCCAGTGCTGCTGGACATAAATGTGCCTATTTTATAACTGCTATAGACGTCCAAACACGCATATCCACAGCTACCAATAGATGCCCCATTAACATAAAGCCCACTTGAGTCTACTTTCAGTCGTTCACAACTGCCAGCACCAATCAATACAGTGTTATTCAAACCCGTAGTGCCAGACAAATTGCCAATTATTGTGTTGTTGCACCCAGTTGTGATCAGACTTCCAGCGAGTTGGCCAATTGCTATGTTACATGTTCCAACGGTGTTTGCACCTAGCGCACCAATACCCAGTGCTATGTTAAATGTGCCACTGCAATTCTGCTGTAGGGCAGCGCCGCCAATTGCTATGTTTGAATTGGTCTGATTGTTCCTTAGAGCACATGCCCCCAATGCAATGTTGTCACTGCCACCAGAGGTAGTGCCAAGGGTGCCAAGGGCATCAAAGCCCATGCCTATGTTATTGTTACCAGTTAGGTTAAGTTGGAGTGCTAAACAACCAACTGCAATATTGTGACACCCGCTAGTATTGCATCGTAGAGCAGACGCACCGATAGCTGTATTGCTACAACCATTTCGGTTACAACAAAGCGCACCTTGGCCAAATGCCATGTTAAATGTCCCAGTGCTGCTGGTATTGAATGTGCCTATTTTATAACTGCTAGTGCAGTCCAAACACGCATATCCGCAACAGCCCACACCGCTGCCGTTTATAGCAAATCCATTCACATCTATAGCCAGTCGCTGACAACTGCCAGCAGCAATCAGCACACAACATACACTGCCGGCTGCTGGTGACAAATTGCCAATTATTGTGTTGTTGAACCCAGTTGTGATCAGACTTCCAGCGAGTTGGCCAATTGCTATGTTACATATTCCAGCGGTGTTTGCAGTCAGCGCACCAATACCCAGTGCTATGTTAAATGTGCCACTGGTATTCTGCTGTAGGGCAGCGCCGCCAATTGCTATGTTTGAATTGGTAATATTGTTCCTTAGAGCACATGCCCCCAATGCAATGTTGTCACTGCCATTAAAATTAGTGCCAAGGGCATCAAAGCCCATGCCTATGTTATTGTTACCACTTGTATTAAATTGGAGTGCCAAACAACCAACTGCAATGTTATTGCTACCAGTTGTATTGCATCGTAGAGCACTCGCACCGATAGCTGTATTGCTACAACCATTTCGGTTACAACAAAGCGCACCTTGGCCAAAAGCAAAGTTGTTTGTTCCTGTACTGACTGTAAGGCCGTTACCAACCTTATAGCTGGCATAGATGTCCAAATTGGCAGTAGTAGCCGCAACACCTGTTAAAGCAGCGCCGCAACCAAAATAACATCTTGCACACACGTCCCCTGTGCCGTTGTTGACAACCAAACAGTTTGCGTCAACTCTTAGTCTTTCGTTTGTTCCAGCGCCTATCAACACTGTGTTCACACAATCAGCTGTGCCAGCCAAGTTACCAATTACTGTATTACTGCACCCAGTTGTTATTGAAAAACCTGCACAAACGCCTATACCAATGTTGCTGTTACCAGTTGTGTTGCAGTTCAGGGCCATGAATCCAAGTGCTGTATTGAAACAGCCTATAGTATTTGACTTAAGACTATTCCCGCCAACCGCAGTATTGCACAAACCTATTGTGTTAGCTGTAAGGCTGCAAGTGCCTATACCAACATTTTCCACTCCTGTGGTATTGGCGTCTACAGCATAAGCCCCAATTCCAATGTTGTTAAAGCCTGAGGTATTAGCCCCCAATGCAAAGGCACCAAAACCTATGTTTTGGCATCCTATTGTATTGTTTTGAAGTACTTGCTCACCAACCGCAGTGTTGTAGCCACCAGTTGTAGTCCTTCTCAAGGCAAAATGTCCCAGAGCCACATTGGCTGTTCCCTGTGTGCCACTTACGCAACAAAGAGCCCCGTTACCAACACCAATGTTACCACACGGCCCGCCTCCTAACATCATGGTGTCAATGCCTATTGCGATATTACTGCGCCCAGTTGTGCTTGCACACATGCTGCTGCTGCCAAATGCCAAGTTTTGACATCCAAAACCGTTGTTGACCAAAGCTAGACAACCAACTGCAATGTTATCTGCTCCAGTAGCAGTAGTATTGCCAGCATTATATCCCAACTGCACATTCGACCCAACAGGAGTGTTGGCATAAACTGTCCCCAAACTTGTGGGAGTAGCAGCAGACACACTTCCGCCGCTAATGCCAGTTAAACCAGCACCACAGCCAAAGAAGCAGCGAGCACACACATCACCAGTGCCATTGTTTACAACTAGACAATTGGCGTCAACACGGATACGTTCAGTAGCCCCTGCGCCAATCAATACAGTGGCGGTGAGGCCAGCACAACCTGATAAATTACCTATAATAGTATTGCTGGTTCCGGTTGTGATATTACCCCCACTGCTGTTGCCAATTGCTATATTACATGCACCAGTAGTTGTGTTGAGTAGCGAAAGAACACCAATGCCAATGTTGCAGTTGCCAGTATTAGCGGCCAAAGCACATCTGCCCATTGCAATGTTACGAACTCCTACTGTATTGCTGGCCAAAGCAAATGGCCCAACAGCAACGTTGCTACCACCCGATGTGTTTGCAGCTAGTGAGCATGCGCCAAGAGCAATATTGCATGCTCCAATGGTGTTGGCACATGATGCGTAGTGGCCGATAGCTGTATTCAAGGTTCCTGTTGTGTTGGCAGAGAGGGCAAACGATCCAAATGCAGCATTGTCTGAACCAACTGAGCTGCTGCACATGCTGGAGAATCCCAAAGCAATATTGTTGCAGCCTGTGGTGTTGCAGCGCAAAGCATTTGAGCCCACAGCGATGTTCCATAAGCCGTTAGTGAGTCCTCCCAGGGCACTGCTGCCAACAGCTACGTTGTCTGATCCACTCACACTATTGAACAGGGCACAGTCACCAACAGCAATGTTCCGACTGCCACTGGTGTTGTTAAACAAACTGTTGTTGCCAACAGCAATGTTCAAGTTGCCTTGGGTATTGCAACGCAAGGCGCTTGTGCCCAGTGCAGTATTGTAGCTGCCTGTTGTGTTGCACAACAGGGTGGCTTCACCAAATGCGGCATTGAAGCTGCCAGTGGTATTAGTGCACAGACTGTTCCGCCCAACAGCCACATTCATTTGGCCCACAGTGTTGGCATATAGTGCACACCGCCCTACAGCCACGTTCCAATTGCCAGTTGTGTTTGAGAACAACGCGTCGCTGCCAAGGGCAGTATTTTCTTGCCCAATCGTATTGGATTTGAGCGCGTCTACCCCCACGGCAGTGTTTTGAACGCCAGTTGTGTTATTGCTGAGCGCCAAACAACCAATAGCAATATTTTCTGTGCCTGTGCTGGTTGTGCTGCCTGCACAGTATCCTATTGCAGTGTTGGAGTTGTTGCTTGTGAGGCCATACACAGTTCCCAATTGAATTGGAGTTGCTGCTGAAACTGCCCCGCCAGAAATGCCAGTTAAACCAGCACCACAACCAAAGAAGCAGCGGGCACACACATCACCAGTGCCATTGTTGACAACTAGACAATTGGCGTCAACACGCAATCTCTCAGTTGTGCCAGCACCAATCAGCACAGTGTCAACGAGGCCTGGGGTACCAGCCAACTGCCCAATCACTGTGTTGGCACAGCCTGTTGTGATGCTACCACCAGCATAGACACCTAGACCCATGTTCAGAGAGCCGGTTGAGACAGCCAGAAGAGCCCCACCACCAAAAGCTGTATTGCTAACACCTGTGTTGAGATTACAAAGTGCATTGATACCCACGGCTGTGTTAAGTGCAGTCGTATTGCATCCTGTACTATTGGGAATCACTATATTCCCACAAATTTTTATCGCCATAGTGGATTACACCTTGTTTTCGTTTTCAGAGTTCTTTCCTGCACTACAACAAAAATGGCTGAACCATCTTCGCTCTCCCCTGCTGGATCAAACTCGGCTACCCCTATTTACGGAATGGTCTTGGAGCTAGGTAGTTGATTACCGTTTTGCCTCTACCTTTTTAAGGTGTCCTGACACCGTCGGGAAAAATTTTTTCCCAAATTTCCACGTGACTTAAGAGTTTTTGGTTGTATATTATGCTGAATATGCCACTACGCAAGGAGGCCACTTATTATGTCTATCGCCAATGACGATTCAGCTATGACCAAGATCCGCAAGGCTCGATTGAAGTTGATGTTCACCCATCCTTTTTTCGGAACATTGGTCATGAACCTTCCGGTTAAGGACGCAACTGATGCTGGATGGTGCCCGACTGCTGCGGTTGATGGTCGATATATCTACTACAACCGAAATTTCATCAACGACCTATCAGTTGATGAAGTGCTGTTTGTTTTTGCGCACGAGTGCTACCATTGTATCTTTGATCACTTTGGTCGACGCAGCCATCGTGATCCGCAGTGGTTTAACATGGCCAATGATTACGTTATAAACGGCCTACTTGTGCAAGACAAGATTGGCAAAATGCCAGAAAAAAAGGTAGAAGTTAAAGACGCTGATGGCAAATCCACCCAGCGTGTTGGCCTCTACGACAGCAAGTATCTGGGCTGGACGTCAGAAAAAGTCTATGACGACCTTGTAAAGCGCAAGGTGAAGAAACAGCTTACTCTCGACGTGCACATTGAGATGGGCAAAGATGCCCAAAACTCAGATGGGCAAAAAAGCAACCAAGGCATTCCTGTTGAGATTGATGAGGAAAGCCTCAAACAGCTTCGAGCTGAGCTCAAAGACAAGGTTCTGCAAGCTGCCAATGCCTCTGCTGGAAATCTTCCAGCCAGCATTGCACGTCTTGTGGACCATCTTGTGGAGCCCAAGATCAACTGGCGTGACTTCATTCGCGAGACTATTCAAAGCCAACTCACAAGCGACTACACCTACCGGCGCCCCAATCGTCGCCATCATGGTGGTGATGTGGTGTTTGCCAGCCTGGAGCGTGAGGAAACTGTGGATGTGGAGGTCAGCATTGACCAAAGCGGCAGCATCTCTGCTGACATGGCACGCGACTTTCTAAGTGAAGTTTTGGGGATAACTTCACAATATGATAATTTCCGGCTTGCAGTCAGCACCTTTGATACCCGGCTCTATAATCGCCAGGAGTTTACTCCAGAAAACATTGAAGAGCTGCTGGAGTATGAGCCCATGGGTGGCGGCGGAACCGACATTTCTGTGGTTATTAGATCACTCAAGGAAATGAATGTTGAGCCCAAGGTATTGATCATCTTCACAGATCTTGAATCAAGTGAGTTTGGCGAGCCCAATTTCTGTCCCGTTGTTTGGCTTGTCAACAATCCTTGGAACAAGAATATCGTTCCGCCGTTTGGTACCTGGGTGCGGTTCACAAAAGAAGAAGGGGTGGCTGAAACAGGAGATGCAGGCTAGATAATTGCCTCAATAGGCGGAAGTTATTTCCGCCTATTTTTAGCACTTGCAGACATTTTTCTTTTTGACTCGTCAGAATGTTTGAGACCTTGTCTGCTTTCACTGATTTTCTTTTTTGTCTCATCCGAAAGCTTGCGACCTTTGTTATTTTCGCTGATTTTCCTTTTTGTTTCTTCAGATTGAGTTTTACCCTTTTTAATCTCGCTCATTTTCTGTTTTGACAAATCGCTGTGTTTCTTTCCTTTGAACGGGTTAACCATTCCGTTGGTGTAATTCTGCTTGTTTTTTTGACGTGATTTTTCTTTTACTTCTTCGCTGCGCGGAATGCCACGGAGTTTACTGACCTTGCCCATATTGATTTGGGATAATAAGGCTCTAGTTTGCTCGGATACAATACGACCCTTCAATTTAGCTGCGCGTTTAGCCACTAATTCTAGTGGCTGTTTTTTACCTTTCAAAGCTTCTGATCTTTTTCTATTGGACTCCTCTGAGGGAGTTCTGCCTTTGCTACTTTCTCCTATCTTCTTGCAGGTTTCTGGTGAATGTTTTCTGCCTGTCCTGACTTGTGATACCATCTTTCTGCACTTCTCATATAGAGATGCAGTAACAAAATGTGAATTTGTTCGATAACCTACCATATAATTCAGTGCATAAATCATTTTAGCTTTCGCTGAGTCAGTAGATACTATATAAATCAATAGTTGATGACATAACAAATGTTCTCTTGCTGTGAGGCGAACTAAATTCGAAGGGTCATTTGAATTTCCTTCAATCCATCCTCTTGTACCCTTCCGATTACGATGTAAAAAGAAAGAGTCAGGGACTATGTGATGTTGTTCTGTATACCCAACAAGTTGACGAATTCTTGCTGATTCAATTATACTGTAATACCATTGAGTGTATTTGTTGTCTAAATACGGATGGTTGATAGGCAAAGATACCCTAGGCAATAATTTCATGCTGAATGCTCCTTCATAGCGTTTAGAGCGGTCGGAGAGGTTAGAGGCTCGCGGACCGCAATTGTATTTAGTGTCAATTTTGACACGTACACACATAATTGTACAAACTCTGCTATGAGCACCAACATATCAACCCAACTTGAAGAACTGGCTGTGGGCATTGTCACCAGAGTCAGTGAAATGCTGTATGTGGCCAGCAAAGATCTTGAGCCCAGCAAGCGGGAAAAGATCGTAGAGATGATTGAAAACCAACTGCCTACAGTGGTTGTCAACACTCTCTTCCGAACAGAGGCTCTTCACACACCAAAAGGCATTGATCATCTCAGAGAGAATATCGAAGATTATTCAATGCAGTTCACACAAATGTTCATCAGGAACGATTGAGCTTAAATAGGGGTGTGACCCAACCCCTCACTGTTTGTCTCAAATTTCCACGAGACTGTTCCATGACACTGCTAAGAATAGCAGTACTGGAAACTCAAATCACAAACACATATGAAAATGTAGGTTTCCGCAAACAGGAAACAATTTATGACATTGACGTCACCATAGAGTTTAACTCAGTTGGTGACCAAATACATTGGGAATTTACCAATTCCTCCTTGACACAAGTGGCTGGCATGTTATTTTGGCCCCATGAGCAAGAAAACAACAGCTTATTTTTCCATAGACATCGAAACCGATGGACCCTGTCCAGGACTCAATAGTATGTTGAGCTTGGGTTGTGTGGCTTTTGATGAACAGGGCAACAATCTTGACACCTACTATGTGAACTTGAATCTGTTGCCTGAGGCCAAACCAGACCCCAAAACAATGGATTTCTGGGCACAACATCAAAAATATTATGATGAGACGCGAGTGTGGTGTCAAAGCCCAGAGGAGGCTATGCCCCATTTCAGTCAGTGGGTGGCAAGTTTTCCTGGTAGTCCAGTGGCAGTGTGCATGCCCAGTGGATTTGACTTCACTTGGGTGTATTACTATCTCATGCGTTTCACAGGGAAAAGTGTGTTCAGTTTCAGTGTGTTAGACATGAAGACCATGGCCATGTGCATGCTGCGGCTGCCTTACCGTGAGAGTGTGAAAAGGAATTGGCCACGACATTGGTTTAGCAAGTTGCCGCACACTCACAACGCTCTTGCAGATTCGCTCGAGCAGGCTGAGACCTTCAAACTCATGCTGAAGGATTTGATGGGAAGTGATGATGAGAAAGCTTGACCGATGGCAGTGCATTGATGCTGGTGGGCACTGGCGCTACCCATTAGCCGACAATTTCCTCAACCATCATTTGGAGAACATTTTCCACCAGTATGGTGGTCGCAAAGGGTGGCTACAACACTATTTTCCTGAACTTTGGTGTTGGCTAGAGTTGAATGTGCCGCATTATGAGTGGGATATAGGCTACAAGATACCTTTTGAAACCCTTGATTTGTTGCTGGTCTATAATGTGAGACCTCTGTTTGAAGCTGCCTGGGAGGATCAGATCCTTGACACCGTTTGACTACAACCCCCCTTATAGTCGAGGAGATGGTGTGTTTGTGTATCCATTGGCTAACAATCTCACCAAACATGAAAAAGTCCTGGCTACAAGGAACGCACACTCAAGACTTCTGTTGTTTCAAGAAAATTTCCCTGATCTCTATACCTGGTGTATCTTGAATTTAGATGGTGAAGAGTGGGACTTAGTGACTGCCTGGGACACAAGCACCAATTGGCAATTTGAGCTGCTGTTGGGAGAAAGGGCCTTTGAGAGATTTCAAGCTGCTTGGGGAGAAGATGATGAGGCAGCTTGATCCCATTCGTGCCACTCGGCGTTTTGCCAATGGTTTTTTCTATACTCTCTCTGATGATCTTGATGAGAATGAAACAACACAAGTTACTAAAGATGAAACTGAGAGAATGCGGTTTTTCCAGACACATTGGCCTGATCTCTACACCTGGCTGATGTTGAACAGTAATGAGGAACACTTGAGTTTGTATTACAGAGGGATCTATCCCAATGTGAGTTTTATATTGGCAATCTATTTTGATGATGCACTCTATTTCAACAGTGCATTCAGGAATCGAATAGAGTTTGTAGATATACTATAAACACCTGATTATACAATTGGGTATTTCCTGGTTGGCTCAGAGAACATACTCTCCCTGAGCAAGTCAGGGAGATAAAAGCTTTCCCGGCAGTACGCAGAGACTGGGTTTTGATGCTGTATGTCTACAGAAGTGGTTACTCGGTACTTCTTGATCCTTGGGGATCCACATCCTATCTCGAACAAAAATTGTTCAGTAGCGGCAAAAAACTGGAGGAGACCCAATCAACCTCCAGTTTTCCTGATCGTTGTCAATGCACAGACAGAGCGATCCATTTGAACACAGTGCCTCACACTGCGAAGATGATTTGAGCCTATTCTGTGACTGGGCTTGTTATTCCGGGTTCGCGCTGGAGAGTTTCTTTGCATAACAGACAGCGGTGCTTCCCGGTCCGGTGGGCAGAGTTCCACCGACTTGTTTGCGTTCCTGACAGGTCACCTGTCCCTTCCGCCAGCGGATGCCATTTACCGCCATATCAATACTGCTGTTGCTCATATGTTAAGCTCCAAGGCGCATTCATGCTATCAAAATCACCAACTTTTCTGTTGACTTGGTAGGAGAGTGTTATATTGTTGAGTCAATGAGAAAGGACTCCAATTGAATATAGTGGCCTTATTTTTGTCAGTGTTCTTTTGGTCACAAGTGGCTATAATGGCCATTTGTGTGGGCCTCATGCTTCCCCTGATAATTTGGTATGAGTGGCGCAAGGGCAACGATCTCACATATGAACAGTTTTTCAAACTGTTGATTTTGTTCTCTGCAATGGGCGCCACCGGACTTGGGTTGGTATTGTTGGCGCTTATCTTGTGGAAATTTCCACCAGACAGTGTGGAATTGTTGGGCCAATATCAACCCAACAGCATTTACGAGCCAGTTGGCTCTCAAACCCTTATGCTGCCAGGCAGCCGGAGTGCCAAAACAATGCGAGCATTGCTTAGCTCAAGTGAGGATTCTTGAACATGGACGCAGTTATTTTTTGGATAGTAATGTATTTTGGAACAGGTTTCTTAGTTGGAGTGATAGGTGGAGCTGTTTCAATTTGGGAAAAATGGCGGCAAGGCGATGATGTACTGCTATGCGATCTCTTTGATCTCGTTGGGGCAATGATGGTATGCTTGTTCGTATGGCCGGCCGTAATCTGGATGGTGATTGTAGACGTCACAAAAAGCAAGTTCAAAATCAACAAAAACAGCGTTGTGCTCAAAGGTAGCAGGAGTGCCAAAACCTATCGAGCATTGACTGAGGAATAGCTTAAATATCTCATGAAGATAAATGAGATCACACAACGCATAGTTTGGCACAGCAGCCATGTTCCTGATATTCAAGAGTTTAGGTTTTTAACACATCTTGGAACCTGGGCTGCTGCTGTTGAACGTGCGTTGCAAAAAGATTTTTATACCGACATGCTCATGGCCGATCTGGGCCCAAAAACCTACATGTATCAAGTCAACATAGATGCCTGTGAGCGAGGCATTAGAATCAAGGACGATCCTGATTATGGTGATCCCTGGGATCACATTGCCTACAACTGGGATCGCATGCCAACGGAAATACAAACCAACATATCAAAAGATGCTCCTTATCATGAGCTGGCAGAAAAGCTTCCTGATATGTTCAAAAGCCTAGGCATTGACTATCTTTGGTACTACAACCGAATTGAAAGTCCACGCAGCAAAAGCTATATTGCACTCAACCCCAAATGTTTCAAAATAATAGACATTCATGCATACGCTCCGCGCGAGCTACTTTTAGCTGATCCGAGAGTGATTGATTTACAGGTAAGGCGCGGAATGTGGGCCAAATCAACAGCTCAGAAAATCAAAAGCATCCTTCGAGCCCGAGACCCAAACATCAAATTTTAGGTTGACTCTAGTGTAAACTTTGTTACTGTAGTAACAGTAACAGTAACAGGAACATTTCACATGTTTGACCATAAGCAACAAGTTTTAGCTGCACTCGAGGCAGCACGAGCGAGAATTGATTCAGAGGATTGGCATGGAGAATGTGTATGCCTTCACAGGACACTAGGACGATGCCCTTGCCATGAGGATCATCAAACTCTGTTGATTCAGTTGGAAGCTGCCATCAAAACCATGCAAACTGTTTGACAGGAGACTGGGATGCTGCTGCACACATTAGTTGACCGAAAACTCATACACCCGCCCAAGTGGTTGCCCGACAACACTCAATTTCTGGGCTATGCTGGTAGTGCTGCCTATGGTGTCAGCAACGACACGAGTGACATGGACTGCTTTGGCTTCTGCATCCCGCCCCGTGAGATTGTGTTCCCCTTCACCGACGGCGGCAGGGTGTATGGCTTTGGCACACAGGAACAGCGGTTTCGAGTGTGGAGCGAGCATCACATTCAGCTGCCGGATCAACGGAAAGAGTTGGACTTTTCTATTTATAATATCGTTGATTTTATGCAACTGGCGATGGAAAATAATCCAAATGTTTTGGACGTTCTCTTTCTTCCCCGCCGCTGCATTCTCCACAGCACCAAAATCGCAGAGCATGTGAGAGAGCATAGGAAAGAGTTCCTCCACAAAGGAGCTATGGGAAAACTTCGGGGATACGCATTTTCACAAATTTCAAAAATTCGCAACAAAACCAACAGCAGCAATCCCAAAAGAGCTGCCACTATTGCTGAACACGGATGGGATCTGAAGTTTGGAGTGCATGTAGTGAGGCTCATGCTGCAATGCGAGCAGATCCTGGTAGAGCATGACCTTGACATTGAGCGCAACAGCGAGGTGCTCAAGAGCATTCGGCGAGGTGAGTGGACACTAGAGCAGCTGGACAGTTGGTTTGATGTCAAGGAAAAATCTCTAGAGACACTACATGCCAACAGCACGTTGCGAGATAAGCCAGATGAGAAGAGGATCAAACATCTACTTCTTGACTGTTTGTCAATGCACTATGGCCCTCTCACCACCGGTGTCAAGCGAGAAACTGGTGTTGATCAACTGGTAAATGAGCTGCAAACTGTGCTGGATAGATATCGATAAGGTCTAGGTTGACAAGATCGTCAACCGTGCTATATTCCCTACACAAAAAAGGAGCCACACATGAGTTACCTCCGTAAGCGTATGATGGAGCAAACCGAACTTTTGCGCACTGTGGACTTCAGCACAGTAGCTAATTACCAGGTGATGAAACGAGTGTATCACCAGCTGGTGAGCCAGCACCATTTCCCAGGCGATCTAGCCGCCGAAATCTCCGCTAGCATGCAGATCAATGTAAGTGATGCTGCACTACTTGATGAGGAGTTCATCACAGCCATCATCACCAGCACATGTGTGGCAGCGAGCCGACTGTATCGCCAACTGGAGATTGATTTTGGAGTCAATCGTGCCAACGTGATGCTGACGAGCCTCACCGGTCAGTTCAGCATCACTTACGACGTGCCATGATCCTTGACGTTGCCATGCTGGTGATTGCAGCTGGCTTTTGGTACACAGGCTACCTTCTGTGGACCATGAGGCAGGGGTTCAAAGCGTCAGCAAGCTTGGCTCTGCTATGTGGGTTTTTCAGCTTCTTGGCCTTTTGGGCAGTGGTTGAGTGGTTGCCGTTGGCAGCGGGCCTGTTTTGTCTATTCACTCTAGTCATGTTGAGTTGAGCCATGGATGACAAGTTTCGCAAGATACTGGAACGAGCGCTGCATCCCAGCACCATGGAGGGCGAGTGGGACTCGGCTTTCCGTGCAGCACGTCGCATGGTTGGGGCCAGCAGCTTGGACAAGCTGTTGGGTGCTGCCTCGCAGCCACAGGTGCGGGAGGTGGTGCGTGAACGTGTGGTGTATCGGGAACCCAACTACAGCCACAGCATGGAAGTCAGTCTCAAGATCTCTGCTCGTTGGCAGCACAGCTTCATGGAAACCATCTGGAAGGACGCCCAGAGTGGTGGCTTGAAGATTGAGATCTTGCACCTGCGATGCCGAGACAAAACCTTGAACAGCGGCTTGGACATGCGCGTGAAGGTGCACGGTAGTGCAAGTGGTTTGGCATGGTGGAATGGTCGAGTGGACGATTATTTAGCGGAGATGAACAGCAAGAACAAGAACAACACGAGGCCTACAGGTCCAGATGTAGCTGGTGAAACCATCCCCAAAAAGCCTGGATTTTGGCAGCGTTTGGCGAACGTCCTTCGGGGATAACCGGTGAGGAAGCTCACTCCAGATACTGCGGTGAACCGCCGGCAATTTCCCTACTTTGTGCGAGTCGTCAACGTGAGTAATTTTTCGCACTACACGGAAATTTGCAGCTGGACTAAACAGCGTTGGGGCTCACCAAGTAGACTCCACAAAGACGCATTGTGGGCATGTCAGATTGAAACAAGCACTGCTGGAGAGCAGGAGATGTGGATTTGGTTCCGGCATGAAGATGACATGGTGCTGTTCTCTCTCACTTGGTGCTAGGGCAACATGACAGACGTTGAAAGAGAACTAATCAACCTTGGGTTTGATATCCTCAAAGGCTGGCACAGTTGTCGACTGAGCAGTCCGTTGCCTGATCAAAAATCCGTTTACAACTGGCTCAACACTACAGATGGCGGACGCTATTGGGTTGGTGTCATCTCCATTTATTTTGAACGAGAAGAAGACATGATCCTGTTCCAGCTCACATGGTGTTGATTGGTAGGAAGAATAAATGATCGATATTGATCAACAATACCCCAGCGACTACCACACTAACCACACTAAAATCCAGGAATGGCATAGCTGTTCTATTCGCCAATTTGTTGGGCCTGATCGACATACCATCCTCCAGTGGCTCAAAACAACAGATGGTGGCCGCTTTTGGGAGGGCGGAACTCGAGTATGGTTTGAGAGAGAAGAAGACATGATCTTGTTCACGCTCACGTGGTCATAGCCCGTGCACGATATCGACAACGACTATCTCGCCAAAGGTCACAACCAGAGACGTGACTACAGCATGCTGGACCAATGGCATCTCTGCCAAGTGAATTTCTCCGCCGTTAACGGAGACAAGATGTTTAGTTGGCTTGACGCAGCACCTGGGGAACGGTATTATTGGACACGAGCTGGTAACATTTGGTTTGAGAGGGAAGAAGACATGCTCTTGTTCAAGCTCACATGGTGTTGAGGGATGCAAGCCGGCAAAGTGTCAGAGCATGGCACGCTTTTGCTCCCTGTTGCCATTCAAAGACGTGATAGTGATCAGCTGTTTCCATCGTGCATAAAGCCTTGTTTGCTGTCAAACAAGGGTTGACACCCTGCCTAAATCTGCTATACTCACCACACAAGGAAAGAGGACAAGTTGATGAGCAACAAGCGAGCACTAGTTAAGCTGGGTCAGTTTATGATGCAGAGTGCTAGTAATTTTAAGTGCGATGTGACCTTCAACAAGTGGGCACGAGTAGGACAAGCACTTACTGAGCTGGACAGAATTTTTGCGCCGCAACTGCGCGAGTTTCCTGTAGAGGACCAACTGGTGGTGAAGTCTGCTGCGGCTGTGATGATGGGCAAGCTTGAAATGCCTGATATGCTGGTGCCTCGCGAGAGTATTCCTCGACGCACGCGTCGTGCTCGCATGACCCGGGTTATGAGCAAGAAGGAGCCCAAGGCTGCCAAGCCAACACTGTCCCAAGACAGTGTGGCGCCTCGCAAGCGTGGTCGACCCCGTAAAGTGGTGGCTGCATGAGCCACTCTCTGCAAGCGGGCTGCGATGAAAACACCCTCAACCATATCACAATGGTGCTGAGTGAGCTGAGCAAGCATTTTGATGTGAGTTTCCGTCATGCAGCAATGCGAGCTGTGGGGTTGGAACTGATCTCTCAGGACCAATGGGTGGCACTCCAAGAACTAGCCAAGAGCGAAGCTGTTCATCAAGCTTTGATGAAAGAATAGGAAAACTGCACATGCGAGTTTTGTATCTAGACTGGGACCCTGCCACTCGGTGCTACTTTGCTGTTACCAGCCAGGGCAGCCGCATTACATTGAAAAGCTCAACTGAGCCTGACGCAGATGCTGAGGCTTCTCAACTGGAAGCTGATGAAATGGTTCACGATGAGTTCTGAACGAAAAGTGCTGTATCAGCGGAATACTATGGGCTATTGGATCTTGCAGCATCCATCAGGTTTGTATCCTGCTGATACAGCACAGGGTTTTTGGAGTAATCACCAGGTGGAAGCCATGAGATTCCTCACAAAAGAGGAAGCCAACGCCTGTGCTGAGTATCTCTCCACGAGCGTTATAAGCGGTATCAAATGTGACAGTCTCTTGGTGGAGCCGCTGTTTCAGATGTGAACATCAGGGTTGTAGTTGGCATTGTGACAGAGATCATGCCACTGAGTTTGAGTGTCATCTCTATAAGCTTTGCCACCACCCTTCTCTTCTACAGCTAACATTGGGTAGATAAGGGCCCTGCGGCCGCTTTTGGTGATAGTCCAGTCAGCATTGTTTGAAATGCTATAATGAGGATCAATCAAAGTTTTCCATTGGTGAACTGGGTCCTCAAATGTGTCTACAGCCCATTGAGCATGACGTCGGCGTATCATATACATTTGAGTACCATAAACATTGAATTCAAAGCTGTGATACGTGTAGGGCTGACTGATAATTGGCATAGTGGCCTCTACTCTAGAGATGGTTTCAGGCCTTAGGTATCCCAGCATCAATATATCCAAATCAAGCTTCTGGAAATTGGCTACCACACAAGGCAATTCTTCAGCAAAGTCTCGGCGGATCATAACATCATCCTCCACTACTATACAAATTTCGTCACCTGAATAGATAAACTTTTTGAGAATCTTCATGTGACCAGCCATGCAACTCCAAGCCAGCTCGCTCCATTTGTTTTCTTTTTTGATCCTTTCTTTTTGCCAGTTATCTGGTGCCAGTGTGGGGTGCGATGCAGCAACACTCTCCACAAGAGAGATGTCTAGCCCCACTTGCTCAAACCGGTGTCGCATGCGTTCTGCTTTGCTGAGATTGCGAAAAGTTAGGCAATAGATCGTGGGAATCATAATCCATAGTAGTTGACGTTGTGGAAAATCACAAATAACTTGTTGACAAAGATGTCGTCTGTCCTACACTGGAAGGATATGGAGAATCTTACAATGGGTAAATCAACAAGTTGTGGTGTGGTGATAACTGACGGGAACAAGTTGGTTGTTGGGCATGTAACACGTGGTAAATGGTGGGACCTACCTAAAGGAGGCATGAACCCTGGAGAAAGCTTTCTTGAAGCTGCACTGAGGGAACTAAATGAAGAAACTGGTTTGGTAGTGGAAGACACCTCAGCCCTTACGCCTCTGGGCGTGTTCCTATATAAGCCAAAAAAGGATCTAGTGCTGTATCTTTGGAAGGTCGAACAAATGCCAGACCCCACTTCCCTAGTCTGCAAGAGCACGTTTAAAGACTCCAAAGGTCGTGATGTCAAAGAATTGGATCAATTTAAAGTAGTCACCTGGCAAGAAGCTGCAAACTTAGTCAATCCAGATATGCAAAAAGTATTGAAAAAAGTAGAGAAGGAAATTTAATGACACGAGATCAATTTGTTGAAAAACTGTTGTCTGGTGAAGTCAACCTAGTGTTTGAGAAACGAGATGGCTCTCACCGAAAAATGAAGGCCACATTATCTGAACAACTTGTGCCGCAAGTATCCACGACGCAAGTATCAACCAATAGAAAGTCAAAGGGGCAAAACTTGAATCTAGTGGTCCTCTGGGATCTAGATAAGGGAAATTGGCGCAGTCTGAGGTTTGATAGTCTGCTGTCTGTTAATGGAATAGACATGTCTCAACTCATCAAAAATACTGAACGCTCCACAAATTGAGATTGAGGTATGTGTTTTGAGCATGCCTGTCTGGTAGCTATGCAACTTGTTGATCGCATAAATCTAGTGTAAATATTGCAGTGCAACATAGAGAAAGAGAGAAAGCAATGTTTACTACACTTATCCGCGCTATTTTTGGCGACGTTTCAACCCACAACAGCAACATGAACCTGCGTTGGTCCAGCAACACTGAACTAGCCAATTATTTCCGCGCAGAGTACAAGGAAAATGCTCCAGAAGCATATGACTACTTCATGTGCACAGGCAAGGGCAACTTTGCTGGCTGAGTGCTAGCCCACATCTAAGATAGTGCAAAAAGCCCGGTGTATTCCGGGCTTTTTCCTTGACATCGTAAGCAGCTATTTGGTAGTGTGATTACACTGGCATGACACTTTCTCATTGTTACAACACACGGCTAATCAGGATGAGTATTCAAGAAGCCAACAGTCGTATCTGTTGGTGTGCTGATAATTTTGGTGACCGGGATATCAAGTGGACTGTGCGATGCCACGACAGAAGTCGTTATGAATGGTGGTTTACAAATAAGGATGATTTAATTTGGTTTGGCCTTGTTTGGGAAAGTTGACTGAACAACAGGGTGTGTTAAGTTTCAGATTGTTGAAACACTCGTGTATGGAGTAGGAAAAATGAACACTCGCGTTTCTGAGTCTCAGCGTCGGGAAAATTCTCGAGCTATTGCTCGTAGGGATAAATGGCGTCAACAATATGTGGTTGTGGTGAAGGCTATTCGTGAACTCAAAAGCCAAACTCGCGGCCGGCCATATGATCCGGTGATCAAAGTGCAACTGCGTACAATGAGGCAGCTGGCTTGCGACATGATGTTTGAACGGACGCATTACATCCGTTTTGATCTGGTGAATACAGCATATCCTTATGCAGCTACAACACTGGAACAAGCTGCATGAACAAAGAAACTGTGTTAATGCAGGAGGTAATTGTAAATTATCACCCGCAATTCGCTGACAGCACTCAACTTCGTGAGATCGGCATGTTGCGGCCAGAGATTTTCAAGGTGGAAATGCTGATTGAAGAATGTCTGGCGGCATGGGGTCCTTACAACTTGGTCAGAGGGGATCATCAAGATTTCAGTGATGGAAGTGATTGTAAAACTGCAAGTATTCGATCAGAACCGGTTAAAGCTGGTACAGCATCTCATAAAGGTGAAATCTCAGGTGTACAAACCAGTGCTGGTGTTGTCAAGCAGGGAGCATTACGGTGTGTAGTTTATAACCCTTGCGAAAACAATATCTTGTATTTTTACTTACCCAAAGAGTTTTGGACACAAAATATCAATCGGCATCCCACAACTGGTATGGGACGGATCTTTTTCACGTATAATCGTAACACAATGGTAATTCCCAAACTTATTCAATATCAAGTGAATAATTTTGAAGAATTAGCAAGGACCACAGGGTAACAAGCATGCAGAACCTGGGTGCAGAACTTTGGCCCCACAGAGTTGAAACTCTGGGGGGCAGTGATCAAGCTGGCATGCGTGGTTGGCTTGAGCGGAACGTGGACTGCACTGCTTGGTTCTTTGCAGCAGCCAATGTTGTGTATTTTTCGCACAAAGAAGATGCTATGCGATTCAGTTTGATTTGGACATGAAGTATTGGGCAGCAACCACGTTGGATGAGCCCAGACGTCAGGAAATGTCACGCTGGTGCAACCAAAGTTTTGGCTACACTGGGTGGATGGTTCACCCCCAGTTTGGGCAATGTGAGGAAGAATGCTATCTCAAATGGAGTTTTTGGTATCAAGCGGATGTTGTTCTTTTCACCTTGGTTTGGGATGTCGCTGCCAATGAAGATAAGTGAACCAACGTGGGACAAAATTATAGCCTATTACCAAACAAAATCTCACATAGATGATTATAATTGGGCGAGCTTCAAACAGTGGGTATGTACAACCTATAACGTTGATAAAGTCTATTTGGGTGTTGAGGTTGAACTTGTTTTTTATCTCCCAAGAAGATGAGGCTGTGTTCGCATTAAGTTGGCTATAAATGGGCCCTACACCGTGGAGCCACTTGCCTTATGAAGTTACCTTGCCCATCAACTCAGTTCACAATCTGTTGAAGATCAGCATCTGGTGCAACAACAACTTTGGTGACCAACCCATCAAATGGATGTATATTGGGCAAGGTCGCTGGTTGTTTCCTTCAGAGGAGCAAGCTGCTGAGTTTGCGTTGATTTGGACATGAACAAAATTTGACAGCAGCGATAGCTACCTGTTTTGGCTGCTGACCGTCAGTTGACACAAACCAAATTGGCCTGCATAAATTGGAGTATGACAATGGAAACTCTCAAACTACTGGCGGCCAATTTGCGTTGCACTGATGCAGATTTTGAAGCAAAATACGCTGATTTATTGAATCAAATCAACGTTGAACTGGACCAACGCGAGTTGAAGAAGCAGCTGGCCACTTATGCAGCTTCCTTAGGCAAAGAAAACAGTGTGCTGGATTTGAGCAGCAGTGTTGTTGGCCTCGAAGGCAAGATTGCATTTTGTTTGAACCATGGTGCTGAGTTGAACGCAAGCAGTCTCACCCGAGTGGTGTTGCTGCTGGACCGCCTGGCAGAGCAAACTGAGCGAGCTACTCCCACATGGCAAAATTTGCCCATTACTAGCCAAACACGGCAGCGGGATCAGTATGTTAACTGTTACAGTCGAATTGACAACCTCAAAACACAAACGTTACAAGGCACTCGAACAATACGTGAGGTGGCAGCAGGTGTGCGAGACATTGTATCAGCGTATGCACCCAGCAACAGCGGAGTTCATCGTCAGTTATTGACTCATTACAAAGACTGTTTGCATGAAGCCCAAAGTGACCCCACTGTCAGCAATTGGGTGCCTGTGTTACGAACAGTGGTTGAAACCCTCACACTACTTAACAGCAATCGTGGCAGCATCAAACAAGGCAAGCGAACTGCACGGGCTAGGTTGATGAGCAGCACTGTTGACACTAGAGATCGCCAAGGAGAAGCTGCTGCCACTCGTATCAAAGTGAAGTCAACAGACACTGATTTGGGTATCACGTCAGTGGATCCCACTAATGTGGTTGGTGCTGAACTGGCCGTAGTCTACAACACCAAAACTCATCACGTGGAAGTGTATCGAGCCAGTGGAGAGCAAAAGCTCAGTGTGCAAGGGGCTCGCATCACCAATTTTGACCCTGCCTTGAGTCAAGGGCGAGCTTTGCGTGAGCCCGACAGTTGGCTGCCACGATTTACCAGCATTACCACAGTTCGACGTGCAGAAGTGTTGATGACCAGCCTCAAGGGCAAAAAGTGGGCACTCTCTGGCAAACTAAACAGCAACCATCTTATCCTGAAAACTCTCTAAAAAATCTTGCATTAGTGAAACGCCCTGTTACAACTGTTGGGCATATAGAGGAACAACGCTGTGGAACCCAAAGACCAACCAAACCCATTTGGTAAGTGGACCATTATTGGTGGGAATTTTCCACCGGAATGGAAAGATGACCCAGAAATGGCTCGGATCATGCAAGCACTCTTGGAGGCTAGCATCATTGCTGCTCAGCGCGAAGAGGCTCTTGAACGACTTATGGGGGTCCAGCAGGATCCGGATCCTGAACTGGATGATGCCATTACTGACATTATCCTTGACGATGTGCAGGAATATCCTGAGGCACTGGGTTGGATCATGGGCGCATATCGCAAGGGTGAAGAACTGGGCTGGAAACGCTAAAACCACTGTTGACAACCCCGTAACCCCCTGCTACTTTAGGCACATGAACAACAAACCCAAACCCACTCCCGCCCGTCTTGTGCGCAGCCTCATCACCCTGCTGGGTACACCTCGAATCCTGTTCAGCGACCGCATTCAAAATGGTCGCAGCATCAAGGTATGGGGGTGGGATGAACGCCTCTACAGCGAGGCCAGCATGATCCTTGCGCGGCATGGCTACCGTGTGCGCAAGGTAAAGACCTCGTTTGGCAGCACTCGTCTTCACGTGTTTGAGAAATAGGAAAACCGGTTATGACCGATGATCTCGGAAACCTTTCTGACAATGACTTCAAGCGCCTAGTGCACCTGGTGAACGAGATCATCCACCTAAGCCACGAAGGTGCTCGAGAAGGGCAAGCTCGGGCACACGACATCTACGCACTGTCACGAGATGCACGCGACATCTTGATCCTGGACGAAACCAGTCGGGAAGCTATGCGACGCCTCACAAATACTGAACGTCCCACCATGTATGGGGTCACCATCAGCAAGTCTGTGGAAGACTATGTTCGTGCTGGCATGAAGATCAATGCCATCAAAGAGCTGCGAACTGAAACGGCTCTGGGCCTGAAAGAGGCCAAGGACGTTGTGGAGGCTTTTGCCAGCACAATTACGCCCTTTTAGGCACATCTTTGGTTGACAACACTCAATATCCTGCTATGTTGCGCTGGTAAATGGAGTACATGACATGACCAACAAGCCTCAGAAGATCGTTGTTCACAAGCACGCCGCCAAGCGGTTGTTTCATGTGAGCATTCACAATGTTGACAGCAAGGCTGCTAACACCACTTGGCAGGGTATTGCAGGCAAGAGCCGTTATGCATATGAACAGGGCTTGGTAGGCAACTACAAGAACGATCGCGTTCTCACTGGTGGGCTGATGCTGGCTTTTGTCAACACCCAATATGAGGGTTGGGAAACACAGGACGTGGAGGGCGAGTTTCCCAACATGATCCGTGCTGCTGAACACAAGGAACAGGTGGCGGATCAGCTGATCCAGGAGGGTCTTACAAACGTTGGTGTGCGCAATGTGAACAGCAAGCGCGATCCCAGCAGTGATGGCATGGGCAGCAACTGGAACGCCAAGTTCAACCCCAACCGGATGACAATGGCCAAGGTGAACGAGAAGATTGACTGGATCAACACAAGCCTGCAGATGAACATCTCTCGAGACGTTCGGAGCCGGGCACTGCGGGCAGTGATTGGTGCTAACGGCAATGTGGACAGCATGGCTGGCCTGCTCCGCTTCATCCGACAGGAAATGGGCCTGGTTTGATGGCTGCTGTTTATCGGATCCTGCATGTGCCTACTAGCATGTATTTTTGCCCCAGCAGGGAAGTGCGAGTCAAGCTCGCAGACCTACCCAGCTATTATGGCAGCGGCACGATTGCAGTAAAGAGCAATCTCAGCAAAACTGGTAAGACCTATCTCAAACTGCCTACCATCAAGCAAATTGGCCAAAGATACTACACTCACTTGTTCAATTCTGTGACAGACATGGCTCCTGGAACACATTACTGTGTGAGGGCTGTGGTGGTGGATGAGTGGGTGGTTGAGGAAATGGCATAAAGTTTTTGGTTGACACATAGCTACACCTAGTCTAATGTGCGTTGATAAGACAGTTTTTGTGAGGACGAGATGAGCAAGTTCAGTTGCCCTGTGGTGCGTGTGGCCGCAGTCGAAGAACATCCGAATGCGGATCGCCTTTCTCTTGTGCGCCTTGAAGGCCTCGGTTATCTCTGCATCGCAAACAAACTAGAGGATGGTAGCCCGCGCTACAAGCCCGGTGACTGGGTCGTATACATTCCCTCAGCCTCGGTGCTGCCTGAATGGCTGCTCAAGGACATGGGATTTTGGAACGAAGACGCTGGTAAGGGTGTGCTGGCAGGCAGTGATGGCAACCGTGTGAAGCCACTCAAGCTGCGTGGTATTTTCAGCGAAGGTGTGCTGTATGGGCTCATTGCATATGGTGATGACGATTGCCTTTCTGCTGATTTTGGGTCGGCGACGGATGTACATGTAGTAGGCAAAGACAGTCTTGAATATCCAGTCAAGCTAGGCGAGGATGCTGCTGCAATCTTGGGCATCACCAGGTGGGAGCCGCCCATTCCCGCTGCGATGTCTGGTGAAGTTGCCAGTGTTGCTGAGGCTGCTCTTACCTACGATTTTCAGCGTTGGGAGAGCGTGCCTGACATCTTCGAACCTGGTGAGGTGGTGGTGGCCCAAGAAAAAATTCATGGATCTTGTACCATCATCCAGTACTTCCCAGGCATGGACCATCCCGAGATGTTCCCCGACCATGCAGGCTACCGCAGCATCACTGTCAGCAGCAAGGGACTAGGCGGTCAGGGTTTGGTGTTCAAGAACAACGAAGCCAACGCCAACAACCTCTATGTGCGGGCACTTGGCACACTGCTAGCCGACCATGACCTCGCCGGGCTCCTCCACAGGATGAGCAAGGTGGACGGCGGTGCTCATCCGGTGGCTATCCTGGGAGAAGTTTTCGGCAAGGGCGTGCAGGACCTCGACTACGGCACCACTAAGCCCACGTTCCGGGTGTTCGACATGCGGATCGGGCGGGAGTGGCTAAGTCCCGATGCCGTGGCCTACTGGGCAAAGGACCTGCCCTGTGTACCTACCCTCTACACTGGCCCCTTTGACCAAACTGCCATTGAGGCTGTGAGAGACGGTGTCACAACGGTGGGTGGCACCAATGTGCGGGAAGGTGTGGTGGTGCGCAGCCTGGTTCCCACCGAGCATCCCCTGCACGGTAGGAAAATCTGCAAATTCATCTCTCCGGCGTATCTGCTCCGCCGAGTGAAGAACGGCGAGGCAACGGAGTTCAACTGATGCGCTACGATCTACTGGAGGTCTACTGCTGCCTATGCCCAAGTCCCTAGACATATTGATCCCAGAAACAGAAACTTTCTGGTTGACAATGTCCGGAACTGTGCTAATATGACGTATAATACATAAAGGACTAACAAATGAGCGATCTCCCCAAGCCTATGTTTGCTAACGTTGGCCGCGCGTATGTGGCTGCTGCCGCGTTGGGTCTAGACACTAGCAATCTCAGTCGTGATCGTGCTGATACTGTGCTCCGCGCGCTGGTCAAAATGCCTGGTTGGCTGGAACAAAACCTGGATGTGTATCAGATGTGGATGGCTGATGTTGACCCCTGGCATTGCTTCATCCGTGACCTGAGCGCGTACACCAAGCAAGTGCGGGCTCACACGAAAGCTACCACGCGGGCCAAGTGAGTATCGACTGCATAGCAGGAAAATCTGCAAGTTCCTCTCTCCGTCATATCTTCTCCGACGGGTGAAGAACGGTGAAACAACAGAGTTCAACTGAGTCGGGGCCACGATGACCGAAAACTATATTCTCTTGAAATGGGGCACACTCAAGGGCTATCGGGTAGCTGACAACCCTGTGGCGCAAGGTTTGATTAAACAGTACATGGAGTTGGGTGCCAGCGCCATGCACCAACAGGACACTCCCGAACAAAAACAAATCATATGCGAACTGCTGCCTGCTCTGGCGTGCCCGCGCCGTGCCTTCCCCAACCCATACGACCCCACAGGGCTGCTGCACTGGATCGCAACCCAGGAGCCGGTCATTCTCGGACGCGACCCCGCTGGCTAGCCGGCTGGCCATTTCAGGATGCCGCCATGTCACGCCGCTTTCTCGTTACCGGAGGTGCCGGCTTCGTCGGCAGCCATCTCGTCGCCGCCCTGCTGGACCAAGGCGCGGAGGTGGTGGTGTTCGACAACCTGCGCACCGGCCATCGCGAAGCCGTGCTCCCCGGCGCCACGCTGGTCACCGGCGCGCTGGAGGACCCCGATGCGATCGCGTCCGTGCTGGCGCAGGGGCCGTGGCATGCGGTGTTCCACTTCGCCGCGCTGTCGCTGGTGGGCGATTCCATGCGCGACCCGATCGGCTATCTCTCGGCCAATGTCGGCAACGGCCTGCGCCTGTTGGAGGCCTGCGTGAAGCACGGCGTGCCCCGCTTCGTGTTCTCCTCCACCGCCGCCCTGTTCGGCACGCCAGACCGCATGCCGATCGACGAGGAAACCGCGATCGACCCCGGCTCACCCTACGGCGAAAGCAAATGGATGATGGAGCGCGCGCTGGGCTGGGCCGAACGCATCCACGGCATGCGCTCCGCCTGCCTGCGCTACTTCAACGCCGCCGGCGCCGACCCGCAGGGCCGCCTGGGCGAGGACCACACGCCGGAAACCCATCTGATCCCGTTGGCCATCGACGCCATGCTCGGCCGTCGCGCCGAACTCGCCGTGTTTGGCACCGATTACGACACGCCGGACGGCACCTGCATCCGCGACTACATCCATGTCACCGACCTCGCCGCCGCCCACCTCGCGGCGCTGGAGCGGCTGGACCACGCCAGCGTCACCTACAACCTCGGCACCGCCGCCGGGCATTCGGTGCTGGAGGTGATCCAGAGCGTGGAGCGCGTCAGCCGCCGCCCGGTGCCGCACCGCTTCGCCCCACGCCGCCCTGGCGACCCCGCCCGCCTTGTTGCCAGCCCGGCGCGGATCATGCGCGAAACCGGCTGGCAGCCGCGCCTCGCAGCACTGGATGACATCGTCGCCACCGCCCTGGCCTGGCGCGAAGCCCATCCGCGCGGCTACGGCGGATGAGTTACCGCATCCCGGCGCATCGGCCTGTGCGTGTTCTCAGAAGTGCATTTTTCACCTACTTATGTCCTCATCCGCCCAGCCGCCGCAGCGAGGACCGCCACGCCATGAGCCAGCCTGCCGCGACCACGGTCGCCAAGAACCTGGGCGCATGACGCTGGAAGTCCTGCATGGAGTTTCCCAACCAAGAAACTTATCTGCAATGTTTGCTCACATGGAGTTGACGGCATCTGTGAGTCTGTTGCGTGTGATACAATGTACCAACACCCTCTCTATGGACGGAGATAAAAAGGTTGACACAGTCTGTCTGTGCTGTATATTGAAGCTACACAAGGAGAACAACAAATGGAAGCCACGCCTGATCTAGCTGTCTACGTGCTGGCCCGAACTGATCTGCCCAGTATGAACCCAGGAAAGCTGGCTGCACAAGTACATCATGCTGGAACCCAGATGATGAGCCTATTTGCAGATCATCCACTAGTTCAACAGTATGTTGCCGACGGTGTCTCACAAGGTGCCTACTACTTCAACACCACAATTGTGCTGGGTGCCACAATGGACCAGCTTCATGGTCTGAGATGCACTTATGGTTGGGAATACCACCTCACTGTCAAGGGGTCAGTCGTCGACCCCAGCTACCCATTTTTTGTGGAAAATCAAGAGGTAGCTGATCTTGTTGCAGCTAATGGCAAGGCAGCTGTCATCAAAACCATGGATGATGGGCGTGTGCTGATGACTCGCCAAGAGACCACTTGCATTTGGTGCCTTGTGGATCGCAACAAGCCCGAAGTTTCAGACATTCTAGGCCATCTCAAACTCTATCCCTAACAACAAAGGACACTGCCTGTGCTATTGCTGATTGAACTCATCGGTGCTCTGGTGCTCATTGGCGTATGTGCCTATGGTGCCAGCAAACTGATCGAAAGTTTCTACGATCGCAACCGAACCCCTCCCGACCGCAAGGACCCCAACTGATATGTGGAATCAACCTCCGCGTGACTCCAATCCTCGAATCAACCCTCTACAGGAGACTCCCCGAGTGAACGCTCGATTCATCGCTACCATGGTAGGTGGCGCAATGGCTGCTCTGCTGGCACTCACAGTGATCCTCGGCAGCTGGTACACAGTTGATGAGCGTCAGCGCGGTGTGCTGCTCCGCAACGGCAAGCTGGTGAGCGTGGTGCAGCCAGGGCTGGGATTCAAAATCCCCTTCATCGACAATGTGGTGCTCATGAGCACCGAGACCGTCCTGCTGCGACTGGACAAGGAAGCGGTCTACAGCCGAGACCAGCAACCTGCAACTATCACCTTCTCGGTGAGCTGGCGTGTGAGCGAAGACAATGTGGACGATGTCTACAAGGAGTTTGGCGGGCTCCGAGGAGTTCAAGACCGTGTGATCCTGCCGGGTGTGCGTGACGAGCTCAAGAACGTAATGGGTCGCTACAACGCAGTCACAGCGATTCAGGATCGCACCCGACTGGGCACAGATGTCAAGGCGGCCATTGTGGCCAACATCAAAGGGCCGTTTGTGATCGAGAATCTGGCTATTGAAAACATTGATTTCAGTGACGCTTACGAAAAATCCATCGAACAGCGAATGCTCGCGGAGGTGGCTGTTGAAAGAGATCGACAGGATGCGATCCGAGAGAAGGTGCAGGCTGAAATTGTTGTAACCAAAGCGCAGGCCGAAGCTGATGCAGTCAAGGCACGAGCTGGAGCTGAAGCTGAAGCTATCCAACTGCGCGGCGAAGCTGAAGCCAAGGCCATCCGGGCCCGAGGCGATGCACTTCGCGCGAACGCAGAGCTAGTCACACTTACGGCTGCAGAGCGATGGGACGGTAAGCTCCCTACCACTATGGTCCCAGGTGCAGCACTGCCCTTTGTGCATGTGAAGTAATCAAACAGAAAGGTGGGTGAAAGCTCACCTTTCTCCTTGACAAAAGTGTCAAACCCGCTAAATTACAGATGTTGATAAACCAAGTGAGCTATCCACACATGACCGAAGATCAGATTGAGCGTACCGTGGAACGTGCAACAGATCGCCTGGACGAGCGTTATATGCGAGGGGAGATCAGCCGGGCACGCTATGCTGATGAAGCTGACAAGCTGAGTACATGGGCTGAACGCGAGTATCGCAGGGCGCGTCGGTGAAATTGGGACAACACCTACACCAACGCCAAATGCTGTTGGATCAAGAGCTGTTGAGAACCACGTTGTTGGCAGTGCAACGTGAGCGAGAACGTGTGCATGACCAGCACTATGATCTGGAACGCTTTAAAAGCCAGATCATCAGTTGTGTTTTGGAAAATCGGCCCATGCTCATGTTTACTCCTGGAAATAACTGGACTGACCCTCAAAATCCTGAACACCCTCCACGTTTTGTGTGCCATCGAGACCACAAGTTATGGCAAGAGTTCCTAGTTTGGTTGGAAAGTGAACACATGGAAATCCAATACCATGGATGGAATTTCACTGTGATAGCCAAGTGACAGAAGACAGAGTCTTCCACAATGCGCTGCTTTTGTTTCCCAAAGATCTTTTCTGCTGCTCTGTTACACTTGGCGAGGAATACTACCGCCAACAATACGAAATCTTGGATTGGCTACGCCAACAAGGACCTGGTGACACTGGAATTGGTGATCCACCACAAGGTGAGTGCGTTTGGGCATATACACAGCTTTTTGGATACCAGTATATCGCTTTCCCCACTAGGGAACTGGTGACGCATTTTCAGCTGGTTTGGCAAAACAACACAGGACATAGTGGTTGACACGGATGTGCAGACTCTGTATGTTGTGGGTGTTGCAAAGGAGACGGATATGCGAATTGATGTGCCCAGCATCGTAAATGATCCCCAGATGAGAACCTTGCCCTATTGGCTGGAGGTATATCCCAATCAGGATCAAGCTCGCCGGGCTCGAGCACTGGCTCGCAAGGCGTATGATCGCACACGGCTAGCTGAGGTGCAGCGTTGGCGCTGCTGCTGGTGTCACTGCGAGATGCGTGGCGAACAAGGCTTCAAGAACAGTGCCACCATTGAGCACATCACTCCTCGCAGTTGTGGTGGCACTGACCACATCACCAACTTGGCTGTGGCGTGTGGCCGATGCAACAACCGTCGAGGCAACACGCCCTGGGAAGATTTCCTGCAGGCTATGGAAATGAGTCGGCCCGCGCCTGAGACTGGCAGCTTTCGCTCACTGGCTTTTGAACGTAAGATGCGCCGAGAGGCTGCTGAGCAGAACAAGCGCATCAAGCAGTTGACTCATTTGGTGCGCAACCACGAGGTGCAAGCCACTGCTACTCAAACGCGACGCGAACAGTGCAAGTCACTGGAAGCCCAATACTCAGACATGCTGCCAGGATTGCAGCTGGCTGGTTTCCAACGAGCCAAGAGGATGCGTCGCGAAGTTGACCGTCAACTGGCACTGCAAGCCCTCTCACAAAAGGTCAGCAACCCTTTTGAAGTGGACAGTCGGCCCTGGCGCATCTACGAGCGTATGCGTAACAAGCAGAGTGTTGACACACTGCAAGCAGCCGCTTAAATAAGGTTATGAAAAGGTTCCTTGTTGCATTCATGTTGCTGTCCTCCAGTCCCTGTTGGGCGCAAGGATACCACTACCGCCCCTATGGCTATACTCCTGCGCCTCACTACCGCCACCATCACCATAACCACGGTGGCGGAAACTGGGTAGCCCCTCTTGTAGGGGGCATTGTTGGCGGTGCAGTGTTGGGCGCTATCATTGCACCAAACATCTATGCTCCTGCACCAGAGCCCATTTGCACTGATAGGCTAGTGGGATATGATGTTTATGGTCGTGCCGTTGTGGAACGTTTTTGTAGGTAAAGTGTGCCTGCAGCCAGCACATCAATCATCCGAAAACAAACCAGTTGACAACCTTGCAAAACCTGCTATAACTCACGCAACGCAACAGAGGATACAGCAATGAGTCACTTCACCGTTATGGTTATTGGGCCTGACCATGAAGCCCAGCTTGCTCCCTACCACGAGTTTGAATGCACTGGTGTGGCAGACCAGTATGTGGTGGATGTGGACGTCACTGACAAGTTCCTTGCCGATATGAAAGATGCGGAGGAACATGCAGAGGAAGACCAATCTGCCCTTGACTATGCGCTGGAATATTACGGTTTTGAAGACCAGGTAGTTGAAGATGAGAGCGAAGTTGATCGAGAGGGTGAGCACAAGTTTGGATTTGTGGTGGTCCGGGACGGTGAGCTCGTCCGGGCTGTGAAGCGCACCAACCCCAACAAGCAGTGGGACTGGTACGAGGTTGGTGGGCGATGGACTGGCACGCTCAAGCTCAAGCCTGGTGCAAAGGGTGTGCAAGGCCGCCCTGGACTGGGAACCCAAGGAGCAAAACAAGGGTATGCTGACCAGGCGAGGATGGGAGACATCGACTGGGCAGGCATGCGTGACGAGGCAGGCGAGAAGGCCGGAGTCTATTGGGATCGGGTGCGGGCACTTGCTCCAAATGTTTGGGAAAGCTGGGACAGTGTGATTTCACGCTTCCCCAGGGACACTGACGGTGCTCGAAATTTCTATCATAACCAAACGGGCAGGCAGGCCCTGCACCAAGCCAAAGACTTGTTTTGGTGTGAGGACTCGGTGCTGGTCGGCCGTGAAGAGTATGTGCAAACTGCTCGAGACAGTGCTGGCATGACCTTTGCATTTGTCAAGGACGGTGCGTGGATGGAGCGCGGCAGCATGGGCTGGTGGGGCATGAGCACAGACGACATGCCCAAGAGTGAGTGGTATGCTCGGATGAATGAGATGATCAACGGACTGCCCGAGGACACACTGATCACCATTGTTGACTGCCACATCTAGCCAAAAAACGGGTTGACAGCCCTGAAAATCGTGCTATACTGCCCACAGTAGCTGGAAAGGCGCTGAACATGCACTACACGTTTCCCGAGATCACGCACCTGGATCAAGTGCTGGAAGCTGTCCAGGGTGTGGAAGGCTTCATTGTAGCCCAGCGGCCCTGGGGCACTGTGGTCAACTACATTCAGATGGGCCCGGACATGTTCCCCGAGGTCCATACTGCTGGAGGCAGCGCCAGCATGCGCGAGCGGCAGACTCGACTCAAGGCTATCCGCCGGGAGTGTAGGGGGCTGCTGTTCAGCCTTGATGGAAAGTTGGTGAGCCGCGCATTTCAGAAGTTTTGGAACGTGGGCGAACGGCGCGAGACTTTGATTGAAAACATCGATCTCACTCAGCCACACATCATCCTTGAGAAGTTGGATGGAAGTATGATTCGTGCTCTACCTCTAGGTAAGGGCTACTGTCTTGCAACCAAGATGGGGCCCACTGCTGTAGCAGCACAGGTTGAGCCGTTCGTGGCAACTCGAGACAACTATGACCGATTTATCCGAGACACACTGGAGCAGGGATACACTGCCTGTTTCGAGTGGTGTACTCGTCAACAAAAGATTGTGTGTGATTATCCAGTTGATCGACTGGTGCTGACTGCTGTGCGTCACATCAACTCGGGTGAGTATCTCACCTACTCTCAGATGCAGGAACTGGCGGCCGAGTATGAGCTGGATCTAGTCAAGGCCTATCCTGGTACTGTGGCTAGCATGGAGCAGCTCGTTCGGGAGACGCATGAGCTGGAAGGCGAGGAGGGGTGGATCATCCGGTGGGATGATGGACATATGGCCAAGTTGAAATCGGCCTGGTATGTGCGTATCCACCGTGCCAAGGATGCTCTCACGCAGGAGAAGAACCTCATCGACCTCATGCTGGCGGAAAAGCTGGACGACGTCAAGAGCTTTCTGCCTGTGGAGGACCTGGCTCGCATCGACGCCTACGAGAACGCCTTCTGGACGGGTGTGGGGCAAACTGCCTACATATGGAAGGACCAGTATGTCAAGCTCCGGCGGCAGTTTGGTGACGATAGAAAGCGGTTTGCACTGGAGGCAGCACCGGGTCTTGAGCCCAACCTGCGTAGTGCTGTGTTCAAGGTCTGGGCCCGTGAGGGCCACGTGGACTGGCGTGAGCTGGTGTGCGATGTGATCCGCAAATGCACTGGCACGCAGACCCGGGTGGACGAGGCACGCTCACTGTTCCGTGCGCCGCGGTGGAGCCAGCAAAGTGTGGGAGACGAATGATGGCCTACAAAGGTGACACGGTGAAGTTTCGAGTGAGCAGTCCCAACGGCACTTGGCGCACAGTCTCCACGCTGGAAGAGGCTGAGCAAGAGATCAAAACTCTGGTGGACACCTATGGTGTGGCCTGGGCCGCAGTGGATAGGATTGAGACCACAAGGATCCTTGTTCGGCAAGTCAAGGCTGATGAGTGACTCTTACCTTGTAACTTTGGTAGCGCCTATGTGCGATGATTTTGATCAAGTGTGTGATTGGTGCATGCAACAATGGCCGTGTAAGGAGCGGCGCTGGCATATACACTGGGCTGGATTAACAACTAGAGGCAAGGGGTGGCAAATCACTTGCAGTTTCTGGCACCAAGATGATCTCACCATGTTCCTGCTCACATGGGCGCACCTGGTTGAATCTAGATAAACAGGCGATAGTGATGGCTATACTGCCCTACACAGCCACATTGGTAGCACCCAAACTCCGGGAGCTTGACCAAGTTCAGGAATGGTGCCTACAAATGTGGCCTTGTACTCATCGAGCCACATGGTATCAAGATAATATGACAATGCAAGTATTTGCAAGGTTTGAATTCAAATGCACCTGGAGTTTTCAGTTTCGAGAAGATCTCACCATGTTCCTGCTGACCTGGAGTCATTTGGTGGACAGCCATGAGTGATGCATATGTTGTGACAGTGATGGCTTACTCACTTGAAGAATTTATCCCAGTTTACAACTGGTGCTGCCGCATGTGGGGCGATACAAGCTTGTATCAGACTTGGTGTATGGGTTGGGCTAATTCAGATCTTTTGCGTGGAGTATATGTTTGCGATTGGGCTTTTCAACACAAGGATGATCTCATCATGTTTTTACTGACTTGGGGTCATTTGGTTGACTCTAGCCAAGAGGCAGAAAGTTGTGAATGACAAGTTCAAGATAACATTGAGTGCCCACACAAAGGGAGAACTCGAAGCTGTGAATCTATGGTGCCAACAGTTGTGGCCAGGTGAGTGCGGGACAGTATGGGACAGCGGATGGCCACTACCTACAACTTTTTTTTAGAGCAGGTGGCATCACTGCGTGGCGTTGCAGTTGGTGGTTGACACGCAGGGAAGATCATGCTATGTTCCTGTTGACATGGGCACATTTGGTAGAGCCGCCCCAGAATTACACAAGGTATCCTCAAAGTGAATAAGGACAACAAACGATGACCCCGGCACAGAAAATCAAACAGCGAATCCTTCTCGATCTTGTTAACCAGGGTTCACTCAGCATTGACCCTGCTGCTATCACATCAGACAATGTGGACGAGCTTTACGAGGAGCAAGATGCCTGGGACATTGAGTGTGACTTTCGCCAAGGCGAAGTTGAAACTGGTATTCCCTGCGAATATTCCCGGCACTACGAAAGCCAGAGCGTGGCTGCCCAGATGGCAGATGGTTCCTGGGTAGGCTGGACCTACTGGTATGGTGGCGGCAAGCATGGTGAACCCGAATCCATTCCTTGGATGAGCGAGGCCTACGAACTAGACGTCAAGGAAGAGGAGAAGTTGGTGATTGTTCAAACGTTCTCAAAGAAGGGAAAAGAATGAACCAGGATCTCAAAACTCGGCATATAGCACTGGCCTTGGCTCGAGCTGATGATGAATACCGTGGCTTTGAGCCTTTTCCGGAACCTCCCCTGGATGCTGATGCGGACTGGTATCATGATCACGTGGATGGATGGCCATGGTATAAGCACATGGCAGAAAGGCTGTTGACGCAACCCAACCTCTGTGCTATCCTACAAAACAATACATGAGGTAAATCCATGCAATACCTGCTCACCCAAGAAGAGTATGACGCACTCCGAGCTCGACAGGAGCATGAACTCAAGCTGAGTAGAGCCAAGCTTCAGAAACTCTGCACCAGGATTGCGGACACTATGCCTGTGAAGTGGGGATGGAGCAAGGACGAGGAAGCCAAGCCCTGGGGTTGTATCCACTCTCAGCAAGAAGAATGGTATTGCGATAGCTGTCCTGTGCAGGAAATCTGTCCTGAGCCCCACAAAGAGTGGAGCAAGTGACAGCACTCCTACTCACCATCGCACTGGTCACAGGACTATGCTATCTGGTCAGCTTGTATCTGTCATTGTGGGTTGGTGTGTTTATGATCCTATGGATACTGTTCAGCATCGGCTGGTTTTTCCGAACCTGGGCAGTCAAGGACAAGGATGGCCCGGAAACCATGTTTGATCGGATAGTGATCTCAAGCATAATACCAGTTGCCATGCTGTTTGGATTTTTGAATAATCTCCTACAAAAAAGGTTGGGATTGCCCTGATGAAATCAGATATTATCAATCGCCTCACAGATCAAGCTGATGAGCATGCCAGTGACTATGTTGGCAGTCTACGCCAGCGTGGTCTTCAAGTGCTGCCCGAATACTACGAGCAAGCGTTCAGGAATAAGTTTGCTGAACTGATTGTGAGAGAATGTGCTGACATTGTGGACCGGATGGATGAGGGTCGCAATGAATACTTCCAGCGACTGGACGGGACCAAGGTCGTCACCGGAGACGTATTGAAACACTATTTTGGTATCCGGGAATAACCAACATGCTGTGCTATAACCCAGCCCACCCACACCATCACAATCAAACATTGTGGTGTGTGTATGGGTTTGAAAGCTTTCCTGAAATTATCTGCTGCAAGATTGTCCCCCATCCCGAGTTTGGGCCCATCATCTGGGGCTACAGCGTCTACCGGGGCGTGCCAGGGTTCCGCACGCTGGGCCAAAATGTCATCAACTGGCAGAGGGGATTGGAAGAGCGGTTTGGCCACACCATGTTTGAATTCTATACCACGCAAGAAGAGGCCTTGGAGAGGCTGCGGGAGCTTACCACCCCAGCGGCAGAGGCAGTGTGACTTATGCACTTGATGCGCACCTGGCTGTTGAATCTCAGTGATGAAGAAATCACCCAGGCTATTGACAGTTGGTTTGATCGGGAGATTTGGGATCAAACTCCCGACAAGCTGCGATGGATAGTGATTGATCTTGATCTCTACGAACAAGCCGTGCATTTGCAAAAGTGTAACTTTGATCGTGCATATGCCCAACTCACCTGGAAAGGACCCAGCTAGTGCTCTATACCGTAGCTGTGAGTTATTTTGCCACAGGCGAGGGACATACCTTGAGCCTGTGGATTGGCGTTGCTAGAGACCCCCAGGATGCCCGAGAAAAGTTTCAGCAGGCTGTGCCCAATGGCAGTTTTTGGGTGCAGGGTGCAGAAACTTTTGAAGGTGTCAATCGTGAGCATGTGGCATGCAAGTATCTGCTCACACCATTGGCACTCACAAATCTAGAGGATCCTCATTGCATGCGTGAGTTTTCTGCTCAGCTGCATTTCAACTACAGTTGACATAGTGACAGACATGTGCTACTGTGCAAGCTGCACAATAAGGTGTGTTCAATGTTTAGGATTGAAAAACGGCTCAGCAGTTTCTTCCGCAAAAACAGCTTGCGTGGTGCTCCATTCAAGCAATGGACCTTGCACAAAACCTATGACAGGCTAGCTGATGCAGTTCAAGCCTATGATACGATGATCTCCAAACCCGGATACGGTATGAATTGGCGCATTGTATCTGGAGATACTGTAGTCAAACAAAAGAACAAATAGACATGGTAGCCGTATTATGAATTGGGAAAGTTTGTTGTTCCTTCTGCTGAGCATGTTGTTTGCCAGCTTGGTTGTGTTGACCACATTATTCCCATAGCACAAGGATTGAAGAAATGAGCCAAGACTTGGACGACGATTGGGATTGGGAAGAATTTTTCCGTCAATTTCCCTGTGGTGCGGCTGTGATTTTTGGTAACCATGTGGTGCATGCTGAGGGGTATCCTGAACCAGTCTCGGACATTGACGAAACTGAATTGCGCAAAGAGTTGGCAGAAGATCACGAGCTGGAACTGACCCTTCTCCGAGATTACTCAGTCATACGATTGGAAGGAGATAACTGGCGCCAGTTGATGCAGCAGTATGCAGGTGCAGATGGCACGCAGAAATAAGACGCCACAACGGATCAAACCCCGCCGAGGATGGCACCGCGTGGTGTTGCCCAATGTACCCAATCCTTGGCGTGAGTTACTGACGGGCATGCCATCAACTGTGTCAAAGATTGACGACTGGCTGGCAGAAAACACCTCTGGCAAATGTGAGCAGTTTCGCTACAACACATGGGACTTCAAACGCCAAGAAGATGCCCTGTTGTTTACCTTGACGTGGGGATAGCATGGAAATAAAAATCACCAAACAAACTGTCCTTGCCCCTGTGCGTAAGTTGAGCGCAACTTGGACAATGGAAAAACCACAAACATTGAAACACACTGTGAGCGATGAGATCGAGCAACTTATCCAGGAAGAGATCAACAGTGAAATTTTAGCCGAAATATATCGAGTCCAAGGATGGTATCTTGTACCCCTCACTGCTCACAGCGTCTGGACAAAAGGCGCAGTGACGCCATGGCTCTTGGAACATTACCCAGATGGTGGTTACTATCTCTTCACTGGTGGTTGCATGTTCCGGGACAAAGAGATGGCTGTGGAGTTTGAGCTCACATGGACATAATACCCAAGTTCAGTTTCCTGCATCGTGTGGAATATCGGGATCTGCCCGAAGACCCGAGAGTTATGAACTATGGAGAATCTCGCACACAAATGATCATATGGTGCTGGAAAAATCTTCCTTTGAGCGATTGGTCGCATGACCCCTTGGGTATTGATTTCAAGCATCAAGAAGGTCTCATGCAGTTTATGTTAACGTGGACATGATTGTTACCAAGTGCTTGCCCGGCGGTGGATGGTATGCCGAAGTCATGCTGGACGATAGTGAATGGCCACCAATTGATGAAAATGACCAATGGTTAGACAGACCCATTCGACGTTGGGTAAGAGAACACACTGAGGGAGCACATTTTTTCAGTTTTAGGGGAACAATACTGTTCAGTAACGAAAGTGATCTCACAGCGTTTGTGGTCTCTTGGTCATAACACGTAGAGTGGCCCGCTTTTTGGAAAAGGAGAAGGATCCTCTCTACCCTTATCCGGTTGTGTTTGACAACATGGAAGTCTCTGAGGCTGAAATACTTCGAGCCTGGCTAAGACAGCATGGTGGCCGAGAAAACGAGGATTGGGCTTGGACTCATGGATGGTGGGGAGATACCGTTCACTGTTTTAGGTTTCGAGATCCTTGCACAGCAGAGTTTTTCCGCTTGACTTGGCACCCAACAAGCGTATAGTTGCAGTATGAAATACGACTCAGATATATGGTGTTGTGAGATTCTGCTGGCACGCTATCAGCAAGGATGTTTACAACATACCAATCTATCTTCTTGCCCTGATTTTTTGGTGAATTGGGCAGCACAATCTCAATTGTTTTGTAGGCAGTGGAAAACAAAAAATGAACACCAATAATCCCAAAACTGTTTGGCACGAGGATGGAACCAGCCCAGTTCCTGGCTCGCGTGTATTTGTTTTTGGCAGCAATCTCGCTGGCATTCACGGTGCCGGAGCGGCCCGGGAGGCTGCCGCTAAATTTGGTGCCCTGTATGGTTGCGGCCATGGCTGGCAACCTCTCAATCAAAGCTATGCCATTCCCACCAAGGACCGTCGAATCCACACCCTAGCTTTGGATGAGATCAAACTCTATATTGATGAATTTGTGCGACTCACACAAAGCCCGTTTGTTATGAATAGTGGTTATTGGGTCACCCGAGTGGGCTGTGGCCTAGCTGGTTACCAAGACCACGACATTGCACCATTGTTCCGTGGCGCAGTAAATTGCAGTTTTCCTTTGCCTTGGCGCCAGTATTTGGAGCTTGAGACTTGATTGACATAGCTTTTCCTAATAGCCGCATTGGGCACTACATGCGGGTCACAAAGAGGTCTGGAAAGTGGGTGATGCAACAAAGCTACATTGCACTGATTCACAAAATCGCCACCACCGAAGACTGCTATTACCTTGACTTCTACAAAAGCCGAGATAATGCCACAATGCTGGAGTGGTGCCAAAACGCATGGGGTCCGCCAGAGGTTGGTGAAACATGGTGGCAAAAGCTCACTGGGCAAGCTCAACTCACACTTGTGATACGTGGCGAAGAGCGTGTCACGCAATGGCAACTAACCTGGGAGTAAGCCAATGAGCAGTGAATATCAGCATTTGAAAACTCTTGCATCGGAAATTTTCCGGCTGATGGGCGAGGAGAGTTTCACAGAGATAGACAGCATCTTGAGCAATATGCAGCCTACACTTCAAACAGAAGTAGAGATGGTGGCACTGCTACGCTACAGTTTTACAGCTCGGCATCATCTCACCTGTTACCATATCTATCTTGACGCAGTAGCACAGGAATTGCTGCGTCGTGGCAAAGATGTGGAGAGGATTTTGCAGGGACTGCCCTTCTACAGCATCGATAGGTATCCATGAGTCAGCAGGCTGCGCAGACTAGGGAGGCACATTTGTTGAATCACCAACCAGTTGACTGGGCAGATGATGTGATGGGGTTTCCCTACGCAGTCGCATGCAAGGTCACAGTGGTGGATTTGTGGCTTCGAACCAACTGGTGCAAGCAAAACATTGGCTGCTGGTTGGTAGATTGGACTCACACATATGATAACCACCGGCAGGTGTATTGGTACTGTTTCTCTAGTCAGGAGCAATTGACACAGTTTCAACTCACATGGTGTTGAACGTTTCACAAGAAGGAAGGAACAGGTGATTCGTATGGTTTTGCAGAAAATTTATCAACAAAATCAATGGTATGATAGCTTAAGTGGACATTACGTGCACCCCTACAAAGTTCCTGTTGTTTCTCACGCCCCAAGCGGTTGCATTCGCCCGGGACATCTATTGGGTTATACTTTTCTCAGGCACTCCTATGTTCCTCTATCTCATGTGGGGCTTATGGCACTGTGGCGCTTTCCGTATGTGATCAAGAACAAGCGTCAGCAACGTTGACACACAACAACAATCCGTTACTATAATATTACAAAAGGAGACTACTATGCGAATTCAGGTGCCATTCAAGCCAGGCTACCGTTTCTGGAGCCCGCGTGTGCTCCGTCGAAGCGAGCTGGTCACCATCACGCATGAGTGCAAGGAGTATTCTCGGCGAGAAGAAACTCTTGAGATCAGTGCCCGGCACAAGGAGATCACCAGTGTTGAAATCACACTGAACCAAACTGGTGAGTCCAAGTTTCGCTATTGGGCTGTGACTGTGGGAAAGACAATGGCTATACACACTCTTGTTGATCCCTATTCGGGATTCAGCAATGAGCAAGATGCAACAGAGTTCGCTCGTCTCTGGCGAGATACACAGAGCACTGAATATTTTGGTAGCCCAATTGGCGAGTGCCATGATTACGACCATGAGTGACGAAGTCATCAATTATGTGATTGCACGTCCTTGGGATACTCAAGAGCCCAACAATCTCTGCATCTATCACTTGCACAGTGAAGTGCATCGTGGCACAATAGAGGATGCAATGCTGACCTTGTCTCGTGTGCAACAGAGTAATCCTGGTTTTGAATATGAGGTATATGAGGTGTTTTACAGGAAGTTAAGTTGATGGGTTGGTTTGATAACTGCACAAAGGTTTGTCTATCGGGCCAAATACCCTGTAACTGTGATTTCATGCCGGGTCAGCAGGTGTTTCTCACAAGCAAGGACAGAGATCGTCATGCTGAAGACTATGCAAGTAGGAAAACCAATTGGAGTGCGCCTTTTGAACCTTGGGTTGTGGAAACATGGCGCAGGTGTAGTGAAGCAACAGGCGCAGACAAAGTTGCCCAGAAAGTGCGTGACCGTTTGACCAACAGGCCTGTCTTTGCCAAACGACCTTAATACCTGCTGTATTTTTGAATTTCCTATGGGAGGTGTTACCAGCTGGGTAGTGCGGTTGCCCAACAGCACCAACGGCCACGAACCCCAAGTAGTCAATTGGCTAATTGAGAGATTTGGCATCGACGATCACGAATATTGGACAAAAATCTTCAACCAGAAGAGAGAGACGCCCAACAGCCTTTGGAAACGAGGCAGCATCTGCACCTATGTGTATCAGGAATACTGGTTCACCAACAGAGATGATGCATTTGAGACCTATTTGGTGTTCTCAAAAATTTAAATTGAAAGGAAAATTATGTTAGATACTATGGCAGATGTGATGCGCACAGCCTACGAGAGAGGTTGGATCACCACAAGAGACGGAAATGTAAGCATGCGACGAGCAGTACAAAACTGCATGTATATTACACCAACAGGAGTTCGCAAACAGGTTCTCACCAGCGAGAGCATGATCAAGCTGTATTTTCCTGAAGACCGGATGAGTTCAGATGCATGGAGCAGGATGACTCGTGCTGATGACCTTTACCAACAGCGAATCATTGGCTTGCGTCCCAGTGGTGAACTGCCCTTCCACTATTGGCTACAAGTTAACACGCCTACTTCAAATCGTGTTGTGTTGCATCTTCATCCCACTCACATTGTGGCTGCAATGTATGCTGGTATGGATCTACAACAGATTGTACGTGATTTTCCTGAGCTTGAGAACCACACAACTGTAGGCCCAACTGTGGGCAAAGTACAAGCGCAAAGCACAGATCTTGGCTCAGCTGTTGCCCAAGCTTTTGATGTGCAACCTGATGGAGGCATCAATAGCCACATAATTGGGTTGCACATGCATGGCGTAGTAGCAGTGGATGTGGATCCTTGGTCAGCCTATGGTCACATCGAGAGATTGAACCATGTGTGTGAGATTGTGTTGGCTGCTGGAGGAATGCGTGACCAAACCCGTTGAGCATGACCTCAACTCACTACCCCTTGGTCAAATCCACGAGGCCATGATTTGGTTTTACGACACATATGATGTACGAGAAGCTGAGGCTGACAAGTCTACTGGCGTAATAAACGTTAAACTGCCTATTGACAACTTCTCTGAGGTGGCACTGACTTTGCACGAGCTGTGGCAGGAAACCTTCCTGCGCAGCCAGCACAGTGATCTCAAGGACGAGTATCAACGCTATGAAAGTTTGCGTCTGTTGATCAAAAGCTTGACTGAAAAAACAATTCGCGTATAACAAGACAACACTGCACTCAGGAAGCATCATGTTTGAAAATGTAGATTTTGGCATTCGAGAAGATCATTTTGGCCATGGGCTGTGTAGCCGGATGCGGTTGGAGTTTCTCAGCCAGCAAACCGGCGCGACAATGGTAGTGTGTCGAGCTGTGAAGCTGGAAATGCGCCGCAACATCGTAGACGTGTTCACTGGTATGGAAAGCCTCCTAAACAAGACTTTTCCTGAGGCAGAGGGCACTTGGCAGTTTGTGCAAGTAGATCCTGACTACTGGATGATCCAGAATAGCAGTATGTTCATTATTGGTGAGCAGCGCAGTGCAAACAGCCGACGCAGTTGGGGGTATGATGAAGGCAGCGTTCGTGTGAACCGTGCCAGCATCGAGGCATATGGAACTCCAGACCGGGTTAACCAGCTGCTGACTGCTGTGGAAGACACGTTCCAAGATCGCACTTTTACCAAAATCACGTGGTATTACAAGGATGGTTCTTCGGTGGACTATCGCAGCCTCTACGTTGATCAGGACAACCAGATTCAAAACAGCTTTTATCCTTGGTTCACACAAGGTGTTGATGCCTTCATTGAAGATTACCTGACTAGCACAGGCACAGTGCTACTCCTCTATGGGCCACCTGGAACTGGCAAAACCAGCTTTCTCAAGCATCTCATTTGTAGCCGGCGCATGAATGCGATCGTCAGCTACGATGAAGACATCCTGCGTGATGATCGCTTTTTCATTGACTTTTTGGCTGATGATGAGCACAACATCATGATCATCGAGGATGCTGACCTGCTGCTGAGCAATCGAGAAAGTGAACAGAACAAGATCATGAGCAAGTTCTTGAATGTCAGTGATGGCATTGTGAAGGTGGCCAGCAAGAAGATGGTGTTCACTACCAATATTAGCCAACTAAACAAGGTGGACCCAGCTTTGCTACGCAAGGGGCGTTGCTACAGTGCAGTGGAGTTCCGCAACATGAGTCCAAATGAGGCTGCCCTTGCTGCTGAGTCTGCTGGTGAACCCCAGCAAAACTGGAAAGGTAAGGAGCATTGGACACTAAGTGAAGTTTTCAATCGCGATATTGCCACAGCAGAAGTTACGCCTACAATGGGATTTGGTTTCCGGGTTTGAAAATCATAGGAAATCTATAAATAAGGAACTATTACCAAGGCAGGCAATGAAAACAATAGCAGTAATATTTCTTTCATATGTAGGCGCGTTGTGCGCCTTTGCTGCTAGTGGTTTTCTTGCCAGCTGGGCATATCAGTTAAATGGATGTATATGGACCTCAAGCGGTGTGTTTGGGGTCAGTTTTTTGGCTATTGTAACTGGATTTGCTGGTGTAATTACAAACTTGTTTGACTTCTCCGACTGGTTCCGTTGACAGCCAAAAGTTTCATGCTATAGTTAAGCATGAAAAAGTTATCCTTACATAGTATAGTAGTTTTGATTGGTCCCACTAAGAGTGGCAAAAGCACATGGGCCCAAAACCAGTTTGACGCTGATGAAATCATAAGCCTTTCTTCAATCAAGAAAGAGTTGACAGGCAACAATTCAACAGTGGATATTTTGCCAAATATTTGGCACGAACTCTATCGTAGAGTTGATATTCGTATCGCCAACGGGCAACGTGCAGTAGTTGATTCCACTAATCTAAAAGACAAGGACAGATTTACTTTTCTTGATATTGCCGAAAAGTATGGTGTGGAAGTCTATTACAAACCTTTTGACCTTGAATGGGGCACAATACAGCAAAACTCTGGTTCTTGTTATGACTTTGACTCTTTGAGAAAAAGCTATAGTATATGGAAAAATGCTCGCACACAGGTGTTACAGGGCGATAATAAACGAGCTGTTGTGCTGTGTGGTGACGAAACCACTGTTGGATTTCCAAATGAATTGCAGAGTGCAAGGATTTTAGCAGTAGGCGATGTTCATGGCAATTTTCCAGCTATGCAGCAGGCAGTGCAAATGGCACAACAGTTACACGCAAAGCTAGTGTGGCTGGGAGATATTGTGGACTATGGCGCCAATAATCTCAAATGTTTGAAACTTGCATATGACACTGTTCGAGACGGGCAAGCACTTATGATTTGGGGAAATCACGAAAGAAAAATTGATCGCTGGATTAGGAGCGACTTGGGTGAAACCTTTAATGGCAAACTTAGCGAGTCAAATCTATCTACTATAAGAGAAATCAACAGTTTGAATGACTTGCGGAAAAAGAAGTTTCTTGCAGCTTGGACAGCACTAAGAAACTGGAGTTTTAACCACCTAACAGTGGGAAAATTTTTGTTTACTCATGGTGCAGCAACACCTGCCATGTGGGCCAACAAGGATCGCAGATTGCAAGGTGTTTGTGCAAATATGGCCTATTTTGGTGAGGTAGACACTGTTTCACCGACCAAGAATGATGGATATCCAAACCGTATCTGGAATTGGGTTCAAAACATACCTGCTGATCATACTGTTGTTGTAGGGCATGATTGGCTTGATCGTGTCAGTTACAACGTTGTGGAAAAAGCAAATTCTTGTGGCGGCCGGGCATTTGTTACAGATTGTGGTAGCAGCAAAGGCGGTCGTTTGGGTGCACTTTTTGTTGATCAACATAGCAAAGAAGTTTTGCCTTACTATTTTGACACTTAAATATCATAGCAGTTAAAAAAGGTGTGTTATGAATGCCACTCTGGTACTCAATGCTGATTACAGTCCTTTAGGTGTAGCTCCGTTGAGCACACTCAATTGGAAAGAAGCTATCAAGCTGATTTATCTTTCTCAAGTTAATGTAATAGAGCAGTATGACGATTGGTTTGTTCATAGCCCCAGCGTAACTATGCAAGTGCCCAGTGTTGTTGTTTCAAAAACCTATGTTAAGAGCAGTAGGACTGTGAAGTTCAATAAACAAAATTTGTGTATACGAGACAACTATACTTGTCAGTATTGTAATCAAATATTTGAGCTGAAAAGCCTTACTATTGAGCACGTTATTCCACGATGCTGTGGAGGCAAAACAACCTGGACTAACGTTTCAATGGCTTGTTCTAGATGCAACACCCGAAAAGGACATCGATTAGATATACATCCACAAATCTTACCTTACAGACCCAGTATTGGTGAAATTATAAGCAAAGTTAAAAGACAGCCAGTTGTTGTGCCCAACAGCAACTGGCTGCCTTACATTGGGTGGACACCCAGTTTGGTTTCAGTACGAGAGCCTTACAAAAATATTGACACGGTTGCATCAAAACACACATAGTGATACACCCCTATAGGAGAATACCAATGAGTGAAACAACAGAGGCAACAATGCCTCCCACATCTGCCTCTGGAGCAGCAGAAATAACCATTACTGATTTAAAAAATGTTTTAGTCCTTATTGATTTGTGCACCCAACGAGGTGCTTTTCGAGGACCTGAATTGAGTTCTGTTGCAGCTTTATACGACAAGATTCAAGGCTTTGTTGGTGTGGCTGAAGAAGGCAAAAACACTAAACCAACCGGCATTTAAGGAGCACAATGATGTTTGACAATATGTACCGACACACAGGCCAGCTAAACAACACTGGCAAAAATGTAGTAGTTGTATTCATGCAACTGCCAGAAGATCCTGCACATGCATTAGTAATTGACACAGATGCATTGCCTGACATGTATAATGAGGCTCTCAGGAAGGTTGTCGAAAGCACTGAAGGACAGCAAGCCAAGAATCTTGCTGACGTTTTGGCCCGTCGTCCCAGCCCAGATGGCAGTTCCAGTAACATGCTAGCTAAGTTTCACCAAAGCAATAGACTGCAAAAAACACCTGTATCTAATGTCACAATGGTTCCTCGCCGCGGAGTTCGTTGGCCTCTCTCTGATGTAATTGCAGCAATGGCATCACAGGAAACTGTTCCACAAGGCTTTAATGACCTAGACCCTGAAACAAAGGCTATGGTGGCTGCCGATCTCAGGAAGTTCAATGTTCATGCTGTGAACTCAGAAAATGACAACACCGGGCAGATAAAAGCACAGGCTGCCAATCTCTTGGAAATGGCACGCATGTTGGAAACAGATGCACATAGCAAAAGAGAACAAGCATACCGGATTGATCCCAGTCTTAGGCCCGCAAAACGTAATCAACCAGCCGCAACAGCAGCACCTGTGGAGATAGCAGCACCTGTGGAGATAGCAGCTGACCCTCTTCCGGTTGTGCCTACTCTTAAGAAACCAAGTAAGGCTAAGCGAGCTGCCTAAGTAAAAATCTCAAGAGCTGGACAAACTGATAAATAAAGGAACTCCAGTTCTTGAGGTAGCTATGGCAAAGAAGAAAACAACTGAAGACTTGGAATGGGAGTCTATATTCAACAGTATCTCTTTTAATACTGAACCTCCCGCCAAATATATAAAAGATGCTGTAGTACGCACGAGATACGGAAAGCGCATCAAATTATCAGGCAAAGAATTTGTTTCTGTAATGGAACAAGAGCGTATGATGGATCCTGAAGATGCGCTTATTGAAAGCTGCAAGGTAACCTTGGACTTTGATCGACTCAAGCAAGATATCTCACGTTTTGCCAACAGTGTGCTCAAGAAGGCCAGCAGTCGTTACAAAAAAAGTCGTGCACAAACAAGTCAAGCAGCTAAGTTACGCAAACTCTTATCTCAGCAGAAACAAAGTTAATTTTATTTCCCAGCTGTTCAACTTGATTTAACCCAGTATCCTAGGACAAAATAGCAGTATAGGTATTGGAGATTGAGATGACAACTTGGGAACAGGTGGCTGACGACAGCAGATACACAAAGGTACTTGACAAGGGCTTTGTGGGCTTGATTGACCACATGGGCAGTGATCAAGCCATTGTGCAAGCTGCTCGAGTCAGCTATGGCGAGGGCACAAAATCTGTAAATGAGGATCGCGGTTTGATCCGCTATCTCATGAGGCACATGCACTCGACTCCATTTGAGATGGTGGAATTCAAGTTTCATCTCAAAATGCCAATCTTTGTAATGCGTCAACATGTGCGACACCGAATGGCCTCAATCAACGAATACAGTGGTCGTTATAGTGTTATGACGGATGAGTTTTATATTCCTGAACCAACTCGAATTCAAGCGCAAAGCAGTGACAACAAACAGGGCAGTGCCGGACAACTTGCAAAGCAAGAACTGGAAATAGCACTCAACACAATCCAGCGAGTAAGTGCTGAAAACTATCTAGACTATCTCAGCCTCATAAATGACCCCAATGGACGAGACTATAAATTTGGTGAGCGTCAGGGCCTGGCACGCGAGCTGGCACGTATGGTGCTGCCAGTAAACAACTACACTGAATTGTATTGGAAAATTGACCTCAAAAACCTGTTTCACTATCTCAATCTCAGAATTGATTCTCACGCGCAATATGAGATCCAACAGTTGGCCTTACCTATTGCAGAGCATGTGAAACGCATTTGTCCAATTGCATGGGAAGCGTTTGAAGACTATTGGCAGCAAGCCACAACTGTGAGTAGGCTTGAAAAAAACCTATTGCAGGAGCTTATCAACTTCAGTAACGTACAGAGCGTGAGTTTTGCAGACAGTTATGAGACTATGATCCAAACCGCAGGTAGCAAATCACAACTGCAAACACAGTTTGGAATGAGCAAACGTGAGTTGGCAGAATTTGAGAAGCAGTGGAAGCTGGCCCTTTAGGCCAGCTTCGCTTCTAGGGCTGCAAGTTTTTGACTTAGTTCTTGCACTGCTGCCCATAATATAGGTACTAACTTGCTGTTGTCTACTGACTGATAGACTGGATGGCCGTTTTCATCAACTTCATCTTTCTGGCCCTTAACAGCTTGTGGTACCACAGCTTGAAGTTCATGAGCTAAGAAGCCACTAGACCTTTCAGTCCGCATTGAGTCAACCCAGTTATAGGTTTTGGCATGAACTTTGCCTACTAAATCCAGGGCTTGGCTTAACGGAGCAATGTTTGTTTTGCGTCGATAATCAGATAGGCTGTTGTAATAGGTGCCGGCATCATCGAAAAGTATACTTCCTGACTCATATGCGTTTAGGATTGATGTTGTATTGATTTTGAATGATATACCTTTTTGGACCGCAGGTGTTATTGGATAACTGCCCCAAAGATTTATCATAGTATTTGGCTGAGGGTTGAAGGGCTGACTTACGGTTGACCTGATGTTGATACCATCGGTGTTGGCTTGATTCATATTGATAGTAAGAAATGAATCATTGAACGCTGGGGAGGCAGTGGCATTTGCTGCAATTGTTACGTCACCCAACCTCAAACCACGGTTTACAAACCGGGCAGTCTCAACACCAGATATGAAACAGCTTAGCTGATTTGACGCCACTTGGCCTAGTCCTGTTTGTAAATCACCTTTGAAAACATATTTCATAGGGCCATCAGATTCAGAAGGGGAGCCAGCACAGAATTTGTGAGAAAACACTGTCCACAATTTTGTGTTCAAGCTACCAAGGTCAAATACGGCATCCACAGTAGGAATATTTGTAGCATCTTTCCGCATGAAAATTGTGGGACTGACGGGAGGCGTCCCAAGGGTATCAGCATTTAAGGCGCTTGTGGCTTTGCCATCAAAATTTGTGGCGTAGATAGTATTGTATTTGAAGCTGGTACTACCAAGGTTGTATAAGTTGTCATTTATTGGTAGATTTGTTTGGTCGCGACGCATGTAGCTTCCTGATGGTATGCCACCAAGGAAAACGCTGTTTTGGGCCAACAAAGTGCTTGTGCTTTCGCCATAAAATTTGGCATTGGGCAATGTGGGATTTAAGGTTATTCCTGGATAGACACTTGTGAACCCTTGTAATGGATTGGTTGGTGTTGCTGCTGGAGCGAAAGTTGCATCATTACTTACTACTGCAACCAGTTGTCCACCTACAGTCAATCTCAATACCTTATGGATTGCATTTAAGGTGTCTGTTACCAACAGTGCATCAACATTTGTATAGACTGGTATGCTGGGACTATTTGCATCGTTGCCGTCAGCGGCACCCAGCGGACCAACTAAGTTCCACTGTGATGAACCATACACAAAAAGTTGTTTTTTAGTTTGATCATACAACAGCTCTCCGTCAACAGGATTTACAGGGCCAGGAGGAGAGGGAGGGCCTGGAGGAGTAGGACCAGGTGGTGTGGGTGGAGGTATGTTGGGTGTAGTTTGTACCGGGGCTGCACTTTTCCAGGCAGTGCCGTCATATACTTTCAATTGAGCGTTGGCAACGTCATACCATAATTGACCAACTCTTGGATTACTGGGCCCAGATAATGGTGCCCCAGCAAAGTTTTCCAACATCCATACTAAGTTTTCAACAACAGGCTCACCGTAATTGGGATAATTACGCCCAGGCAACCGCAACGAAGTTGCGGTTGTGTTGATTGTCTTGTCAGGAATGGATGCAATCGGAGTTCCGCTGTAACTGTTGATCACATATGTCATATTGCTTGCCTCAGAGTATTTCTGATATTTATGCAGCAAATGACCTTGCTAGCCACAAAAAGCTTAGGCTGTTTGAATACGGATAGTATAAACCACTTCAATTTCGCGATTCAAAGATTTTTGAACTGGTGAAAATACTACATGGCTTATCAACAATCCTGTATCTGCAACTGCTTTTTTGGTTTTCAAGCCCAACTCATTGAACACGTAAGGACTTGACACATCTGTTGCTGTATCAAATGCATCTTGGCCAGCTGGTTCACCCAAGCCCAAAACACATGTGATTTTCACATCAGTATATACTGTACCAGGTCTGTGAATAACTTTGATAAAGTTACGAGTGGGGTCACTGTTGTCTGGACTGAGATCATTTACAACTTTGTAATATGTTTCGTTGTATAGTTGTGCATCAAGGCCCTGTACATTGGGTGGGAGATAAATTACTGTTCCTACACCAGAAACAACAGCAGCACCATTGCCGAACACCATTTCTTGAATATAACCTTCGGGGCGATAAGCCAACCCTTGTGCCAATGCAATGCTGAAATTCTCAAAATTGATGGCATTGTATTTGTCTACCAAAACTTCCTTGGTATGAAAGTCGCGGATCAAAACGTGTCCTGTAATATTATTCAAGGGAGTTTCCATTTTTAGGAGAGCCTTTTGTCTAGGATTATTTTGTTTGAGTTTAAATCTTTTATCAGTAGATGACTGCTTACTACTAATTTTTGACAGTCATCTACTTTTGTATCAACTATTTTTTCTGTCTGCTGTTCCATGGCTATATTTATGCTGGTATCGACCCAGGTTGTGACAACAAAAATTGAGCTTGGTAAGTGCTGCTATATTGTAGCCCTAGTCCACCATAAGGCCACTGATACCCACCTGGGATAACTTGCCGCACACTACCATCTCGCACTACGCTGGTAGTTGGGTGAGACATAGCTGTTGTTTTCCAGTCTTGTTTGAAGATTATAAGTCCAATATTTTTATTGCCTGCAGGAGGTGGTTCAAAAATTGGAGCCAATGTCTGAGAGGGGAATTGCAGATAAAATCCAGGGGCTGCATTTGAGGGGTTGCTTACTAGCATCCAATCGTTTTGGAGCTTGCCATCCACAATAACATACGCATTTACCATTCCTGCTTGCCATTCTCCTGCGTTTGTAATAGTTACAGGATACAAATCACTGTTGCCTGTGCTACTCCAATACTGTGCCACAAATTTATCACTAATGCCGCCAGGTGTTCCCAGTGTGCCACGATTGATTTTTCTCAAAACAGCTTGGTTAGGAAATGCAGTTGAGGCCGCAGGAGCTTTGTCAAAATATTCAATTCTTTCACCCTCAATCCAAATAACCCCAGGTCGTTTGTCATCAGGTTCAAGAAGAGTGTCGCCATTTGCTACAAAAATTTCCTGATCATTCCAGTTCAACACCTGAGTAAGAACGGTCCTGTCCTGATTCCCAAGGCGTAGGTATTGTGTGTCGTTATACACATTTGTCACAGCACGGAATGCAACACCATCTTTGCTGGGCAACGCTGTGGGATAATAGGCTTGAATCTCATCAGCTGCTGTCAAAGTGTAATGATTTCCTAACTTTAGGTACCAACTGTTTCCGGTTTTGACTATGGTATAGTCTAAAATCCAGCTTAAGCTACTGCCGTTGAGCCATACTTGCACACTTTGGAACTCCAACGGAGTATTGGTGAATAGGTATTGGTTGCTGGAATCACCTGTCCAGACATCGTTATAAAAGGCACTTGCGCTGTCTTCACCCCAAGTTCTTACAACAATAGTATCGCCGTCAACCACCGCCCAACTTGCCAAAAGTAGGTTTGTTCCTTGGATTTGATAATCATAGTTTTGGGCGACTGGATCAGCCACTTCAATGTAAATGAAACTTTTATCTGATGGCGCTGTAGTGAATATTATTTGATTTCCAGCCAATGTATATTCTGTGTTAGGCAATACTGAGGCATTTAACCAAACTTGAATAAATGACCCAGGATCTGGGAAAATAGCCAAATTATATGCTGTTGTGTTGTTGTCACCAATTGCACTCAAAAGGTAGGGTGGCTTCAATCGCTTGCCGTTACTGTAGACCAGTGCATTGTTACTTTGTGCAGGATTGAATCCGCTCAAGGGATTATTTGGTGTATTCAAATTCAGCGGATACGTGAGCAATGGCAAGGTTACTACCAAACTCTGTAATTTTTGTAGACTTTGATATTGACTGCTGTATACCAAAATTACAATAGTGTCGCCAGGCAAAGGTGTAAATCCCAGTCCAATTTGACGATTGTCGGCAGGGTTTACACCAAAACTCACTGTAGGCACTCCATTCCAAGTCATCAGAATAGTGTTAGCGCCTATGGGTTGATCCATTGTGATCACAAAACTTGTGATGTCAAAAACAACAGTTTTAGTTTCTTGAATATGGCTGGAATAGTTAGCAATGCTGAACCCTGTGCCAGTACCAGGTGCTCCACCACTTATGGTTACACCCACTTGTTGGAGGCCAACATTCTTATTCAAATAACTACCACGAGTCAACGGCAAGATGCTGGCTACTCCCCATTGTGGAGTAATCAACCCTCCTATACCTGTTCCATTTGTATACCATTCATTTTGACTTATGCTGGGCTGAGTATAATAGCCTTGATTTACAATACTCACAGCAGTAATTTGTCCAGCTACACCACCAAAAGCAGTAGTGCTGTCAACCTTGATTACCAAAGTTTGCGTTCCGCTCCCGTATTTGAAATACAAGAGATCTCCTACCTTGTAGCCAGATCCTGGCTGATTTACATTTACAGCAGTTGCACGTATTGCAGTGACTAACACTGTTGTAGATGTGTAGCTCTGTGATGTATCACTTAACACGATAGTATCGTTCAAGTTGTAATCAATTCCTTGATTTACTATGCTCCAATTTCCGAGACCAGGGGTTGCTCCACCAAAACCAAAGCTGGTAATTACAACTGATCCCACTGGCGGGAAAACAAAAACAATGCTATTGCTGCTGGGATCATATACATAATCAGAGGTTGGTCCTAGAGTTTTCAAAATTCCGCCTACACTGACAATAATGTCAGCAGCACTGAACACTGGTTGGCCAATATAAAATCTATCAGTAATGCTGTCGCCAAGCCAACTTTCAGACAACACATTCCCAAAGCCCACTGTGGGTTGATTGGCAACATCTATTATCAAGGTTTCTTTTCCTTGAAGCGGGAACAACTCTTCAGGATGATTGCCTTCCACATGTGGTCGACTCAACCCCTGTCCATCATATACAGCATCAAGCGTGCCTCCTAGGGCACTTTCAAATGTGCTGCCTGCTTCTGCTACCCAAATGTTGGGTTTGGCTACAGCACTAAGTGGCGCCAGTGCAAATTCAAGACTTGTGCCGCCCCAACGTAGGACAAAGGTGGCATTTACGCCTGAACCGCCAGAGGCTTGCACTGCTGTTCCACTGGGAGTCAGTGTGTATGCCCCTGGAAAGACCACCTCAATTTTCAAAATTGCACCTGTCAAACTTGTGTTGACTACTTTCAGCTGAGCAGGAATAGTATAAGTGCCTCCAGATACAGAGAGTATATCATTTACACTATATCCTAATCCTTGATTAGCAACATCCACAGCAGTTATCCAGTTTTTGACTGTCCAATTGAGAGGAGTGTTTTGAAGATTACCATTTACCCAAACACGCAAGTCATTTGGAGCTTGTGGGGCCTGAGGCAGGGCAAACTTTGTTTGCAGCCCGTCCCCTTTGAATACCCAATATTGTGGCCTTGCTCCACCATTTATGTATTGATCAAATAACCGATCAACTTCTTGGCTAGTGTTGTCCCAGCCCAATACGCCATCCCACACTGGCTCGCCCCAACGACCATTTAGATTGAAATCCAAACCATCCAACACTGTTCCTTTGGGAGCACATCCACTGATCAGTAAGGGATCATTTGGAGGAGGCATGCTAGGAGTGGGCTGATACAACTGTTGAATTCTGTCTGCTGCTCCGTTATCCAGTTGATATCCAACCAATTCAAATATGCCTTGATTGAACACAAACAAACTCCAAAGCCCAATGTTGTCGTAAATTACTTTGATTATTTCTCCATTAGGCAAGTTTGTCAGAGCTTTCATTTCTTCGATAGTGTCAATAAACCTATTTGGCACAGTATTCTCGCTGTATCCAGGACTGTAATAGTCTTCTGCGGGCACACACGCCAGTCGGTCCAACACAATTTTTGTCCTTGTGCTGCGTACACTGAGGTTTGCTATATCAAATACAGTCACAGTAACAATATCTCCAACACCTGGTGTGAAGTTGAGTTCAACGAGAGTGCTGTCGTCTAAATTTATCTCATAATCATTAGTTAATAAGTTGTTCCATCGAACTTGTGTAAATTGCCAAGTTATGGGATTTGTCATGCTTACTATTTGAGAAATGCCGTCACCAATAAATGTCTTACGCTCAAGATAGCTAGATGCGTATACATACGCCTGCACAACATCGTTAGTGTTAGGCACAAAGACCAAATCAATTATTGAGTTGTCTCCAGGACGCAAATTCCAAGCTTGAGAAAGCTTGCTATTCCAGTATACCAAAACATTTTCAGGTTTGGTGCTAGTGCTTAGTTGAAGAGATTTGGTTGATCCGTTACCAGTTAAGGTCACTGTTTCAATCAATGCACCACTGCTGGCTTTGTAGTTGTCGTACCACGGCTTGTATATGGTATCTCCGGACAAAATCGCAAGATCAACTGGGTTACTGACATTCAAGATTGAAACATTATTGTTCAGGTCAATATAGGGAGGGTTATCCAAATCGCTGCTGTTGCTTTCCCAATAGTCCGAGACCACTCTGTAATCCACAAATTGGCGTATGACAACGTGGTAGGGTTTAACCTCTTGAATATATTTTTCCAAGCTGTCTATTTTACTTGGGTCATAATAGGCTGAACTCAAGAGTTGTTGGCTGAAACCTTTCAAATTGATAAAGCTTGTTTTGAAACACCAATCTACGAAATTTTGTTCAGCCAGCACATGGCTCACTAGCTCAAAAAATACCATGTTACGTTCATTTACATCACTGTCAACTTTCAAAAGTCCCACAGCTTTGTTGTTTTCAGGCCACAATCCCTGCAAAATATAGCTCAATTCTAGGCGTGTATCATACTCCCAACCTTGATAATCAACTGCATAACTTCCTCCACTGAAGCCCATGCTGTACTTTTCGTAGTCATAGAGATTGTCACTGAGTTGTAGATTGCCGTTTTGTACACCTACTACGGTCCATAAGGTTTCAGAATCAGGCGTGTATTCAAAAAGATTCCAACGGCCATTGCCTGTATTCAACACTTTGACCAAAGTTCCAGAGTCAACCACAAGAGTGTCACGGTCAGCCAAAGTGGCAACAGTAGCCCCAATCAGGGTGTCGGCACTGATGCCGCTGGCATACCAATCTACCAAGTACCAAACTTGGTTAGTGTCCCATGCTTGCATACGCTCTAATGAAAACTGGTTTTGTCCTTGATAAAGCCAAATGGTCCAGCGGTTGTTGGTGGCAGCACTTACATCTACCAAAACTTTGTTACCAGGTATTAGGCTGGGAATCAAAGCATCTCTTGCCGCCAAAGTAGCTACGTAATAATCCCAATTGCAGGGCAATATGCCTTTTACTGGCCGTACAATTTGCCACTCTAGGGGATCAATTCCCAATTTCAAAATGTTCTTGTTGTTTTGAATATAGGTTGTTGGCAATAGCTGTGATGCACCTTCCAAAACCAACACTTGTGCATCTATTAGGTTGTCATCTATGCTGTCAAAATCTGCAGACCTCATCAAGATCCATGGATTGTTGAGCGAGCCAATGTCCACTACATCATAAATTCCATTTTGATTAGGTGTTTGTGTGACAATAGAGCTGGTAAGAGTAACTGGATTTTGATTTTTAACAATTATTCGGTCTCCCAAATTTACTGTTATACCATCAACAACCAATGCACTATAAGATGAGCCATTATAGGTTAAGGTAGCACCCTTGCCATTTTCCCCAGGATAGTAAACAGTGTCTAGAGCAGTTGTGGTTGCCACTCGAGCATTGGCTTTGGTATTTTTTTGGAGAGGCTGTGGCTCTACGCTCTGAAAATACTGTAACCAGCCAAGCCTGTCAGGGTCATCCAATGGCGGCACACTGCTGCTGCTAAGGAGGCTGTTGATTTTTTTAACAAAAGCTCTCCTAGCAGTAATACCATCCTTGAACCAACTTTGTGAAGGTCGTGTCAGCATGCCATACTTGCTCATTTCAGGCAGTCGCAAATTGGGAACACTGTTGCCTACGTTGTTGAATTCCACAAGACTATCACACATTTTGCTCCACAAATCTAGTGTAGGTGTGCTCAAAGGATCGTTGGGTCTCAACAATGTCCACTCTTTGTAGATTTTATCTACATTTTCTCTACTTGTATAATTCACTTGCCAGACAGTGTTGTTTTCATCCAAGAAACTGCCAATGTTTGCTAACAATGCGCCTGTGCTGCTGATTGCGGCCCACCAGCTTTGGTTTTGTGTTTGTGGACTTTCAACAATTTGACTCAAAGATGCAACACTTATCTTGCGATCTGGCACGTTGGGCACTGTGGTTTTGTTTTTTACCCAAAAGTAATAGGCATTTGTGTATTGGCCGCTTTCATTACGCTCACTTGCCAACACGTAGGGATAATCAGCACCTTTTACTGATCCTGTAGGGGTTTGATCTCCCCCTGTGGCTGCTGAGTTGCCCGCTGTAACAGCGCCTGCCCAAGATGAAGGAGGCACAAGGCTTCGTATCCATTCATAAATGTCAATGCTGATTCCTGGAGCAATTTGTCCCCAATGTCTCCGGCGGTAGCTGTCTGTTCCAATTTCATAATCAATAAACCTTGTTGTGCTTAAATCCCACCAAGTTTGCCCCACTTGGTTTGGGCCCCACGCTGTAGAGGGGTCAACTTGATACAATCTTGAATCTCCAGCATTATAGCTCGCTGGATCCCAGTGTGTGCGATATGTTACTTCCTCATTTACAAGCCCTGGCAATGCACCTTTGCTGGGGTCCCAAATATTCAAATGAGCTAGTGTTTGTAATGTTGTTTTGTTATAAAGTGTGCTGGTCAATAATAGGCTGGTGTCAACTTTCTTGTCTTCTCTGCGATATTCAAACCAGACACCATATTTTTGATAGACTTTCCAAGGTTCATCTTGATTACCATCAACATAGGCAAAATCTCTTTGTGTCCAACCACCAGGAGGGGTTGCGTTATTGAATGCAGCATATGTGGGAAATCTTATACTCCAGTATTGTAACACTTGTCCATTGGCACCAGTAGCAGAGGTGGTTGCCTGCACATCAAAAGTATTCCTAGTGACATTGAAAACTGAAAAAGTACCATCCAGTCTACCATTTACCCCTGTAACTCCGCTCAATACAAGGATGTTGCCATTTTGCAGATTGTGAGGCAAGCTGGTTGATATTGTTGTTTGATTCAATGTTACAGGAGTAGTTTGTTGAATTTGCCAGGCTGGCCGGCATACTTTGTAAATGTTCCATCCAATAGCAGTGTCAATAAATTGCCAAACTCTGTCATGTGCCTGCAAGGGAGTATTTTTAGTTTCAAGAGTTTGAGAGAGACTAAACAACTCTGCTTGATCTTTGACATAATAAGTGGCCTCGGAAAATAACACGTATCCGCTGTTTGGCAAATCCCCTGGGGCTGAACCGTAGTGGCTTCTCAATGAGAAGTTTGGCGTTGCCTCACTTTTATACAAGACTCTACTGTCTTTGGGGGTTATTGTAATTGTGTCGTCATAAGCCAAATCTTCAATAGAGCCAGAGAAAAACTCAACCAACTGCGGATTACTTCTCACTTCAGTTTGCAGTAGCAGCACGTCAATGCCGTGAATAAGTTCGTTGCTGCCATAAGTACCCAAACGGAAAGCGTACTCTTCGTAGTAGCTAAAGCTTTCATTGGCATCAACCAGTTGAGTGTTTCGCAACAAACTATCAATAGTGCCTTTTGTGCCTTTTTGTTTGATCATGCCTTGATAAAATTGAAACTGTGTGGTTTCATCCACAAGGAGATTGGTCAAATATTCGCGTTGTTGATAGCCCACTAAGTGAGTAGCCAACATGTTATATCTTTTAGGCAAGGCTTGCGACAGTGCGCTGGTGGCATTTGTATGCATCCCTGTGCTGTCGCTGTAATTGTAGGGAGTTGGCACATCTATGTTGTATAACTTGCGAATATCGTCAACAGTTTTTTCAAAGTTAGCTAAGATCTGGTTATTGACAATTATCCGATCACCAATGGTAGATGTGGTTTGTGTTACTAGATAACCAGGCGCCTCAAGACGGCCTGCCCAGTCCATGCTCTTGTAAGTCTGTATCTTGAATCGGCTTTGTCTTACGTCAAACAGTGGGTCATACACAATATCGCCAAAAATTGTTTTGTTTTGGAACAGGAGTGCATGTTCAAGGCCAGTAGTGTAGAGTCTAATGCCAAAAATGCCTTGATCATTCAAAGGTCTTACTGAAACTTGATCATCAATGCGCAAGAAATCTATATTTTGGACTTGAATTGGTCGTCCGCCACGATCTAAAATCGTGTAGCTGCCATTTACTATGCCGCCGATGTTTTGAATAGTTCCAAAACTTGTGACAAATTTTGTTTTGAGTGCCAAAGGACTCAAGGCAATGTAATTGCCTGCTGCCCAAGGTCCTTGACTCCAGAACAAGAACTCTCGGCCGCTCAGGCTCCAATCTTGCAATTGGCCAGTGGTGCTGGAATATTCATCAAAAATCCAACCTTGGCTGACTTGCCAACGCCCCAAGCTTACCAAAAAGTCAAATACATCTTGCTGTGTAGGCAAAATGGTACCATACGGCACTTTTTTAACAGATGGCAACCCCAGCTTGTATTCAATAACCTTGATTTTGTCTACAATCACTGTTGTTTTTGGACCAGTAAGGTTACTGGGAATTACATAAAAGTTGGGATCATAGCTGTCGTATCCAATGACTCGGTAACCCTCAGATCCTCTATATTCCACAATTACGCCGCTATAGAAGAACTCTTTTAAGCTGGCACTGCGTATGAGATTGTTGGTCACATCTTCTTGGGGGATCAACAAACTGTCGTTGGAGCTTAGACCAAAGCTGTCAACCAAAAGCTTAACACTTGTGCCATCAATAAATCCTCCAGCTCTGTATCCTAGAGTTACATCACTGTTGCGGATAACATTACCAAAATATTCTGTGACGGAACGACTGTCATTTATCAAATACTCACTTATCCAGTGTTGAATGCCGCATGATCCATAATAGCTTAAGTCACTGCTTAAGGTTGTTACATTTTGTGGATCTTCACGATGAACAAAAATGTCACTGTTGCTGATTCTTTTCCTGTAATCCTTCCAAACCCATTGACTGTTGGTTTGTGTGGCAAAAATCTGTTGGGCCCGTGGGCCGTCCCAGAGGTATTCAATAAATTGCGCTGGCTTGGCCAGATATCCTATCTGCGCCCAAATTTGGTCACTGTCAACTGCTGTAAGCCAGACATTTTCCAAAGGACCGCGGTCCCCAAATTTCCAATCGGCCCGGGCTTCAATTTCGCTAGGCAATGTGGTGACTATGCGAGCTGGACCAGGAGGCAACAGTTGCCCAAATTCGTCCACTGGCAAATATTGCATCAACCCAGGACGAGCATACGCCGGATCAATTCCCTGTCGTTGTCCTTGGCGTATCCTGCCATCTCTTAAATCATACCACAATTGGGTGTTGCCACTGGTGTAAGGTGCGGCACCATATTCTGCATTCCACCAAAGTGGTTGCTGACTGAAGCCCAACATTTCCCAAGGGCAAGAGTTGGGGCGATCAGTATCAAAAAAGAGAAAATAGATACCGCGCCAATGACCAGGCACTGGGTTGTTTTCTTGATCAGTGCAACTGCTGTAATTCCAACTAAAGGGATCATCTATTTTGTAGGTTGTGTTCTTAAATGCATCCAACTGATTTGTTGTTAACCAACGTTCAAAAACTGGATACAACATTGTTAACTGATCTTTGTAAGAGTAGTTTGTGGTTCTCCACTTGCCAGAAAATATCGTTTTGATATCAAGCTTTTGCACACTGTCAGGATTTCTGTAGCTGGCTGGCAGAGAGTTGAACAAATTTACTTCCAATTGCATCCAAGCTCTAGCCACAGGATGCGTCAACAGTTGAGGATCAACGGTGCTTGATTGCTGGTCAGCTATTGTTCCCAAGTCAGCACCGTTAAAATCTTGTAATACAACAACTGCACCATTGTGGCATCGGAGACTCAAGGGACTGTTGGGCTGGGTGACATCAAAAAATGCTGTTGGCACAAAACTGGGGGTGACTCCCAGCCGGGCTGCGCTTGCTGGGACAAATGTGGGTGTTATTGACTTTTCACTGCAATATCGGCCAGGAACGCCGTCAAAGCCGCTCATTGCCCAAGGACTGCTAAGTGTTTTGCCGACATTTATGGATTTCAATGCCTTATCTAGCCATTCACTAATGGGATTGGCCAAAGTCAGGCCTCCACTGTTGAATAAGTTAACTAAACTGTTGATGTATTTGTTGTAAAAGCGGAGATATTCTTTTTGTGACCATTGCATAACACCAATGGGATCCAACAATGCATTACTGCTGGTCAAAGCAGATGTTTGTGCTATGCTGTTCAAAATCATGGTTTTCAACAAAGGTGCACGATGTTGAAGTATTACGGTTCCAAGACTTTGGTTTTGTGCAGTATCACGCCAATTATTTGCACCAATTATATTGCCAATAATATTTGATTGGTTACCAATAACAGTAATCAAATGATTGATGATATTTTGCCTTGTGATCGTAGAGACCTCAAGGTTATTGGGATTGGCTTCAAGATTTTTAGGAATTTCAAAATAGCCAGTTGTTGCTATGTTGGTAATGTTTTGCCATGTTTTTACCACTACATTGGAATTGGGCTGCACACTGTTTGCTAGAGTCAAAACTTTGCCACTTACAGTGTATTGATCAGGAGTCAACAATACACCGCTTACTTCAACATTTATTGCACTAGGACCAGGAGCACCTGTCCCAGGTGCTTGATCCAATGTGAATGTTTTTTGACTTTCTTGTGTATAAAATTGATTCACCACATATTGTCTACTCAACACAGGGCTTTTGAACCAATTGTTTTGATACACTGGTTGAGTAGTAACAGGATCAACAGTTTGCCAAAACTTGAATCCGCTGATGTCTACTCTTAAATTATTGGGTTGGTATGTCCAAGTGTTTTGACTCAATGTGTTTTCAAATGTTAATTCATTTGCTGAAACCAGCAAAGAGCCTTGGTTTATTGCAGCCAGTTGACTTGGATCATAAGAGAACAATGATGATCCACTAAAGCTGCTGAGCGGATAAATGCTGGGATCACTCAAACTGTTGCCGTCAATGTCAAATAATTCAAATAAGGGACTTTGACTGTCCACAGTTTGTTTCCAGCTTTGTGCACTTACCCAACTGTTCGTGCTGCTTTGAAATCTCAAATAAGTGTCAAAAAATCTGTTAAGAGGATTTCCGCTGGCCACATACAGACTGTCATTGTTTTTGGGCGCACCTGTAACATCACTCTGGTTTGGCAATAATTGTAAGGTCAGCTTGTTATCGCTGCGCAATCCGCTAACTCGATAAATTCGATTATTGGCTTGACCGTCTACTAAGTTGGTGAACAAAATTGTCATGCCATCGTCAAGACTTATGCCGTCGACCAATAAGGGATTGCTGTTGCTTTGGCTTCGTCCAATCAAACTGCCTAAGTCAGTGGTGAAGCTATCAACTACTGTAACCCTACCTCTACCAATAGTGCCAAAATTCCAGAGTTTAGTGGTTTTGTCAAAACATATGATAGGATACTTGGCAACTAGCGCGTTAACATCTTGCAAGAGTGTTTGGCTTTGCACCAATACATCTCTATGGAACCAACGGTTTCTGATACTCCAGGGATTTTGGTTACTGCTGCCGCGATGCATAACAACATACGCAGGTGTAACCAACTTATCAACGCCGTCCCAAGGAGTGCTGTCGTATTCTTTGGGATTGTCCCAGCGTATCTTGATACTGCTGTCTGTGTCGTCAACAAAGTAAATTTTTCTGCCCACGCCTTCAATAATCAACTCACGATCTCTAAGAGCTATATCCAAGTCAAGAGTAGGTTTGATTTTTAGCCCAGTGGAAAACACAAGGGGGTGTGTGGCGCCATTTATTATAGATGAAGGATTATTGGCAATTGCGTATGTGCCAGCATATACATATGCTGATTCATTACTAACAGAGCTTAGGTCTGTTATGTCCAATAGCGTAATAGTATCTGGTCCATCACTTAACCAAACATATTCTTGAAAATTCAACCACATGTCCACATCACATGGTAAACCAAAGCTGTAGTATTCTTGTTCAAACAAGCGATTATGATCGTTAACCAACGCACCTTGACTGCGCAACTTGTTCAACAAATCTTCATAAAACAAAATGTGCGAAACTGTGTCACTGCCTTGGCTGCGGCTTATTGCTGTTGCCTCAACTTGATAATCTTGGCGGGATTTAGAGGTCTCTACGACATAAAAATCCTTTTTGGGATTATACCAACTGGGCATTCGACCAATATAGTTGTTCAAATATTCAACTTTTTCAGGTTGAAACAAATGGTCAGCTGTGGCTGCGAAAAATTTACGAAGGATATCGGTTTGTAATACCTCGGGTAGCAGATCGCTTATTCTACGTTTTGTATCGCTCATTTCAATCTCAATTCAGTTTGATTTAGGCTGGGAACAATTAAAATGTCAGTGACCCTGGCACTGCTGATGAAAATTTCATCAGGTTGACATTTTATTTCAAATAAATCACCAAAACTACTGTTTTGGTTTTGTGGAACAATCACTAAGGAATTCAAGATAGCCGGATTTTGTTGGTGAATGTATGCCGCAAGCTCAGTGAAAAAGAAGCTTTGACCAAAATCCCAGTTAGCGATACTGAAATAGTTGTCAATGTCTCGAATAATCCGGGCTTTTATTTCACTGTCTGTAATGCTTACACCAGAGTTCTTAACTACCTTAAATGATACTCGCAGTTCAGGATCAGCACTTTGTCCAAACAACAGCTTGTATTTGACTGGATGCCAAATCAATTGATCAGTCATCATTTTGTATGTGTCAAATTCAGCGAAAGTAATACGCAAGTCTTCAGGTGCTGGTGGCTGAGGCATAGGGTCTGTGGTTTTGCCTCTGGCAATCCAATTGCGCATAGCTGTATCATAGCTGCTGGTCAAAACATATGTGTCGATTATGTTCATGATTGCAGGGTCAACTCTTTTGCCTTTGTCTATAAAGTGTTGCCAACAATAATTGAGATCATTACGGCCCACTGCGGCTTTGTATGACGGTGTTACGTCAATTAAGCTGTTGTTACTAAATTGGTATTTGAAGAACAGCTTTTGATCTCTAACATACGCTACCTCGCCATCGTTCCAACTCAGTGGGTTTGGTGGGTATTTGGTGCTCATGGAAATGAGATCGGTGAATATCTTATCAACAGTTGTGGGGGTCAAATAATCAAAACCATTTATTACTGTTGTTTTCCAAAAAACATAGGGAAAACTGCTGCCAGTTATTAGGCCTGTATCAAGGTCAATTTGTTGTTCTCGATCAGGGTCTACAATCACTTTGAATTCATCAGGATTGTCAACAATGCCATCAAAATTAGAGTCTTGAAACCTTACTTGCACTCTGCGGGGCTCAATATAGCCATCTGGATACAATTGCTGTGATGCAATAGGCCAAAACCAGTCTTGAGAAAAGCTGAGATTGGTAGCTAAGTTGGTATTGACACGCAATATTTTAACAAAATCCTGGTTGGCTAACCCTGTATTACTACTGATTACAGGTGAGGTGTTGATTGTATAAAACCTTACATCATTTACACTTTCAAAAACATATTTCAGGCCACGACTGGTGATGTACCAGCCAAAGCCAGGCACATACTTCAATTGAATAAGCCAACTGGCATCTAAATTTTGATTAGCTGTGTTGCCTTGCTGTGCAAGAGAGAAGTCTGCGTCAACAGCCAAATTACTGGTGGAAATAATTTGCCACATGCCAGTTAGTTGGATATAACTGATGCCGAAGGAAAGTTTTTCATCCAAGGCATTTTTGACTGCGTCTTTTTCAGCACTCAAGAGCACGTCTTTGAAACTGGGTATTACACTGCTTAGCATCGTTCCATTGGGCACAAAGCTACTGATAATTGCATTACCAGCACTGCTGACACTGTTGCCTTCGTCCACGAGATAGCTGCTGGTTCCGTTGGCAAAAAACAAATAGCTGCCTTTCCGGATCCCATATGTTGTATCTGGTAATGCCAAAACAAAGTCAACTGTTTGAGTATAAAAGTGAGCATTGGGAAATACAGTGTTACTGGGGTTTTGGTTTGTCCATTGAATATTGCCACCACCGCGTTTTGGATATTTGGCTAGATAAAAGTCCCGCATATCGGTGTTGATTTTTCGTGAATCAACACTGCCTTGAATCAAGGGTTGAATGTAGGTGTCAAGGATTTGTGTGTTGTTGACATTTAAACTGTTGGGCACTTCAATGTAGGTTTCATGTTCTTCTTCAAACAAGATTCCATCGTCTGAAAACACTTTTGAATTTTGATAAGTGCTAGTGGGATCATTTATATCAATGTAACGACTTTGGCCACTGTAAACACGGTTTACACTCTTGATCTTCAATGCTTGACTGCTGATCAAAGGGTAGACGTTGTAATCCTCTCCATTGACCATTCTGTTTTGGGAATAAAACACTGCTGGAGCACGTTCGCGTATAAATGCATTGCTTTCCCTGCTCAGGCTGTTGGCTACACTGCTTTGTAAATCAAATTGCATTTGCAGCAGATTTTGCGATGTACCATCGTTATCGCGATAATAACTCAGGCTCAAAGGAACACTGGATATATCTTGTGGTAAGATAGTATAGGTTAAATTGTTACTGGTCCGGAAGTAGACCCGTATCCGGCCAACTGGTATGTTACCAAAATTACCGTCACTAAATTTGATACTGATACTGTCTGTGCCACTTATGTCGCGTGTAATAACTTGAAAAATATCTCTAGTAGATCGATTCAAGGAATTGTAAGCTATATTTGTGCCAAACAAGGCAGGTACTTTGGTCCATTCAACCAGTGTATTGCCCTGGTCATCAACTGTTTCAACCCACACATCACTTTCATTTACATTTAAGGCTGTTAAATCAAGAACACGATTACTCAAAGGCTCTGACAGAACAAAATCTGTAAATGATAGGGTTCCTTGTTTGAACAAGCCAAAAAATCCTGTATCAGGACTGGCATTGCCATTGCCATCGTTGCGATACAATACGCTCCAAGGCTGTATATAATTGGGAGTCTTTTCCCTATAATACCCAGCTGATCCCACAGTGATGCTACCACTTACACTGTTGACAAAATCAGTATTGACAAACTCAAAATTCATTTGTTGTCCGTTCACCACTCCGGTGAAGGGAAATGCAAGAGTGCGGGTCACTGTATTATCTAGGTCATATCGCTCAACAGTGAGTCCGTTAACTGCCCCGCTTTTTACAGGCTGACCAAAAGGATTGACCTTGCTGAAGCTGGCATTTAAGACCAAGATAAATTGTTCAAACCAATCAGGGTTGTTTGCATCATTCCAAATAACAGGCACATTGGCTAGATTGAAACCATTGGAGTCATAGATATTTTGATCAGTGATTACTTGAGTTAACTTAACCAAACCCTGTGCAGCAATACAGCGTCGTGGGTTGTAGGAAATCAGCCTGGCAAGGCGAAAAATACTGTCACGTCGGGTAGCAGTATCGATGAAATTTTCCCGAATATTCAGATCCAAACGGAATGCCAAACTGGATGCCAAATAAGCCAAAAGTTCAATTATTGCGACAAATTCGCTGCTTTCAATCCAGTCGTTGAAATCTTCTGGATAATTCAAGCGGATGTAATCAATCAAAGCTTGGCGGATAGTATCATAGTCATAGGCATTAAAATTTACCTGACTCATGGCTTGATACAGCACACGCCAATCTTGTCCAAGGAATAAATTATTTTGTCGGAGGCTTTGACTCATTCGATATGTGCCCTGTTTTATCTACTTGCGTATTTAAGCGAGTTTTAACCACACATATAACTTAAGATTTAGATAATAGTGGTTTCAACATTTCTGCGATCAAAATCAATTTGGAAAACTTCCACAATATCCAACGGTTGGTAGTAGAGATCCATCTGGAGTTGCAGGCCATTGTCATATTCAGTAAGTTTGATATCTCGTATTTGAACTCGACCATCAGCTGCCACTATTTGATAGCAGTCGTCAATAATCATCTGCAGGTTGTCAGCCACCATGGGTTCAAATAACATGTCCCAAATTATTGATCCAAAGTCTGGGCGCATGACTCTTTCGCGTTTCCTTGTATAAAACGCATTAACCAAATCTCTCTTGATAAGATCAAGATCAGTGTATTGTGTTTGTTTGATACTGGTGTCCACTGAACTATAACCAATGAACAATCGGGTGCGGGGTGCTACTGCCATAATACTTATTTAGAGAAGATTTGACACTCTAAAATCTTGCCACAAAATAAGTGATGAATAAAAAACATTTGAGTTTTGATGATATTACTGTTCTTACCTACAGTCTTTGCGATAATATAGAGGCGTCAGGTTGGCAGCCCTCGATTGTTGTTGGCATTACTAGGGGTGGCCTCCTTACAGCCAAAATGTTGAGTCATTATTGGAAAGTGCCTATGTGCACAATTGATGTGAGCTTGCGGGACTATACCTTATGGAGCGAAGATTTCAATACCAATTTGGTAATTGAGGCATTCAATGGTCACAATCTTCTTGTGGTTGATGATATAAACGACAGTGGTGCAACAGGGATCAAGATCAAAAACACTTGGACCACTGTAGTGAACAGTTTGCCAGAACATCAATCATTATGGCCCAAAAACAATATCAAATTTGGCGTGCTGTTGGAAAATGAAGTCAGCTCTCACCAAAGTGACTTTTGGGGCTCAAAAATCAACAAGGAACAAGATCCCATTTGGTATGTTTTTCCTTGGGAGATCCAACGGGGCAAGGGTGATTGAAAAAACACACAATCTATTGTTTCCTTGGAGCGTGAGAATGAACTTTGATGTGGTGGATTGGACACCTATGGACCATTGGTGTGTAGAGCATTTTGGCAATGAAGGTGTGTTGTGGAGCATTGGTTGGGAGAATGGCACGTGGGATTTTCAAAAATTTGAGGATGCAATGATGATGTGGCTGACATGGGTGAGATAATTGAAGATTGGAGCGTTTCTGCAGATCTCTGCTGTCCGCTAAGCTTGGATCGTGATAGATTGGATTGTGAACTGGCTTTGTTGAAGTATCGCACAACCCAAGAAGTTCAAGACAATCTCATACTTATCTATCTCAATATGCCAAGTTTGGGTTATCCCATTGGCCAATTGGAGTTGGTTAAAGAGTGGCGCACTATTCTCTGTGAAGAGCTTGTGAAACGGAAACCCATTCATTGGCGTCATTTCTTGAAAAGCCGTATGGACAAAAACGCTGCTGAGAAAACATCAGTTGACGAGCCCAGCCCTTCAGCGTAAGTTATCAAGGGACACGGAAGGAATGATTATGACCAAAGGTGAGCTGCTAGGCAAGTGTTTGGTTTTTGCCACCAACGCACATGCTGGTCAGTTTGACAAGGGAGGTGCTCCATATTTGCTCCACGTCCTAAAGGTTATGCACTATTTGCGCACCGAGGACGAAGAGCTGCAATGCATTAGTTTGCTCCACGACGTGTGTGAAGATACTGATGCCACCTACGCTGATCTCAGAGATATTGGCTGCACCGAGCGTGTGATTGCGGGCGTGAGGGCACTGACCAAAGTGCCGGGTGAAACACTCGACGAATACAAGGCTCGAGTTTTCGCCAACCCCGATGCCATGCGTGTGAAAAAGTGCGACCTGCGTCACAACTCGGATATCCGGCGCTTGAAAGGTGTCACAGAGAAGGACATTCGGCGCATGGCTCGCTACCATGAGTTTTACCTGGAGATTTGCGAGCGACTCAAGCTAGCTGATTGACAATCCAATCAATACTGCTATAGTGCTGGGGAAAGGAACACGCTGATGATCACCATTGTGAAAAAGTCCACACAAAATCGTCGAGCACTCTTGGGCCAAACTGGTAAACAGTTTGTGAGAATGTCGGGCGATGCCGTGCGCTCCATTGTGGAGAAAAATACTTTTGATCCCACTTTGGCTTTTTGGGTTCATTGGTACAATCAAGCACCTGCCCTTGATTTCGATGCAACTGCGCTCACACCAAAGCAATGCCAAGATTTGATTGAGCTTGTGACGTTGCAGACCAAAAAAGATCTTGAAAATATTCTCAAGTATCTTGATGAGATCAGGCTAGATCAAGAATATTGGCGCACCGTGTCAGAAAAGCTGAGCCAAGGGCTTGAACCACCCAACGCCCCATATTTCTTTTGGGACCCGCCTGTCGGCATCCCAGACTTCTCCCGGTGGACGCAAGCTGATGCGCCAAATCAAGAGTGGCTGGAACATGTAGACAATCGCCTCAAGAGACTGAAGGTAGTTGAGCGCGACTACCGCAAGTCAGCCAGGCTCCACCAGGATCGCTTGAACGACACATACATTTGGGCAGATGTGCAGACCGAAACTGTGCGCACCACTGTCATCACTCCAGTTTGAGGGTCACATGAGCAAGGACAGTCTTGGCGACAGGATGAAGCTGCTGGAACAGCAGGAAACTGATCGACGCTTCCTGTTCAGCTTGCCCATCTATGCGCGTATTGACGGACGGGGCTTCAGCAAGTTCACCAAGGACATGGAGCGACCTTACGACACTGGCATGACCACTAGCATGATCGAAACCACTCGAACCTTGGTGGAGAAAACCCAAGCTACTCTCGGGTATGTTCAAAGTGACGAGATCAGCTTGGTGTGGGTGCCCACAGGCAATGGCCATGGTTGGTTTGATGGCAAGATAACCAAGATGACCAGTGTGCTGGCTGGCCTGGCCACAGCAGCATTCATTGAGAATGTTATTCAGTATTTTCCCAACTGGCAGCAGCTGGTGCTCCGCCTGCCGCACTTTGATGCAAGAGTCATCAGCATGCCCAGTTTGAGTGAGACGGCGAACATGTTACTTTGGCGCAATCTTGATTGTGCCAAAAATTCCGTGAGCATGGCTGCCCATCACTATCGCAGCCACAAAGAGCTGCAAGGCCTAGATCAAAAACAGCAACAGGAACTCATTTGGCAAAGTGGCGTCAACTGGAGCTCATATCCCGCAGCATTCAAGCGAGGAACTTGGGTACGTCGACGTGTAGTGCAACGCACGTTGAATGACTCTGAGCTGGGGTTGATTCCGGAAAACTACAGGCCAGATCCCGGCACACTGTTTGCCCGGAGCGAGGTGCAAAGCTATGATCTGCCTCCTCTCAATCGAGTCACAAACCGAGTGGCTGTGCTGTTTGAAGACGCACCGCCTGAATACAAAACAGATAACCCTTGACATACTCTCTGCCACTGCTATAATCCGCGCATACAAAGGAGACAGGTTGATGGGCAGCTGGAACGAAACTTGTGGGATCACACGCTTGCCCATCCATTCAGGCGATCCTGTGGTGCTGATCATGTTGAGCCAGGTCACTGACTCTGGTGGTGCTGATGGCGCTTGCTATGCCAGCCACTACTGGAAGCCCTATGCGCTCCCGCTACGTGCAGTCTACAACGACTACGGTGGTATTGAAGATGTGGGCACAGAGTGGAATCAACGCTGGATCCTGGGCAAAACTCGCGAAAGCATGGAGAGCATGCCAGAGGGAGAAAATCCCTACCACGAGCCCGCTGTGGATCCACTACAGCTTGACAGCATGGAAACCCTCATGGAGTGGATTCGATCTGATCGGGTGTGGGTGAGAGGTGCTCGCAATCCCCGGGGCGGTGGGCATCTCCTGGGCTGGACCATGTGCCACGCTTGGGCATGGGACCATCTAGCCCAGCAGAGTGAACACTGGAATGGCGATGTGACCACACTGGAGATGAACTACAAGCGGGGTCAGGAACGCTACCGCAGCCTCTTCAAGCTGGCACAGGATCACCCGGATGGTATGAACTTTGAGATGGCTTATTGGCGCTGGCGGGACACCCACTCCCTACGGGATCACTGGGCTGCCTTGCTAACTGGAGGCAGCAGCTTTGAAAGCTATGGTGGTGCCACAACTGGCATCCGCTCTTACGCTGATCTCATGCGGCTGTGGGCAGTGGCAGGACGTGACGTCGATCATCCCGAAGTTGACGACTTTCTCCGGGAGATGAGTGCCTTTCTGTTGGTATCAGACAACATGTGTGGACTGCGCATGACATGGCACCCGCAAACTGGCAAGGGCAGTCAGTGCGCCGAATACCCTCTCTACAAAAGTTTTTTTCTTCGCTGCCAGCAGCATGTGGACCTGATGCTGAACGGTGGCGACGATGATGACTGCGACACTGATGACACTCTATAACCTCAAAAACAAGGAAACCGTGCTGTGAACAACCTCAGCCTTCTCATCTACCTTGCTGGCGTAACAGGCAGTATTGGTAGCTTTCTGGTATTTGTTGCTGTTCTGTTTGGATTTGGAATAGCAGTCTGCGGTGTCGTTTGGGTCGTAAGTCTTGACGCTACCAATTTCCGCACTGTGGAATATGCCAATCACGTCAAAATCCACAGCTGGCGCTGGCTTTGGGCGTTTTTGGTGCTGATGATTTTTGTTGGTAGTGTGTCAGCACTGGTGCCCAGCCGACAGACAGTGCTGCTGATTGCTGGCAGTGAGATGGGCGAGCGAGTGCTCAATCACCCACGCTTCAACCAAGTTGTGGATCCTGGACTAGAGCTGGTGACAACCTGGATGCAAAAAGAAACGGCTGAGATCCGCCGGAGCATGGATCCTACCAAAAAGCAGTAATAGGCTAGCCCAGCTGGCCCAGGCTGGTGACAAATCCCGGGCGCCCGGGCTGGTTGTGCAGGATGAACTCGCTTTGTCCTGCACGATCGGTTATCCAGATGATGCTGTTAACAGGTATGTCAGCTTGCAGGACTTTCTCAAGCTTGCGGTCTCTCTTTTGCAACAGCTCAGTGATCCAAGTTTGGTCTTCTCGGAACTGCTCCTCTAAATCGTCCCCATCAGTTATCATGTCACCATCGCTGTCAAAGATGTGATAATAATAAGGGTCTAGGTCAGGGTCATTGGTGGGCTCATCAGTGCGCACATATTGTTTCCCTCTCCAAGTGACTTTGCCCTTTTGGTTATACTCTTGCACTGCTTGTTGAATAGCCTGATCAGTTATGGGCTTGACCTTCATGAGCCTGGGATCTACTCCTGCAAACCAAGCTGCAACGCGGGGGTCACTTGTCCAGCTGAGTGTGTGCCGGGGACCACCTTTGTCACCCACAGGGGTTTGAGCTCGATAGAGACGTATGGTGTCGCCAAACTTCCTCCGCAAGGCCGCTTGCACTGGCCTAAAACTCTGCTCCAGGCTGGCTCGGATCCGTTGGCCCCGCTCACTTGGCTGTGGGCTGTAGGCATCTTCCAGTTGAGCACTTTTCATGATTCCGCCCCACATGCCCTTGTTTTGGGCATCCGGTGGCACTCCTACAAATCCCTCTAGGGCATCAGCAGCCTCTCCGGTCAAACTGTCATCAGCTTGGTCCACTAGATTTTTGATGCCCAACTGCTCAACGCTGATGTTGGAGAAGCTTTCCCGTAGGATCCGGGGATTGAGATCTGTTATACGCATGGGATATTTACGCAAAAAATGGTTGACAGGCCAGCCTCCTTGTGCTACATTCCTTACTGTAAACAAGGAGGCTGCTGTGAGCGATGAACCCCAACTGGATGGCATGATCCCACTTTCTGCCCTAGCAGATTTCCTCCGTGATCATCTCACCGTTGAGGTGGAGGTGTATGAGGAGAACTACAGCCAAGGCTACGTTACCACTGAGGTCACCATTAAGTTGGGTGACATTGTGATCACCAGGGGCTCGGACAACCACAACTACACGCGCTAACAGGCGATTTTTTCAGAACAAATGGTTGACAGGGTGGTCAACCCATGCTAGTATGCCTACATAAGCTAAAGGACGTAGAGAGATGCAAGTTTCCGAGCTGATTGAACGGCTGCAAACCTTGAAGGAGCAGCACGGCGATGTTCCTGTGATGGTAGGCAATGACGATGGCGACGTATGGGATTGCATTATTGCTACCCATTATGTAACAGAGCAAGATGAGTTTCCCAGCAACTGGAACATGCCAGAAGGCTTTGAGTTTATCAAGCTCAGCAACTGAAGGATCAAGATCATGGACATCACTGCATTTGGCAAGACCCAACCGCTGGAACAGCATCTTTGGGAGATTGCCAACACCCGGCGAGATGAGTTTCCCAAGGATGTGATCAACCTCATGCTGGCAGCCTACTCTGTCATCGAAAGCCAAAAGATTTTCATCCAGCAAGGTGACGAGCGTGAGGCTCGGATAAACACCCAGCTCAATGCCAAGCTGGACCAACTGCTGAGTTGTGTGGATCAGCCTCGTTGGTTGGTGCAGGGCACGGTGAGCGTGAGCCACTACATGCAAGATGGGCGCGAGCAGAGAGTTGAGACCCTGGTGGTGCTGGCTGACACTGAGCAGGAAGCCTGTGACAAGTTTGTGGCTCATTGGGAGAGCAAGACCTCAGAATATGCCGTCTACTACACTGCCTGGGCTGACAAGGCCCATCAAACTGGTTGACACTGACTAGAGTTATGCTACAGTGCCAGAGACAGAGTAAGGACCTTTGCCCATGACAGTAATCCGAGAAACATGCGAACTTTGTGAGCATAACAGGCTCTGCTATTGCAGATCATGTGATTTGAGTGGCGAGCCCAACCCAGAAGCTTTCACCAGAAATGAACTGGTAGAGGCACTAATCTCCTACTACAGGGCCCCAAGGACCGCTGAGTAATGAAACTTCTTCGATTCCGCGAGAAGCATGGCGATCGAGTTTTCCTTTTCAAAACCAAAGAGGAACTTCAGCTGATCCTAGCGCAGGTTGCACAGGAAAGGCTGGACGAAGGCTATTGGTATGACACTGAGAATGGCAGTGATCAGGTTGACAGGCTGTGGCCCATGCGGCATCTCAGTGATGCGGACAAGATCGCACTTCTGCTCAAGAGGCTGCACGACCCTTCTGCCCGGCCCAACACCAACCCTACCAGCTATTATCTGCACCAGGTTGCGCAATGGATGCGAGCTCGCCGGGACTATGAGTATGAGGGCTGGGATGAACTGCCTGTCGAACAGTGTCAACTCACCCACTACGAGGGCAGCGTGCGTCGCACCAGCTCTGCAACATAGAGGTTGATATCATGAAAACACTGGCTAGGTTTGGTGTTTGAATGGAGTGTGGACAAGAACAATGTGCTGTGGATCAGCCCAAACCAAACTCGCAAGCAAGCTTTTTTTTGATCAACATCAAGCGGAGATCCAGCGCCTCACTCGGGAGGCTATCCAATCCATCTCTGCCAAAATCATTGCGGTGAACAACAACCCATAAGAGTCGTTGACAATCGTCTGTGGTGTGCTACACTAGGCACAGGAAACAAATGGGAGACATGCTGTGAAGAAACGTGTTGTTGTCACTTTGGAACTGATTTACGACCATCCCGAGACTGTGACAGTGCGTGGCAAACAGGTGGCCTATCCCTTTGATGTAGGCTATGTGTTGAGCGAGATCAAGGGCACGCTAGAATGCAGCGACTATGGTGTTTGGGGCCTGCAGAAGGTGAACGGCGGCTGTGTGAGTCACCTGCAACTTGTGCTAGCTGACGACATTGTTGACGAGTAATTCACTCATCACACAAGGAACCCTCTGATGCGACTGATTCGATTCCGCGAGAAGCATGACGACCGTGTGTTTGTTTACTCCACAGGATTGGAGAAGCAGCTGATCCTTGCCCAAGTGGCACAGGAACGCTTGCAGGACGGCACTTGGTATGATGATGAGAATGGCAGCGATCAAGTTGATCTCCTCAAGCCCAAGACTCATCTCAGCGACGCGGAACGGATTGGCCAACTGCTGGAGAAGCTCTTTGATCCCAGCAACCGTAGCGATGCTAGCAAGGCATACAAGCTAGGTGAGCTCACTTATTATCTCGGCCTGGTCGAGCGTTGGATGGGTGGCCGCAGGCACTATGAATACGAGGATTGGGACGAGCGACCGGTTGACGCCCTAGAGCTCAAATGCCACCAAGGCAGTGTGCGCCGTAATACCAACCGGGAAGATTAGGAAAACACCATGCGAACTCTAGCCCGCTTTGCCATCCGCCCTGCTGACAACCAGTATTCAAAGGGTGACCTTATCCTGGGCGCCATGTGTGAGGAACACGCCACCAACCTTCTCAAGCCCAACCATGTGTATGAGATCCGCGAGATTGATGGTGTGCTCACTATAGCGGACATGGGCGAGAGTGCCATGGGCATGTATCCTGTTGAAGCCCGGGTAGACAGTCCTCTGAGGGGGCAGGTATCGCGTGTGGGTTGGTTCAACGAGATAGGCCATTTGTTGAGCGTGGGCGATGGCCAGCACTTGGTGACCCGAGAGGAGATAGGCAGGTAGGCTGCGGGGAAAAACTGGTTGACAGCGCCCTGCATCGTGCTATAATGCGCACACAAGCAAGGAGCCGACCTTATGAGCCGCGGAAAATATAGCCCTGCAACTCCTCGCAAGAACAGTGACGCACGCATGAAGCTCGACGCGGTCGAACAGTTCGATCGCAACGCCTATGGTGAGGTTCCCTCTCCCTACCAGGCAGGGGTTGACCAATATGATGAGAAGATCCATTTCGTCAACTATGACGAGTGGGGCTACGACAGCTATGGCTACTCGGCCTGGCTTGAGGATGGCACGTTTGTTGGCCTTGGGCAAGGTGTAGACAGGCTGGGCTACACTGAGGATGACTACATCACCATGAGAGATGATGAGTGGGAGGATGTGTGCTGGAGCATTGATCCTGCGGTGTTCAAGCTTCCTTGCCCTGGTATCACACTCCGCCAAACTCCCCGGGCCATTCTCAGCCAGCTTGAAGGAGAGATTCAGCATATTTTGAACCGTGCTGAGGATGAGATCAAAAAGGCAAAAGAAATAGGGTATCACACCGAACTGTTTCACCAGCAAGGTCGACAGAGTGCTGCCAACGAGCTGCTTAAGGTTGTGGTTCGCCTACAGAAAGAACAAAACGGTTGACAGCCCCTTGAGCTGTGCTATAATGGGCATATAGAGACAGGAGCACGGGACATGAGCAAGAAACTGGAAGTAGGCGACGTGTTTGAGGCCTGCAAGAACATGAGTGTTTATGCCAAAATCCCCAGCCACTTTGCCTATGTCAACCGGCCCAACGATCCCACTCCTGCAAAAACTGAGGTGCGAGTGGGATGCCTCATGTGGCGAGACGATCATGCACTGGATCTCGGCTACCTCAAGGGTCGCTATGTGGTGGAGCATGCTCGGAGTGAGGGCGGCGGCACTGGTCACGGACCCCATGACATTTACCCCGACGGTTGGCACATCCGGGCTCGCAAGCTGAACGTAGATGGCAGCTACAATGCCACTGGTGTAGAGATCGAGTTCTACCAGAGCGGTGCGTTCACTGTGGTGAACAAGGATGTGCCCGTGGTAGGCAAGCTGCACCGGATTTTTGTGGCTGAATAGACAAAAAAGCGGTTGACAGCAGGCCAAACCCTGCTATAATGGGCACACAGAGAGAGGAAGCAACACCAATGTTCAAGTTCGAGCTGGACCAGACTGTCTACTATCTCATGGACAACCGGGTGTGCAGTGCTCCGGTGTTGTGCCGCATGCTGGTGGAGAATCAGCATCCCAAGTGGAATGCCACCGACAAGCAGGCGGAGTTTTTCCAGCGTTTTGGTCCCTGCCGTGTGGTGTATGCCACCTGCCATGGAGAGCATGAAGAAGCCATGCTGTTTGAGAGCCGCGAGGCACTGGCTGCTGCCATCATTGCGGAACAGATCTAATGACTGCTGAAGGAAAAGTGCTGTATCAGCGGAATACAATGGGCTATTGGATCTTGCGACATCCATCAGGGTTGTATCCTGTTGATACAACACAGGGTTTTTGGAGTAATCATAGGGTGGCAGCCATGAGATTCCACACAAAAGAGGAAGCTGATGCCTGTGCTGCCTATCTCTCCACGAGTGTTATAAGCGGGATCAAATGTAACATGCTCTTGGTGGAGATGTTGTTTCAGATGTAAACAACGCTTTTGGTATCAATATCTAACCCACGGGGTAATTATGAACGGCGCCGGACATGCAGACTACTGTAACATACGAATCAGTCGAGAAGGGCTAGCACGCGGCAAGCTCGAGCTAGTGCATCGATATGTAATCTACTTTGCACGACAGTATGTGACTGATTATCTTACAGGAACTGTAAGCGGAGCACATCTCAAGATTGGCCAAAGCACTTTGTTCAATTCGCTGCAACGTGGCCGAAACCAAGCGGGTGGTGATTTTAGAATTCTAGCTGAGCTGTGTTTTCAATCAGCTGATGCTGCCAAACAGGCAGAAAAATATGCTCATTATCTTTTCATGAACGATCAGGTACGCGGTCCGCAAAATCAGCAAGAATTGTTCAACATCCCTGATCAAGATGTTGAAACCCGTGCAAAGGCGCTGATTGCCTATTGCACCACCAACAATGATCATCCGTTGCCTTTTGTTGAGGCCCTGTTGTTTACAGGCGGACAAGAAACCGTGGATATTATCTGAGGCAGACATGAGCAAAAATCCCACTTCCAACCAAATCATCTCTTGGGTCAAAGCCGAAGCGCAAGCTCGCCTAGACAATGCTGGTTATTCTGGACGTTATGATGATGGTGGATACGGCGCTCTGCTGCGTGAGGTAGAGGCTTATCAAGCCGGCCAGGCCGGCACAGTGCCAGGCTCTTGGGAACCCATCATTGAGAAACATGTTCGGCAGCAGGATGCTGAGTATCAAGAGTATCTCAGGCTAGCCAACAAGTTTGGTCCACCAAAAAATTAAGGCTAGACATAAAACAGCATCCTGCTATAATGCCCACATAGAGAAAAGGAACCCAGCCGTGAGTGACGAAATTGATCGCTTGCTGAAGTTTGACCCACTGGACACAGCTGAGCGCATGCTGGGCCGCAACAATCCCGATAGTGTCAACCTTGGTATGGCGCTGCACGTCAGCCACAACCAGCGCAAGCAAAGGGCTCTAGAGGAGTTGGGCGACACCACCTTCAGCAACCGGCTGGTTCGCTACCAGGAGATCATCACCCTCATGGGTTTTGAGTTGGCGCTGGAGCTGCCCTTTGTGGTACGGGGATACGACAGCACTGATCCCGATCGTGAAGAACGCTATTTCATCTACGCTCACCGGGACGGGCTGCTGCTGTGTTTCGACACCTTCTGCGGTGACCATGTGAACGGTGCAAAAGTCTACTACAACTGGATTCCTCACAGCGGCACAGACCGTTGGTGCTACACCAGCAGCGGGCATTTTGAGGGCTATGTAGACCAGGAAAATCCCGGTGTGTGGTGTGGCGACCATGATGCTCGCGAGGCACTGCGCCACAAGATCCAAGGCCTGCAGAGTGCTGGCGATCTCCTGCCCCAGTGGAGGCATCGTCCTTGGCTTTGGTTGCTGCACTACCAGGACACCAAGGACACCAACTACGATCATGCAGCCATCACCCAGAGCCGTATCAAGATGTGCCCCGAGTGGGTGCAAAACATGATTGGCGCAGTATGAAGCAGCACACGTTGATCTACTGAAAAAGTCCTAGACACAACTCAGCAACCTTGCTATAGTCACACAACAGTTGAAAGAAACACACCCTATGACAGCTGATTTCCCCAGCTTCAGCACTGCTGTAGCCAATCGAGTCAAGAGCCTCAGCCAGCATGAGCTGTATGTGGTAGAGGGTATTGACCTCTTCACCAGCTACCTGCTGAGTTTTCCCGAGGGCACTGACCCCATGTTCCGGGTTCGCACCACGCATGACTGCTCTTGCTGCAAGAACTTTGTGCGCAACATGGGCGGTGTGGTGGCTATCGTCAACGGCCGCAAGGAAAGCGTGTGGAGCGTTCCCAACCTCCCCGAGCCCTATGCCACTGTGGCTGCGGCCATGGATGCACTAGTGCAACAGCTTCCCATCAAAAGCGTGTTCCGCACCAAGGAAACTCGCTTTGGTGCCTCACACACCTATGACAGTGACAACCGACGCTGGGACCACTTCCATGCTGAGGTGGCAACTCGTCACCGCTGTGCTCGTCCCGACGAAGAGCGAGGCAGCATCAACACCACTGCTCAAGTGCTGCGTCGCGGCCTAGACACCTTGGGTGACGACACCTTCCAGACAGTGCTGGACCTCATCGACAGCAACGCCCTCTACCGTGGTAGTGAGCACCGTCGAGCTGTGCAGGAGTTTCAAAGCCTCCAGCGTGCCTACCGTGCCTCAGGTGACGGCAGCCTGCATGTGTGGAGCAACGTCGGCAACCCTGTGGCACGCTTTCGCAACACGGTGATTGGCACGCTGATCCAGGACCTCAGTGATGGTGTGGACCTCGAGCGTGCCGTGCGCGGTTTTGAGCAGAAGGTGGCCCCCACCAACTACAAGCGCACCACTGCACTCATCACGCCTGCCATGGTCACCAAGGCAGTGGAGAAGTTGCGTGAGCTGGATCTGGAGCGGAGCATCGAGCGGCGGTTTGCCCGACTGGAAGATGTGAGTGTCAACGACGTGCTGTTTGTGGACAACAGTGTGCAGGCACAGATGCGAGATGGTCTCACCAGCCTGCTCATGGAGGCAGTCGGCTCAGCGCCGCCCAAGAACGTGAGTGGTGTCACTGGCATCCCGGTGGCTGAGTTTGTGAGCGATGTGCTGCCCAAGGCGCGCCGAGTTGAGGTGCTGCTGAAGAATCAGCACCTGGGCAACTTTGTGAGCGTGACTGCACCTGTGCATGTGCATGTGGATGCTGGTCGGCTGTTCCGCTGGAACAACGATTTTGCGTGGAGCTATGATGGCGAGGTCGCAGACAGCATCAAGGCTCGTGTCAAGCGGGCAGGTGGCAACACCAATGCAGCACTCCGAGTGAGTTTGGCCTGGAGCAACTATGACGACCTTGACATCCATGCTCACTGCCCTGACGGTCACATCTACTACGGCAACCCTGGGCGCATCCTGGACGTGGACATGAATGCAGGCCGAGGCACCACTCGAGAGCCTGTGGAGAACCTCAGCTGGACTCGTCCGCTTGATGGTGTCTACCGCATTCAGGTCAACCAGTTCAGTCAGCGTGAGACTGACAACGTGGGCTTCACACTGGAGATTGAGTGCGAGGGCAAGGTCTCTCAGCTGAGCTATCCACTAGGTGTCAAAGGCACGGTGGACTGCATCACCTTCCAGATGGTGCGTGGCGAACTCACTGATCTCAAGATTGTCAACAAGTCAATCCGAGGCGGTGACGTGTCAACCCAGAAGTGGGGTGTGGCTACGGAAAACTTTGTGCCGGTCAGCACGCTGATGTGCAGTCCCAACCACTGGGAAAACGCAGGCGGTGTGGGCAACCAGCATTGGTTCTTCATCCTGGAAGGCTGCAAGAATCCCGAGGCCACTCGAGGCATCTACAACGAGTTCCTGCGAGGCGACCTCGAGCCTCATCGCAAGGTGTTTGAGGTGCTAGGCAACAAGACCAAGTGTGCACCCTCAGATCAGCAACTCAGTGGCGTGGGCTTCTCACGTGGACGCAACGACGAGGTCACTGTGCGAGTCTCAACCAACAACTCAACTCGTGCCTACAACATCATTTTTTGAAAGGACACCCAACATGAACGATCTTTTTGTTACCGCTTCTCGACAGGCTTGGCGCTTTCCCAGCACTCGTGGCGAGCTCACCACCGAGCAACTGTGGAGCATGCCACTCCTAGCCAAGAATGGCTTTGACCTCAACTCCGTGGCTCGGGGCCTCAACCAAGAGGTCAAGGACCTAGGCGAGGAAAGCTTTGTGGAAACACGGAGCAACCCTGCTCGCTCCACTGCTGAAGGCAAGCTGGAACTGGTCAAATCCATCATCGCTGTGCGACAGGAAGAGAACCGGCTGGCCGAGCAGCGTGCCCAGCGTGCTGTGGAGCGTGCTCGCATCCTGGATGCACTGGCAGCTCGCGAATCCGAAGAGCTCACCAAGGCCAGCAAGGATGAGCTGCTGGCCCGCCTGGCCCAGCTGGACGGCTGATTGCTCAAGTGAGGGGTGTGACCGTGCCCCTCACTTTTTCTCTTGACTCAGTCTATGTCTGTGCTACTATGCCTATTGACACGCAAGAGGTGAGAACGTGAGCCTGATCAACAAGCGTATTGCAGACAGCATCCGACGCTACCCCACTCTTTATCGCTGCCGTACTGATGTGCTGGAACAGTGGTTTTGTGTGATTGGCAATGGCATGGAATGGCAGGATGGACAGCTAGTGAGCATATTTGACGAGCCACCTTTGCGCACTGTGGAACAGCTGGTAGCAGAAAACACCAAGTGGATGAGAGAGCGGCTGGAGGAAGATGCCAACGAGATGGATGCCTCTACTTTGGCTCGATATCGTGTGATGATCCAGCAGGAGAGCATGCGGATTAGGGCCACCGTCGAAAATGCCAATGATCTGGCACTAGTGGAGTGGAGCCACAACACACCGACCAGGCTCAGAGACAGCTTCTCAGCCAAAAGCATTTATCCTCTCTGTGCCTACAGCCGGATGAGCCAGGTGCCAGATGATGTTGACCCCGAATGGCTTGCAGCAGTGCGTGAGATGATTTTTGTAGTGTTTCGCAGTGAGCCTGACCAGTATGGATTTGACCCTGAAACCAATGCGAAACAGCACGAGGCCAACATCCAGTTTGCGAGCCAAACTTCGGCTCACTTGGCTCAACGTTTTGGTGATGGTGGTCGGCCAGCCAGCTATGAATCTTGGTGCTCACGCCAACGGGCATTCAACATCAAGGTCAAGGCAATGATTCAAGACATTTTGACAGGAGTGTAAACCGTGCAAGTCAACAGTGATCAATGGTATGTGAAGTGGTTCCTATGGAACTGCAATATTCTGGACCGGTGGCTCAATCCAGGATACGCTAGTCGACGAGTAGAGAGGGCTATGAATAAGGGCACCGACCTCTGCACCTTCTTCCGCACAATCCTGCTGGGCACCCTGGTGGCCCTGCTGAACTTGGCTGTGTGGGCGTGGGTGGCGTTTGTGATGCTGGTGATGCCCTTCCTGCTGTTCAATGTCACAACGGTGGCCATGACTGTGGGACTTTTTGTTGGTGTGTTTGCTGCCGCTATGTTGGTGGCAACGGCTGTTGTGGGAGCACCTGAGGCCATCCGGTGGGTGGCAAGAAAGACCAGCAGCGCAGTCAAGAAAGCTCCTCAGCGTGCGCCCACATTCCTACAGGTGTTTGGGCGCTATCTCATTGGCGTCAAACAGCGTTTTTGCCCCACCATCACCATTAAGGACAACAACAATGATTAACATCATCCGCAACGGCAGCTTTTTGATCCCCCCAATGGGAGCAGTGGTGGCTGTGGCTGTCACCAGCCTGGCGCTGTTTTTCATGGTCCTAGGCAGCAAAGAAACTCGAGTGCGAACCTCTGACGCACGGTGTGAGGTGGGCGAAGTTGTCAGCGGCAGCGAGACCATCCGCGTCAAGCTGCTGTGTGATGAGGCGGGTGAGAAGACAGCCACCAGCACCGGCCAGGCCGAAACTGTGCTGGCCATCCTCAAAACCAACCCCGCCACTGTGGTGTGCAATGTCATGCATACTGGCTGGGCACGGGACTGCCGCGTGCCCTAAAGGATAGAGTAGATGGTAAGGATCATTGGCAAGGACGAGCGGGAGATGCGGCGTGTGACCTGTCGGTTCTGCGCCAGCATTTTGGAGTACACCCAGAGCGAGACCACCACACGGTGGGTAGGAGACTACAGCGGTGACCGTGAGCAGATTAGAGAGCTGGCTTGCCCGGGATGCGGCAACAAAATTCCGGTGAAATTTTATTGAAAATTCCAGTTGACACCTCTGTGATTTGTGCTATTATCCAGGCGTAGAGCAAAGGCTAGGTGATGCCAAACGAGTGCCCAGACTGTGACAGCATGTGGTGCAGACAGCGTGGCTGCCAAGGCAGCATTCCACAACTTCCCCCATATGAGGAGATCCGTCCCATGACCAAGCGTTTTACCATCGAGCGTGTGATCAAGGTCTATGATGAGGACACCGGTAACCACTTTTATGTGGGTCCCGATGCTGACGGACTTGATGGTATGGAGATTCGAGATGTCAATAGCGAGGGCAAGATTGACGCTCGCTTCTTCATAGGGCGCGAGCAAGCTGTGCTGGTGGCACAGGCCATCCTCGAGCTATATGGGGACAAGCAGTGAGCCGGGCTGCACTCAAGCCCAAGCTTGATGATCAGGATCTTGCAGAGATCCGCAAGGATCACGATTGGTGGATGGCAGCCGCTCCTCCCAACTGCGTGTTGATTGGGTGGACCGATCGAGAAAGCGCAGTGTTTCAACAGGGTCCTGGTCCGTTTCCCAAAACCATCACCATTCCTGGTGTGGCAGCCGAATACATCCACACTCTTCTCAAAGGCAAGGAACTCACACCATGAGCAAGCCCAATGCTAGAGACCGGCGCACTGTTGAACGTCGTCGTGATCTTGACCAATACAGCGGACCTTACCGTCTAGAGGACCTACCTGAGCTGCAACATGGTGCTGTATTGGTTCTTGACAGCTGGTATGATGAAACCTCAGTGTATCTTGCCTGGGAAGAGCTAGAGAGTGAGGAAGAGTGGAGGGCTCGAGTCAAAAAGCTCGATGCGGCTGCTGCTCGTCGCGCCCAGAATCCCACACCACGCAAAAGCAAGGAGCAGAGGCTGCTGGAGCAGGCTCGCCAAAAGCTCACGCCAGAAGAGTTGGCTGCCTTGGTTCGAGATGCCAGGAATAGCTTGACAATGTCCTAAAGCCTGCTATAGTGGTCACACAAACGAGGAAAGCTCATGAATCACCAGCAGGACAGAGATCTACAAGTTTGGCTTGTCACGCTCGATGGAACTCAACAGGCCCATAATGTGGTTGTTGAGCTCAAGAAACTAGGATTCTTGCAGTTGACGGTAATGGATGCAATTGGCGTGATCACCGGCAGGGCAGATCAGTCTATTGCCGAGGCAGCTCGCATCCTCCCGGGTGTTTTGGATGTGGAACCAGAAACTCCAGTGTCAGTTTGATATCTCAAGGAGTACCGGATAGTGCAGGACGTATTTGGTCAGGATTTGAACGTTGGCGATAAGGTGGCTCTGACCCCGCACGGATACAAGAGCCTGGTTGTTGGCACGATTGTAGGATTCACAGCACAGCAGGTGCGAGTCAGCTATGAGCGACGACGCCGGTATGGCGATACGGAGGAGACCACAATCCTTCGACCTCCCGGTGATTTGGTCAAAGCCCCAGAACATTTTACCTCTTGACATTCAGCTCGAGTCTGCTATAATCCCCACATCAAGCGAGGACAGCACCATGTCAATCAACACCAGTGAGCTTTGGGTTGTGGTCTATATCCACAATAATCCCTACAGCTTTGACACTGGCATGCCGGACACGGTCTACCTCAAGCGGGAGGAGGCTGAAGCTGCCTGCCGTGAGCTCAACAGCATGCCCAAAACTTTCAGTTGGGAACGCGAAAATCCCTATTCTGCTGAAAGCCTGTATGATCGCATGCTGACTATTCGGGACGAGAGTCGGCGAGAAGGTGAGCGAGACGAGCGTCGCAACGCTGACGGCTACTAGGGGGAAAAGTGACCATCAACCGCAAGGCGTTTCAAACACCACAGAAAACTTGGCATGCAGTCAAGTGGACTCGCAAGGGGCGAGGATCCTACACTGATTTCGAAGCGGCCAAAAGGTGGTGCAACGCTCATGCTGGAGTCTACAGAGGTGACTGGTGTTACCATTATGGCCCTTGGGAATTCAAGTTTCGCGACCCCGCTATAGCCTTGATGTTTCAACTTACATGGTGCTAGTATGAAATGGGAATGGACTCTGTCCGTAGTTGCTGAGCGTGATGCCTCAGGCAAGCGTCGTCGACTTGAGGAGCATGAGACAGCCGTGGAGGTGCAAGATGGTGGACAGGCACAGCTTGTGGAGTTTGCAAACACCAGTGAGACCGGGCTGTTTGTGCGCTTGCAGAGCTGGGATGATCAGCGCGAGCATACCGAAATGGCTCAGTTGCTGAACAAGCGAGTGCGAGTCACTGTGGAGGTGCTGGACGATGAATGAAGTTTCAAAGATGATTTGTGTGGGCATGATCCTGGCTTCAAAAAAGCGCAAGCCTGACAGCTTGTTTGTGGTCACGCATCTCTATCAGCGAGAGTACGCCAATGGTAATCTCGCTGATAGAGCAACAGGATTGATAATTAGCAAAAAGCGTGACCCTGAACCTTGGCTCGAAACTCGGGCTCACGGTGCTCCCCCTCCGGGGATTGATGGGAGTGAGCTCCGCGACCTAGATGTTAGAAGTCTCGAGCAGATGTTTCCCCATGTGTGGTTTGATCCAGTTGTGCCAGAGCATGAGGAAGACAAGTGAATTTTTCTGGTTGACAATCTTCTCTAGGCTGCTACAATGGCGGGGCAAGCAAGGAGCTAGAGCGATGGACGACCTCAGCAAACTGATTGGGCGCACTGTAGCCAAAGCCGAAATGTTTGGAGACGGTTATTTCCGGCTCACGTTTGAGGACGGAAGCGAGCTGGATGTGATGGCGCACGGCACTGAGCCGCAGTGGTTGAGTGTTGACTTCACCGATTGACAGAGCAGTAGCCTTCAGCTAGTATGCGCTACCAAAAGAGGAGTTGTGCTATGCAGTTTGTTGTTATTGATCTCAAGACTCGCTGCCTGGTGAAGCATCCGCGCACTCGGAAGGAAACCTACAGCACTGAGCGTGCTGCCAAAGCGGCGAAGACCCGCTTGACCAAAATTGATATGGACGCCTATCTCGCAGGCAAAAAGTATCCTCGCTCCGACTATGAGGTTATGGACGAGGCAACATACAAGGCACAGGTGCCCATGCGGGAGGTCACTAATCTTATGACGGGAGCCACCGTGCTCGAGCGTGCTGACACACCGTGGCACTGTTCAGTCGGTAGTGAGAGTTACTGGAGCAGCTGACGTGAGTAAACTGGTGACAGATGGTCATGTGGCTGTGCTCTACAGCCCAGGTTTTGGATCATGTTGGTATGACCCCAGCTTTCCCTCCTGCCTAACTGATCCCGCAGTAGTAGATTGGGTGATGGCGGGAAAACCCAAAAGCCAATTGAGAGAAATTATAACCTATCTCGCTCTAGCTTACGGTGAGGAATTCGGGATTGGCGGGTTGGATCAGCTCGCAGTCTCATGGATCCCTGAGGGCACACGGTTTGTGGTGCATGACTATGATGGCAGCGAATATATCTTGCGAGAAGATAAAATGCCGTGGAGTGTGGCATAATCCAGAAAAAACTGGTTGACTGAAACCAAAACTTTGCTAATATGTGAGCACGCAAGCAGCAGGGGCTGGTTGCACAACAGGAAAGAAGGTTACAATGGGTATCAGCACTGAACTGGCTCGGAAGATCCTCTCGGACGAGATCGACATCTATGATGCGGTGGCATATGGTGAAGGCTGCACCAACGAGGAGCATAACTACCTGCAGAACATGTATGACGAGATTGCTGCTGAGCACTTCCTGCATCGGGACGATGCCTCTGAAGAGATCATGGAACGCATCTACGATTGCATTTATGACGACTTTGGCGAGGAGGCTGTGGCGTAACAGCCACACCCACCACAGCAACAAGCAGAACTGAGGTACCAAAAATGAACACGCAAACTTCTGTTTCCGAATGCCTCCAGGAAGCTGACGAGGTGATCCAGAGCCTGAAGGAAGCAGGCTATGACTACAGCCACAAGCGTGCCGAGATTGCTCTGCTGTTTGATACTCAGCTCTACAACGGCAACTGGGACTGCACCACGGACTTTGACGATGGTACCCCGGACCTCCGATTGATCCAGGAGGACGAGTATGACCAGCACATGGATGATGAGGACAAGCCTGACTCAGTCACCTATGCTGCCGGGCACTATGTGATGCTGGCCTAGGAACACAAAAATGATAGCCACCATCACACTTTGGACCATGCTGCTGTGGGCCGAATCTCGAGCATCCAGCAGTTCCTTGGAATCTACCCAGATAAATGGGTTTGCGACCCAAGAGGCGTGTTTGACCGCCCTGGCACAAATCACCGGGATCAACAAGCGTCTCCAAAATGAGAGAGGGAGTGCAAGGTCAGGCGAGACTGGTGTGGACTTCAAGCTGACGATGTGCATTCCTGTCGAAACTCCCAAGAGTTGATGGAGACAGCAAATGTGGGACGAAGAGCTTAGGAAGTTTGTGGGTCGCACTGTGGAGAGCATCACTCGCTATGGTGATGAGTATCTCGAGATTCGCTTTGATGATGGCACCTGTCTCACTGTGGGCTCTCGGGGCAGTGAGGAAAGTTGGCTGGATGTAGATTCTTTGGGTTGACCCCTGCTCAAACCCTGCTATAGTGTGGTTGCAAGAGAGGAGACCGCAGACATGATGAGGGCTGTGAAAGCGTTGATGGGCTGGCGTAAGGTGGTTAATGACAGCCTTACAGATGTGTCGTTTGGGTCAAACGGTGGAGGCGAGTGGATGGCACAGGAACTGCTCTCCATGTCAGACGCTGACCGTATCGCCCTTGCTGCCGAACTGCTGGCAGGGACGGGATACGAGACCCGGCGTACGGAGCGTGCAGGCTCTGATGTGGCGGATTTTTTGCTGTGCGGCGCTTCAATGAAGAGGGAGTAGTAGAGATGAACCTCAGCAAGCTCAAAGTGATCCAGACCACATATGCGCTAGAGCGTGAGGACTACGTGTATCGCATTACAGTGGACGAGGATGGTTGGGTCATCATCAAGAGGACTGACTCCCAGCATCCCATGTGGACGCATGGGGCTCTCACCCAGGCTTATGACGCGGTCTGTGAAAAGTTTGTGGTGATGATCCGTGTGGAAAACATGCGTCTCCGTCCCGATGAGGCTGAAAAAGTGCTTGCAGGGCTTTGAAGCTGGTGCTATATTGAGTTTGCACAACAGGGACACGGTGATATGGCCTACATGAACCAAACTCGCAAGAATGAGATCACTCCTGCTGTGAAGCGTGTGCTGAGCAAGTATAAGATCAAGGGCACGCTGAGTGTGCGCAATCACAGCACCTTGGTGCTGAGCATCAAATCCGGCAGCATTGATTTCTGCCAGAATTGGTATGACAAGTGGACTGCCGAACATGCGCGCCGCCCCACTGCACATCAGCCCACAGAGGTTCCGGACCACATTGATGTGAATGTGCATCACATTGGGAGCCACTTTTCCGGACGTGCAGAAAAGTGCCTCCAGGAGTTGCTGAACGCTATGAACGAAGGCAACTGGAACCGGAGCGATGTCCAGACCGATTATTTTGACCGTGGATGGCACGTTTCAATGGGCATTGGTCGTTGGAACAAGCCCTACGTTTTTGAGAAGGTTAGCAAAGGTGTTTGAAAAGCGTCTATGGCTGGTCAAACTCAGCTTTAGAGATGATCGTCAGAGAGAGTTGGGCACTAGTGAGTTCTCAGTGATGGCTCGAACTCATTGGGGTGCTCAGAGAGAAGTACGTCGTCAGGTAGAGATCATGCGACACAGCTATGGCCAGATGTATCCAGGCCAATCAGTGTCGATCTACAGCACTGTGAGCCTAGGAGTTGGTGAGTTCATCTGCGTAGCCTAGTTTGGAAAACATGCGCCTTAACCCTGCATTGCGATAGCGAGGAAACATACATGACTCGAAACGAGTTTGACGGTTACATTCGGCTGGTGTTCAGCAGCGCAAGCAATTGGCGCGGCGAAGACCACATTTGGTGGCCACATGGAACCGATCTCTACTACGAGGTCACATGGATCACAGGTGGGATGACAGGGGGCAACTGTTGGGGGGACAGTGCTGAGCACAGTGTGAGCAGTGAGCCTGAGCCCTCTCTTGAACTGCTGGATCAATTCTTGGATGAGGTGTGCCCAGATCTCACTGCTCGGCAGTATCGCCGGCTACTTGCAGAGGTTCCTTATCGAGACAGCTACACTGACTACGAGTATTATGGCAACCACACCACACGTGGCAAGAAGGTTGTATCCTTCAAGGACCTCTACAAGTGGTTGTGCCAGGAAGTTTGGAAGTGCTGATTACCTGTATCGCTGGCCTGCCCGGCAGTGGCAAAACCCATCTCATGGACAAGATTAGCGACCAATACCCACCGCTCAGAGCATGGGCGGTAGATGACATAACCGAGCTGGGGCAGTTGCCAGGAGTGCATGCTGTATTCCATCTTGACCATCTCATTATCGCCGATCCTCACTTCTGTAGAGAGAGCACCAGGGTACGTGCAGAGACTTTGCTGACGGGTTGGTATAACCGGCCCATAGAATGGATCTTTTTTGAGAACAATCCCCAACGATGCCGCGAGAACGTGCACTGTAGGAACGATCAACGGAGGGTGTTGGGGATGATCCACATCCTAAGTCAACTCTATACCATTCCAGCAGGGGCTGATGTGCGGCCAGTATATTGTCGCATAGACTCATAATTTTTAGGTCTTGATCAAGACTCCTGCTATACTCAAGGCAGGAGAAACATGAATGAAGAAAATACTTGTAACTGGTGGGGCTGGGTTTTTGGGCAGCCACTTGTGTGAAAGACTTGTGGCCCGAGGACACCATGTGCTGTGTGTGGACAACTATTTTACTGGATCAAAATCCAACATACAGCATTTGTTAAGCAGTTCCAATTTTGAGGTCATACGTCATGACGTCTGTGTGCCCTTATATGTGGAGGTAGATGAAATCTATAATCTTGCCTGTCCTGCAAGTCCCAAAAGTTATCAAAAAGATCCTATTCAAACCATGAAAACCAGTTTTATGGGATCTTATAATCTATTAGGCTTGGCCAAACGCACAAAAGCAAAGATCTTTCAAGCCAGCACTAGCGAAATTTATGGCGATCCTTTTGTTCATCCGCAACCAGAATCCTACTGGGGCAATGTAAATCCTCTGGGCCCGCGTGCCTGTTACGATGAAGGCAAACGTGCTGCTGAAACACTTTTTATGGACTATAACCGGCAACACAATGTTGACGTTCGGGTGGCTAGGATCTTCAACACCTACGGACCGCGCATGAGTGTTGATGATGGGAGAGTAGTTAGTAATTTTATTGTGCAGGCGTTACAAGGGCTGCCTTTGAGTGTGTATGGTGAAGGCACCCAAACACGTAGCTTCTGTTATGTTGATGACCTAATTGATGGCATTTTGACATTGATGGAGTCCACATCTTCTGGCTCACAACCTGTGAATTTAGGCAATCCTCATGAGGTAACAGTCAGGAGCCTTGCAGAGCAAATCCAACGCCTCACAGGGTCCACTAGCCGGATTTTAAATTTACCGTTGCCTGTAGATGATCCACAACAGCGTCAAGCTGATATTACTAGAGCAACAAGCATACTGGGTTGGGAGCCAAAAATCCCTCTTGAGCAAGGACTACAAAAAACTATAGCCTATTTCCAACAGGTGCTGACCAATGCCTAAGGTAACAACCGCAGTTTTTATCAGTGGACGAGGCAGCAATCTCTTGAGCCTTCTCAAGGCACAAAATGATTCCCATTGCCCCTTTCAAATTCAATTGGTGGTTAGTAACAATGAGGATGCGGGCGGATTGAAACTAGCACAAGATCATGGCGTGCAATGGGCAATCTTTCCCAACAGTGCGTACAAAAAAGATAGGGAAGGTCAAGAGGGGGCTATTCACCAACTTTTGGTGGAACAAAAGATTGAGCTAGTTGCGCTGGCTGGCTACATGCGGGTTTTGACTCCGTGGTTTGTTGCACAATGGAGTCAACGAATTATCAATATTCATCCCAGCTTGTTGCCCAAATATCCTGGATTACACACTCACCAAAGGGCTTTGGCAGCAGGGGATCAAGAACACGGTTGCACGGTACACTATGTTACAAAAGTGTTGGATGCTGGTCCTATTATCCTACAAGCCAAGGTTCCTGTAGAGCCTGGAGATACAGAATCTGATTTGAGTCTTAGGGTATTGGTGCAAGAACACCTAATCTATCCCCAGGCATTGTCCTTGGTTTCCCAGCAACTCTGCGACAAAAAAATAGTGGGAGAAAAAGGCATTTCGCTGGAAAAACCGGTAGACAGCTGAGATGGTGATGCTATTATGCGGTTGTAGGCAACGAAACAGAGGATGCTACACGATGAACACCAAGCAGTTCAACATCATTGGTATTAGCCGCTTCCAGGGCGTGCTGACCTTCCGCGTTAGCAACGGCAGCATCAAGCACCGTGAGACTGTGCTGGCACGCGAAGGGCACACTGAGGTGCAGTTCAAGACCCTCCCGCAGCCCATGACCAAGGCTGATGCTGTGGCTTGGATGCGCAGCCAGGGCGTGGACGCTGTGGTGCCGGCCAAGAATCTCAAGAAGAAGATTGAGGCCATCTTGGCTGCTGAGCGGGAAGCTGCTGCTCAGAAGGCTGCCAAGGATTGGGCCGAGATGCAGACCAACAGCATGAGCAAGCTGGCTGCCAAGCGGGCCCGGGACGCTGCTCGCAAGCGGGAGAAGCGTGCTGCTGAGCGTGCGGCTCAAGAGGCTGCTAAGCAGCAGGGCATCAACCAGCTGATGGGGGCGGTTGACCAGGAGTTTGGGGTGGATGTGGAGCGTGAGCTGGCGGGGGAGTAAGCAGAGGAATATGGAACTGGTGGGGTGACGAACCCGTAAACCCAGTTTGACACCAAGAAAGCGGCTGGTGGGGTGATGAACCCGTAAACCCAGCCGCTTTCTTGTGAGTAAATAGGGGAACAAACAAAGGATGGGTCAGTGAGAGCAAGTGATTTTTTGTCGCCAAAAATTCAGTTAACTGAAAGCATAACTGGTAGCGAAATGCTGACTCTCTACAAAAGCATGCATCACGAAGAGCCCACTAATCCTGCTATGGTCAACTGGATCAAAAGTCAAGACTGGGGCATAAAAATGATCAACCCGCAAGACTTTCCAGATCACTATGGTGATGTGCTGCCAGATGATCCTTTTAATCGGGTAATTGATATTGACGATGAGATTGTGAAAAAGCTAACCATCAAACTAGAGCGTGGAGAGCAAGTGGACCCTGTGATTATGGGACCAAATGGCAGTGTTGTTGACGGCAACCACCGAGCGCAAGCTGCCAAGGAGGCTAGTGTAAGCATCTTGGCATATGTTCCCATGGGGCAAACTGTTTGACGCAAGCTTGATAAGATCGCATACTTGACCCATGAGCACATATCAAGAAGCTGGCGTTAACATAACTGCTGGAGAAGAGTTTGTTGACCAAATAAGGCCCTTGGCCCAATCCACACACCGAAAGGGCGTGTTGGGCACAATAGGCGGCTTTGGCGCAGTGTTTGACATCGGCAGCTTGGGCATGCGTGACCCCCTGCTGGTTAGCACAACTGATGGCGTGGGAACAAAGCTGTCACTTGTCAAAGAGGCAGGCACACGCCTTCAAGGCTTGGGGCAAGACCTAGTTGCTATGTGTGTGAATGATCTTGTGACAACAGGTGCAACGCCACTTTATTTCTTGGACTATCTGGCTGTGAACAAGCTGGATCCCTCTACGCATGTTGATATCATAGAGGGCATTGCAGAAGCTTGCAGAACATCTGGTTGTGCACTAGTGGGCGGTGAAACAGCAGAAATGCCAGGAGTCTACAGCCCAGGCGATTTTGATTTGGCTGGATTCGCTGTGGGTGCTGTAGAGCGCAACAGGCTGCTTCCTAAAAATGTTTCTGTAGGTGATGCAGTAATTGCTCTGCCCAGCAGCGGAGTGCACAGCAATGGGTTCAGCCTCGTGAGGAAAATCCTTCACGACAGTGGCACAAGTCTTGATGCGCTTGTGCCTTGGGACCTTACAAAAACTTTTGGTCAAGTGTTATCTACTCCCACTGCCCTTTATGTCAGCACAATTTTGGAACTGCACACAAAAGGCCTACTTACGGCTGCTGCACACATCACTGGTGGAGGCCTGTATAGCAATCTCAAGCGTGTGTTGCCAAGTGATCTTGATTTTGAAAAAACCAGAGGTTGTCCGGTGCCTGAAGTATTTCGTTGGCTACAAACCGCAGGGCATGTCTCAGACACTGAAATGCACTCTGTGTTCAATATGGGCGTGGGCATGTGTTTGATCTCCAACCAACCCAGCAAAGTAGTTGAGCTGTTGTGGGCGCAAGATCAAGCCTGTTACCTTATTGGGCATGTAATCAATAAGCGATGAAGTATCGTGTGGAGATTTGGGAGGCAGTGCGTGGTTTAGAGCCCACTCTTATTCACGTATTGCTGTTCAACACCTTAGATGACGCCCTTACAAGAGCTAGATCCACTACCTTAGCCAACACCTTGCCTTTGGCTCCTGATTGGTACTCATTCAGTAAGGGACCATATGTTCAAACCGAAAGCATTACAATATGACCCTTCCTCACTTGCTGAGCATTGATCAGTTTGACCTCACAAGTATACACACATTATTCACAACTGTGAAAGGCATTGAACTGGGCCTCACCCAACCAGTAGCTCAAGGGAAGGTATGTACTAACCTCTTCTACGAGCCCAGCACACGCACCAGCAGTAGTTTTTATTCAGCCATGGTGCGGCTAGGTGGCGCTGTCATCCCCATCAATGATGTCAGCTTCAGCTCTGTCAGCAAGGGTGAGAACCTAGAAGACACTATTCGCACTTTGGCCAGCTATTCAGACTGCATTGTGTTGCGCCATCCCGAAAAAGGGGCAGCTCAATGGGCTGCGGCTGTAAGTCCTGTTCCTATCATCAATGCAGGCGATGGAGTTGGTGAGCATCCCACACAAGCTCTCCTAGACCTCTATACCATCCAGCGGCATGTGGGCTTGACTCGTCCCATTGACGTGTGCCTAATGGGTGACTTGCGTCATGGTCGAACTGTGCACAGCCTCACCAGGTTACTGCGTCTATATGATGTGAGACTGCACATGGTGAGTCCACCAGGTCTGGAGATGCCGCAAGAACTCACAGAGGAAACAGACAAGCTTTACACCAGCATTGACGAATGTGTGGACAAGGTGGATGTGATCTATGTTACCCGTGTGCAGAAGGAGCGGATTGCGCCGAATCTACAAAGCACGATGGGCAAGTATCAGCTCACTCCTCAGCACATGAGCCAGGCCAAGAGCAGCAGCATCATCATGCACCCTTTGCCGCGTGTTGACGAGCTGCCCAGCAGCTTGGACAGTGATCCCCGGGCCGTGTACTTCAAGCAGATGCGCTATGGTCTCTATGTGCGTCAAGCTATCTTTCTCCACATGTTCAGTGACAGCGTGCCTTGGAAGTTTTAGGTTGACATCTAAACACTTCTCTGTATAGTGCGCTTGAATCCGCAAAGAGGCAACTATGTTTGGCTTCATGAAAAGTTGGTTTACTCAGCCGTCTCTGTCCGTCAGATCCGCCCAGGATCTCAGCTACTTAGAGCTAATTGAAGAACTGCGAACCAGGGATGATATTGAAATCTTTGCCCGCTTGCGGTTTCGAGATCAGTGGGTGAAGAATTTTCACGAGAAAAATCCTGGTGCAAAAGTTCCAAGTGGTTTCCTCATGAGGTTTGGTGCACTGGACAGAGTGGCCTCAGAACGCATGCTGAAACTGATGAACGAACTCAGAGTCATGCGTGAGCTACCAGAAATCAGCCATGAAAAGCTGGAGAAGCACCTTGCGGGCTCCTATCCAAAGAGCATGCGATGAACCAATTGATCGAGTTGAGTTTTTTCCTGCCCGAAATGGTTCTTTTTGGGGCAGGGCTATACACTTGGTATCATCTTTTCACCTCCATTGGAAAGTGGAGCTGGAAGCGAGTGGCTCTATACCTCTACGGTGCAGCTTGTGTCTACAGCCTTTGGATCATGGGTTACCAATAGCTGGTTGACATGCCATCAAAAGCTGCTATATTGGCGGGGTAGAGCACGGAGACAGTAGATGAGCAACTGGAAGGTAGAACCTGCTGCACCGCACACGGTGGAAGGCATGATCTGCTCTCTTGCAGGCGTGTGCGACGGTGCAAGGCAGCATGACCAACAAGGGTTTTCTGGTGCAGACACTGAGTTTGGCCACAGCTTGGCCAATCGTGCTCAGCAAGGTAGGCCCTTCACGCTGAAGCAAGCGCAGGCTGCATTGAAGCTCGTGAACAAATACCGCCGACAAATTGGTGGGACGGACTTTGTGAAAGCGTTCCTGGAACAGCCAGTGTTCAAGCTTGCACCGCTGGATCCCAACGCAGCAGTTGGCAACCTCGAAGGCAGGCATCACAATCCGCGGCGTATCATCAGCGAACAGAAGACTGCGGTGTTCCACTTCCCTTACAATCCGGACTTGGTGGCTGCGCTGAAGATGGTCCGAGGCGAGCACAAGGGCGAAAAGTATCGGGCACAGTGGGAGCCCTCCCGCAAGGTTTGGTTGTGCCCTGTGAACGAAAGCAGCATCTGGAGCATCATGGATGTTGCAGATAAGTTTGAGTTTGAGGTGGAAGATCGTTTCACCACTTACTTGGAGCGTGTGCGAGAAAAGACGGAAGAAAGTCGAGTTCATCTCATGCTGACAGGCGGCCAGCATGTGACATTGGCAGGCGACACACTGATTGTGTCGGTTGACGACGCTGCCATTCTCAAGGAGATCGAAGATGAGCTCAACACTGACGCCTGATTGGATTGACAGAGACCTACTGGCAGAGGCATTTCGAGAGATGCCTACCCCACATGGTGCCACCTTCGACGATGGCCGCCGCTGGTGTGGACGGTGTGAGAAGCCTGTGCTCACATGTGAGGCAGTGGTTGGGGATGGTTGGGCTGACAAGATCTGTCAGCGTTGCACCAGCATCTGGCCCGAGTTCAGCGACCTCTACCAGCTGCAACTGCTGATGGCGGATGAGGATGAAGATTATTTTCCGGATACTATGCATTGACGCTGACAGCTCTAGACCAAATTCAATTCCCTCTCAATCTGCTCAAAACCCGTGACGCTGATCAGTGGCCCTATATGATTGAGGTTTTAGACGTGCCCAATATTACTTTGAAAAGAAACCAAACACTGGGGCTACAGCTTTTTGGCACTCCTGATGCAGAGAGTTGCAGCAGCCGATGGTCATGGCATGCCATCAGCATCCATAATTTCTCATGTGTGAGGTTTTGGTTCCGGTCCAAGGATGACTTGACACAATTTGCGTTGATGATGGAAAGGTAGAATATGGGTATCGAAGATCTCAAGGGCATCACTCTGCTCAACATTGAGCTTGAACGCGAGCCAGACCAGCTCATGTTTTACAGCGAGTGCGGGCGTAGGTGGCGAATGTGGCACTGTCAAGACTGCTGTGAGAATGTTGTCCTCCAAGACATCATTGGCGAGCTAAGTGACCTCGTTGGTGCGCCTATTCTTGTGGCTGAGGAGCGTGTGAATGGAAGCGAGACTGAATGGGGGCACGAGACCTGGACATTTTCCGAACTAGCTACCATCAAGGGCAGCGTGACACTGAGATGGCTGGGTGAGAGCAACGGCTACTACAGCGAAGCAGTGGATTTTGAACAGTTGATGAGTGTAGAGGAGAGTCTCCGAGCATGAGCAGCTACCTAGTGATCCGTCAAGACGACAACGGTGTGTGCACAATTTTGGCCGACAAGCTCAGTGAGCACGAAAGCCGGCGCTTGGTTGAGATGATGACCAAGCGTGGACACAAGGCCACTTACTTTGCCCAACTATATCTCAACCCTCATCAGCGCCAGCAGATTCTCATCACTCATCATGTGAATCTCTAGATTTAGGATTGACCATCCCTTCAAACCTGCTACAATGCAGGGGTAGGAAGGAGAGCTTACATGTTGACTGTTCCAGCCTCGATTGAGAATGCTCGCAAGGTGCTGCGACTCAGCACCAAGCACAACCTCAAGGTTGATCCCCGAGTTGAAGCTTTCTTGAACAGCATCCCTCGGGTCACCCAGCTGGAAGGTTTCAACTTCAAGCTGAAGCCTTACCAGGCAGAGGCTGTTGCGTGGTTGGAGAGCCAGCTGGGAGTTGGACTGTTGGCTGAAGAACAGGGACTGGGAAAGACCGTTGAGGTTATGGCCTACGCCCACAAGAATCAGCTGTTTCCTATGATGGTAGTGCTGCCCAATACTCTTAAGTTGAATTGGCGGAATGAAATCATCGCGATGACTGGCACTCGGTACCAAATCAATGTGGTGGGCACTTCCTACAGCAAGCGTGCCACTGCTGAGCGAGCTGCTCGGCATCCCAATGTCATCTACAGCAAGCGGCCCACAGCCGGTTGCGACATCTACCTTGTGAACTACGACATCCTCAGTAGCAACCTCGACGACATCGAGGCATTGAATCTCAAGTTCATGGCGGTGGATGAGAGCCACAAGATCAAGAATCCCAGTGCCAAGCGCACACAGGCTTACATGCGGCTAGCTACTGGTGAGGTGGAGGAAAAGCTCAAGGGCGGTGTGCGCAAGACTCACAAGGTCAGCAAGCCTGTGCCGCGTGTGGTTCTGATTTCAGGCACTCCAATGGTAAACAGGCCGGCAGAGCTGTGGAGCACTGTCAGGAGCTTGGCCAGCTATGTGCCGCAGTTCAGCACTTGGAACAAGTTCGCATGGCGCTTCTGCAACCCGGTGAATAACGGGCATGGTTGGAACTTCGGTGGCAGCTCGAACATGGATGAACTGCACCAGCTGCTGACAAGCCACCTCATGCTGCGTCGCTTGAAGCGGGACGTGCTGAAGGAGCTGCCGCCCAAGGTGTATCAGGTTATCCCACTGGAGTTTGACCGTGCGGAGTATGACAGCGTAGAGCGAGCCTTCAAGGGAATTGATTGGAAAGCTGGCCTTGAGACTATGATCCGCTTGGGCAGCAATGCTCCCAAGAGCGATGAGCGCATTGTTGCGATGCAGAAGCTGCGTGAGGTGGCTGCGCTCAGCAAGCTCGCCAGCACTGTAGAGTGGATTCGAGATTATACTGAAAACGGCGAGAAGCTGGTGGTGTTTGCCCACAACCGGGCGGTGATTGACCATATCCAAGGTGCGCTAGCTGCGGACCAGGAGTGGGGCGGAAAGGTTGGAGTTATCTACGGTGGGGTCAGCAACGAAGAGCGTGCACAGGCTGTTGAGGCTTTTCAGAATGATCCCAAGACCCGAGTGATTTTGGTTAGCATCTCTGCTGGTGGTTTTGGCCTTACCCTTACGGCTGCAAATGCGGTGGCGTTTGTGCAGACGCCGTGGAGCCCTGGAGAAATTCAGCAGTGTGCAGACCGTGTGCACCGCATTGGTCAAACTAGCGACCAGGTTACGATTTTCAACTTGGTGGCTGAAAATACTATCGAAGAGATGATGGCAGACATGCTGTTCAGCAAGGGGCAGGTGCTGGATGCGGGATTGGATGGTGGGGCTGTGGTGAACACAGTGGACTTGCGTGCAGCGGGTTAACCGGGATCTGGAAGCGGACTACAGCCAGTGGCACGAGGTGCCTATTGAGGCAGACAACCCAGTGCCTTTGCCCCATCTTTTGGACGTGTTGGGCGAGCTGCGATGGAGTTGGCTGAAGAAGACACCTGGAGGCAGCTACTGGCTCCAGTGGCACAGTGGGGTCAACCCCAAACGATATCAACTGGTGTTTGAGCGTGAAGAAGATGCTCTGCTGTTCAGGTTGACGTGGACCTAGCGCATGTATGAGACCACAGTCTTGCCTCAATGGCCACATATGGTAGTGCTGGAAGGCATGTCTCTTGCTGAGCACGAAAACATGCTGCTGTGGTTGATAGATACCTTGGGCCAACCGGACTTTTTCAAAGCAAGTAGCCGATGGAGCTATCGTTCTCTGTCATCTCACCAACATTATGAAAAAATTTGGGTGAGCTTTCGGAGCCAAGAGGATGCCAGCTTGTTTGCCCTCTTGTGGGGAAGGTAGCATATTGACAACCTTTGGGGTTTCTGATACGCTTTAAGTATGACACTTGATTATTCCATTTGGCTTATTTCACAAAATTTTGACGATTTACAATTTGCCAACAGCAAATTACAAAACAATACAGTGAATTGGTTCAATGGCAGCAATTATCCCAGTTTTTCCCTGCTGGTGAACGATTGTGTTCACCAGAGTCCTACAGAAACAACTATCATACTTTGTAATCGCGTTGCCCCCTCTGACGAAAATATTCAATTGATTTTACAAAAGCTGGATGAAGGGTTTGCCTTTGTGGCGTTGTATGATTTCCGTTTTTTTGGTATCAAAAAGGAATTGTTTAGGCAAATAGGTGGCTTGGACGAGAAGTTTCCTGGAGGCTTTGAAGACGATGATTTCATATTGCGATTGATTGGCAACAATCTAGCCTGCTATATTACACAAGAGGCTGAGTATTTCTGGGCCCCCAGCACTTGGGCCCCTTCAGGACAATATCTTGGCATAAGCTATTTTCAAGAAAAATGGATCAGTTGGCCGGATGCAGTCAACACAACTGAGATGTATAAAAGATTGCCCGACAGTTTTAAACAACGAGATTGGGGACCCAGGACGCCAGGTGAGTTCTTGTCATGCAAGGAACACAGCTATGTTCAGTCTTGGTTATGCAAGTATTTTTACTTGAACTCAATCAGGAAAATTTGTGATTTTTAAGATATGTTATGCCTCTACATACAGGCCGGTGGCATACCAACCAGTGACATGTGAACTACTACGCCCTAAAGGCACCTAGCTTTCCGCGGCAGATTGTAACTAGCCATGTATTGAAATTCATACCTCCTTTTAATTTTTTCCAAGAGTGATTGTCAATTTAAATAAGTGTTATGAATCAACCAATAGATCCTTGCCAGGGCGTGAGCCTCACAGTTACATTTCCAAAGTTTGAATGCACTGATGGTGTATTACCCAATTTCAACAATCTTGATGAGTTTGGCCGAGGGCTAGGCAGCATACCAGGGCAATTGGGTCAGATAGCTCAATGCACTGTTACTGCCACAGCCAAACAAATTTCGGATGCAATAGACAGTTTACTGAAATTATTTGACAAAACCTTTGGGACCACACTAGGCAGCGTGGACAATCCTGTGTACGGCCCTAACCTCAAAGTCCCAGAACAAGAAATGGGTGTACGACTGCGAGCACTGTTTAATGAGTTCAAACTCTATTTGGAACTCAAGTTATTGGACATTTTGGGCAGGATTATTCCCAACTTGAGCTTTTTGAATATACCGTTGCCGTTCCTGCCCAACTGTACAGTGCGTGATCTTCTTAGTGCAGAGGGTAGAGCTAAAATAAGAGCTGCAATTGGCGCTCGCCAAGATCAAATAGCAAAAGCCTTGGGCCTACCTTGGAATATCACATTTGATGGAACATTGGGTTTGAAGAACGATGAAATGCGCCAACAAAGCCTAATCAGTAGAGTATGGAGTGAGTTCCACAAAGGTTTATTGAGCCTAATCAACAGAGGTTTCCGAGCACTAAGAGCTTTGACTGAACCGATCAAAAAAATTTGGCAAGCCCTGCGCTTACCAGACCTTCCCAATTTGGTGGCCCTAAATTTTGAAGAGCTTTTCAATAGTGTGTGGCAACCCATCAAAGACTTGGCCATCAGTGCTAATGAAAAAATGCAGCGCATGATTGATTACTTTCTTGAGTTTGATATAAAAAACTTTTTGGACAAGGCATTTAGTCCCTTGTTGAAATTCATAGCTTGGCCTTTTCCCACAAAAGTCAAACAGCTTCTCAAAATATCTGACCCACCCAAAGATCTCAATCTTGAGAGCAAGGAAACCCGCTTCAACAGCATAATGCAGGCTGTGAAAGACTTGTTTGAACAAATTCCTACTCTGATATTGGAACTGTGGATGAAGCTTGTCGTGGGGTTCTTCAAAGCTATCTTGAAGTTTGTTCCCATACTCAAAGAAATCTTCAAGTACATTCCCTTCACCTTCTGCACATTTATTGGGCTGGTGTTAAGTCCCATTTTGGGACTGGGAAGTGCAGTGGCTGGCCTTATTCCTCCTGGAATCTCAGTGCAACAAACTTAGCCGCACTGAGTTCCATTCAGTTGATCAAAAATGGTCTTTGCTGTATTGAATCTGTTTTGAGCTTCTGGGGTAATTGTTCCCTGCCGTCCCAACAGCCCTGATGAACTGATCTCGTAGTATTCATTTACTGCTCTAGCTGCTGACTCAGGACTGTTGGTTGCCAACATCTTGGAGTAGGCACTGCGATGTGTGTTCTTGAATTCCCAATCCACAAAGTCTAGGCTTTTATACAAGGCAGTGTCGTTTGATAGTTGACTCAATTGTGGCCAACTTACACCAATAGCCCGTGGCATATTTTTGAAACGATCGGAATTCCATTGAGCCAAGCCTTTGAAGGTGGGGTTGCTGTCCACTCGGGGATTCAAGGCACTTTCAATAGTGAAATTGCCCAGCAAGCCAGCAATGTGTTCGGGTTGATAACCTTTGCCCTTCAAGTAACACCAAGCTTTTTTGGCTTGATTGGAATCAAATCCTTTGCCAGCCCCACTTGCTGCTGCACTGAAGTCTGCATCAGGTCTAGCTTGGCCACTGAACAAAAATGCGTTGTTGAGACGGCGAGTTTTGAGTTCAAACTTTTCTTCGTTGTTACAAGCCAAAATCCATCGACTCATTTCATTTGGAACTTTGTTGTAGTCTCCGCTGCTGATCATGCCAGTGATGCCGCTCTTGTCAAAGTTGTCAGAGCCAATGTTGTAGATGAAGTCTGCTAAACTATTGAACTGATCTTGTGTTAATAGGTTGCTACCAATGCTGCTGTGAATCTTGCCTTCAATTTTTTTGATGTCTGTTTTCAACAACACCTTCATATTGGTTTCGCTTATACCCTCTCCAACATTCAATTGCGTGCTGATCTGAGTGCCAGAATCGTCTGTTGCATTCAAGGTAACTGTGTTGTTTTGAAGTTCTTCACTTGATAACAAATGACCATAACCCAACAGCTTTTGCCCGCTTTTGCATGCATCGTCAAAGGGCTTGCCAATCAAATTGCCACCCAAACCTTCATGATCAATTATGATTTGAATACCACGGTTGTTAACTGTCCACTCTGTGGAGGGGAGCAATACTCTGGGACCCAACGGTTTGAATTCATATTGTGGAGTCCCACCTTCGTCCCAACTTTGCCCAATGTGCAAGCCAGTTTGACCATTCACTATTCCATATACTTGGAGTGGTTTGTCTTGTGCTGGACTCACTTGCCCCACTTTGTAAGTGCTTTCAGGTGGAGTGATTTTCCTCTGCACTAGGCCTGTGTTGGAATAACCTGGGCCTGAAACACTTCTTTGTCTCCAAGGATCAGCTCCTGGCAGTCTGCTGACAATGGTTTGAACAATCTGAATGCTTCTTGCAGGACTCACTACATTCTGCAACTGCACTCTTTCTTCCGTTCGAATGTCAGGCGATAATGCAACTACTCCTGGTACAGCAGTTATGGGATTATCTGGATTGGTGGGCTTGGCTGCATCTGGTAAATTAGCAACATTCAAGACTGTTTTTGGACCAGTGTTCACACTTCCTGCACCAGAACGCAAGTTTACAGATCCATTGCCTTGAACTTTGACATCAGCACCACCTACTAAATTCAAGGTACCTGTGCTTTGAACTTTTACATCAGCACTGGCAACTAAATTTAAGTTACCATTTGTGCTTCTTAACCTTACGTCACCTGTGCTGCTGGCATCAACATTGCCTCCTGCAAACAAGCGAATATTACCAGTCAAGTTTTTGATGTCAATGTTGCTTTCTTGAGTGGTGAGAAATATGCCATAATTGCTTCTGTATTGTAGGCTGCCTACAGCAGTGTTGTAGATATTTGAATTACTGACAAGATGCATATTTCCTTGACTGAACAACAAAACATCTCCACCACTGCTGATGTTGAAGGGCTTTTTGCTGAACATGCGTGTTTCATCTAGGCTTCTCATTTTGATGCTGCCACCAGCTTCAATATTCACATCTCTGTCAGCATGTAAATTGATGTCTTGTCCGGCACTGACACTTACACTCTTTTGTCCAAAAATGTCAATGTTGCCTTCTTTGTCCATCTCTATCCTGGCTCTGTTTGGACCAGTGTTGATTATGATTCTATCTTTTGTATCATGAATAACAATTTGAGCTAGGCCACGAGTTTGCAGGCGGATGAAAGCGTCTTCTGGGGTGTCGTCCATAACGAAGGTGTGCCCATATGGGGTTCGGATACCCATAGTGCGAATACCCTGTTGCATACCTCTCGGTGCTGGTCCACCTTGTTCAATAGGGAGGTTAACTCCTCCAGATTCTCGAGCTGCATCGTAACCTGATAAAAACGTTGGTGATTCACCAGTGAATATATTTGGGTTCTGCTCTTGTGGATTGCTGGCAGGAGTGCTGGCAGGAGTGCTGGGAGTCATATGATTGCGGTCAACTTGGAACAAACATCCAAACCAAACCCCTCGGCTAGGATCGCCATTTATGAAACAAACCAGCACTTGGTTATTGAGGTCAGGTGGTATGAATGTCATACCATAGTCTGTTTGTGAGCTTGTGGGATTTAGGTTTACATCAGCTACGTTTGATGCCCCAGCAAATGGACTGGCGTAATCACAAATGATCCACGTTGCTTCATTATTGATTGCTCCACCAAGTTCAGGGATCCAAACTCGGATACGTCCCATGTTGCGAGCATCATTTACGTCTCGTATTAGGCCAAGATAAATTTTGTCCCAGGTGGCACGTAGCCCCCCAGGCTCTAGCTCATAAGCTCCAGGTAAATTTACTGTTTGTTTTAATGTTGCCATTTATAGCTTCTCAAATTATTGATTTATACCTGTTCTCAAAACTGCCGGTACAGTACCAAACTCTGTTCGCGAGTCGCCCAAATTACTCAAAAGGTCACGGGTTGCTTCACATCGTTGGGTAAATTTCCCGTCTCTGAATATGTGTGTTACTTGCACCATCATATAGAGAGCATTGAAAAAATCAACATCATCACGCAAGTCCATAAACCCTGTGTTTTCGTCAGGAATAGTTCCTGCCCGGAAAGCCAACATAAAAAATGCATCGTAAGGTTGGTAAACGGCGTATTCATCTATATAGACTGGAACTCCTGACTGTTGACCAAAATATGTCTGTTGTATATAACTTCTCAACTGTCTATCTCTTTCTATATTTGAAGCCCCTAACCAGTAAGGATCACCACGTATCTCCATTGTGATATTCACCATATCTTGCATGCGAGCATAAATTTGTTGTGTTACACTGGCATAAACTTTACGAACATCCGTATCAGTAGCAGTCTGAGGCCTTAGTTGATTTATAATATCTCTAGTATCTTGGATGTAGGTAAGCTGAGCAGGCAATGTCCTATTATTACTACTAAATTCGTCCTCACTAAATTCAACACGTCTTCGCCTTGTTCGTGCAGCATCCCGCTCTCTTTGGAGCTGCTCCCGTAAGCCGGTTACTGGAGATTGATCTTGACCAAAACGTCCATATGCGTCTTCTAATGTCTGAGCCACATTTGGGTCAAATACTACTAACGACCCTTGAGCTAAGGCACGGCGCGCTGCCTCATCTTCTTGTTCTATTTCTCGTAAACGACGCTCACCAGCAGCAATTTGAGTGTCTAATACAACAGCATCAGACGCCTGTGCGCCAGCCCTAAGCCTCCGCAATCTAAGTAACTCTTGTTGAGTTTGATCGTATTCTTGAAGCGCAGTCTGTCTACGAGCTAAGGCGCTTTGTAAGTCGCCTAGAGAAGTACGCAGTGCACTAAATGCACTTGGCAAAACTGTTTCATTTGTCATAGGCAAAGGTATCCAATGCAGTGCATTGAATTGAACATCAAGATTTATAATCTCTGTGTTGTTTCCTGTGTAAAAATACAAATAAGCCTTTTTCAGTAGCTTAACAGTCCCAGTATTAATACTTGCTAATCTAGCATCGTGAAATTCGTTTACAAGTTGGAAAGCTCGGCCAAATTCTTGGCTAGCTATAGCTCTGCGGGTCTGTTTAACTCCAATATAAAATTGGAATTGCCTTATATAATCATTTCTTATGTAGTCCCACCCAATGTTTTTTACTACACACTCAATCCAAGGAACTTTTATGATACCTGACCTATCATCTGGTATAAAAAATGTAATGTCTTGAATTGATGCACAGACGTCATCTACTAACGCACCAATGCTTATGCCTTTACCAGCAATAAATTGAACTTTGTCTCCTACTTGCCTAAAACTAGCACGCCGGTTGTTGATTTGTGGGCTAAACTGGATTTTTTGATTTCTCAATGCCTCCTCAATGAAAAATTGATAAATTACAACCTGTGTTTGTTGATCTTGTGGCCGTTGACTACTTCTTAAATCAATATAAAACTGATTTAGTTCATCTTCCAATTTTCCAAAAAATTCACCAACTGTTTTATCAAAGTCTATAATATTTTGCCCAGGCAGTACCCCTCCTGGATCAGAAATGCCTATCCTTCCACTTCCTAGTTCAATAGTATAAGTTTGTGGTAAAAGATAGAATGAGTTTTTGAATGCCATATTATTATTAACAGCGGCTTTCATTCTATAAATGGTTCCTGCAGCCGTAAGTGTATTCGACAAATCAACTATATTAAGTTTGTAGACTTTAAAAAACTTTCTTTGGGCATTGGCAACTATATTTCCGTCAGCATCGTAATAGTTGAACCATAACATCAAAAATATAGGAGCTAATCGCCAATTAAGGTTACCTAGTTGCTTGCTGCTTTCAAAAATTTTGTCAGGTAAGCTCATATTATACGGTTCTGCAATCACCATGTCTACTTCTACTGAGGTTGCATTTTTAGTACGAAAATTATGGCTTACAGCATCTTTTATTTCACATTCTATTATATTGAACCCAGCCGTAACTCCACTTTCAGCCACAACAACATATCTAACCTCATTTAGGTACAATTTTTCATCAATATCATCTTCATCAGCTTCTCTATCATTTACCAAAACTAATTGTAAATGATATGTGTATCTGTCATGAGAATTTAGCATATTATCTTCTGGGCTGAAATTTAGGCCTTTAAGAGCGAGCTCACTTAAAATGCGTCGAAGATAATGATTAGTCACAAGTGGGGTAGCCATTACAAACTACTTTCTATACTAAGCTGGTTAGGTGCATAAATTGTTATCCCAGGAACGAAATCATAAATTGGATCCACAATTTGATCAGGATTTAGGATAGCAAACGCCCACCATGCCCGGGGATTCTGATATAGTTCAAAACTCAATAAGTCAGGCCGATGTAGATGCCGTTGTGCCAAAGTAACAATTAGATCGTCAGTTGTTCTTGTGAGCAATGGAGGTCGCCAAAAATCCAGATATGTAGTGTTTTGTGGAGTACGATAGTAAGGACTACTGCGTAGATAAGTTACTGTTGTCATTAGATGAAATCACTTTGACTTGGGTCACCATTGATGTATTTGGGCAACTCGAATCTCTTCCGCAATGTGGTAGGAGTGTGTTGCACAATCAATGTTACTGAAATTTTAAACAAGCTGGGTAACCAAACACCTTTTGTAGCTGACGGTGTTTGTTGTTGAACACTGGCTCCAGGAGGATTGTTCAATGGATCGTCCCAATTCCGGTTTGCAGGCTGGGTAACACCAGGCAAACCTTGCAACGCTAGGCCAGGTTCGCCAGCATCTTCAAGCTGTTGTGGCGACCTAATTATTGGTGTGGGTCGCACTGTAGGTTGATTAGTAGCAGGCAGCCCACTAGCCACTTGAACATAGTCTACATCATCTGGAAATCCAATACTATAGCTCTTGACTATGACTGGCAAGTTGTTGAACACAAAGGGACCGTAGGCATTGAACAAGAGAATAGGAGGAGGTGTGCCTGCATCTTTGTCATTTTCACCAAAATGCATCTTGCTCATGGTTCTCAAAAAGTGTATGCATGCCAAGGCATAGCGTCCTTCTTTTTGATTTTGAACAGTGAATTGACCATCCACACTGAATGAAGTTGCAGGAGTACGTGCAAATATATGAAAGTCTTGGTTTGTATGTACAGTGCTAATGGTTTGATAATCAATGTCTTGTTGATAGTTGATTGTAGGTGTGTAGGGCCAAACCATGCCATTGTTTGTTTCTCGCAAAGGATCCAATAATCCCTTGCCCAACACGCGATTAGCAGCAGCTGGTCTGGGCCGCAGGCTTACACGTCGGTTAGTGGGATCTTGATTGTTGAGTGTTCCCAACAAATTCACACCATCTCCAATTCCAAAACCGCCAAACACCCCGCGTGGAAAAATAGCAGAGGCAGCCGACCCCACAACGTTGTTTACAAGTCCACCAACCAAAGAACCAGTGTTAACACCAAAACCACCAAATCTAGGCATGCAATTCTTTCCTCAAAAATATTAGCCAAATATTTATGTGCTGGAAACCAGCTGGAATCTAAATACTAGATCATGAAACAGTTTGAACTCTCCCCACAATTAGTTTTTGAAGGCGGCAACGTATTCAAAACCTCAGATGGCTATCCACGCACCACTCGTATCCCACTGGCTTTGATCAGTCCCACGTTGGATTGGCTGGAAAAAATCACAGGGCTGCCTATGCATGGCATGACCTTGGGCAGTGTTGGCAAAAAAGCCAGCAGTGGGGATATCGACATTGTAGTCGACAGCAAGAAAATGTCAAAAGCCCAATTTGCCCAAAGTCTCCAAAACTGGGTGTTGAGCCAAGGTTTGAACCCCAAAGAGTATGTGAAGCCTGCTGGAGAAGTTCATCTGTTGACACCAATTGCAGGTGATCCCAAGAATGGCTTCGTGCAAACTGACTTTTTCTTCCATGATGATCCTCAATGGATGAAATTCAGCATGCAGAGTCCAGGAGACGCCAGCAACTACACTGGTGCAGAAAGAAATCAACTCATGAGCAGTATTGCCAAAGCATTGGGAATGAAATACAGTTGGCAACGTGGACTGTTGAATCGGGAAGATGAATCTGTTATCTCCACTGATCCTGATGTGATTGCACAAAAGCTATTGGGGCCCAGATTCACTCACGACAGCTTCCAAAGTGTTGAAACTATTCAACGAGCCATCAAAGGCAATAGGGCTATTCATCAAGGGTTGACTGAGTTGATTCAAACTCTAAGGAGCTTGGATAAATTAGGGCCCACTGGCAAACCCACAATGGATGTGAAAACTGGGAAGTTTAAGCAGAAATCTCCCAGTGAGCAACGCAAATCAGAAGAAGAAGCTGCAAGGATTGAGCAGTTGACAGGTGTAGCTGTTTAGCTTTTGTTTCCGTATCGGGGATCAATTGGCTTGACATGAATCTGATCAAACAGCAGAGGAAAGTTGGGCAAAACTTTTGGTAGGTCTGTTCTCTCCAACCAATTGTAATTTACGCTGCTGTGTGGAATGAAGTTGGGGAAATCGTGAGTTCCGCCCTTGCTCTTCAAATGATGATGAAATTTGTGTGCCAGGTCACAATCTAGGTCTAGGCACAGGGCTTTGTCGCCCATTTTGGTCCAACCTTTTATTTGTGCTGGCACAACCACAGTGTTACCATGCATGCTCATGAGGTGAGGCACTGGTTTTTGGCTATACAAAACAGTCATGTGAAGATCATCAGTATTCATACAGGGAACACCTTGACTTTCACACCATTCTTTGAGCTCTCGAGCATTTTTGGGACTCATGCTCAAAACAACTATGGTGCCAGCAGCGTGCTCATGAGCTTCCATTACTGTGTTCCTAGGGTGCTTGAGATAGCGTCGAACTGATTGGAACAGCCTATTGGAAAGTTCATCATCCAAACCCACAGCTTGGTGGAAAGCCTTTTTGTCTTTGTTCAAAACAGCCTCACGTGCCTTGGTGCCGCTTATTCCACTAACGCCAATGCCATCTGGATGCCGTTCTCCAGCTGATACAATTTCAATCGTCACTGGTTGACGTTGATGTTTTTCACGTATTTCTGGACTGTTCCAAGAGTCAAAAAGGTCTTTCATGCCCTGCACACGATCTTCGCCGGCAACAAATACAAAATGTCTATAGCCTTTGTTGTAGAGCCATTCTGCGGCTTGCAGCGGAGTTTTGATGCTCTCATCCTGCACCACATGATCTTGGTGTTGAGACATAATCTCTTGGAAAAACTCCAGCTTTTCCGCCCAAGGCAATGGATTCTTTTTTCCGTCTTGACTGTGACTCAAAAAGATCCAATAGTCACCCTTGCCAGCGTGTTTGGCCATTGTGTTAACCAAGTGCTGATGACCACGAGTGGGAGGATTCATCCTCCCAAAGGTCCAAACTACCCGGTTGTGTTCTTGTTCCATCAATGAATCAGGCTCGCCTTTTCTCATAAATTGGGCACGATTTACAAACTTCACTATTCCAGTGGGAGTTACAGCCACAAATCCCTCATGTCCTGGATCTCCACCCAAACTAGCACCCACTGTCCCATCTGTTTGACGGTCCATTTGTTTCTTGAGATCCAGCTTCAAACTTGTTAACAAACTTACTATCCGCCACACGCTATTGTAACCATGGATGTGGCTTTGAATCCATTTCAAACACTTGGCCTGCATTGCAGGGCTAGCAGTACTGTTGAGCCCTGTAAGCCACTCCAAAAACTCTCTACTCACATGGCTAAATGTGGAACTACCACGTTCTGCCTTTTTGGCCAAAAAGCTTTTCATCAAGCCAGGAAGGCTCAAGATTTCATGACTGGCTAGTTGTCCTCTGTCCAAAAATGATTTCACACTTACAGCATGCACTCTAAACAAGTGGGATAATTTGTCAACTAAGTTTTTATCCAGGTTCAAACTTTTGAGCATGGTGGCTTCATGAGGTAGGATAGCCAGTCCTTGATCAGTGCGAAAGCCATATTGACTAATGTTTCGCAAGGCTTCTGGTTCCTGATCTTCAGGGCTTTGATAAACACTGTGCATGACCACGCCAGCACTGCTGTTGGCAATCATTTCACCATATTGACTGTTGACAGGCACACGATAAGTTATTTTGTTGGGTGTAAATTCATATGCCCCATCTACAATGGGAGGTACACCAGTCCACAACAAATCCGCTTGAACGTAACCGATAAATCCTTTTGGGGTAACTTTTTTCAACAATGGGTAGAGACTGGCTATTTTGTTGGCATATGCCAGTCGAGCACTCTTTGCACTGGGGCTGGTGTCTTTCATTTTCCTGCTCATGAGCATATTGACAATATCCTCAGGGCTTGTGGTTAAACCATTGTATTTTTTACTGCTGAATCCAGCTTTGTCTGTTAACACAAATTTATAGTCTTTCCATCCAGAAATCAAGGCTGGTGTTCCATCCATTTTTATACTAACATACTCGGGTTGATGAGCAGTTGTGCTCAGTATATGAAAAGCTCTTTTGGCACCATCTAACCCCTCATCGAAGATCATGTCTTCTGGATGCTCGATACGGGCTTTGGCCTCAGTCAAAGAGAGATTTACTACTGGTAATAAGTCAAACAGCTTCATTGTTACGCCCCAACATAATCTTTTGGCAATCTATTGAATTATTTAACAGATCAAGGCGTCCATTTTGACTTCTTCTGTAACCAATTACAAAATTTAGGGTTTCAAACACAAAGGACTATAATGGCATTGGTTCCCAAGATCAAATATCTAACAAACAAAGATTTATTGTCTGCAATCCATGAAAGTAAGCTTACTTTTTGTGAATTTGTTGACAAAAAATACACTGATTTTGATGTCATTGTATATGATCTTGCAGCAGCAACTCCAGAAGTTTTGGACGCTGCTCGACACAAAAAGCTAGCTAACAAAATGGCTGAAGAAAAGAAAGCCAGCGGCAGCAAGACTTTTGAATCTTCATTAACATTGGATAATGTGCCTTTGGATGAAATTGTTGTGAGGCTTATGACTTTTGTGCACATTCCGTTAAACCCTGCCAAAGCTGACAAAGCCAAAAATCAGGCAGAAAAACACATCAGATGCAATTTCCCTCCTTTTCAACATTGGATTTTCCAAAACAATGAATGGAAATGTGTGGGCAAGAGTCATCACAAAAAGGGTGAATTCACCTTAACTGGCGGTAGGATTACTGATAGACTGGCTGCTATGTGGATCAAATTGGTTGATCGCTATGGGCATAGAGGCAACTGGAGAGGTTACACTTATCTTGACGAAATGAAAGCGCAAGCACTGGTGCAATTGGCACAAGTGGGACTTCAATTTGATGAAGCTAAAAGCTCAAACCCCTTTGCTTATTATACTACCGTAAGTAGTACAAGTTTTCTCAAGATATTACAACTGGAAAAGAGAAGTCAACACATAAGAGATGATCTTTTGATCATGCATGGTGCAACACCCAGTCACACCCGACAGACCGAGGATCAGTTGGCACAACAACTGGGATTTGACAATGCAGAAGCAGCAGTCCCACTTGTTGTGCCCCAAATGAGCCCAACTGGCCCCATCTAGTATTTTTTGATCCACACTGCGTTGCCTGCATCATAAAAACGATTGTAGCCCAAATTTTTGGCAATTTCTTGCTCTGTATTGCCCGCAGCTAAGCCTTGTATTTTGTGTTTTTGAAATTTAAGTCGGCTCTGAACGTCATTTATATTTTTCCAATACCAATAATTGGGTGGACTGATATGACTTAACTCAAAGCCTGTTTTTTCGTAACCATTTCCCAGTCCCCAGTTCAAGTTACTGTAGGACACCAAGCTTTTGAATCCCAACTCCTGATGTGCATGATTCAAAAGCTTGCTAAGCCCTCCTGGCACATGATACCCAGGCAAAATACAATAACGGGCCAGCTCATAATCACTCCCTTTGCTATACCTAGTTTTGACAAAGCTAGCAAGTGCAACAAGCGACCCGTTGTGTTCCAAACCCCAAATATGTTTGGTTGGTATGTTGCCCTGCAAGTGTGAGTTCTGAATAAATGTTTTAGCTGTTCCAAAATCCACAACTGTAATGTTGCATTTACGTGCACCAACAATTGTTTTTTTCAAACCCACTACGTGTGACAATCTGTCAAATATAATATTGGGTTTTTGCACCATCTCATGTTCCCAAATTTGAACAAGCCTTACACCTTTTTCAAGAGCTTGTTTCCATTTATTTTGATGATATTTTTTGTCTCCTATTTGGCAATCTGAATGATAAAAGATGCCATTAAACTCAATACCCACATTTAAATCTGGAAGATAAAAGTCAATCTCCAATGGCTTGATAACTTGCCTATTCCATTGCTCAAAAGATATGTTATTATCCCACAACCATTGTTTGATCTTTGTTTCTCCCCAACTTTCTTTTCTTGGATAACAAGCAAAACAACGCAAATCAGATTCTCTTTTCAAGGCAACACTGAATTGGTTATGGCATTTTTGGCAAACAAACGAATGTTCAGAATAACGATGTGAGTCCAAAAATTCTTCTTGAGTGAATAACGGAGTGTAATCAGTCCTATTTGTAATATAGGAATCCCAAGATTTTTGCCGAAAAGTTTTCCTATTGGTCTCCCTATGCTCTGTTGTCAAAAACGGGGCCACAACACCATATTTTGAGAGGTTGGTTTTTTTGGTTTTAACTAACACCTCCAGGTTTTGAGCAGGAACAGGTGCTCCATAAGTGTTTTGAAACACCTCTATAGTTTTGGTTCTTATATCAGGATGTTGCTGAGGAAAGTTTACTCCCCAATTTTCCTGGATCGTTTTTTGTGCTTTGTCTAAAACAACAGGATTTAAGGTTGGAGCTTTTGCGCCATACTTTTCAAAACATGTGGTCTCAGCTTTGGCTTTGACCTTGTCATGTTGACTTGCATACTCAAAACCATACTTTTGAAGGTTGGTATTTTTACGTTTTTCGTGAATATGATTTATTTCATCTCTAGTGCGGCTGTGTCGAACGCTTTCCTGATATTCACGATTACAGGAGCATTGAGATTGATTACCACAGAATTTTCTGAACCCTAGAACCATATTATTGAAAGTCCTGAACTTACCACTCTGTTCACACCAACTGTTTTCTGCATTAGTGTTATGAACGTATGCATAAAATTTAGCTGCAATTGGGCCTTCACAAGGAAATAATTTGTCTAGCTCTTCTTTGTGTATAGGCAACAACTTTGTCAACCTATTTGGTGTAATCTCCTTGTTCAACCAAAGTTCTTTCAATTCTGCCAAATTCACAATTTTTCTCCAACCCTATTGCATATTATTTATATATCATAATGAATATCACAAATCTAGGTCCTGCCCACCTGTTGAACTAACAGTTTTTATCAGCTATACTCTGACTCAAGGAGACTTTTGAGTCATGACTATCAATCTAGACAATGTTGATTTTTCAAAAGTAATTGCCATAACTGATGTGCATTTTGGCATGCGGAACAACTCCAAACAGCACAACACTTGGTGTACTGAGTTTTTGGAGTTTGTGGTCAAACGAGCACAAGAGCTGAAAATCAAAACACTCTTGTTTTTGGGCGACTGGAGTCACAACCGCAACAGTGTGAACATCAGCACACTCAATTACAGCCACAATGGCATGAAACTGCTAAACAACAATTTTGACAATGTGATAATGCTCTTGGGCAACCATGATCTCTATTTTCGAGATACTCTAGAGCTGCACAGTATTCCCTATGCACAGGATTTTTCAAATATTCACCTAATTGACAAAATCACCACAGTCAAAGACTATTGTTTTGTTCCTTGGTTGGTGGGTGATGAGTATAAGTTGATTCAAAAAATCAAACAGCCTTATTTGTTTTGTCATGCTGAAATTGCCAAGTTCCGGATGAATGCCATGGTGGAAATGCCCGATCATGGCGGCTTGAACAGTGAACACTTTCAAAATCAAAAATTGGTGTTCAGTGGGCATTTTCACAAAAGGCAGCGAAAGGGCAACATTTGTTATATTGGCAATGCCTTTCCTCACAACTTTGCAGATGCGGGAGACGATGATAGAGGGTTGATGATCTGGACTCCTGGAACTGATCCCATATTTGAAAAATGGCTTAGTGCACCCAAGTATCGCACGTATAACCTTACAGAGGCACTTCAGGATCCTACCGGCTTGATAGACAACAAAACTTTCGCACGGATAACAGTAGATGCTGACTTAACTTATGAAGACCTTGCCTTCATTAGAGAGTTATTTGAAACTCAGCTAGCTGCCTTGGATGTGAGTTTTATTCATGGCAGAAGTGATGGAGATGACACTGTTCTTGATGATAGTGAAATCAATTTTGAAAGCGTTGACTCAATTGTGGTGTCACATTTGAATAGTATTGAAAGCACTACAATGAACAAACAACGCTTGATTGAAATCTATCAGAGTATTTGAACTTGATCATCCTCAAAAACGTCACAATCAAAAACTTCATGAGTGTGGGTGCTGTTACACAATCAGTTACTCTCACACAACCTGGCTTGACTCTTGTATTGGGCGAGAATCTAGACTTGGGCGGCAACGGCAACCGGAATGGTGTTGGCAAATCGACGCTGATTTCAGCCATTTGTTATGCCCTGTATGGTCAAGCTCTTACTAACATCAAGAAAAACAATCTCATCAACAGCATCAACAAAAAGAACATGGTGGTGAGTATTGAGTTTGAAGCCCACGGCAACAGCTACAAAATTGAACGTGGCCGTGCCCCTAGTTTTTTCCGCTATGTTGTAAATGATGAATCAGTAAATGAAAACAAAAGTGCAGACGAAGCTCAAGGCGAAAACAAAGATACTCAGAAAGAGATTGAGAAGGTATTGGGCATCAGCCACACCATGTTCAAACACATTGTGGCTTTGAACACCTATACTGAGCCATTTTTGAGCATGGGTGCTGGAAAACAGCGAGAAATAATTGAAGAGCTGTTGGGAATTACATTACTGTCTCAGAAGGCAGAAAACCTCAAAAAGCTTATTCAAACAACCAAACAAACTATTGAACAAGAAGAGTTCAAAATACATACTATCAAAAACAGCAATACACGTATTTTGAGCACTATTGAAAGTTTGAATCAAAAAACCCAACAGTGGGATACTCAACATCAGAACAAAATTCAAGACTTGGAAAATGCACTAGATGCTTTGAGTCATCTTGATGTTGAGCAGGAAATTCAAAGTCACAAAGACAATCTTGTGTATCGTGAACTTCAAACAGCATTGAAGAATGTGCGCAGCCAAAGCCAAACAAAAACACAGCATGGAACACAGCTGAAGGCGCAACAAAACAACTGGTTAACTCAGTATAGTCAAATTCAAGACCACAACTGCGCAATGTGTGGTCAAAAGATTCATGACGAGAAACAAACACATCTGCTGGACGACCTTGAGCACAAAATTACCAAACTGGACAGCAGCATTCAAACACTGGAACAGGAATGCCTGAGTTTGACACAAGAACTGGATGAGCTCATGGGTCTGTCTAGTGCTGTATCGCTAAACCAAACATTTTACAAAAGCATTGATGAGGCATATGAGCATCGAAACAGTCTCACACTTCTTAGTGGTGAACTGGACAAACTTAAGCTTGAAACCAATCCTTATCAAGCCCAAGTGGGTAATTTAAATGACACACTGCAAGAAGTCACTTATGATTCACTAAATGAACTCAGCCAACTCAAAGACCATCAAGAGTTTCTCTTGAAGCTGCTAACAAACAAAGACAGCTTCATCCGAAAGCGTATTATTGATCAAAACCTCAGCTACTTGAATCACAGACTGGGTGAATATCTAGCTGGATTGATGTTGCCACACCAAGTTAAATTCAGCAACGACTTGGGAGTTGAGATCATGCATATGGGCGTAGACTTTGACTTTGACAGTCTCAGCCGAGGTGAACGCACAAGAGTTTGTTTGGCACTCAGCTGGGCATTCCGAGACATTTTTGAAAACATGAACACCAGCATCAACTTCATGGCTGTTGATGAGATCCTTGATGTGGGACTTGACAGCACAGGACTTGAAAGATCTCTAGAGACGCTTAAGGCTATGAGCAGAGATCGGAACAAGAACATTTTGTTGATCTCACATAGAGAAGAGCTAACAAGTCGCTGCGATCGAGTTTTGTATGTTATCAAAGAGTTAGGTTTCACTCGTTTCAGCTATGAAAGCGGTGAGTAATTATCTGTACTCCATAAATATAGATATATGCCGGTCACGACCCTGGCAGGTCCACCGGCTCTATCGCTTTAAGGGAGCAACAGCTATGTCTATTTATCGTAATATCAAACCCTTTGGGTTTTATGTGTATGCCTACTTAAGAAAAACAACATCCAACAATGGTCCTGCAGGAACCCCTTATTATATTGGAAAAGGGACCGGCATACGTTACAAAGAAAACCACGGAACTCTACCTGTACCAAAAGAAGCATGGAGGATTGTTGTCCTTGAACAAGGATTAACTAATCTTGGTGCTGTTGCGCTCGAAAGAAGGCTGATACTCTGGTGGGGACGCCTGGATAATAACACAGGTATATTACACAATCGAACTGATGGCGGGGATGGGGCAGTTGGGAAGATAGTCTCTGATGAATCAAGAATGAAAGCAAGTGTTAACAATTGTGGCAAAAAAAGAAGTGCAGAAACAATCAAGAACATAAAAGATGCATTATCTCTTATCGACAGGTCAGGAGAGAATCATCCGTTATATGGCAAAAAGCATTCTGATGAAGCTAGATCTAAAATGAGCGAAGCTAAAAAAGGCAGGTCCTATGAAGAAATTTATGGCCCAAAAGCAGAAGAGATGCGAGCTGCACGCTCACAAAAATCTCGGGGACGAAGTCTGTCTGCTGAGACCAAAGAAAAGATAAGTTTAGCAAATCGAGGCAAGAAAAAACCTGCAGGCTTTGGAGTCCGAATGTCCGCAGTAAGGTCTGGCCAAAAAGTCTCTGAAGAAATTTTGAAGAAGAGAGCACAGATATTCGAAGCAACAAAACAAACTTGTGAACATTGCGGGAATATCTTTGGTTTAGCGAACTATATCAGATGGCATGGTCCTAATTGCAAAACTCAACCTAACCAACTACTATAGGCGATTCGATTGGGATTATACACCAGCAGTATAACTCAGTTCAGCAATCTTCAGCTTGTTTTGTTCAAAAAATGGCTCAAACTCTGTTATTACAAAGGTTTTGTAACGTGCGTGGTTTTCAACCGTGAAGTCAGCCAAATGTTTTTGATCAAAACAAGCATAACTTCCTTTGTGATTGATGCGTATGACAACAAACCACAAATCTTCTGGATCACATGTGTCAAGTGTTTGCTCTATCCAAGCATCCAGTTGTTTGATATCTCCATTGCACATGAGTCGATGCCACGGAAAGTCTTGATAAAACTTACTTTCAATCACCAGCTTTTTCATATGGGAAGGTGGAATGAGATCACTTTTGAAGTAGCTGATTTGCGTAGCATCCATAGTGTCTTTTCTCTTGGTGTTTGCTCCTCCAATGAAGGCACCAGAATTAGGAACCCTAATAAATTTGGCTTCATATAACGTTGTGAGAAACTTGGCTATCCGTAATTCGCCTGCATTTCCTTTTGCCTTGCCTTTGGACCCTGCCATATGTTTTTTCCTGTAATCCAGAAAAAGCTCTGGAAGTCTTTGATTTTATAGTTTTAGATGGCTATAATCAAAATAACAAAAGAGCATTTCAAATGAAGCACAACAAGCCACAACACCGCAGCATTTTTATTGTAGTTGATCCAGTAGATCAAAATCGGCTCAATAGTTTTTTCCGACAAGAGTTGGGATTTTACAATACCCTTGTAGGAACCTTTGGAAGTCGTGTAAGAGCATTTCCACAAACTATTCTCAACATCACACACGATCAAGCATCACTCTTTTGTGATCTAGCCAAATACAATCTCAACATTCGCGAATTGGTGAAAAAGCCTCAAGAATGGCCTGAACAACTGAAAAGTTATTTTCCAGTTGCTTTTGACAGACTCACACAAAAAACAATTTTGACCGAAGCGCAAATTATGATGTTTGAATCTGCCGGAGCCAATCGCTGGATTATGATTCCAGAAGCCAAAAAACAGATGGCTAGAGCAGTTATTGATTTTTACAAAGAGCAAGCAGACATTTTGGCTCATCCCCAATCAAGCGATATAATTGAGGTGGCTTACAAGACACCACCCAGCAGCTTGAGTGAGTTGGAAATCAGCAACAAACGTCATGCACAGATCCCTCGTAATGAAATCAAATACAAATACAACAACACTGAACAACATACAGAAATTTGGACTCCGTTAACTACAAAACCCATTATTATTCCGCATTTTAACCTTAACGAATACAATCGATGGACAACAGCAATAGTCAAGCAAGAGAGTGGTAGATTCTGTGAATACAACACACCTTGGGTAATTGACTTCAAAAATACAAAAAACAATTATCTTTTGAAATATCTAGACAGCACAGCACGTAGTCCAGGCAATTATAGAATCAGCAACTACGCATAACAGAGTATATTTTTAAAACATAGTGGCTTTATATGATGGTGTAGTGTCCATCCGTATCTACCAGGCGCGAAGGCCGGGGAAAATTGCGTATGAGGGTTTACGGTTCTATGCCCTCGCCACAAAAGTGAACAAAAAGGATCCAGCCTCTCACTGTCCCGTGACGCTGGAAGGGGTTCAGTCAACAGCCTGTCTGACTGAATTCCCTGCGTGTGTGATGAGCACATAACCGAGAAGGCAGCTCCATGAGCATAAGTCCGAGAAGAGAGTCAGGAACGCTGGAAATAGGTTCTCCGCCAGCTGGAAGCAATTCCCAAGACGAGACAGGCAGGCCGAAGCCCTATACGAAAGCCTTTTCACACTTCTCCTCCCGGTGGGGAGAAGTGTGACTTCCTCCCTAACGAAATACCCAGAACTATTATCAGTCCAACAAGTATCCTATTCCAGATCCAATAATATCATCAATAAGATCATTGAGATTCATACTAGATCACGCCCAGCTAAAATTATCACTTCTTTGATTGAGCCTTCCTATAAGCTTCGGCTTGCATCTCATAGTGTTTGGAAATAGTTCCACTCAAAGATTTCATCTGTGAAGTGGTGAGACGCCAAGCTTCACTGTAGGTGAGTCCTCCGTTCATGTAATACACTAGGTTGGCAATATCGCTTTCAATCATTTCCACTTCTTTTTCGCAGCTTCTCAGTACTTGGGTGATGGCTACATGATCACCCCTGAGAAGCTTTAGTCGAAAAAACTTGTGGGATCAAAGTCAATTGACTGGCTCCAAGTGTGTGAGCAACCGTCGCATTGAAAAGAGGTTTCGGTATCAATACCAGTTTTGTTGAGCTCTTTCAACTTGTCGATGATGGCGTTGGCACTGGTTGTGGGAATACCTTTCACAAACTCTTGAATGTATTCTTGATTGGTGACCAGTTCACCACTACTGATTATTTTGATTTCAGTTATGCTCATGGCCATGATGTCCAATGTGCGTTTGGCCATGTGATTCACTTGTTTGGTCACACTACTGATCTTTTCTGCATCAGTTGTGTCTGTTTCTTGTAACACTTTGATGCTTCTGGCTTGTTCCACTTCATTCAACAGTTGTAGATTTCTCTGCTCAAAGTTGTAAGGACGCAGGAAAACTTGGAGTGCTCCATCTATTTCAATATAGGTGGGGCCTTCAACATAAGTTTGTGTTTCGATAAATGCAGAGAGGTCTATACCAAAGTTGTGCTCTTTTCCACAACTGGGACATGTGGTGTCTATTTCCATAGTTGACCCTGCACTGGCAATTCTTATGGCAACAAGTAGGGTGTTGATGTCAGGCTCCACAAGCTTCTTGGGATCTTTGACTCCAGGAACACAGTTTCGGAAAACACTCAACAATGCATCGCCATTCAACAGCGCATCAGGAGTTTTCAACATGATTTGATCAATAGCAGTCAACGGATACACTGCCATTTCGCCATTGGCTGAAGTCTCAAGGAAATCACTAGGATAAAATTTGCCTCGTGTTGGCAATTGTGCATAGGCCTTGGGTGTGTGAAAGTATTGACTCAATGGATTACTCATTACTGGCGCCCTATTATCTAAGTATGTTATTCCCTAGTATTTAAGGGGCTTAAATATGGGTAGTCTCCTGTTGTGAGAAAATTTGTATGAGTTTTACAGCTAGTGAATTGAAAGATATCAGCAAGAATTGGGCCCAGGAGCGCACTCTCGGAGAGTTGCGTGACAAGATGGCGTCAAACAACAGTATTTTGGCTGCTATTGCTAAAGAAAAGTTCAACTTAGATGCTGCAACTATTCGCTCATTTGAAGATGCTATTGATGATGCCAAAGATGGCTTGACAGAACTTCAAAATAGTGCGGAGAAAGCTAAAAGGGCTCAGGTCAATCAACTGCGTCATGAACAACGCATGCAAGGCTATGAACAGGAAATCAAAGGCAATTACAAACGCAGTGTTGATGATTTACGCTCAAGCTTAGACAAAATGAGTCGATTTGACAGCAGTAGACTGTATGAAGGTGTCACAAGTGGTATCAACAGCTTAAGCTATAATTTCCGTAAGGCAGATGGTAGTGCAACTGGGTTAAGCACAGCATTTGCTGGCTTGAACAAAGTGGTGGCTGTTGTTGCTGCTGGTGTGGGAATTTTTGCTAGCGGAATGCCAGCTTTTCAGGCCATGGCAAACACCGGTGTTACTTTTGGCGGCAGTCTTGAAAAGATGCAGGAAATGGTTGGTCGTACAGGTTTGAAGCTGGAAGAGTTTCAAGGACTTGTTGGGCAATTTGGTACTACAATTGGTGGAGTGGGTGAAGAAAATTTTGCCAAATTGATTCGGGCAACACAAACAGCTACTAGGGAGTTTGGTATGTACGGCCAGACGTCTCAACAACAGGCTGAGTCCGTTAGTTTCTTTGTGAACAGCTTAGTCGAAGGTGGGCTTTCATTCCAGCAAGCAAGCGCAATGAACGAACAAGGCACTGCACAATATTTGCGTGAGCTTACAGCACTTACTATTTTAACTGGCAAAGATAGAAAAACATTAGAGGCTAGACAAAAAGAGCTAGATCAAGATAGATTTATTAGACTTCGGGTTAGGCAATTGGAACAGACCAATCCTGAAGCGGCAGCAACATTTAAGAAAAACACTGGCCAATTGGCAATGGACATAGGGCCTAAATTGACAAGAGCCATAGCAGGCATGCAATATGGGCTTATGCCTCCTGACGAGCAAATGCGCGCCTTTATGAGCATAGGCGGGACAATGTCTGGAATGGAGCAATTGTCTAGGCAGCTAACATCAGGATCTACCTTAGACATGATGGAAGGAGCTGGGAATTTAAAACGTAATTTTAGCCAAGGACAGGGCTTAAATGATTTTGTAACACAGGCGTATCTGGGAAGTAAGTACGCAGGAGCAGGTGACATAGCTGATGAATTATATGGAGACGCAGCACGGGCAAAGGCGGCTGAAGCGCAGCCAGGAGGTATGCAGAGGATACTTGATATCTTCACCGGAAGAGGTGGAAACTTAGATCAAGCTACTACTGCCATGCAAAAAGTGACTATGGATACTGCTCGTATCACTGGTGACTTCAAGGCAGCGCTCTGGGCAGCTACACAACAGTTGGGCTTGTTTACGAAAGTTCTTGAACCCTTGGCAGCAGCAACTGGCGCAGGCGCAGGAGCAGCAAACTCATTTTATGGAATGGCTGCCAGTGGTATGTCCGGAGCAGCTTCGGCCTTAATGACAGGAGCTGCTGTGGCATTGATGCCTAAATTGCTGGCAAGTACAGCTTTAAAAGCTGCAATACCACGGTTACTGGGAGGAGGAGGCTTGGGTTTGACTTCAATGCTGGGCTCAACAGGAATGATGTCTGGTATGATGGGCGGGGCTGGTAATCTTGCTGCTAGAGGAGGGTTGTTAGGAATGACAGGAAATCGCTTACTAGGTTCGGGGTTAAGTAGAGGCATTTTAGGAGGAGGTTTAGGAGGACTCGCAGGAGGGATGGCGGGCGCAGGACTTGGTAGCATGCTGGGCCTTGGCTCATTTGGTAGTGGTGCCTTAGGCGTATTAGGTGGGGCAGCAGGCGGCTTCTTGATGGGTGGGCCGGTGGGGGCACTTGTAGGTGGTCTGGGTGCTGCACTACCTATGCTTATAAGTTCAGCAAGTGCATCAGAAGCAAGGCCAGGTGATCAAACTGGCAATGCTGGTGGTTTATTACAAGATTCAACTGCACTTGTTGAAATGCAAGCAAGCAGCACGTCATATGTTTCTGCTATGGCTGCACTTGTAAGTAGAGTAGCAGCACAAGCCACTATGACTAGTCTTGCTCCACCAATAGCACCGCAAAACGATGCACTATTAGGTATGGTCACTACCTTGAACAGCACAGTGGCAGCACAAACACCCTACATCCAAGATCAAGCAAGACAAGCACGTATCACAGCTGGAATAATTGGTGACTTTGCCTAGAGGTAATCTTTTTTCTGGGTATTTTTCTCACATAAATATCAAAAACCGAGAGAAACAGAACCCTGATGGCTTGGAAAAAATATTTCACAACAGTACCGAGTCAAGCTAGACTCACTGCAAGACTAGCAGAAATCAACAAAGACAACAGTCAAGGTGCAACCACTACAAAATTCAGCAGTTATTTGCCTGAAGTCTATGCTGGTGCTCCAAACCGAGTTGAACGCTATGTGGCTTATGAACAAGCTGATTTAGATAGTGAAATCAATCGCAGCTTGGACACTATTGCTGAGTTCTGCACACAAAACCAAAGTGATGATGAGCCTATTCCTTTCCGATTTATTTGGAAAGGTGATGTTACTGAAACTGAAACAGAACTTTTGGCCAGTGCACTTCAACAATGGTGCAGCATCAATAAACTGAATCAACGAATCTTCAAAATATTCCGTAATACTGTCAAATACGGTGATCAATTTTTCGTCCGAGATCCAGAAACCTATGAGCTGTTGTGGGTAGATTCAGCCAAAGTGGAAAAAATCATTGTCAATGAGGCACAAGGCAAAAAAATTGAACAATATGTGATTAGAGATTTGGATTTCAATTTACAAAGTCTAGTGGCAACCAACCCTCTTGTGCATGATCAATACAGTTTCCCAGGAGGTTACCCTCGTAGTGCGAACCCAGCAGCTGGTGCAGGCAACATCAACTATGGACAGCCCACAACACCTGGCGGCCGTACCAGCAGATTTTACAATCCAGCCAACAGCATGGCAATTGATGCCAACCACGTGGTGCATCTCAGTTTAAGTGAAGGCTTGGATCAATATTGGCCTTTTGGCACCAGCATCATTGAAGCAGTTTACAAAACTTACAAACAAAAAGACCTTTTGGAAGACTGCATTCTCATTTACCGTATTGTGCGTGCACCTGAGCGCAGAGTGTTTAAGATTGACGTGGGTCAGCTGCAAGGTCAACGTGCCATGCAGTATGTTGAAAGAGTCAAAAACGAAATTTACCAAAGGCGACTCCCAAACCGCACAGGTGGTGGCTCAAGTATTATTGACAGCGCCTATAATCCCATAAGCATTACAGAAGATTTCTTCCTTGCAACCAACAGTGAACAACGCGGCACAACTATTGACACTTTGAACGCTGGCGAAAACTTGGGCACTATTGACGACTTGAAATACTTCAACAACAAGTTGATGCGCGGGCTGGGTATTCCCAGCAGCTATTTGCCCACTGGACCAGATGATGGCACAGCAGTTTACAACGATGGCAAAGTGGGAACAGCATTTATCCAAGAGTATAGATTCAACAAATATTGCCAAAGATTGCAGAACAGTCTTGCGCCAACATTGGATATGGAATTTAAATTGTTTTTGAAGTTCCGTGGCATTGAGGTACACAGCAGTTTGTTTGAGTTGGCATTTAACGTTCCACAAAGTTTCAGTCAATATCGCAACATGAGCATTGACACTGAGCGTGTTAACCTCTTCAGTTCAGCTATGAACAGTGATGCAAGAGCTTACATGAGCAAGAGATATGCGCTCAAGCGTTATCTAGGATGGACAGAAGAAGATATTCTGGAAAATGAGCGGATGTGGAAAGAAGAAAACAACGACAAAGTCAAAGGCAAGACTGGCACCAGCCCCATTGAAGACAGGGGTGTGGGACTGGGATCAATAGGGATACGCCCTTCACCAGAGCCTGATTTTGGTATGGGTGGACCTGAGATGCCTCCTGAAGCCCCGCTTGAGACACCGGGATTTGAAACACCTGAAGTTGCTCCAGGTGCTGAAACACCTCCAACTGAAACACAGTAAATATCAAGATGAATACAAATATCACAAAGACCAATGGCACTACGCTGGCAAGTATTCCGCCAGGACAGTATAACAGCACAGTTTCCAGTTTGATCCTATTTGGTAAGAATTTTGCCAATTACGGTACTTATTTGAATGAAAATCTTGTTCATCTCATGGAAAATTTTGCCGACCAAAGTCCTCCACAAAGTCCCACACAAGGACAGCTTTGGTACAAAACCACAGACAAACAAATGTATGTTTGGGAAGGCAGTGTTTGGAAACTGCTAAATGCAGAAAGCCTGCAACAGATTGCTGATGCAATTGTTAAAAATCGCATTTACGTTGCAGAAAGTGGTAATGATACCAACAGTGGACAAAGTTGGTATAGCGCCAAGCGAACTGTGAAAGCTGCATGTGCTGAAGCAGCTAGACAAATTGCCACAGGTGCATTCCGACCTGATCACACAGCTATATTAGTAGCAGCTGGTGACTATACTGAAGACTGTCCTATTGAAATTCCGCCAGGTGTCAGCATTATTGGCGATAATCTTAGAGCTGTTTCCATACGACCAAGAGTCGCAACTACTGATGTATTTTATTTGAACAGCAAGTGTTATGTGTATGGCATTACTGTAAGAGATCATAGATTGAATCCATCAGCATTGGATATAACTCCAGCAGGTTATGCCAACACAAGTGGAGTGAATACATCTGCACTGATCTCTACAACTCGACAAACAGGATTTGCCTTTGGCTTTGCTCCAGGTGCAGACATCTTGGTCAGTCCCTATGTACAAAACTGTTCCAGCATTAGTGGCGATCCAGACACTGGATCAGGGATTTACCCAGGTGGTGGCGGTGTGTTGATTGATCCCAGTGTTTTGGGACCCAATAATAGGATTCACAGCATTGTTATTGACGCATTTACTCAAATCAATCTTGGTGGTATCGGCGTCAAAGTCATTGGCAAAGGCTACATGCAGTTGGTGAGTTTTTTCGTTAACTTCTGCCAGTTTGGCTTGCTGTGCCTTGATGGTGGTCACGTGACTGCATTGAACAGCAATTGCAGTTTTGGCAATTATGCTCTTTGGAGTCAAGGACACCGGTATCTTGAAACCACTGACAGCCCTGTGGCTGTAAATCAAACTTGGGCCACCAATGGTGTCAGTTCTGATTTTGTCACAACGGGTGGCACTTATGTTTTGCCAAATCAATTCAGTGACTTGGAAGTGCAATTTTTAGACACTGCAACACCGTTGCTGCCCACTGTTGACTATACAATATCAAAAGGTGTAACAGCGGGTGGTTTGCCTTGTTCAGTTATTAGCTTGAAGTCTTTGCCCATAGCTGGCCGGCAATTGCGAGCCAGGATCAAGTTTGGCTCCTTGATTGAAGCCAGCGGCTATACCATGAGCTATGCTGGTGCTGGCTTGGATTATGCCAAACTCAGCCCCAGTCAAGATGGCAGTGGCTACGCTGATCCCAACAAATATACTATTGCACTAGCTGGTGGACGTGTATTCCATACCACAACTGACGAAAGCGGAGACTTTTATGTGGGGGCTGTGACACCCAATCCAGCGTTTCAAGTTGGCGGATTGACTATTGCCAATGGCGGAGGCAGCTATAACGTAGGGGATACATTGAATTTCATTACCCCAGCCAACGTTAACAGCACCTATGCTGTGCCCACAACACTTAAGGTTTTGAGTGTGTCCAGTGGTGTTATTACAAGTGTTGCGATTCTTATTCCTGGATACTATCTACTTTCGGCGCCAGGTAGCACAACAATTGGCAGTTTGCCCACAAATCCCATTAGTGCAACGTCAACAAGTGGTGGTGGATCGTCAGCTACTTTTAACTTCGTGTGGGAGAAACCTCCTGCCAGACCCAGTTTCCGCATAAATCAGAGACGAGGTGCTATTGATGGACGCAGCTTTTATCAAAGCATCTTTGGATTTATGACTCCCTTTATACTTGCTCTTTCACGCAAAGGATCTTAACATATGCCTGCACCTATTTTTAACTTTCGTAATGTCAAAGTTAGAGTTACAAATGATCAACCCACAACCATTTACAAAGTTTCAAGTTACGATCAAACTATTCCCAACACAACATTGCCTCCAGGTGTAGATCCAACTGAAGTCAGTATTGTGTTGTTGACTGTTCAATGCAGCAACATTACAGGCAGTCCCAGCAGTCCTACTCTACGGAAAACCATCAATCTCAGTGTATGGATTGATAATCCTCCTGATCCAGCCTATCTGCCCACTGGTAGACGTTACCTTGTTAACAATTACACAATTATTCCCAACAACGCTTTTGACCCCTTGAATGGCAATTTGATCATGAGCAGCGGAGATACCTTGGTTGTACAAGTAAGTAATCCTCCAGCAGAAACAACCAATACCAGTACTGATAACTGTGTTGATGTTGTTGTAAGCCTATTGGAAATTGCCAATGCGACTGCCAATTAAGGACTAAGCATGCCAAAGCTACTTGATAACCGCGTTGTTGGATCAGCTGATCTTATTGATGTGCAACTGGAAGGTGTTCCAGCTGGCTTGGTATTGAAAGTCTCTGCCAACGGAGAGCAATTCTTTTTTGGGCAACAAATTGGACCACCTGGACCTCCAGGTATTATTGGCACAGCAGGGAGCCCTGGCCCTCAAGGACCACCAGGAGATGACACATTTGTTGTTGGTCCACCTGGGCCTCCTGGTCCTCCTGGTATGGGAGGGGGAATTCCTGGAAGCCCAGGAGTTCAAGGACCTCCAGGTCCAAACAAAGGCCCGCCAGGCGATCAAGGACCCAATGGTGATACTGGGCCAACAGGACCACAAATAACTGATCAACAACATTATGCAGCAGTTTTCAGCACTGCTGGTCCACAAACATGGACAGCGCCACCTGGTGTTAGGCGTGCTAGAATAACACTGATCGGTGGAGGGGCTGGGGGAACGTTGGGCATTTATGTGCCTCCAGGTTCAGTTCCACCTACAGAAGGTGGCCCTGGGGCTGGCGGCGGAGGACTATTTTGATTACCATAAGTAGTAACAGAGTCGTAGCATAAGACAGCCATTGTCTATTATAGGGATTTAAGGCTATGCAACGCTGGGACTAAACAGTTGGGGTGTAACAATGGATAGCTATAGAGGATTACTGTTATGAGTGGAAGCATTGGCGGATGGTTTACTGGCCTGGCTGGAGGCTCTGGAGCAATTTTACGGCTGTGGGTAGATATAATCCCAAATGCCACCTATAATCTTCAAGTTGGTGCTGGAGGTCAAGGGCAAACATCTGCCACAGTTCCTCCAACAAATGGAGGCAACACTACTATGAGCGGACCAGGTGGAGTATTTTATTCTGCTGGAGGCGGCGTAGCAGTGAGTGGAGGCAATGCAGGCACGACACCAAACATAATTTGGCCCTTGGTACCTGGATCATATCTCCATGGTTTGGCAGGTGCAGGAGGCGATCCCACTAAGCCAAATCCTGCAGGGTCAAATGGCTCAGCTGGCCTTATTTTGATTGAATGGATTAACTAATGCCTCGCTTACTTGATAACCGTATTGTTGGCCCATCACGAGACGTTTTGACTACAACATTATATGGGGCACCTGCCGGGTATGTGTTACGAGTATCCCCCACAGGAGATACACTTGTGGTCACAACCCCAGGTGGCCCACTGGGTCCTCCAGGTCCTCCTGGCCCCGCTGGACTAGCAGGGCCTGTTGGGCCACCTGGAGCCAGCAGTGCATTAGTAGGTGATACAGGTCCCCCAGGTCCTCCTGGTCCTGCAGGAGGACCTCCTGGTCCTGCAGGTTTAACTGGACCAACGGGACCAGGCGGGGGACCAGTGGGTCCTCCAGGACCGCCTGGAATTACTGGACCTATTGGGCCGCCTAGTGGCAATCAAGATATAAATGCAGCACAACTTGTGTCTCCTGGTGTATGGACAGCACCCCCAGGTGTGTTTTCTGTTAAGCTGACACTTATTGGAGCAGGGGGAGGCGGTAGTTTGCCCGTGAGTGGGGGTAGTCCAATTGAATTTGACAATAGTGCTCAATCTGGTTGGACAATACAAGGTATTCCTGGAAGCAGTGGTGGCGTAAATGAACAATGGGTAACTGTGCAGGGCGGACAAAATTACAATGTCACAATAGGAGTTGGGGGTAGTGGAGCTATAATATCTGGAGGTGGGGTGTACCCCAATGAAAATAATATTCCAACATATTACCCACAATATATATACGTTCCACCAAGTCCTGGCACCCCTACAACATGGAGTGGTCCAGGCAGTCCCACAGTCGTAGCAGGCGGCGGCCCATCAGCAGGCACCCCCGCAGGAATTCTGGGTACTCCTGGAGTGAATTCCCCCTTAAGTGTGGGATTGGGTGTGGCAACAGTCTATGGATTTGGGGCAGGAGCAGAACAACAGGGCGGCCCTGGTGCAGCACTTATAGAATGGATTTAAAAGATGCCAAAACTTCTTGATAAGCGTATAATAGGCGGGTCTGCAGACGTCCTGAATACAATACTGATTGGTGTGCCTGCTGGGTTGCCCCTTATAGTGGCGCCAACAGGCGCCGCTTTGCTGTTGGGTCCAGCCACAAGTTTTCCAGGCGTAAGGGGGCCTACAGGGCCTACAGGATTGGGAGGAGCGCCAGGATTTGGTGGATTTCCTGCCCCTCCAGGTGTAAAAGGTGCCACTGGGTCTGCTGGGCAGCCTGGCCCATTAGCAGGACCACCAGGCACACTAGGGGCAACCGGGCCAGTAGGTGGCGCTGGCCCGACCGGAGACCCAGGGGCAACAGGAACTCTTGGTTTTCCAGGACCCCAAGGGACAGGCCAAAAATTAGCAGTAGCTGGCTTTTTGTCTCCCAGTACATGGGCTGTGCCTGCTACAACTACTAATGTAAAAATCACAACTGTGGGCGGAGGAGGAGCAGGTGGTTGGGGAGCAATTTATACAACACAGGATTACACAGGTGCTGACGGCGGCTATGCTGATGGTCCCACTATAAAACTAATTGGAGGCAAGGGTGGACCAGGTGCCGCTATAGAAACATGGATACCGGTCACGGCAGGCAGTAATTTGCAAGTAATAGTTGGAGGTGGTGGGGCTGCTAACATTAGTAATTCTGGAAACCCTGGCACGCCCAGCCAACTTTTGGATCAAAGTGGAATAGCCCTTGTTACAGCAGGTGGTGGAAGCGGCGGCCTCAATGCCAACATCTTCACACCCGGTGCCAATGGTGCGAGAGGAACTGCCACCAGCATAGGCCCGCTGGTTTACTTGAATGCTGACTTAGGCCTTAGGTTTGGTTACGGGGGCGTGGGCCGAGACGATACATCAGCATCAGGTGGACAACCAGGTGCAGTTCTTATAGAATATGTTGCTGTAGGTCCTTAACGCAGTGCTGGACCAGTTAACCAAGCCACCAAAGTGCGGCGTAACCCACTTGTAACGGGTGTTACTCTATGCAGAACAAAGCTGGGAAAAACGGCTACAAGGCCTAGATCCTTGCTAATGGTTTGTGGATCAGCGCCTAACTTAACTTGTAGATTGCCACCTTCATACTCACAGGGATCGCTCAATTGTAAAACTACACTGAGTTTTCGAGGACCGTGGTTTGTGGAAGTGATGCCACTGTCAATATGCCAGGTGTAGTGACCCTCATCATCCCCGTAGTATTCAGTGTATTGCAGGTGTTCACCAAATCCCCACAAATCAAAGCGAAAATGCTGGCCATTTAAATTACGAACAATATTACCCAAGCGTTGATAAATCCAATCAGTGTCAGGACTGGCTTCAATCCAACTGGTTTTGCTTTTGCGTATTTGTTCATAATTTTGAGCGGGATCAAATCCACCAATTACCGCTTTTCCTGGCTGTCTAGCCTGCCCTAGTTGAATTATCTTTTTTATATCATCTCCTGAAAATCCATCTTTCCAGGTTGCTACGTTTGCCTCACCAGCGCCAAAGCTGGGACTTGGTAAAAATTGATAAATTGACACTCTGTTGCTCCCTTTGATTTGAACTATACAAGGGCCTTTGTTTCTCTGCAATAAATAGATTTATGAGAGCAATGGATTTAGATAGTGCTGGCTATTACAGCCCAGACCAAGATCATTATACTATGCAAAATCAGTATGACCCGCGTCGACCCAAGATTACAATCGCACATTTAAATCAAATGAAAAGAATGCGTAGTGCCAAGAAATTGGAAAATCTTGTGCGCAGAGATCTTTTGGGCCTGTTGTATGGCGCTCCCTCTGCTGAAGGCGGCGGAATGCCAGGCATGTAGTCTAAAATTGCCTTATTTTCCATATAAATCCAAGTTATTCTTCAACTCCTTCTAAATAAACACAGAGTCTATCAACTTTACCAAAGGAGACAAACTATGGCTAATAGCAAGCTGTTGAAGGTAATGGATTACCTTATCAACGAGCAAGAAGACAAGGCTCGTGACCTGTTGCACCAAATCTTCATTGAGAAGGCACGTGCAATTCACGAGGAAATGCTAAGTGACGACGAGCATGAAATGGACAGGGACGAGGGCAGAAATCTCGGAGATGACATTGAATTTCACAAAGAAGAAATTGAGAATGAAGAGCATTATGGCGACGGCACAATGGAAGATGTTGACCTCGATGACGCGGTTGAAGATCTCACAGTAAGTGCTGGCGATGATGAAGATGCTGACGATGTTGATGTTGACGTGGAAGACGATGACATAGACATGGACGCTGAAGACGACATGGACGATGAAGACGACATGGACGATGAAGAAATGGATGCTGATGAAGCTGAAATGGATGCAGACATGGACCACGACGAGGAAGCTGAAGGCGAGCGTCTAAAAGACATTGAGCAAGCAATTGAAGAGTTGACTGCTGAATTTGAAGCTATGAAGGCTGAACTACATGGTGAACATGGTGATGCAGAGGGAGATAAAATGCCCCTGCAGGAAATGGCAGATTCGGGCACTACGCCTGGTGGTAAACAGTACAAAATTAGCGGCGATTTTGAAACCGTGACTGTTAATGGAACTTCTTACCCAATCCGCAAACTGAGTGGTCAAGGGGACAACCCCGACTACGTAATAGATGACATCCATATTGGTCAAACATATCAGGACATGCCACACCCTGACGCGGATGAGGAAGACTATGAGGAAGAATATGAAGTCTGGACAGAAGCACCAGGACAAGCAGATAACACCCTACACGTTGGTACGTGGGATGAGTGCTGGAACTTTTTAATTGATCAACTAGGAAGTGAAGACCATTCGCGTTTGAAAAGACGCCTACAGCGCGATGCTAGCGGTGGTGGCATGAGAGAAGGCTGGATGGACAACACTGACGACCTTGATGAAGACTATGATGATCTTGATGAAGCCATTGCCCTCGATACAGTTCATGTTGATCTCAAGAAAGTTGGCGAAGTTGGCTCAGGAAAGTTTTCTCGTAGTGATGTAAGCAAGCATAGCCCAGTGCCCAAAGGCGTTCAAAGCCCTGTTCCAGGTGCCAAGCCAGTTGTGACAGGCAAGGGATCAAAGGCTGATGGATATCATCTTCAATCTGCCCCCACAAGTGCCAGTATGAACTTGTCCAACCGTCGCAAGAAGGCTAGTGAAGACATGACTCATGTCAGCAAGGAAGGCAGCACAAAGGCCATGTTGAACAAAGATCGTTCAGAAGGTTTTGGCGCCGCCAACGTTCGCAGCCCACTGGGCAGCACCGGCACAACACCAAAGAAGTAATTTATCAACAAGAAATTATGCTGTAACTCAAAAGGTTACAGCATAGTTCTTTGAAAAAACACTGGTTTCTTACTGGAAATCCAGCTGTTTCAGATAGTGTTGTTAAATATTGTTACTACGAAACTAAACAGGAAACAAAAATGGTCTCAATTCTGCAAGAACACTTGCATTTTGATGATGCACAAATGAAGGTTGTTACCGAAGCCATAGAAGGTGGTCATAAAAACCTCTTCATGGAAGGAATCTTCATTCAAGGCGGAATCAAAAATCATAACGGAAGAGTCTATCCTGTAGACGAGATTCGCAAAGCCGTAGAGCTAGTAAATTCAAGCATATCCAAAGACAATGGGGTACCTGGTGAACTGGATCATCCACAAGAGCTTCAAATTCATCTAGATCGCGTAAGCCACAGCATTCAAAAAATGTGGATAGACGGTCCCAATGGCCTTGGTAAGTTGAAAGTATTACCAACACCTTGCGGTCAAATTGCAAAAACCTTGCTTGAGAGTGGTGTAAAACTTGGCGTTTCATCACGTGGCTCAGGCAATGTCGATCCCTATGGGAACGTTTCAGATTTTGAAATGTTAACAGTCGACATAGTGGCCAAACCTTCAGCCCCAAGTGCATATCCTGTGCCTGTATATGAGGCTATGTATCACAGAAGGCTCGGCAGCAACATCAGAGACTTGGCAGAAAGCGTGCGTCATGATGAGAAGGCTCAAAAGCATCTCACCAAGACCCTGCTCCGCTGGGTTAACGAGTTGAAGATTTAACAAGGAGACGCCAGTCCTATGGAAAAACAACTACAAGAGCTCCTGGAGAACGAAGTGCTTGGCCCCGAAGCCAAAACTGCCCTTCAGGAAGCATTCACAAACAAGCTCAAAGAAGCTGAGACAAAGCTCCAAGAAAGTTATGCTCATCGCTTCGAGCACGAGCGCGGATTGCTTGTGGAAGCCATGGACAAGATGTTGAACGATGTTGTGAGAAAAGAACTCAGTGAGTTCTCTCAAGACAAGCAAGCAGTAGCAGCCAAAAAGGTGCAGCTCACCCAGGCTGTTAGTGAGGCAAAATCCACTTACAACAAAAAGCTGGCCCAACATGTGAAAATGATGGAACAGTTTATGCAAGGTGAAATCCGCAAGGAAATTACTGAGTTCAAAGCCGACAGAAAACAGTTGGCCGTTCAACGCAAATCTATGGCTACCGAACTGCTGGAGAGTAAGAAAAACGCTCAAGCAGCCCTCGAAGCTAAAATTGGCAAACTGGAGAACTTTGTTCTTCAGCAATTGTCAGAAGAAATTTCCGAATTTCAATCTGACAAAAAGGCTCTGGTAGAGCAACGAGTCAAACTGGCAAGCGAAGCAAAACGCAAGCTGGATGAAACCCAACGCTCATTTGTCAACAGAGCAACCACTGTGGTTGATAAAACCTTGAACGAGGTCATCAAGCGCGAGTTGGTGCAATGGAGAGACGATATCAAAATTGCTCGTGAGAACAATTTTGGTCGTAAAATATTCGAAGCTGTGGCCGCTGAATTTATGACCAGCTACCTTGCAGAAGGTACTCAAGTCAAAAAGCTCAGTGATCAACTCAAGACGCAACAAGCAGCACTAGCTGAGGCACAAAAGGCAATTCATGAGAAAGAAAATCTCTTGGAAAGCGTTCGTGCACAAAGCCGTGCAGCACAAGCTCAGCTTCAAAGAGCCCAAGTGCTCAATGAGCTGTTGAACCCCTTGGCCAGAGACAAGAAAAAGATCATGGAAAGCCTTTTGGAAGATGTGAAAACCACACACCTCAAAGAAAGCTATCACAGATACTTGCCCGCAGTGTTGAACCAAAATGCACCAGCCGCACCAAAGGCTGTGCAAGCAAAACCCAGCAGAGCTGTGGCACATTCCGGAGACCGCGTAAGTCTCGTGGAAACACAACAAAACCCAACTGAAGATCGCGATCTTCAAAATATCTTGTATTTGGCCGGTGTCGCCAAAGCACAATAAGGAGAAAATGACTATGAAAGGCAACCTTTTTGAAGCCAACTGGAATCTCACCAGAGACGCTCTTTGCGAAGGCCTCACCGGCAATCGCAAGAAAGTTATGGAAGTGGTTCTTGAGAATACCAAGCGTGACCTAAGCAGCAAAGCAGGCATCTTGTTTGAAAACGCAACACCTGGTTCAACAAGCCAAGGCAACGTTGCTACCCTAAACAAGGTTATCCTGCCCGTTATCCGTCGAGTGATGCCAACTGTTATCGCTAACGAGATCATCGGCGTGCAACCAATGACAGGTCCCGTTGGGCAAATCCACACCCTGCGTGTGCGTTATGCCGACACATACCCCAATCCAGCAGTAGCTGGTGGCGTGATTGCTGGTACTGAAGCTCTCAGCCCCTTTGACATTGCTCGCTTTTACAGCGGTAATGGCGATGTGAACAACCCTCGCGGTGCTGCTGCTGCAACACTTGAAGGCACAGCTGGCAAGAGACTAAACATCCAGATCTTGAAAGAGACTGTGGAAGCCAAGACCCGCAAGCTCAGCGCTCGCTGGACTTTCGAGGCTGCACAAGATGCACAAGCCCAACAAGGCATTGACATCGAAGCTGAGATTATGGCTGCTCTAGCTCAAGAAATCACAGCTGAAATTGACCAAGAGATCCTAAACAGCCTGCGCAACCTAGCTGGCATCACTCTCACATACGACCAAGGCGCTGTCTCCGGCACTGCCACATTCGTTGGTGACGAGCATGCTGCTCTTGCTGTCTTGATCAACCGTGGTGCAAACTTGATTGCTGCTCGCACACGTCGTGGTGCTGGTAACTGGGTTGTGGTTTCCCCCACAGCACTGACAATCCTGCAAAGCGCAACAACTTCCGCTTTCGCTCGCACAACTGAAGGCACATTCGAAGCTCCAACCAACACCAAGTTCGTTGGCGTTTTGAACAACTCAGTTCGCGTGTATGTGGACCAATATGCTGCTGATGATACCCCTGTGCTAGTTGGTTACAAGGGTCCTGGCGAAATTGATGCGGCTGCGTATTATTGCCCATATGTGCCACTGACAAGCAGTGGTGTTGTGATTGATCCCAACACCTTCGAACCAGTGGTATCTTTCATGTCACGATATGGTTACTTGGAACTCAGCAACGTAGCAAGTTCACTTGGTAATGCTGCTGACTACTTGGCTGGCATCGCCATAAATACTGCGAATTTGAAATTTCTTTAAGTTATTGATATCATTAGCTTTTTTTGAAGCTAATGGTGGAAAACGACAAGATAAAACCCCGGGATCTCTCCCGGGGTTTTATCTTAAAACAATGTGCAACCTTGCAGTAACAATTGCTCTCTCCAATCATCAGCCAATGCACCAGGAACTTTGATGCGGAATATTTGGTACCCTTGCGCAATAGCGTTTGCAGTCTTGCGTGCATCTCGTGCTTGAGTCTTAGCGAGCCCTTCAAGTTTAATAGATTCTGCATCATCTTTCTTACCATATAAATTCTTGTTGTAATGATATGGTCCATCTATTTCAACTAATATTTTTTCATTTATTACGAAGTCATAAAGAAACAATCCGACACGTACAAATTTGCGATATATCAGCCCTGATTCAATAAGGATTTGTTCAAACTGTAGCTCCGGTTTAGTATTGAATAATTTCATTCCAAGCTTGTCTGGATTTTCCGCCATAAACTTCAGTCTACCCCGACTGTAATTTTCCTTTTGTTCATCAGTAGCCTTGCTGCCGCGCCGTGCAGCCCACATCTGTTCAACCTTTTGTTGCACTAGTGCAGGATCTCTAGTTTGTGCTATGTGACTCATTCTCTTTTTGAATTCGTCACTACGTTTGTAGCCTTTTTGAGGACTGCCACCATTACTCTCTAAAAATTTCTGGTAACTTTCTTTTTGCCGCTCCACAGCTTCTCTAGGCATAATTTTACCCTTGTTACCAACACCAATTTTTTGTTTGGTTTCTTCGCTGTGTTTTCTGCCAGTCCGCACTTGTTTTTGTTTGGCACGCAACTCCTCTGTCCATGGCTTCATTGCGCTAACAGGATTCCCAGGAAATTTTTCTTGATACTCTTGACTTGATAAACCATGGCTTTTGAGGTGCTTACCTACCAAGGTGCCCAATTGTCTTTTGCAGATTTGACATTCGATCATTTAACAAACTCTCCAATTTAAGTTTGTTGTATTTATAGCGATATGTCAAATCCAGTATCAAATGAGGCTACGACAAAAGCCTGGGATTTCTCCCAGGCTTTTCATGTTTTATACCATATCCATTTAGCGTTGCCACAATCCCAAATCCTTTCCAAGCCTGCCCCTTGGGCCATGGAATATTCAGTGCAGCCTTCTGTAACAAGATGGGGATACTTTTTGATCATGGACTGTTTGTTGAATGTAAATCTATGATATCGTTTGAAGTCAGGATTTTTGAGACTGAAATACCAATAATTGGGTGGGGTATCTTCAAAGCGCCTAAATCCCAGATGTGCAAGATATAACCCTTGGCCCCATCTGAGGTCAGCATAACTGAGCACACTTTGGGGCTGATATGTTTTCTCAAAATGATTAAACAATCTTGCAGCAATACCAGCATAATGCTGCCCATCTGTGCTGAATCGCACCATTTCCCACTGCCAAACTTCTTTGGGCTTTGTGAACTTTCGACCTTGACTGAATGTCATCACAGCAACCAATTTTTGATTTAGGTCATATGCACCCACAGCAACTTCTGCTTTGGCTGCGCCACTTATATGATGGGTGTTCAAGAAATCTGTTGCTTGACTACTGGAGATGCAAGAGAGTCTGAGGCATCGGGCCCCGGGCCCTCGTTTATTGATGCCCAATATTTGTGATAGCCTAGATTTCACAATTTGTGATCTATTGAGCCATTCATCCTCAAATATGGTTATCAATTTGATGCCTTGGTCTCGACAGGCAATATATTTGTTCTTGTGATACCCTCGTTGTTTGTGACGCTGACTATGCCAATATAAGCCACAATATTCTATGCCAAGGTGCTGACTCTCACTATAGAGGTCAATTTCCTGCTTGTTAAGCAAGGTTGTTCGAGTTTTCTCAAAATCAACAAAACCTTGAGCTTTCAACCAGCTGTTCAACTGTAGTTCAGCTGATATTTCATTTGGCTGGCGGATTCCCCATATTTTGAGGTATTTGAGTATTGTGGTCTCACAAACAGCTAGTTCTTGAGCCATATTTGATATATTTGATGTTTCAAACATGGTTTTGAGCGCAACAGGATCATTAAGCACTTGGTTTGCAAGAGAACTATAATTTTTCTGAGCTGGGTTTGAGACACCGTATTTGTTATTAAGAGTTTCTGTTGTTTTGGCGATCACATCCTGCCTCTTGCTATGCCAATCTACGCCATACTGCTCTAGGCATTGTTGTCTTATCCTTTCCACATTTTTAGGATCCTTCATGGGATTGTTCACTAATCGATGAGTATCTACGTGGGGAAGGCAGAACGCATTTGACACCCCATATGTATTTTCAAGTGTTTGTTGTGCTTTAGCTTTGGATTTAGGATTTGCTAGCCCTACACCGCCGTTCTCTTTGAGAACCTTAACACGACGTTCTGTTGCAGCAGCCTTGGCATGCACACACTCTTTTGAACAGAATTCTCTGTGACCCTTGGTTATGCTAATAAAGCTTACTGATTTTCCACATACACATGCAGGGGGCTGGCTAAGCTGTTTAACATAGCAATAGATCTTCTCGCTCAATAGATCACAGTACTGGCTTGCACTCCAAGAATTCACAGTGGTCAACAAGTTCACGTCATGTTTGACTCTAGTTGCAATACCATCTATCTTGTGATTGCTTAGCAGATTTTGGATCTTTTCAAGTGGTGTCATAATAGGGCCTTGTGTGATAGATGTTACACTACTATTTACACATATAATAGGGATCTGTATCCAATAAAGTCAATATTGACACACCCCCTTCCCTAAGCCAAACTCTACTTGATTACCTATACTCAGGAATAATACGATGGAACGGCTACCCGACCTCAAAACAGAAGTTTTGCCATTCAATGGTTTGAATCTACACATAAACAAAGCTGACTTCTGGAGCAGCAAGCTACGTCTCCAAAATGACAATTGGTTGTTCAAGAAATGGTGGAAAAGCTGGAAGTCACTGGGACTGGAAGGACCAGGACTGCTGTTGGATATTGGTGCAAACTATGGTGTTGCCAGCTGGGAATTTTTGAGTCAAAGCTTCTGTAGTCAAACAATTATGTTTGAACCCATTCAAGAAAATTGTGAATGCATAATGCGTAGCTATGCAGGCAAGGAAAGCATTTATCAAATCCACAACCAGGCAGTGAGTCAACAAAGTGGAGAAATCAGCTTTCAATACAATCCCAAACAAACTGGCACCAGCCATATTGTGGGATCAGAGGGCGGAAACCGCACTGTGAAAACTGTTTGCATTGACAGCCTTGATCTTCCCAAAATCAAGCTCATGAAAATTGATGTTGAAGGTCATGAGCTTGATGTTCTCAAAGGTGCGGCTGCCCGTATTCAACAAGACCAACCTTGGATATTCTTTGAATGCAATCACAATAATGCAGTGGAACTGCAAAAAGTCACTAATGTAATCAATTGGTTCTTGGAACATGATTATGTTCCTATTAGTAGTAGCTATCATCAAATTTTGACTGAAACTGATATCAGGGCCAGCAGCCTCGCAAGCAACAGCATCCTGGCAGGTGTGAACGATCTATTGGCTGTGCCTCGAGCCCTGCTGCCCAGCAACAGTGAGAAAGTCCATCTCTACAAAGTGTATCAGGAGCAATTGACAAAATCTGGAAAAGTCAGCTTTTGGAAAGATAGGGTGCCTTGGTTTCAGTTGAACGCTAGGGAAATGGCCAAGCTAGACAAACTGCCGGAGGAGGGAGAAACTTTGTCTCCCAGCCGCAGTAACAAAGTTTATACGCGAGAGGGAGATTTGGTTGTTTTTACAGAAAGGTTTTTTCAACAGTTTCCAGAATATCAAAACGCATTGAGTGATATCTTTACATGATCAAAGGAGCTGGATTTGTGTCCAGCTCCTTTGATTGTTAAAAGCCCAAGCTTTTCAAAGCGTCCTTGGCCATCTTGATGCCGTCTTCAGCAGCTTTGGCGTCTGGACCCTTGCTTGCACCACGCGGCAGCACACCCTCGCAAATCAGCGTTGCAATAACTGGGGAGATGGCTGATCCCACAGCAATACCAACACCGGCTGGTGTACCCCAGAGATATGCATTAGTAATCGTTGTGTTGATGCAATTTGACAGAGCATTGAACACAAGTGTCTTGTTCACTTGACCCTTTACCCCTGGAATCAAAAACAAGCCTTCGGTTATGATGTAACTGATACTGCAACTCAATGCCATAGTTTGTGCTGCGGAGGCAGCCTTACCCGCTTGTGATGCAAACCAGGCAACCCAGGTCATGCTGGCTGCGGTTGAATTCACAGTGCCTGGATCACCTGGAGCAGGCTTGGGAGCAAAGTAGAGCACTATACCAGTTGTGAGTGCATAGTTCAAGCCAATTCTACAGGCATTAGCATCCGCCCAGGCATATGCATCTTCAGCAGCTTTGACAACTGCCTCAGCACCATCCTTATACAAGTCTTGTGCTAGAGCACTGCCCTTCTTCCACTCATCACTAGCAACGTTGATGCCCTGTTTGGCAGCCTCTTCGGTGTTTTTGGCAACGGTGTTGGCAACACTTGCACTCACAGCAGCAGTATTGTTAGCCAAGCTTACTGAATAATTGTAGGCATCAGACGCTGCCTTAGATGCGTCCTTGTAGGCATCAGTGGCTGTGTTGGCTATTGTGTCAACAGCCTTGTCAACAGTTTTGGTAGTTTCTTTAACCACAGTGTTGCTGGTGTCAGTGACAGTTTTTGTCACACTGTTGGTGGCCTTTTTGACGTCCTTGGTGCTGGGCATTTTTATTTTCATTCTTGGTCCTTATATACATAGAGAGTTGTTGCCATCATTATAGCAGAGTCAGGACATACATTGCTACTTTGTTACTGGTGTTACTGAGGCAAAAATACTAACAAGGTAAGTAGGAAATGTATTTTTTTACACCCAATTGGCACATCAATTCTAATATTCTGTCAGCATTTGGGCTTTTTTGAATACTCAATAAGTTTCTGATAACTCTCTCGTCATCTTCTTGGTCAGCTAACAAGCTAATGTGTTTCTTGATCCACTCAAGGTCTGTTTTCACCATAAGTGGTTGTGGAAACATAGTCAAGGCTTTGAAGTATCGCATGATTTGGTTGGGATCGTCCTTGATGTTGGATTTAGTATCAGGCAACATTCGGATACGACTGTGCTTCAAATCGGCGTATCCGCCTTGATAATCCCAAATGTGGCCATGTAAATCCATACTCATGCTGTTGATTGTCAGGTCCCGCATTTCACTGTCTGTAGCCCAGTTTTTGGCTTTTTTGAGAAAAGGTCGAGCACCTTTCAACTGTATCCTGTAACCCAAACTGGTTATTTCCACTTTGTTTTTGTCCCCGTTCTGCCTAAAAACGGCTTTGATGGTGCCATGTTTGATGCCCTGTGTTTCTGCCTCAATTCCATATAGGTTCAAGAGAAACAACGTTTCACTAGGATCTGCGTCCACTACCAAATCAATATCCCGTGGTTTTTTATGTAGCAACATGTCTCTCACTGCACCACCTACAATCCGAGTGGACACATGATGATCATGAAGAATTTTCAAAATTTGCCGCGTATTGGGATCAATAAATTGGTCCATTATTTGCATATCAACTTGTGCAACTGGCTTTGTGGGATACTGTTTCATAGGATTATTTAGAGGCTGAGACGCCATAAGCCCTGTGTATACGTGCTCTTGGGAAAAGCTTTCCATTCTTGATTCGTCCAAAGAAACCATTTTTGACTGTATTGATTCAACACCAATGTCTGCAAAGGGCTGCTGCTGTCAAAGGCCAAAACCCATTGTGAGCCGTTGTATTCAATTATATCGTTGGCAATAACAGGGTAAATTACTTGCACAAAATCTCCAATTTGTGCAACAGAGTCTCCTGACAAAACCACTTGGTATTGAAGTGCATTCAATTGTACAATTTGCACAACACTTGCAGTTTGTGTAATGCCTGACCCAAATAGGATTTGCATGCTGCGGTTCAGGCTTAACTGGGCTTGATCAACAGGTTCTATTACCAGTTCGTTGGTGCTGACCCTACCAACTACCAGTGCCTGCACATTTGGTATTGCCTGAACATTGCCCCACGCGCCGCTTTGAAATGCAATTTCATTTGTCAACAAATATCTTTGACCAAATCTTTCCTCAGTCAAGCCAGAGCCAGGGTAAGTGCGCTGTGGATCAATAACAGCAGTGATGGGAGGAAGTTGATCTCCGGGCCAACTGGAAAGTTTGCCTTTCCAAATCAAATAGTTTTGGTTGGTGGGATGAAAATCAATATATCCCACAATGTCAGAGTCTCTGTTGTCAAGATCATCTGTTGACAACAGCCTTATTTGGCTAGCGTTTTCTTGGAAACTGCTTTGGGGTTTTACTGCGCCATATTTGTCCAAGAGCCTCCACCAAGCCAAGGTTCCGCCCTTGTATATGGTGGGCTGAAATCCCAAATCTTGGATTGGTGTGCCTTCCACGTTTTCCAAGACAATATCTCCACCAGTCATGTTCCAAAATTCAATTTGCTGATTCAAATTAAAAACTGCGTTCAAACTGGGTTCAACAGTTCGCACTCGAATCAAGTTGATTAAATCATCAATACTTGTGTTGGGTATTGTTATAGCTTGCCCATTGAACTTGAATGTAGTACCAGGTGTCAATACAGGATTTTTTCTGCCCAACACACGGGTCGGCAATGTCTGAGGATCAATCGTACTACCAGAAGGACTTTGTAGGCTGATTTCCCAGGTGTTTTCACCTGCATTGGCCATGGCAATACAGGCATCCAGAGGAGTTGTTAACACTCTACTCAGCAAAGACTGTTCGGTCCACTCCATTGTGTTGGGATCATATTCACCTTCACGTATATTTGTTACAATCTCTTGAATTATCTTTTGTAGTTTTACTTTGGCTGGTGGATTTATGAAAATTGGCACTTTGTATTCAACAGTACAAACATCAATGGGGTTTTCTGTACCAATGGGAATACTTCGACTGCTCCAAGTGATGTTTGTGGGCTCAAGGGTTGTAATAGCTGTCCAGTCCAAGGGATTGTTCGATGTTTGAATATCAATCATTCCATTATAGAGTACTTGGGTTTGCTCAATAAGCTCTTCTTTTTGGTTAAGGTTACTGGTCCAAAAGTCTACGTTGAAGGTCAGGTCAAAAGGTACAGCCATATAACGTTCAACAGTGCTTCTGTTACCTTGTGTACCTAGGTAGCGACTATTTTCTCCGTCGTATTCACGTTCAATAACGTTTTGTGTTGAAACAAGGCTTGGAGCATGACGCCGGTTGGGTGCCAAACTCATGGCTGTCAAATAGACTGAGATGAAAGGGGCTGTTGGTAATTTGTTTTCACTGTTGGCATTTGTGATGGTTTCTGCCAAACGTGAAGGGTCACCATAGCGACAAGGCACTCGCCTCAGCTTCGGGGTGCCGTCGCTGTTGATACCCATGCTTACACTGAAGTTGCTGAATGCTCGTATGACTTGAAGTCTATACTGCCGTAGCTGTTGGTTGTACCAATATTCCATTAGCTGAGAAACAAGTCCCTTTCAGCATTTCGGCGGCGGGTCAAACCTGCCAGTTCTTTGCCACCAGCTTTGTTCCATTTGGGGAACTCATCAGCAGCACCAGCATAGTCACCTGCATTGAGCTTTTTCAAGAGTGTGCTGCTACGTAAATTGCCAGCGCCTAGATTGTAAGTGAAACTCACAAGTGCGTCAAATTGGTTTTGTGTAACTGGCACAGAGACAGCACTGTTAACAGATTGCTCAAATGCTTTGACATCAGTTTTCAGATAGTCGTTGGCTTGGGACTCTGTTATAACTGACGGCACTTTAACTGCTTGACTATTGATTTTGGTTGTGCCATAACCAATAGTGGCTACACCTGCAGGACAGATATAGGCGTCCAATCGCAAGCCTTCAAAACTCTTGATAAGTGATAGCCCTTTTTCGCCTGTTGTTTTACTCATGTTTGTCTCCTCATAAAATATCTGGATCGAGTTTGGGTTTGATAGCTGTGCGCAGGTTTTGGCGTTCATCAATCACACTACCATCTGTGAGAGTGGTTTTGTTTTTGTTGTTTATGAAGCTAGTGAGCACGCGGTTAGCGGGTAGCCACGGGGCCCTATAATTGGTCTCAACTCTCTTCCACTTTGATGCAGTCCGTTTGTATAATACAGGGGGAACATAATCTAAGCGAAGGAAATAGTCGCCTTCTTTGTTAACAGCGGGAAAACTTGTGCCAGAAGGCACAGGTTTGCTTTGGTTTGGTGGGATACCGTCTGAGTTGTAGACTGAAATAGGTTGGTCTAAGTCCTCTTGAAGGATGTAAAAGTGTGTGCTTTGCCAGTTTCTGAATGCCACGTTAGCAGTAGCCTCTTCCAAAACACCATCGTTGATGCTGATTTCTTTGTCATATACGCTAGTGATATCACCAATTGTAGGCATGCTGCCGTCAGGATTGGGCTCAGGCACAATTCCATCTCCACGATCTTCCAATTCTTTATTCAAAATGTCCTGGAACTCTTGACTGTCTGTAAGTGGTTGGCACTTCACACGCCATAGATGTGCCCACCAAGTGGGGCTAAATCCTTCTGCAGGACGTGTGCCCTCTTGGATCACGTAAAACTTGTTGATGGGCCTGCCATCCAAAGTAGTGTCGTCTCTCATGTGCAGCACTTCAAGTACATCACCACTCATTAACCGTCGGCCCAGTTGGGTAACCATTTGGTTGATATGAAAGGTTATGAAAATTGTATCTGTTGACAGGAAAAAACCAAACTGCTTCAAATCAAACTCTGTGTCAGTGACTAAGTAGTGTCCCTTGAGGCTGTAGACGTCGTTGTCATATTTTCTGTCTCTCACCTCCAAGTTCACTAAGTCTGATATGCTGAGTAAGTTGGTTTCGTCTGTGTCAGGTGTAACAATCTTGGGATCTGGATTCAGTGGCCCAACGTACTTATGGCAATAAAATTCTGTACCACCCATGTTCATATACTGAGATGCCATGCGATCAAAGAACTTGTAATCTTTGTTTTTCGCACCAACTCCATTCCAGAACGTCAACGGCGGCATAACATTTTCCTCATTTGTGATATTTATGATAGTCACACTCCTGACTCTTTCTTATGTTGAAAGCTGTATTACAGTCGTATTAAAACTTTAGAGCCTCATTGCATATTTGGAAAATCGTCGGCAAACTGAGATTACCAAAAGAAACTATGAAAGGAAACTTTATGGGTTTGAAAAAATTGTTGATGGCTGCTGCGTTGATGGCAATGGGTGCTACTGGTGTAGTTGCGCAACCAATAAACGGTGCTGGTGCCACTTTTCCCAACCCGCTTTATCAAAAATGGGGAGAGGAAGCGAAGAAAACTGGTATTGCACTCAACTACCAAAGTGTGGGCAGCGGTGCTGGGCAAAACCAAATCCGGAACCGCACTGTGGATTTTGGGGCCAGTGATGCTCCTATGAAACAGGAGGATTTGGAAAAAAACAACTTAGTGCAGTTTCCAACAGCTATGGGCAGTTTAGTTGCAGCAGTCCATGTGCCGGGTCTAGAGCGAGAGCAACTGAGACTCACTGGTCCAGTGTTGGCAGACATCTATCTAGGTAAGATCGTAAAGTGGAATGATCAACGCATTGTGGAACTGAATCCAACAATTCGCTTGCCTAATTTGACTATTGCAGTGGTGTATCGCGCAGATGGCAGTGGAACAACCTTTGTTTGGGCCAGTTACCTATCGGCAGTGAGTGAGCAATGGCGCACCCAGGTAGGTACAGGCACCTCAGTTAAGTGGCCCACTGGCACTGGAGCACGAGGAAACGAGGGTGTTAGCGCCAGTGTGCGTCAGATCATGGGAGCCATTGGTTATGTGGAAAATGCCTATGCTCAGCAAGCTGGATTGGTTACCACGCAAATCCGCAACCGCGATGGACATTGGGTGAAGCCCACTCACAAGGCTTTTGAGGCTACAGCAGCATCTGCCAACTGGAACGTGCCTAACTTTGCTGTTGACCTCGTTGACCAGCCTGGCGCCAACAGTTGGCCTATTGTGAGTCCCACCTACATTCTGTTGCCGCGTGATCCTCGCAACCCCACCAACAGCCTCACAGTGATGCGATTTTTTGACTGGGCTTACACACATGGCGACGAGATAGCTGAACGGTTGGATTATGTGCCTATACCAGCTGTAGTGAAGGCCAGAATTCGCCAAACCTGGGCAAGTGAGGTGAAAGCCCCTGACGGTAACCCCGTCTGGAAGTGACGACGAGGTCGTGCCCCGGAACCCGGTTGCACTCTTGAGGGCACACAACTTGAGGCAGCAGGGCAATGTGCCGCGCTGCCTCAAGTCTTGGGTGTTGCGGAAATCACACATCAAAAAAATTGGCAATTTGGCAAAGAAAACGGTTGACACTGGGCCCAACTAGCTATATGTTGGGCTCATAGAGACAGGAGTTACCCAAATGGCTCGGTTGACGCGCACTGACACAAAGCTGCAAGAGATCTTGAACAGCCGTGGTGCACCCGACTTCAGCACCCTTGACTACACGGCCCCAGACTTCAATGTGAGGTATGGGCTTGCACTGAACTGGGTGCATCAGGCTGCTGAGCCGGAAGAGCTGATTCGCGAAGCGCAAGCGTATCTCACGCAGGTGGGCAGGCCCCACGATGCTGCTGTGGTCAAGAACGTTCCTTTTGGCACCCAGCAGACTATGGGTAAGATTGCTTACTGCCTCAATCGGGGAGCTCAGCTGAGCCCCAAGAGCTACACTTACATTGACAATGCGTTGCAGCAGGCCAAGCCCAACACTGACATTGGGATGGAAAACCTCACGCTCAGTGCCTCAGGCAAGCTGATTGAGGCATATGTGGCTTGCTATTCCCGGATTGACAACCTCAAAACCCTTGTGCTCAAGGGCAAGATGGAGCTCCGGGAGCTGGCTGTGGAAATTGAAAAGATTATTACCAAATATGGTCATCCCAAGGTGCGAGTCCGCCTGCAGGAGCACTATGCTGAGGCGTTTGCTGAGGCACAGAGCGACAAGCTGATCCAGGACTGGCAGAAGCCGCTTAAGGCTATTGTGCGTGCACTTAACAGCAATGCGGAACCTGAGCAGGCTCGCCAGGACAAGGTTCTGCCCAAGGCGGTGAAGGCAGGCAAGGCGCCTGCACGCAAGGGCAAAGCTGTGAAGACGCAAGCCAAGGTTAAGGCTCCAGCAGCAGCCAAGCCCAGCAAGGACGCAGGAAAGCCCAGCGTTGCAGCCCAGGTGCGTGCGCTGATCCAAGACCACAAGGGCAAGGTAAATGAGGCACAGATGGTAGATGTGGTTGTCAAGGCCCTAGGCCTCACTACTGCACGCGGCAAGAGCGTGGTCAAAGCTTTCTGGGGCAAGGTGTAACAGGCTTTGACTCAAGAAACGCATCTTGAATTTGCCTTGAAGTGGACTAAATGCTGGGCGGGCTGTTATCAAACTTGCCTGCCCAGCCAAGACGTGTTGGACACCATGTGTGAGGAGTTTGCCCAAGCCAACGCCAATAGTCCTTGGGTCCGGGTAGTTTTGGGTTGGATGTATGAAAAAAGTCAATGTGAAAATGACCAAGACCTATTCCTCTGGTGCGACAAGCTGGGACGAGTATTGACGGGACCATACTTTGTCAAATATCGGGTTGACCCAGCCAGCCGAAATGAAATGATTGACGCCTCAGTTGGCAATCTTGGTATTCAAATCTGGTGCAGTTCCCTTGAGGATGCTGCGATAGTAGGGCTTGTGTATCCTGAGTGGATAGTAACCCAACGTGTTTTTCAGGCAGCCCAGATGCCAGACACCTTGCGCGGGATGGGCAGCCCGCCACTTATTTTTGGTAAGGAAATGCATCCATGATAGCTGATGGCATTTTAATTTTCTTGATGATTGGTGCAGGTATTTGGAGTGCCCGATTGAGCGTCAAGAGTGCAATTGAAAACAGCACTACGCCCAACGGCTGTATCCAGTATATGCTCCATGAGACTTATTTGGTAACAGGAATCCTGGTGCTGCTCTATGTCATAGGATGGGTTGACATATTTGTGATGACAATGTTTATTGTTCGTACGGCTGAACTCTTGGTATATGATTATTCCAAGCTGATCCAAAACTACCACACGCTAAAAGAAGGGAATAGCTGATGGCTGGACAACCAGGACGTATGTTCTTATACGTGTGGAGTGAGAGCACTAATCCACACGAATGCAAATTTGGCGAACGTTGGGTCCTGCCAGATGAAACTCCTGCAGACTCAGTTCGAGCTCGAGTGCGCGACAGCCTTGGCGTGCGGAAAGATCTCTTGCGAGCAGGCATTGTTACAGTTGATCATATTTGGGACGTAACTGACTACGCCCAGCGCGTGGGCCGCAGCCGTCAGCATGCAAGGATGGACGACTACGTTCGAACCTTTGTAGGGCATCGCAAAGGCACTACTGGTGAGATCCACATGCTCAGCAGTGCGGAACTGATTCTCAAGGTCAACCAACATCTTGCCAGTGTGAATCAAGCACTGCCTCAGGCAGGCTTGAGCACTATGCAATACAGCATGTGCACACAAACCCTAGATGCCTTTCAAGCTGGGAAACATGTGGTGCTGGCTGAGCTGTGTGCTCGATTTGGCAAGACCATCTACAGCGGCGCAGTAGCTCGCGAGCTTGATGTGCCTTTGGTGATTGTAGCCAGTTACGTGAAAACAGTTTTCGCCAGCTTTGCCAAAGACCTCACCAGCTTTGAGCAGTGGGCACACTACCAACATGTGGACACACAGAGCGAAGGCTGGCAAGATCTTGTCTCAGGGGCATTGAAGAAAAAGAAACCTGTGGTATGCTACCTCAGTATGTGCAGCGGTGGTCAGCGCGAGGCCCGCATCAAATGGCTGTGTCAGAAGAGGGTAGACCGGCTGTTGATTGTCGATGAGGCTGACTATGGCAGCTATCGACCTGGGCAGGCTGAACTGCTGAAGAAATATATTGGCAAGCGCGATAAGGTTCTCATTATGACCGGAACCAACGCTGACAGGGCCAGCAAGCTGTGGAAGATTGACACCATGCTGAGCGTGACCTATCCAGAACTGTTGATCCAGAAGCGTGCTAGTCAAGAGATGAATTCAGCCAATGCTTAAGCATTTCAAGATTGAAACCTCTCGAGACCTTCTTGTGTCTGACATGAGGCTGTTTCAGCTGGACCTCAGCGAGCCTGTTATGCAGAGTGTAGCTGCTGGCGAGTTTGATGACGAAGACATGAAGCTGCTGCCCAGTTGGAGCAAGTTTGCAGCGCACCCGCAAAAAGCCAAAGGTTTTTTTGTGCGGATGCTGGAGACAGTGTTCCTAGGCAAGCACGGTGTTGATCCTGCCAATGTGGATCTACAAACCCAAAACTGGTTTGGTCGCGAGCGTCAAAAAACAGCCATGATGTTTGTGCCAGGAAGCACCCGAGTGAAGGATGGCCAGCTGGCTGCCATTGGTGTGATTGCGCAAAGTGCTCTGCCAGCTTGGCGAGTGATTGTGTTGGGTGGCAACATCCTCATTGATGGACAAAAAGTGCGCAATGCTAATGCTGAGCGAAAGGTAAGAGAGCAAATGGAACAAGCTGTCAAGCTAAATCAAAGTGTGCTGATCATCAGCAGCCTTATGGCACAGCGCAGCTTCAGTATTCCTGAGATTACGGAGTTGTATCTGGCTTACGACAGCGGCGAGGTGGGTGCAACTATTCAAAAAATGAGCCGCGTTCTTACCCCAGGCAAAGATCCCAAGAAGGTGGGCAAGATCATCAGTCTTAGCTTTGATCCCAATAGGGACGACAAGTTTGACAGCATGCTCTTGGAAACCACTTTCAACATTACAAAACAGAACCCCAAGCGGAGTGCTGCCGATGTCATGAGTGAAGTGCTGAGCACTATGGACATCTGGAAGGGCAGTGCACATGCCAGTGTACAAGTCAACAAAGACAGATACCTTACAGAGGTTCTTGCCCGGAAAAGTGTAAGCCGAGTTATTGGCAGCAGTGCTGATCTTACCCAACTGGACAAAGATGCCATCAAAGAGCTAGCAACTGGAGTAATTGCCTACCAACGTGCCAATCCTGTTGCATCAGTGCCCAAAGGCAAAACAAAAATCTTGCCCAAAAAACCAAAGTCCTTCAAAGACAAAGACACTGCTGTTGAAGAGATGCGCAGGGCCCGTGAACGTATTACAGCCATTGTAGAGAACATTGACGTAATTAGGGATGGCAGTGGGTGTGATCAACTACAGCAAGCTCTTGCAGCTATTGCGGATGATCCTGATACACAAGAGAGTATTGCAGAAGAGTTTGGCGTGCGTTGGGAAGTGGTGCAGCGGTTGTTTGATCAAGGGATCATCAGGCGTGAATGGCTTGAACTGATTTACGATAGGGTTTAAATTATGCTGAGTCGTCTCAAATTTGAAATCTCACCTCTTGTCAAAGAGATGTTGGATCAATTTCCCAGTTCTGTTTGGTCTAGTTCATCTACAACCTTCCTAGACCCTGCTATGGGCGGAGGCCAATTTTTGGTTGAAATCGAACGCCGCTTGCGTTCTGCAGGACATTCGGATGAGAATATTTCTTCTCGAGTGTTTGGTTGTGAGAAGAACAAACTTCGTGTAAATTATGCTAAGAACAACAAGAAACTTGTGTCAAAAAATCTACATATCAGTAATTTTTTGAACCAGGACTGGGGTGATATGAAATTTGATGTGATTATTGGAAATCCACCTTATCAAAGTCCGGACGCCAAAAAGGTCAAGCTGTGGTTTGATATTTTACAAAAAAGTATGCATTTAGTGCAGCCAGAGGGAGTAGTAGCGTTTGTTACTCCCAACAGTTGGCTTAATCAAGATACAACTGTAGCTGAAAAAACAAGAGAGCTTTTCAAAGGATGCACTTTTATACATATAGCACCAAATGTTTCAAAATATTTTGAAGTGGGAGAACGTATCTGCAGTTTCGTTGTGAAAAAGAGCACAACAGGTTCTTACTCAGGAGAAAAAATATTTGAAAATGAGATGCAGCGACAAAAAAACGATGTTTGTCTCAAACTCAAAAATAGCAATTATGTGAAGGCTAAACAACTTCTCCAACGGGTGTATCACAGTGGTCATCCTAGAGAGTTTGATACTTATGCAGAAAACCCTACAGAGAAAATTGCACACCCAGTAGTTCACAGTAGTGTTGAGACTTGGTATACATCATCTGATGTGTCTGCATTTCAAGGACATAATGTGATTATTAACAACTCTGGATATTATTTCCATGAATCCTATCCAGACAAATACATCTATTATTCAACTTCCAAAGTTGCTGGTGGCAACGCCTTTCAATTGACGTTCCCTTCTAAAAAAGAGGCGTTGAATGCACTATCTTATCTAACAAGCAAGCTCTATAGATTTTTTGTTGATACTACAAAAAGTAGTGGATTTAACGCAACTGCATTGTATCAACTTCCGTTGTTGGATAGCAAAGTCTTATGGACAGATCAGTCAGTTTATGACGCCTTTGAGTTATCTAAAGAAGATATTATACTTGTTGAGAGCAACACTAGGCAAAAGATAGATCAATGAGTGATATTGTAGATGATCTTGATACTTCTCTTCTGTCCAAAGAAGAGAAAAAGAAACAATTTGGTGAAGTATTCACACCACCTGCATTGGTAAATGAAATATTGGATCAATTGCCAAAAGAAATCTGGCAGGATCCAACGAAAACATGGCTAGACAACAGTTGTGGTGAAGGTGCATTTTTGATTGAGGTCAAGAGACGATTGATGGCAGGACTCTCAGAGTGGCAACCAAACGCTAAAAAACGAGAACAGCACATCTTGGAGAATCAACTCTATGGTGTTGAGTTGCAGCGTGATAATTGGGAAAAGTGCAGACAAAAATTGGGCCTTACTCCCACAGGTAATGATGGCAACATTGTGTGCGCCAATGGGCTGGAATACAACTACACGTTTTTGAAAGATGACACGGGTGGGTATGTAGTTGCAGACAATACCTTTGACTCACTTTTTCAATAATATCTTGACGCAATCTATTTCTATGTAATATTGCCTTCAGTAACCCCAGCTAAAGGTTTGCCAATGCTAAGTAGATTGAAGTTTGAGATAGCACCACTGGTCAACGAAGTGCTAGATATGTTGCCAGAAGATGTCTGGACAAGCGACTCAACAACTTTCCTAGACCCAGCTATGGGTGGTGGCCAATTTTTAGTTGAAATTGAACGCAGGCTGAAGAATGCTGGTCATTCCAACCAAAATATTGCCAAGAGGGTGTTTGGTTGTGAGAAGAATAAACTTCGTGTAAATTATGCAAAGAACAATAAAAAGCTGGTATCAGAAAACTTACAGATCTCGGATTTTATCAGCTATGACTGGGGTAATATGAAGTTTGATGTAGTTGTAGGTAACCCACCCTACCAAAACACACATGGTGCCAAGAGGTGGCCAATTTGGCATGAATTTGTTGCCAAATCTGCTGAGCTCAGCAATGAGCATGTGCTCCTAGTGACTCCCAACAGTTGGATTGGTGCAGGCAAAGGTGAAGTCAAAGACACTATTTGGAAGTCTATTACCAAATGCAGCTTGGATGTAGACAAATACTTCAATGTGGGATCTACTTTCAGTTGGTTCAGTCTTGATGTGAAAAATCACAGCAGCAGTTTTGAAGTTAAAACACCACAAGGTGTTTTTTCTGTAGACAAGACAACGGAATGGCTGCCTGCTAAGATCACCACTCAAGCACTTGGTATCAACAACAAAGTGTTTTCCCAGCCTTCCTTTTCCTTCAAACGCGGTGAATGTCACACCAGCAACAAAGAAAAGTTCAGTGACAAGGGCTATGAAGTGTTTCATACACATGCACAAACATTGTATGTGAAAGAAGAACCTGCAAACTATAAGTCAACTAAAGTTGCATTTACTTTGAGTGGCGACATTCGTGCCAAAATTGGCAAAAATTTTGGCACCAGCCAAGCAGTTGCATATCTGGAAATTCCCTATAAACAAAAATCAACAGCGGAATTTGTCTTCAACAGCCAACTTTTTCGATGGCTGCTCCAAAACAATAAATGGAGCGGTTGGAACAGCTTGGATGTAATCAAGCGTCTGCCGCAAGTAGACCTTTCTGTATCGTGGGATGATCAAAAACTATTTGATCATTTTCAACTTACTCCAGATGAAATTTCGGAAATTGTAATTCAAAATCAATAAAGAACAGCAACTAACCTCTTACAGGTTTTGGTCGTCTGCATTCATAAATATCTCCACAAGGGGATAATAAATGAGCAGCACACTTGATTTAAAGCAGGACATTATAAATGACGTAACTAGGCTCCTCGGTGGCTCAATGGTTGAGGTGGAATTAGAGCCTGGAGATTTTCAGCTAGCTGTTAAAATTGCCCTAGAGCGTTATCGGCAACGAAGTTCAAATGCTGTTGAAGAAGCGTATGCATTCTTGGAAATGCAACCAGAGACAACTGAATATTACCTGCCAGAAGAAATAGTAGATGTGCGACAAATCTTTCGCCGTGGATTGGGAGGCAATACAGGAGGCACCTATATTGACCCCTTCTCGTTAGCTTACACCAACCTGTACCTACTGCAAGCTGGTGCTGGGGGTGGATATTCTGCTGGCCTACTAACATTTGAACTCTTTTACCAATATCAAGAACAAGCTGGTAGGATGTTTGGTCGTGACATCAACTACCACTTCAACACTGTAACCAAAAAACTCACCATAATACGCCGACTGTTGACTGATGAATCTGTGCTACTTTGGGTCAACAAAATGAAGCCAGATGACATGATTCTCATGGATCCCTTCAGCAGGCCTTGGATTAGAAGTTACACACTGGCAGTGTCCAAAGGAATGCTGGGAGAGGCCTACAGCAAGTTTGGCCAGATCATTGGCCCACAAGGTGGTTCAACACTTAAAGGCGATTCCTTAAAAACTGAGTCAGTTGCAGAAATTGAAAAACTAGAGATTGAACTCCTGCAATACGTGGACAACGGAACTCCATCCAGCTTTGTAATTTTGGGCTAAAAACTCAATTTATACTTGAAACTTGTCTATACTAGCCATATGAAAAACATCATAGGGCTAGTAGGGTTTCAAGGCAGTGGCAAAGACACTGTGGGCAGTATAATTCAAGAGCTATATCCCAGTTATACAACCACTAGTTTTGCCAAACCCATCAAAAGTGCACTCAGCAGCATGTTTGGCTGGCAAGCCAAACTGTTGGAAGGCACAACAGAAGCAAGTAGAGTTTGGCGAGAGACACAAGACTCTTACTGGACTGAAAAACTAGGCAAGCCCATTACTCCTCGTTTGATGATGCGAGAGTTTGGCACTGAATTGATACGTAATCAATTTTCTCAAGACTTTTGGACAAATCGCTGTGAGCTGTTTCTCCAAGACTCTAAAAAATCAGTTGTTGTAACTGACGTAAGATTTGTCAATGAGATTGAAATGATCAAGCGACTGGGCGGCAAGATTGTTTGGGTAAGACGAGATCCATTACCCGACTATTACAATCAATCACTTTGGTTCAATCAACAAACCAAATTTATTCAATTTGTATCAAAACCATTTTTGCGAAAAATCCATGGAGTTCATAGGAGTGAACGCGATTGGATTGGTACAGATTTTGACTCTATTATCTTAAATAATACTTCAATTCAAGATTTGACTCGAAACGTTACTACTTTTATGGAGACGCTTAAGTGACAACCTTGCCCAAACCCGATGACATTGTATATGTTCCAGATACTGACGATCAAATGTTAAATTGGAAATTTCATGGGGGGTGGGCACAAGTTGGAAGGGTCCTTGTTGGTGTAGTAGAGCAACAGGAAAAAGTTTGGGTGTCTGTTCGAGAATTTGGTGCATTGACATTTGAATGGGCTGAACTAGCTGAACAACAAGACAGTCTCCGACTTCAATTCAGTCACATCCACGCCGGCCCACGCTGACTGAACCAGGGCTTTTTCAGTAGCTTTTCATAAATATCCTACAAGATATTTTTGATGAGGTACAAATGGCCAATCTAACAAGCCCTGGAGTTCAGGTACAAGTAATTGATGAGAGTTTTTATGCCAGTTCGGGCCCTGGCACTGTGCCATTCATTATGATGGCTACTGCACAAGATAAGCCGCAACCAGGCAACGCCACTAGCATTGCCCCAGGTACAATCAAAGCCAATGCTGGCAAGTTGTACCGGATAACAAGTCAGAGAGAACTGCTCCAAACCTTTGGCAATCCTAAATTTTACACCCAAGCTGGCACACCACAGCATGGTAACGAACTTAATGAGTATGGGCTGTATTCAGCTTACCAATACTTGGGGTTGGCTAACAGTGCCTATGTTATGCGAGCTGATGTTGATCTAGGAAACCTTGCACCCACTGGTACAGAGCCCGTTGGTGAGCCAGTAAATGGCGACTATTGGTTGGACCTCACTGCAACTTCTTGGGGCTTGTTCCGCAGTAACGGAAATGTAAACAGTGGGTTGGCTTGGGGTGCTGTACGACCCAAAGTGATTGACACTGCAACACAGCTTCAACGTATTGTGCAATGTTTCCGTGAAACACAGTGCACCAATCCCAATATTGCAATTGTCACTCCTGGTGGCAATGGCACACTGGAAATTGCAGATGTTGTAATAACCATTGAGTTGACAGACACTTTGAACACAATAGTTCAAAAAATCAACACCAATACAACATTGACAAAAAAGGGCATCAAAGCTGAAATCTTCAGCCGACTGGAAAAAGCCAAGGTAGTTGCTCCCACACTTCCTACAGAAGTAACAGTCTACAATCTTCGCTTGGTTGGTAGCGATATCACTGTCAATATAGACATCAGCAATGCAGCTCCTGCCACCTTACTAACTGCTCTTGGTTTTACAAATACTCAACTACCGCCGTTGCCTGGTCCCATATCTCAACCCACTGACAAGCCTCAACAAAACTACATTGTACCTGTGAATGACTTTGGTTCAAATGGTGACCTTGCTATCAATGCTGTGAGTGTTGTGCAGGGCCTTGGATTAACTGTTATGGTACCAGCTGTGCAAATTTTTGAAAAGGTAAACCAAACTACTGCACAAGGAACAGTAAGTCGCTGGTATCCAGTGGGTGGCACTGAAGATGAATATCCTGGACACAGTTGGGCAGCGGCTTCACCAACTATGGTGAGCAGCACTGATCCTGTAACGCAGACTTTTGTAACTGGTACTAGCACATTGTTTCATATTGTTGCTGGTGTAAGCACACCAATTACTATCACAGTTCCGGCAGGCACCTTGGAAACTTTTGTTACCAGCATCAATACAGCATTGGCAAGCACACAAATTTTGGCTACTACATATACAATTGGTGTTAGCAAATATTTGAAGCTGACAGATTATAGCGGCAATACAGTCCAACTACTGGATACTACAACTGCTAGCGGGTTGGGTGGCTTTGCTCGCGCCAACATGAAACTTGCCAGCACTTACTATAAAAGTGTGACAGGATCAGTTGTCAATCCTGCGTTCGTTACTGGTACTAGCCAGATTATTACTGTCACCGCTGGATTTGGAGCTGGCAGCGTCAGCGCAAACATCAATGTAAGTGCAGTATCTCCACTGCCTACGACAATTGCCACTGTTGTAGCTGCTATCAATGCTGACCCAACTGTGGGCTTGACAAATTTGATCAAAGCTGAGGCAACAGCGGACAACAGACTACGTATCTACAGCCCCACAGGCACATTGTTCTCTCTTGAAAACGTAGTTGGGTATGCTACTATCGCACCGTTGGTCTCAGCTGGCATCCCCACTGGAATAACTTATGGTAATAGCTTAGTTTATCAAGGCTATAGTGTGGGCACACCACAACCAGCTGAATTGAAACAAGTTGCAGCAGGTAATATTTGGGTCAACACTGTTGCAGGCAATCGTGGTGCCAATTTTGTTGTGAAACGTTACAACAGTGGCACTGATCAATGGAACACACGTTTGGCTCCACTATATGCAACTGATGCAAGTGCGAATGCAGGGTATGGTGCCAATCGCACAGTAGGCAGCATTTATGTGCGTTACAATGAAAACGGCCCAGATGTATTGACACAAACTGGCGTGCTACTTGTGAAGATTTGGGATGGCACTGCCTGGGTCACAATCCCCAGCTATGTAGCCAGCACTGTGGATTTTGGAGACAAATACACCCAAAGCAGCACAACACCATCAGGCTTGCCTGCAAATAACACATTGTGGTACAATGCAAATTTGAGAGTAGACTTGATGGTAAGCGATGGCAGCACTTGGTTGGGCTATCGTAATATCTATACTGCAACTGATCCCAACGGACCTACTCTAAGTGCAACAGCCCCTACAACACAATCAGGTGGATTGCCCTTGGTGGATAATGACATTTGGATCGATACAAGCGATTTGGAAAATTATCCCAAGATTTACAAAAGAGATGCGTTCAACAGTCAATGGCTTTTGGTAGACAACACTGACCAAAGCAGCAGCAATGGCATTTTGTTCGCTGATGCCCGTTGGACAGCCAATGGAACCAGCACAGGAAGCCAAGCAATTGTAGATATGCTAGCTAGTAATACAGTGGACCCTGATGCTCCCAGTGCATTGCCATATCCTTTTGGATTGCTACTGTTCAACACACGCTACAGCTTTGGTAACGTGAAGGAATACAAAGTCAACTATCTTCCACTTACACAACAAATCAACGGTGACAGAAACCGTTGGGTTACAGCAAGTGGTTTGATGAACACTGGTGCGCCTTACATGTTGCGGAAAGCACAACGTCAATTGATTGTTACCGCTATGGCAAGTGCCTTGGCAGCTAGTGAAGAATTGAGAAGCGAAAGCAATGTGTTCAACTTGATGGCTGTTCCCGCTTATCCAGAACTTTTGGATGAAATGGTTACCTTGAACACTGACAAGAAAGACGTTGCGTTCATTGTTGTTGACACCCCCGCTCGCTTGCAGCCTGATGGCACAAGTATTCAAAATTGGGCCACAAACGCTGCCAATGCATTGGGTAATGGTGAAGAATCACTTATTACTGCTACACGCTATGGCGGTGTCTACTATCCATGGGGATTGGCTACAAATATTGATGGTACACAAATATTTGTACCAGCCAGCATGACTATACTGCGCACCATTGCCTTCAACGACCAAGTGGCTTATCCCTGGTTTGCCCCAGCAGGATTCACACGCGGATTAGTAAGTGCTGTTAGCAGTGTTGGTTACTTGAACGCAGAAAATGAATACGTGCCTGTTGCATTGAGTCAAGGACAACGAGACACACTGTATCAAAACAAGATTAACCCCATTGCATTCATTCCTGGGCGCGGACTTGTTGTGTATGGACAAAAAACCCTCAGTCCCTTGAGCAGTGCATTGGACCGCGTAAATGTTGCCAGATTGATTAACTATTTGAACTATCAATTGGACATTTTGGCCAAACCCTTCTTGTTTGAGCCCAATGACAAACAAACACGCGATTCTGTAGCCCGCACATTTGAAAGCTTCTTTGGTGACTTAGTGGGCTTGCGTGCTGTATATGACTTTGCTGTGGTTTGTGATGAAACGAATAATTCGCCAACACGTATTGATCGCAATGAGTTGTGGATTGATGTGGCTGTCAAACCCACCAAAGCCATTGAATTCATTTACATACCATTGCGAATTTTGAACACTGGCGATCCATTGCCATAATATTTGAATCTATAACAAGAGAAACCGGAGCTCACTGCTCCGGTTTTTCATTAAGCCATATCCATTTACTGCTACCACAATCCCAAATCCTGTTCCAACCTTGCGCCTTGCGATTTTCCCATTCTGTCAAGGCAGGATCATCCTGCGAGTTTTTGCGCAAGCTAAATCTGTGCAGTCGTGTAACATCAGGCCCTTTGAAATACCAATAATTTGGCGTGCCTAAATTTATGCAAGTAAATCCCAATTGTTCATATACAGTTCCTTGATTCCATCTTAAATCACAGTAACTTATAATTTGTTTTGGATTGTAATTGGTTACAAAATATTTGAATAATTTTCCCGCCCCGCCCATAACTTGCGTTTTTGTGATACTGCACAGCCTACTCAATTCCCAGACATCGGCTCCTGTGTTCCGAGAACCTTTGCTGATATTGGGTTGACTAAAGGTTGCCACTTGGATCAATTGTTCCCCATAATACAATCCCAAGCAAATCTTGCTAGCTCCACTGCCTTGAATATGATTTTGCGTGCAAAAGTCACGGGCAATTTTGGCATCAATGGGTTTCACAACACATTTTCTTGCAGCAATTTTGTTGTGACATTTACCTAGTAAGTGTTGTAGCCGACTTTTTACTATGTCTTGTTTGGTTAACCATTCATCTTCAAAAACAGTAATCAAGGATATTCCTTGTGCAGCACATAATTCTTTTTTGTTTTTGTGATAATTTTTATCTTTCCCCTGTAGTTCACTATGCCAATATAGACCGCAATATTCCACTGCAAGGTTCCTGTGTGGAATCAGTATATCCAGTTCCAAGGGAAAAATAGTTGATCGGTTACCACTTAAGACGGTTTCATGTGGCAAAACGGATCGTATCCAGAACAGCAACTCAAGTTCAGCATTGGACTTGACGGGAATTGGTCGGCAAACAGGGCAAATGTCTTTCCGCCACTTGGAAATAGTGAAATATTGTTTTGTAATGGAGAATTGATTGTTACATGCAATACATTTAACAAATACATTTTGACCTTCCACAGACTCACACAATAAATTTGCATCGGAAATTGCTTGTAACATCTTATCATGGCTCAACATTGATTTTTTCAATGCAGACATGCGGCTGCTTGCACTGATCTTGTTTTTGGTTGTTTGTGAGTGTTTTTTGCCACGCATATGACTCCCAAAATCATAACCTTGCTCGTGCAATGTTTGTTTGGCTTTTGCTGCTCGTTGTTGCATCAATTCTGGATTCTGATGTGCGTAATCTTGCACTCCTTGGCGGATCTGATTCCTAGTAGCAGGGCTCAATATGGCCCCTTTTCTGGGATGAGTATCATTCTGCTGCCATTTGACAGTTCGCGCTGCAACAGCTTTGCGTAGATTTTCAAGATGGTCGGGATCTGTAACTTTCTTGCCTTTGTTTGACGGAATTTGACCTTCCCGCTTTTCACTCATTTTTTGTAAGCTGGCTTGCGCATGTTTCTTACCAAACATGCCGTTTTTTTCGCCGCTGCGCGCTAAACTACGTTCTTTTTTGTAGTCTGCACAAGCTAAGCTATCACGCCCAAATTTCTGTCGGTATTGTTCACTACTTATTTGATGAGAGAATTTCAAATGAGTGCTGCTGATAATCTTGTCAAATATTTTTTCACATAACTGACACGTTATTGTCATAGCTATTTCCTTCGTTTTAGTATATAGTTATTTAAGGCTTTATAACAATATCTATCCATAATAATCTGTCTAGACAGACAACAATCCGAACTTAAGCTTAAATACAAGAAAACAATTGCAGGTAACATGACAAGCTCAATTCTTGAATCTGAAGAAATTGACTCAGACCCTCAAACTGACCTTGATTATGAAAGGCAGAGAGTTACTGGTGAGTTGACTAAACTAAGTGTAGCCTTGTTTGAGCACTACAGCTCTACTATGGGGAAAAATGATGCATTGGGTATGTTGATTGAAAGTTTGAGCGAAACCTTAGGCAATATGATCAGTCTTGTTGCTGATGATCATCAACAAGAAGTTATTGACGGTGCACATTTGGTTATTCTGCAAGGCCTAATCAGTCAACAAGAGAGCATTGCTCTATTGGCTTATGGTCAAGTGGGGCATGCCTAAAAACTGCCCCTGATTTTTCCACCCTCTCTCCATAAATAAGTTTGCAATAAACAAGTTTCTGGAGTAGAGCATGGTAGAGACTCTTTCAAAATTCGGCGTTCCCATCAACGGTGCAAGAAATGGCTTGCTCATGCCGAAGATCAAACATCGCTTCCGTGTGCGAGTAATCAATTTTGGGCCCATTGCTGGTGGGTTGGAGTTGACTCAACAGGTAGTTAGTGCAGCCCGGCCCAATGTTTCAATGAACAGCGTTGAGGTACACAGCTACAATTCCATTATGCATTACGCTGGTAAGGCAACTTGGCAACAGATGAACATCACTGTTCGTGACGATATTACTAACAGTGTCAGCAAACTCGTGGGTCACCAGCTACAAAAACAAATGAACTTTTTTGAACAAACAAGTGTTGCTGCGGGCATCAATTACAAGTTTACAACTATTCTTGAAATACTTGATGGCGGCAACGAAACAGTATTTGAAACTTGGACTTTGGAAGGTTGTTTCCTTGAAACTGTTGATTATCAATCACTAGAATACAACAGCAGTGACCCCGTGGACATTCAGCTTACTGTGAGATTTGACAATGCCACCCTTGCGGATGGGTTGTTTGAACTAAATCCGCAATTTAGACCTGGTGTCAGTATAGGATAACCTGTGCCTTTAGCAGCCGATCAAGCGCAACAGCAAACCTCTAATGAACTAGGCGCATCAGCAGGAAGCCGTACTTACTATCGCGGCCTCCCTTTGATCTTGCGCAACAGTAGGTATGCTACAAAACATACAAAAACCAATCGTGTCATTAGTGCAATGCCACGTCAAAAGTTTTTGTTTTATGCAAGCTTCAATGCTGGGCCTGCCATCAGCTCCTTGAGAGAATTCAGCAGTTGGCAATCAGGATTTGCCTTCCAAATCAAAACTATTGATAGGCCTAAATTCTCTCCTGAGGCTAAAATCCTAAAACAATACAATCGTAAGCGTGTTGTCTACACTGGTATCGACTATTCAGATTTGAATATCATTTTGCACGACACTGTTGATGACCGAGTATTACGGGTGTGGAGAGATTACTACAACTGGTATTTTGGGGATGGAAGACTGCGGCCTAATAGTAGAATAGGCAATGCAGTGGCTTGGCGAAGCAGCGTAATTGAAAAAGAGTTTAGTATCGGAAGTGGCTGGGGATTCAGTCCACAACCAGGCCCTGACACTAACTTTTTTGAAAGTCTTGACATTTACACCTTTTATGGTGGCAAGTACACCAAAATGCGAGTATACAATCCAAAAGTGTCCAGTCTTGAGTTTGACAGCTTGGAAACAGAAAGCAGTGCCCTTAACACAATCAACATGACTGTCAAGCATGAAGGTGTAGCTTTTGAGGAAGTAGCTTATAAATTAACTCCTGAATTGATCAGCAAATTTGATTTAGATGGCGGTGACTATTATGAGCCTGCAGACATGTTTGGCGGTGTGAACACCTTTTTGTTGGAATTGGATGACAGCATTCAAAACACATTGGATGGGCTGCTCAACAATGTTGCCAGCAACGTACCTTTTGTGGGACAGGTGTTGAGCAGTCTTGGATCACGTGCCATAACTGCAAGTGGAATAACAGGCATTGGGGGCAGAGTCGCACAGCGACTGGGGTCAAGTGCATTGAGTAGATGGGGGAGATTCATCTAATGGTTCAAGATCTCATAACCAGGAATTTGATTGATCAATCAAATAATTTTGGTCAAGAAAGTATCGTTGTAAATGTGCAAGGCACAAGACAGTTTCAAAATCCCGCAACAGGTGAATTGCAAAACCGTCCCATCAATGCCAGTGCATATGATTTACAAAATAGCCCACTTGATAACAGTTTCCAAATCAATCCCGAAAACTATGCGATCGCCAAAAGCATGTTCTCAGGGCAAGCAGTTCCTGAAAATCTCAGCAACACTTATGGCGCTATTGCTGCGGTAACTGCAAAAAGCATAAACAAAAATCCACAGAGCTTGTTCAAAAACGGTGTTATGACGCCAGACCTGTTGGAGAATTTGAATTTTTTTCGATCAGCAGCAAGTCAAATAGGTTACAACAATGGGCCGCCTGATCCCCCGTATGTCAATAATTTGATGCTCAACGCAAAGATTTTGGCACAAACAACATAAGATTCTAAATAGATGCATGGCAATAAAATACAGTCAAGGCACCTTCACACCGAAAAATCCTGGAAAAGTGGTTGGTAATCCCTCACCTACCTTCCGTAGTTCTTGGGAATTAGCATGCATGCATTTTTTTGATACTCATCCCAGCATAATTCAATGGGCTAGTGAATTTATCAAAATACCCTACAAAAACCCCTTAACAGGCAAACAAAGTCTCTATGTGCCTGATTTCCTAATTGTATATCAGGACAAAGCTGGTAACAACATAGGTGAGCTGATTGAAATCAAGCCCAAAAAAGAAACCTTGATGGAAAATGCCAAAAGCAAAAGAGATAAAGCGTTTGTAATTGTGAATACAGCAAAATGGGCTGCTGCATTTGCTTGGGCAAATAAACAGGGTTTGAAATTTAGAGTTGTGAATGAAGACAGCATATTCAAGCAAAAAGGCAAATAATGGGACGTTTTGATCAACTGGAACAAACTTTTGACTTGCCTAGACTGGAAGACAGCATATCTCCTCAAGAGTTGTTGGAAACCAGTCTTGAGAAAGCAAAAGATTTGGTTAAGGAATTCAAGGATCAAGATGCTGGTGAAGTTCATGACGATGAAATGAACGAAATTGCCAGTTTGGCGATAGAGTGGGGCAAGAATTTAAATGATCTCGGCATGACAGTTGAAATGCGACACGCAGGGGAAATTTTCACAGCCAGCGCAACAATGCTGAAAGTTGCCTTGGATGCCCGGAACAGCAAAATGGACCGACGTTTGAAACAATTGAAATTGGATTTAGACCGATTGAAATTGGAAAAAGCTTTCCCAGATAAAAATGAGGAAGTTGATACAGGGAATATCAAAGTTTTGGACCGTAACGCATTGCTGGAACAATTGCGAGAGTTCAGCAGAGAAACTAAATAGAGGAAGAATTGAAAGTAGTGCTATGAAAAGTTTCAAAACATATTTGGAAGAAGCTCAAAAACAATACGACTTCCGCATCAAAATGGTGGTTCCGCCCACAGATGAGCATATGGATGACATGGAGCGGCTGTTAAGTAGATACAACCTCATCAGCATTGGCACTCCAGTGAAGATCTCTCCCAAGCAAGATGCTATGGAGTTCCGGGACATTGAAAATGCTGATGTTTGGTATATTGATGCTGTAATTGGCATCCCTTTCAGCGCATACATTCTTCAACAAGAACTTCGTGCTGCATTGAATATTCCTGAAAAGTTTTTGGTTGTGCGTAATGACAACGAGCCTATTGAAGTTGAAAGTCAAAAGATGCAAATCCTAAGCCTATTGGACAAAATGGCTGATGAAAAAGGTTTAACACAAAAAGCCAGCTTGTTGAGCACAGATAATGAATATCTAGATGCTGAACAGCCAGTTGTCAAAGACGCATTTGGGGACAAATACAACAAAAAATTTCTCAGTTATCTGGCAGACGTTGCAGCTTCTCGGAAACCCCAAGAGTTTGAAACCCTCAGCAGTCACATTTCAGTTAAGGAATTGAAAGCTGCTCGGCAAGAACCCACTCAAGACTTGGCAGATTTTAACGACAAGCATGATACACCAAAGCCTGTAACAAAATCCAAAAAATCCAACAAAATGCCAGTTGACAGCAAATTTTTGACTAGCAGTGGAAATTTTGATGACGACAGCAAGACCTACTTCACAGCACGCAAAAATCGCAGTGGGAAAACAGTAACCATGAGCATGCAAGCTGACGAAATCAGGCATCCTAGAAAAGGCAAGTAATTATGGAATCAAATCGATATAATTTAACTATTTCAACCAAAGACATTCCCAGCAAGAGTGCTAGTGTTAGCACTGACGATGCAGGTGATGTGATGAGGTTGATGCAGCTGGCTGGGCAAGGTAGTGACAAAAGATATAATGCATCAATAACATCTGCCAGTCAAAATCCCAATGATGCTGCTTCCATGACCGTAAACACTTGTGAGCCTGACGATGTTATGCGCTTGTTGCAGTTGGCTGGGGTTCCTCATATGACACAATCTAAAGCTTGTGGCTGTGATGGCCCTTGCGACTGTGATGTAGGAAAAGCTTGCGGCTGCCAAGGACCTTGCGATTGTGGAGACAGCGGCGTAGATGCCACGTCTCCAGAGGTAGTTGTTATGGAACAACAGGCTGAGTATGATTATGGCCACAAAGACCCTACTGAAGAAACTAAAGAATTTGACATAAAAGACTATAACTTCAAGGGACGTGGCGATCTGCCTGAACGTTTGACAAATGCGCGATTTGGCAGCAATGCTTTGAAATCAGAAATGCGTGAAAGTATTCATGCCCGTTTAGTAGCAGCCTACAACGACTTCATAAATGAAAGTGAACAGCGTGTAAATGCAGATGGTCGGGCCAGCCCTCTAACAGCTACAAAACGTGATGAGTTTTTGAAAGATCCCTACACTGAAGAACCTGACACTGACGGCAGTGAAAGCCCTTTGACTGATATCAAACGGCAACACATAAATCGATAATTTGCATGCTGATACGTCGCACGACAATAGTAACACTGGACATTTTTTATTATCGACCTGATTATCAACACCTGATTCAGGAATTTGTGTGGACGTTGGATGACTACGTTCCAGAATTGCAGCGAACACAAGCGTTCTTGCAATTCTGGAAACAAAATATTGATGCAGTGATAAAAGAAATATTATTGGGTGTCAGCGGAGAAACACCTCGTAAACTGGAAGCAGTTGACCATTTGTTCCGCTTGTATTAGAGATGCTACAAAATAACACTGATCCAGTCCTAATAAAAAAGCCGCACCAACAGTTGCGACTGACTGCACACCAAGAGGCTGAGTTCCTCAAGTGTGCTATCAATCCCTTGTATTTTATAGACAACTACATATACATTCGACATAGCACCAAAGGCAGAGTGCCCTTCAAACTGTTTGACTATCAAAAAGACTTGGTTTTGACCTACTGGCAAAACCGCCAAGTTATAGCTATGTGCTCAAGACAGTTGGGGAAGACAGAAACAGCAGCCAGCTTCATGTTATGGTTCGCAACGTTCCAAAAAGATGTGAATATTTTGATCGCTGCCAATAATTTTCGCGCAGCTACCGAGATTATGGATCGCATCAAATTCAGTTATGAAGAACTTCCTGACTGGTTAAAAGCTGGTGTTGTGACCTACAACGTGCAAAAGATTGTTTTTGACAACGGCAGCAAGATTGAAAGTGCTACTACCACTCCTTCAACAGGACGTGGTAAATCCATCAGCTTGTTATATTTGGACGAGATGGCATTCGTTAAGCCTCGAATTGCTGAAGAGTTTTGGAGTGCCATCAGCCCAACTCTAGCCACTGGAGGAAAATGCATTATCACTAGCACTCCCAACAGTGATGAGGACCCATTTGCACAAATTTGGTATAGCAGTAATCGTACAATTGACGAATTTGGGAACGAACTGCCTGATGGACTGGGAGCAAATGGATTCAAAGCATTTGTTGCCAAATGGAATCAACATCCTGATCGAGACGAAGACTGGGCCAAAAAAGAGCGTGCCAAAATTGGTTATGAAAAGTTTGAGCGTGAATATGAACTGCGGTTCCTAACAGCAGACAGCACCTTGATTGACAGTCAGTGTCTAGCAGGACTGGTTTCAACTGAACCCTTGTTCAAAACCAACCATATACGATGGTGGGAAAAGCCTCAAGCCAACAACATTTATCTCATTAGCCTTGATCCATCAGCTGGCGTGGGCTTGGACTCAGCAGCTATACAAGTATGGCGATTGCCAGAAATGGCTCAGGTTGCTGAATGGATGCATAACCGCAGTGATGTTGCTACACAATTGAAAATGATTGTACAAATTACCAGCTTCATCGAACGAGAAATGCGAGCACAACCCCAGCAAATAAGCGAACCAGAAATATTCTGGACATTTGAAAACAACAGTTATGGGCAGGCTGTTATTGAACTTTTAAATGAAGCAGGATGGGACGTAGTACCAGCGCAATTGATGAGTGAACCCAATCAAAGTGGATCAAAGTTCAGGAAAGGATTGAATACAAATGGGCGCACAAAGAATCAAGCTGTAACCAAACTCAAAAGTTTGATAGAAGGCAATCGCCTCCAAATCAAGAGCAAGCCTTTGATCTCAGAACTGAAAAACTATGTTACCAAAGGCGGAAGCTTTGCAGCCAAAAGTGGAGAACACGATGACTTGGTCAGTGCACTATTGATGATAGTAAGAATGAGTCAGCTTATAGCAAGATGGGACGACAGCACAGCATCACAAATCAGGAATAATGATTTAGTGGAGGTTGATGATTTGATGGAGCCTTTGCCAATAGCTGTTAGCATCTGGTAATCTCTTAAATATTGGAATAGAGAAGGGATAGAGTATGGCAACACCTCATGAAGAGATGGCCCAATTGATTTTTGATGTTTTGAGTGGCAAGGGTCATGAAATTTATATGTACGATGAAAAAGGCAATCAAGTTTTTGATCCCAAGAAAAGCGATCGCCTTTGGAGTAACAATGAAAAGTTGATGGTTTCTCTAGGATATACCAAAGGCAAGCCACCTAAACCCTTGGTTACATTTTATACGAGTGATGTAACAGACAAAAAAAGGTTCAAGGATATCAAATTTGCCTTGAAGAGACACAATCCATGGGACTTCAGTTTTGACACCGAGCATTTTGCTCGTACGCTTGAGCCACGTCATTTCAAACACATGAACGTAACAGAAACTCATTCTTGGAGTGGAAGCACACGCACTAGCTATTTTCCCATCAATGGCGTATTGGTTGTAATCAAGCACTCAAGGCCTTGGCACAAAGACAATCTTGATCAAGCCCAACGCTGGCGCAGAATCAAACAGGTTATGCTCCATACTCCAACAGGAGAAAGATTTAAATTTCCGTTGAACCATGTGCTGGGAGCCAAAGCTATGGCACAGCATCTAAGCCAACAAAAATCCATGCACGACGCTGAAGGAACTTTGATTCAAGATTTGACCAAATCCCTACAAAACATGAGTGCACTTCAACGTCGGGCACGTAGACTGGGGTCCACAAGCTTGCTGAATGAAATCAGCACAACTCGTGGACAAATCAAAAAGCTCTTGGGACAAATGGCAGAAACACGCTCCTACAATGAGGGTGTTAGTAAGGCCAGAAAAATGTTGACTGATTGGAAACACCCTACAACATCATTGCCATTGACTTTCCGTGAAGCCAAAGACATGATGGGTTGGTTGGAAAGTTTTGATCTCCAGATAAGTGAAAATGAATCAAAAACAGACCAAGTGAAAGCTGCTTGGGTAGCAAGTGATGGCAACAAATATGAAACCCTAGACTACTTGAAAAGAAATGTTCCAGGGTGGGAAAGCCGCTTTGAAGCCGATCCATCTGCTGTGACAGCAGAGTTGGATGAAATAATTGAACAATTGAAAAAATCAGAAAAATAACTTGTAAGAACTATCAATACTAAATAAGCTTGTTAGTGACAACAAAACAGTGTTTTGTTGTCTCTATCCTGAAAACATATAGACACTTTAATAGGCACATAGAAAGAAAAATACAATGGCACTATCATTAGCTCAAATTCGTGAAAAACTACTTGAACAACAAAATTCAAAAGACCGCGCTCGTACAGGTGGCGGTGGTGGGGATAAAGCAAATTATCCCTTCTGGAGCAATCCAGACGGCAGCACAGCAACACTACGATTTCTTCCAGACGGCGATACCAGTAATGATTTCTTTTGGGTTGAACGGCTGATCACGCGTCTTCCCTTCCCAAGTATCAAAGGTCAAGCTTCAACTGGTCGTCCAATTGAAGTGCAAGTGCCTTGCGTTGACATGTGGAAGCCTGGCAGTTGCCCAATCAATGCAGAGATTCGTCCCTGGTGGAAGGGCGGCAAAGAAATGGAGGACATGGCACGCAAGTATTGGCGCAAAAAGTCATTTTTGTTCCAGGGCTTTGTGACACAGAATCCCAATCCTGAGGATCTAGCCAATCTTCCAGAAAATCCCATTCGGCGCTTTGTGATCAATCCCAGTGTGTTTGATCGCATCAAGACAGTGTTTCTTGACCAAGAGATTGAAAACAACCCCATTGACTATGACAACGGGCTGGATTTCCGTTTGGTAAAGGGGAGCAAGGGTGCGTATGCTGACTATGGTACCAGCTCTTGGGCGCGTCGTGAGCGAGCACTGAGTGACGATGAACGCTCAGCTATTGATCAATATGGGCTGTTTGCTCTCAGCAACTATCTGCCCAAGCGTCCAGATGAGGCACACATGCAGGTTATTATGGACATGTTCCATGATTCAGTTGATGAGAAGCCATACGATCCAGACAAGTATGCACAGTTTTACAAGCCTTTTGGCCTACAAACTGATAACGACTCTGGCTCATCTATGGCACGTGATGTTGCAGGAGCAGAGAAACGGTTTTCCAAACCATCAACTACTCCCCGTAACATTAGTGTGACAGCGCCATCAGCATCTGCTGATGTTGCTGATGCACCATTCGACGGTGCAAAAGCTGTATCCTCAACCACTGCACCAGTTGCAGAAAGTGGAGAAGCCAAGAAGATGACGAGCCCAGAAGACATTCTGGCTGCACTACGTCGTAGGCAACAAGCCAAGGCATAATTGGCCTTAAGAAGGTGGAAACTAAGTTTCCACCTTCATTTTCTCTCAAGCATAAAAAGGAACAAATATGAAACCTTTAGATTTATCCCGATTTAGAAAAGATATTGCCAAGAGCATTCCAGGACTATCAGTTGGCTTTCGCGATCCCAAGGTATGGATCTCAACAGGCAACTATGCACTCAATTATGCTATCTCTGGTAGATTCCGTGACGGTGGCATCCCGCTAGGCAAAGTAACAATGCTGGCTGGACAAAGTGGCAGTGGCAAGAGCTTTCTGGCAGCAGGAAACTTAACCTCTAATGCACAGAAAAAAGATGTGTTTGTGGTGTTGATCGACAGTGAGAATGCACTAGATGAAAAATGGCTAAAGGCGCTAGATGTAGATACATCTGAGGACAAGCTTTTGAAGGCAAACTTGGCAATGATTGATGATGTTGCCAAGTTGATCTCAGATTTCATGAAGGACTACAAAGCTCGTTACAACAGCGTGAGTGAGGAAGAACGCCCTCGCGTGCTCTTTGTGATTGACAGTTTAGGCATGCTCCTAACTCCAACTGATGTCAATCAATTTGAGGCTGGTGAGCTCAAGGGTGATATGGGGCGCAAGCCGCGTGCACTTGCTGCGCTTGTGCGAAATTGTGTTAACATGTTTGGTGAATATGATATCGGCATGATTTGCACAAACCACAGTTATGCAAGCCAAGACATGTTCAATCCAGATGATGTCATTAGTGGTGGGCAAGGCCCCATCTACGCCAGCAGCATTGTGTTGGCTATGCGCAAACTCAAGCTCAAGGAAGATGAGATGGGCAACAAGACAACAGACGTCAAAGGTATCCGTGCTCAATGTCGTGTAATGAAGACGCGATATAACAAACCCTTTGAGACTGTTGAGGTTAAAATCCCATACGACCGAGGCATGGACCCCTACAGTGGCTTGTATGACCTGTTTGTTCAGAAAGGGTTGTTAGTCAAAGAAGGAAACAAGTGGTGTTACACTCGTTTGGATGGCACACAGATCAAGCAGTTTGAAAAAGCTTGGGATCGCAATGAAGATGGATGTCTTGATCAAATAATGAATGAGTTCCATCAGAAGCTAAGCAAAATTGCCCCTGTGTTAGAAGATATTGAAGTTCAAGAGCCTGAAGAAGATCTATCATAACTTCCAATACATAGCAGTGCAAAGAGCGGGACAAAATGTCCCGCTCTCATTGTTTTGAGCTGATTGCCATATATAATCACGCATAGCAGGAGACACAGGATGGCAAAAGCAGCAACCGTAATTGTAATGTTGGTAAATCAAGACCATGATACACCAACCAAATACATGACGCATGTTACTACAAAAGGTGCAAAGTCTAGTGAAAAGTTGCGTCTGAAGAAGTATGACCCAGTGGTACAAAAACATTGTAACTTTGGTCAAAAAAAACTACCTTCGCCCAAATCCCGTTAACCAGAAAGTTTCAACGTATGTTACAACAGATCAACTCGCAACTGGATGCGAGTGTAAATTTTGTTGAGCAACAGCTGACAGGATTTATTGAGTCGCGTTATGTAAGACGTCAAGCTGACTATTTCATCGCGTATCTCAGTTCACAAACTGGCTGTAACCGTGGATGCCAAATGTGTCATCTCACTGCAACCAAACAAACACAATTTTCGAATCTGGACCAAAGTGATTTTGTCAGTCAGTTTGAAACTGTATTGTCTCATTATGAAAAAGACACTCCTGCGCAAACAGTGCACTTGAATTTCATGGCCCGGGGAGAGCCGCTAGCCAATACCACGATAACCAAAACTGGAACAGAACTTTTTTGGCGACTGGGTAACATGGCACGAGACCGAGGACTGCGAGTAAAATTCAACGTGTCTACCATTATGCCAGTAACGCTCAAAAAAAGCCTGTGTGAAGTGTTCCCTCTTATCCCGGCGAATGTGTATTACTCCATATATTCAATAAATTCTTCATTTAGAAACAAATGGTTACCAGCTGCGATGCCAGTAGAGCGTGCGCTAGCTAATCTCAAGGAATATCAACAAGTTTCAAAAAAGATCATCAAGTTTCACGGTGCATTTATCAAGGGCGAAAATGACAGTGAACAAGATGTTGAAGAGCTGATGAACACCATTGCTGAATACAGTTTTCACAGTGAGTTCAACATTGTGAGATACAATCCCTATAGCAGTCAACAGGGTGAAGAAAGTCTACGGGTGGATGACATAGCTGCACAAATCCAGCAATATATGCCCTGTAAGATTATTCCGAAAGTTGGTCAAGACGTATATGCAAGTTGCGGCCAATTTGTACCCAAGTAACCTTTAAATAACCCCAGATTTTTTGTGGAGATCAAACTAATGGAAATTGATGCAAAACTAATTGCAGAGCTTTGGGAAACAGTCAAGGACTTGATTCCCTCTGGCAAGCGAGACGATGTGGCACTGGAATTCATCAGTGTTTTTGAAGAAAATGATGTAGAGATTCATGATCTTGACTCACTGCGTGGTGCAGATGACAGCCTTGATTCTGCCCTTGATGAACTCTATGGAGATGTTGACGTAGACGACGACTGCTAGTATCAATTGTCATGTGGTTTAACAGAGTAAAAAACGACCTATCGCAAATTCCTGATATGGTCGACTACTACAACAATGAGCTTGAGGTTGCTCAAAAAGAATGCAAGGTTTTTGGCAGCCTTGAAAAAAACAGTCAAGAGCTGCCAGGTCAGGTAAGTTGGCGTTTCAGTCAACTGCAAGAGATTGAGGCTGTGTTGAAACATCTCAACAACCAAGTGGACAAAATGAGAAGCGACTTTTATCGTCGCTATCTCGAACGCTACAACAGAGAATTGAGTGACCGCGCCATTGAAAAATACATTGATGGCGAGGCTGATGTTCAAACAATGATGAGTCTAGTGAATGAGGTGGCATTGATTCGCAACAAGTATCTTGGTGTAATCAAGTCAATGGAGATCAAGGGTTTTCAACTTAACAATATCATACGCCTTAGGTCTGTGGGTATGAATGATATTGCGCTCTAACTCCCACAGACTTCATCCCGCAAGATCTGTTCCATCTCATCTGGAGTTACTTGGCCACATTCCAACACAGTGTAGAGCTGGGCTAGCTTATGGCCCCAGCTTTCATCATGCCTGTTGAGACAGTCAACAGTTTCTGCCATTTTGGTGACCAATATATTTTGACTTGTCCAAAGCTGCTCTAAAGCACTCACACTGCCTTTTAGTAAGCTGATCAATTCAGTCTGGGACAGTGTGTTTTCCTTCTCTAATGAGTTCTTCAAATGGGTCAAAAAATCATTTGGGTTATCAAACATCAAAACTTTGTTCATATGAAAATTATGAAAGATCTATTTTGGGTTTGTCTATTGAAACCATTACACTCCCTGCATGATCAAATTATTTTTTGCTATCTCAGCTCTTATATTCTCACTTAGTGATGCCTATGCTCAACAAACGCCGCCAAGGCCTATGGAGGCATGTCAATCAGAAGCGCCGTGGGGGTTTCCCACTGCCAATTTACCCACTGGCCAACCCATCTGTCGCATGGCTTATGCGTTATTGCACGACAATAGGGCAAAGATACCATTATGGACTGTCTATACGATTACGCCTGAAAAGGCCATGGGGTGTGGAAAGAGAAGTGATGCATTCTCTCCAGACCAAAGCTTGCCTCGTGGTGAGCGAGCTGAATTGGGCGACTATCGACAATCAGGATATGACACTGGTCACATGGTGAATTCAGCCGATATGTTGTGGAGTGTTACTGCTGAGCGTGAGAGTTTCATCCTCAGCAATATGAGCCCGCAATTGGCTAATGTAAACCGCGGTGCGTGGAAAACTCTAGAGACTGGTATCAGAGGATGGACCCAACAGACTAATGATACCTATACCGTTTACAGCGGAAACATTTATGATGTGATGACTGCCAAAACCATTGGCCGCAATGCAGTAGTAGTGCCCAACAGCCTCTGGAAGGTTGTTGTAAGCCATCGCACTGGCGAGGCGTGGGCTTTTCTTTTTCCCAATCAACCCAACATCTCTACAGAACTCAAAAGCTTCCAGGTCACAGTAGTTGAACTGGAATCTCTTGTGGGATATGAAATTCCCATGCCAGGCGATAAAACTGCTAAACCCTTCTTACTTCCTGTTCGATCTGTAAGTGAGGCTCGGCAAGCAGCTTGTACTTTGCCTCAGAGGTAATTACACCTTATCCCAAAAGGTCAAAACTGCTGACCGGGCAGAACTCAGTCGCATACCAGCAGCAACAGCCTTTTGAATAATGTCAGATTGAGACGCACCTTGGGGCTTATGTGTGCGGATCCATTCCCGGATCCTAGCCGCATAAGATCCATCCTTCTGAGAAGGGATCTTGGTGGTTGTATTTCCAGAGACATCAATCCCTGGAATAATTTGTTTACGCCAATTGCAACTCCGATCAATCCACCCCTTGGCCTTGAATCGGTACTTATGGCCCTTCTGCACCTTTGTGTGTCTATGAGCCGAGATCACCACTTCTTGCCCAGTGGAGGTAGTGTAGTGGTAGTTTCCGCCAGAGTATGTGGTTTTGTAGCTGTGGTAGATGCTGCCATTACCTCCCAGTGCTACACAAACCCTCTTCCAACCCTGGTCATGATCCCGGCCCAAACTGGGGTTCATGAAACACACGATGTGCGCCACCTCATGTGCTGTGGCATTTTGTAGCACATCATCAAACTCAGACCCTTGGATAACCTGTTGGTTGAAATGCACAGAATACTTACGAGTGAACGTGCGCTGGCAAATCCGGCAGCAGGCCTTTCCAGCCTTCATCCCTCGAAGGTCAAAGCGAATCGCAGTCTGCCGCAAATTCAAGCCATACAGCTGATCAGCAAGCTCAAAAAGGCTGTGCACCTTTTGAGTCATCTGTGCCAAGCGATCCATACTCACAGTCCCTTGTTTGCCCAGCAATGTAGCTGAATTTGCGACGCTGTCAATCCAGTTTAGGTCCGTGCCAGCTGAGCTTCCTGGGCAGCCTCCCGTTCAACCTGCCGAAGCAGAGAGTCGGAAACAGCTCCGCCCCCAGAGAGGATCACCAGGAGCCGGTGCAGACGCTGAGCAGAAGATTCGTGAGCCATTTTGTAGGTCCTTTCAGTTTAGTGTGTCAAGTGTTGAGCACGTGAACAGTAACGCCAGCCAGCTGAGGCATATGCTGGAGGGTGTTAGGGCTGGGTGCCATCACCCAAGCAGTCACCTCTCCATAGTGCATAACTCGGCGCTGGATTGTGAACTCTGCCTCACTCCCAGTGCGATGGCTCACCAAACGCAAGCCATCATACCAGAAGCTGTGGCCCCCGCGATCCACCTGACTGGCCTCCACCACAAACCTACGCAGTTGGCGGCAGTAAGTCATGTCCTTGGTGTTTACAAGCATCACTGTTCTCCGTGCAACAACTGCAATTTAGCAGATTTTTTGACGAGGTCAAGCCTTTGGTGGAAAAACCTTATCAAAAACCAAACCAGCAACCATACCACAGGATGCTCCCACCACAAAGCTCCAGAAAAAACTCAACTCAAACATTACCGACACAGCCACCGCTCCAACTGCTGCCAGGACTGCTGCCACTAGGTATGCAACTGCGTAAAACATCTGTTACCCTCTCTTGCACATTTATGCCCCAGCATAAGACTCCAATGACATCTGTCAAGCCCAAAATTCTCCAAATAAGACGGTTTTTTCCATAGACAAGCCAGCATCACACAGCTATATTGCGTGGGCAAACAAGGAGCATACGCAAATGGACAAGCTTACTACAGCACTGCGGAACAATGTAGTTGTTGTGACCTTCAAGAAGGTTGATGGAACGGTGCGTAAGATGCGTGCCACAACGGACGCGAGCCGCTTCATCTACGAAAGCAAAGCCACTGGTGAGCGCAAGCGCAATGACGGTGTTACTGTGCTGTGGGATATGGACAAGGGCCAGTGGCGTAGCATGCGGAACGACAGCTTGATTGAGTGGCAAGTGGAAGCTTAACTTTTTGAGGCAATGCAAGGAAAACCTCTTGCATTGCCTTTTCTCCCTGCTATACTGCTGAGGCAAACAAGGAGCCTACCAATGGAACTGGAAAACGCTTTTGTGCGTGTGATCAAAGGAAACACACGGCAGGGAGTGAGCGTTGACGGAACTGTGTTCCGTCTGCTGGGCCATCTCAATACTGATCAGTGGGGCACCTATATCACTGTAGATGGTCGTGGGCATGAAGGTACCCGGAATGGTAAAGCCCGGATTTATGTCAGCGCAACCGGCTATCAGATGATTGATGCCCAAGGTGCAGTGCAAGCTGACCCTGATATTATGAGCTTTGAGGAAACTGACTCCCGAACCGATGCAGAGATTGGTGCGGATCTCAAAGAGACTTTTGAGATTGTGGCTGAGATGACAGAGGCCACCACAACGGGTGTGATCAAGGGTTTGATCATCTCGGGGCCTGCTGGTATTGGCAAAAGCCACACTGTTGAGACGGTGCTGGACGAAACTGTTGGGATGCAATGCAAGCTTCAGGGCTTGGAGCCCAAGTATGAAATCATAAAAGGCAATCTCAGTGCCATTATTCTGTATTGCACCTTGTATCGCTACAGCAGCAAGGGCTCGGTGCTGGTGCTGGATGACTGCGATGGGCTGCTGTATGATGAAGATGGCTTGAACGTGCTGAAAGCAGTTTTGGACACCAAGAAGACCCGGCGGGTGCATTGGGGCACCAGCAGTACTGTCCTTGAAAAGGAAGGAGTGCCCACCAGCTTTGAGTTTGAAGGTTCAGTTGTGTTCCTCACCAACATCAAGTGGGACAATCCCAAGAGCCCTCGCATTGCCAACCATCTCAATGCAATAATGAGTCGAGTTCACTATTTGGACCTCAAGGTCGACACACTGCGTGAGCGTGTTATTCACATGCGTAATGTAGTTGACACAACGGACATGCTGTGGGAATACAATTTCAACAAGAGGGATGTGGATGATCTCATGGGGTGGGTGATGGAAAACATCAACCGGATTCAGTTTGTAGACCTCAGGACCGTGCTGAAGGCAGCAGACCTAAAGCGTGCGATGCCCACGACGTGGCGCAAGCGTGCTGATCGAACACTGTGCAAGAGGGGTTGAATATGCGAGTCACATGTTTTGTGCCTGTCCAGGAAGATTGGTATGGTAACTTCCAGATTGCGGATGACAGGCGGCACGATCTTACGCTACTCGTGCAGGTGAGTGCCATGAGTCTCAGCAATGGGCAATACCGGGTGTGCGTTTGGGGCAATGATGATTTTGGCTTTGAACGGGACTTTGAGCAGCCAGGCGAGGCCATGGTGCTGTATCAGCTGATTGTGAGCCAGCCCTATCCCACCCAAACTTGGCTCAAGAACCTTGATATGGTTCGGGCTTGATAGATACAGAAAGGAAAAATGGCATGAAGCGAGTGCTGGTGACTGTGGAGTTCACACTCCGCGATGACGACAGGCTGCATGAGATGAGCGAGGAGGCCCTGGCCACCGAAGTGCGCCATCTCTTTGAGCAAGAACAAGGGGGCGTTGCCATGTATGGCTTCACGGGCGTGATGGCACTGATGGCCAAGGAGATTTAGCATGACTACGGGCGAGAAATCAACAAAAACACTCCAACCCCACAACAAGGTAGTGAAGTCTCTTTTAAACCTTCGAGACGAACTGTATCTGAGATCGAATGATGCATCGTCTGACGAGATCTTTTTCAAGATCAACTCCTGCCTGTATAAAGAGTATCCCCATATCGGGGACACAGATGTAGCACAGGAGGAATAGCATGACACTGGACCAAGTTATCCGCAACCTTGAGAACACCATCCTGGGCAAGCGCGGCTTGCTATTTGACAGCATCAACTTTTACACAGGCGGAGATGGGGTGGCTGAGCGAGTCACGTCAGAGTTCCTCCGAGTGAACATCAGCGAGCTGGAGCGCATCCTAGCTGACCTCAAAAAAGTGCAAGAGGCAGCTACAGCAGCCAGCTGGGAACGCAACCCAGACCGTATGGGAGGTTGCTACACCCAAGAAGAGATTGACGCAAGCCAACGTTACCGCTAAAGTGCGCAAACAAGGAGAATATTCATGACACCTACCGATCAAGCTGCGCTGACTTATCTCGCAGAGTTCCTCAAGCGCAATCCGCAAATCCTGAAAACAGCTTACGGTAAGCATGCTGAGGGCAATGAAATGCAGGAGTTTCAAAGCTATTGTGAAAATTCCAGCAACTGGCAAATGTTGGGGCCGCGCCCGCCTAACGAGGATGACTATTTCAAGGGCACCAGTATTGGAGTGTATCTTGAGGGTTCCACCCCAAATGAATACGTTGAACCAACCAACACTGTGCCAGCCGTCAAGGTCTCACAGATGCGCTATTTTGCGGTGCTGGATGAGATGAGTGACTGTGGCTTCAACCTACTGGAAATGAAAGACGGCAGTTTCCGAGTGGGCCAGCTTGCTGACAATTGGCCGGAATAAGAAAGGAAATCAAGATGGGTAACATTCTCGTCGTAACTCTCATGCTCACAGGAGATCCTTCTTTTGAGCCCAGGCGCCTGGACACTGTGAGCAAAGGCTGCGAGTTCGAACGGGCCACTGTGGCTGGCATGAACCGTGCCGAAGCTGAGGCTGGAACCAACCGCCGCTATATGCCCTACTGCGTGGGGAAGATGTAAGATGCCTACTCTATGGATGTTGGTGGGTGTGCCTGGCAGCGGGAAGTCCACATGGCTTGATCAGCAGGGCTTTGGTCGAGACACTGCTATCATCAGCACCGATCAGCACATTGATGCTGAGGCAGCTCGTCAAGGCCGAACATACAGCGAGGTGTTCAAGGGCTTTGTGAAGCGTGCTACCTCCATCATGAACGCTGATTTGGCCATTGCCATCAAGGATGGAGACGACATTTGTTGGGATCAAACCAATGTCACCAGCAAAAGCCGTGCAGCTAAGCTGGCCTCTGTGCCCAACACCTACCGGAAGGTGGCAGTGTTCTTTCCCACTCCTGAGCCCAAGGAGCTGGAACGCAGGCTCGCCAGCCGGCCAGGCAAGCATATTCCCTGGAACATCCTCCAGGGCATGGCCAGTCACTTGGAGATACCCACTGAGGACGAAGGCTTTGATGAGGTTGTGGTTGTGTCATAGCGCACTGAGCCGGGGAAAATTGCCCTGATAACTCCCAGGGCGGGCTCCGTATTGGGACCTTGGAAACAGGGTTAAGGAGGGGTTAATTTGCCCGTTTAGCAGGAACCTCCGGCCATAAAACTATTGACACAACCACACACTACAAATACACTACTGATGATATCAATCCACTGAAAGGATATAAACATGGCTTTCTTCACTTCATTCTTCAAAAGCAAGATGGACTCACTGCACGATGGGGCAATCAAGCTGATGGCCCAATGGGACCCTGAGGCAGTTTCTTCAGCCCAGCTACGGGAGTGGGACACTCAGGCCCAGGAGATGGCTACGGCTGCTGCACGAGCTGAAACTGACAGCAAGCAGGCTGCTGAGCGACTAGCCAACATCCAAAGTAACTTAGCTCGCTACACGGCTGCTGCTGAAAAGCTGCTGACCGCTGGTAACGAAACTGCTGCCAACAAGGCTGCTGATGAAGCACTCTCGTATCAAGCTCAGCTGAAGGATGCTGAGGAAGAGGCTGCTGATGCCTCTGAGTGGGCTACTGAAACTCGCCAAGCTGCACAAAATGCCCAGCGACTGGTCCTCGAAGGCCGGCAGAAGCTGGACCGTGCTCGCCGAGACCAAGAGCGTGCGGAACAGGAGGCCAAGGTCTCTGAGGCACGCCGAGCAGAACGGGAACGTATGGCTGGCATCAGCAAAGGGCTGTCGGGTACAGACGCAGCACTGGATGCTATGGCAGCAAATGCTCGTGAGTCTCGCGAGCGCGCTGCTGCTAACCGTATTCGGAGTGATGCACTGGGCAAGGCCTCAGACAACGACTCTGCTGTAGCTGCTGCTCTTGCAGAAGTTGACGGCAAAGGCAAAAGCAACAGCCTGCACGAAAAGCTGGCTGCACTTCGCAGTAAGGTGTGACAAAAAATGGGGAGGATTGCTCCTCCCCATTTTTTAAAAGAATGGGTCAGTTATTACTAGATTGCCGTCTCGGGTCATAAAATTTGCATTGTGTAAATCCCAGGATGTTAATCCATAGTGAGTGGCATACGAAATCAAATTTTGGGATACTTGTTTCCAACTGGGATCTGGGGGACCAATCGTTTGCCAAATGTCCCAAAGATCTCCCATTATGTCAGATATTGACTCTATATCAATTCCCTCTGCATAGATAAAATCTGCAACTGCATCAAAAACATGGTCCACTAGGGCACGAACATTATATTTTTTGGCCAAGAGGTGCAAATATAGCAGCTCAGGCATATAATTTTGTGTTAATCTATTCAAACTAACAGGTAATAGTTTTTCCATTCGCACATACACATAAGGTGTCCCAGGAATAGGGCGTATATATCTACTGAATTTGGGAACATGAGTATTGTGTTGGTTGTGCCTACAAAACTCAACAAAGTGCTCATACCGGCTGCCTTTGACCCAGATGCGCAGTACATAAGACTCTTTGGGGTGTTCAGCAACAAACGCTTCTTTGCCTGTGCCCAATAATTGCCATCCATTTTTGCGCAATATTTCGCTAAGGCTTTTGGTTTTTAAGTCTTTTGTAATCTCTAGCTCGTGTAAGTTATGCATGGTGACTAGGTAACTTCAGGGGGTCAGAGATTACAAGAATATTGCCTCGTAGCATGAAGTTGCCATAATGCATATCCAGCTCACTAGGCCACTTTTTACTTTTTTGGTGTAAGGTCAACAATAAGTCTATTGCCTGTTTCCAAGAGCTGTCTGGTTTTCCAATTTTTTCCCATAGTTCGTTTTGAATTTGTTTGTCAAAAATACTGCCTCTTGAAAGTTCTCGGAGGTAAACCCCTACTGTTAGGGCAAAGTCTAATTCAAACTGATATCCCAGCAGTGTTGTTTGAATATACAAATATGCTAATTCTGGTAGATAATCTTTCATCAATTGATTTTGCGTAATGGATTTTAATATTTCCATTCTCACATAATTCATTTCAGTTCCTGGAATAGGTCTTACGTAGCGGCTGAATTTGGGAAAATGTGGATTTTCTTGATGTGACTTAACTAAATTGACCCAATCCACATAGGGCGTGTCCTTACTGAAAATTCTAAGCACATAGGGTTTTTCAGGATGACCTACCACTACAGCCTCATTACCCCACCCAACAAGCGCCCAGCCATGTTTGTTCACAACTTCTTGCCAGTGAACAGGTCCGCGCTTTTTCAATTGTTTGGTTATTTCCAATTCACTAAGTTGCATAAGAGTATTTACACTACCACAACTTGGCTGAAGTCAGATGCTAAATTACAATCAATACTTGAAACTGAGATGGAAACATGAGCAAAGTTGCAAAGATAATTATTCAAGACGAGGTAAACATTCAAATCACAGGGATCGACCTACCTGTCAAGAGAGCATTGGTTAATTCTGTCAAATACTTCTTGCCATCAGCTCGGTATAGTCCCGCTTTCAAAATGGGACGATGGGTGTTGCATTCTTACAACACCCTAATTACCAGTAATCCCTTAAATTATCCTTATTGTGATATTGCATCACATCCTAATTTCAAATGTACTTTGAACTGACTTATGCCATAATCCTTATGGCACTGGATACAGCATAGTCTAGGACTGATTGTTCCTTTGTTGTAAGGCGTCTTGTCCCGAGTTATCCATGCTCTTCGCAATGATTCTTTGTGTTCTTCGGAGCGATTGCGCCCCTTATGTTTTTGACTTATCTTTTGTCGGGTTTGTTCCGATTGTTTGCCCCTACCTTTTTCCAAATTGACAAGCATTTTTGCCCTAGCCTCAGGAGTTAACACCCGTTCTCTATTACGTAAACTTATGAGTGCCTTAGTAGATTCTGAATGCTTGCGGCCAGGACGAGCTTTCAAAGTCTGGCGTATTTTTTCCCGTGTGTCTGGAGATCGAACTGTTCCGCTTGCTCCATCACCACCATTTGTTTTGTTGTGTAATATGCCTGTTCCTAGATCTTTACGTCCCCATAGTTTTATATGCAATGATTCTATTTGGAAAGCCTGGTGTTCGGTCAGTCCCTCTGTAATTATTACAATATTAGTTGTATCCTTCGGTATTCGTATATTTTTTGTGTGAAACCTCCAGGCGCGCGCACCACATCCCTTGCCTACATAATACGGGGTGCCACATAATCCTTGATTAGTGGTTTCGCTGTCTTGATTTCTCAAATAATAATAAACATAGTATCCAAGGGGATACTTTCTGTAAATAGCCATATGCTGTTGCTCCTTCTAAGCGATAGAGTGGTTGGGAGCGCCAACTCCGTGAACCACAAGTCTATTTATGTCATTGCATTATTATATTGGCTGTGATACACTATGATATCATTTATTAATTATGGATTTATATGACAAAGATAGCTAAAATTATCATAGAAGATGAAGTGAATATATCTATCAAAAATATAGATTTGCCCGTAAAACGTGCAATGGTTAAGTCTGTTGAATATTTCTTACCACAAGCCCGATATTCCCCAGCTTTTCGTATGGGTAGATGGAACGGGTGCATGTCTTATATGACACTCGGAGGCAAAACCTATCTCAACATTCTGGATCGACTATTACCTGTTTTACAAGAACATGGTTATGAGTTTGAGATTGACGATCAACGTGCATTTCACAACATCAGCTTTCCATCAATTGATGAGAATTTTCTAAGTCCTTTGACTTGGCCTGCAGGGCATCGATTTGCTGGTCAACCAATTCAATTGCGAGACTATCAAGTAGACGCCATCAATCTCTGTCTCCAAAACCCACAAGGGGTCAATGTACTACCCACTTCAGCTGGCAAAACTATTGTAACAGCCACACTTTCAAAAATTGTTGAAGAGCGTGGACGAACTATCGTTATTGTTCCTAACAAGAATCTTGTGCAACAGACAGAAGAAGATTATCGAAATATTGGTCTTGATGTAGGGGTATTGTTTGGTGATCGAAAAGAGTACACCTGCAAACACACTATCTGCACATGGCAGAGCTTGAATGTTCTAGACAAAAAGAACAAAGACTCTCTTGATGGAGATCAGTTAGAGACATTTTTGAAAGATTTGGTGTGTGTGATTTGTGATGAGTGCCATGGAGTAAAAGATTTAAATGTGTTACATCAATTACTCACAAGCGTGTTCAAAAACATTCCCATTCGTTGGGGACTGACTGGCACCGTTCCTGAGGAAGAATACAAACAAGTGGGTTTGTTTACTGCTATTGGGCCGCAAATTGGAAGCCTTACTGCCAAAGAACTGCAAGACAAAGGAGTGCTGGCACAGTGTGATGTAACATGCTTACAAACACAAGAAACATTCCAATATGGAAACTACCAGGAAGAGTTGAAGTTTTTGGTCACAAATGATCAGAGGCTGCAATGGATGGCACAAACTATCGAGACAATAGCTGAGTCAGGAAACACACTTGTTCTTGTTGACCGTATTGAAACTGGACAAAAACTCTATAATCAACTAAGTGGAGCAGTATTCATCTCAGGAGAAATGAGTGCCAAAGATCGTAGAGAGCATTACAAAGAGATCAATTTCAGCGATAATAAAATAATGGTAGCCACATATGGCACCACGTCAACAGGTATTTCAATCAACAGAATCTTCAATCTAGTATTGGTTGAAGCAGGCAAAAGTTTTGTAAGAACTATTCAAAGCATTGGGCGTGGATTACGAATGGCAGATGACAAGAGCAGTGTTCAAATTTATGACATCAGCAGCAAGATGAAGTTCAGTAACAGCCATCTTAACAAACGCAAACAGTTTTACAAAACAAGTGAATACCCTTTTGAGGTGAAAAAAATCCGTTACTAGTGTGATTTCAATTTAAATAAGTGATCATCACATTAGGAAACTCCTTTGCGCATTTTGACCACAGAAAATACAGCGTATGACTTGAATCAACTTCCTGAAAAAGTGGATGATTTGCGCTATTGCGTTCTTGACTACAGTGATAGCCACAACATTGACTACTATTGGTACCCATTGATCTTCTTAGATATTTTCCATAGCCCTTGTGCAGATATCAAAATTGGACCTTACAACATACAAATGCCCTTGGATTGGAGCATTGTTGTGGGAGACAAACACGCTGGTGATTTGGAAATCATGAAGCTAGTGGACCTAAACGACAAGGATTTTGATGCATTTTGTATCAATCCCATAAAAGGCTACATGCCTGATTTCTGTAACATTGAAATTCTCAATGTGTTCAGTGATGTCAAGTGGTATTTTCCCAGATTGAAGAATGGACACATACTGGCCTTTCCATTGACCCAAGGCAGTAATCCCTTATGTGTGTTTTTTGTGAAAGAGCTGGGCAAGCTGCCCGATCAACTGGATATTCGCCAATTGGTCTAGCTTGACGTATTTTCTCTCGTGTGTATAATGGTTGAACACACGAGAGAGGTTGCTGTGAAGATTTTCAACGTTCGGGCTGGCTTTGCTACCAACAGCAGTAGTAGTCACAGCATTGTGATGATTCCAGCCGGAATGCGGGTTGGCACAGATGAGCACAACCGCTTTGAATATGGTTGGGAACAGTTCACCCTGGCTGATCAAGAAAGCAAGTCGGCGTATTTTGCCACCCAGCTATACCATGCTCTGGATAGGGAAAATGTGTCAGGGGAAACCGCTGTTCAGTTGATGAACAGCTGGCTTGGCACAAACTACACAGCAGACACTTTTTGCAGCTATGGTGTGGACCATCAAAGCATTTGGGGAATTTTCTCAAGCTCAGATCCTGTTGATGGTGGATTTGTCAAGAGCCTCTACCAGTATGTGATGCGCGATGATGTTGTTATCCTCGGCGGGAACGACAACAGCGATGGGCAAACACCCCCAGACGGCAGCTTTGAGAACGACATCACTGCGGCTATCCAACACTCGGGCGAAAAGCGCATTCGCCAGGATGGGGATTATTGGACCTTGTTCAGCCCCAGCAGTGGGCACAAGGTGCGGCTCAGCATGCAAGATGACGCTCTTCCTTACGTCAAGAGCACTTATCCTGAGCTCGTCGACGTTAAGCTGACCGACCACTGCCTTTACAAATGTAATTGGTGTTATCAGGGCAGCACCCCAGAAGGCAAGCATGCACAACTGAGTGAAGTTCTCAATTTGGTTGATACGTTTAGTCGGATGGGAGTGTTTGAAATTGCTTATGGTGGCGGGGAGACAACTGACCACCCCAATTTCGCAGAGATCATTCAGTACACCGCAAGTAAGAACATTGTACCAAACTTCACTACTTTTGGTGTTAAGTGGAGTTTGGATCGGGAGAAGGCATTGGCTGTAGTGAACCATGCTGGTGCTATTGGTGTGAGTATTCACAATGCCAAAGACTTGAACAAAATCTCCAAGATTAGGAGTAACCTAGACAATCACATGAAGAGTCAGGGCGAGAAGTGGTGGAAACTGCCCTCCATTATGGCTCAGCATGTGGTAGGCAGCGTGGACCTTGCTGAAACAGCAGAACTCCTGGAACGTTGCTGGCAGGAAGGTGTGAACGTTCTTCTACTCGGCTACAAAAATGTGGGATTTGGTGAAAACTTCGCCCCCCACGATCTCACTGGGTTGGACTTGGTTCTGCGACTTCGGCAGGAAAAAGGCCAGGCCCACTACAACGCCAGATTCAGTATGCTGGGAGTGGATACGGCTTTTGTGCAACAGTTTGACCCAATCCTGCAGGAACTGGAGATTCCCAGCGTGTTGAAAACTGCCGAAGAGGGTAAATTTTCAATGTATGTGGATGCAGTCACTATGCGGCAGGGGCCCAGCAGCTATATGCCAGATCAGATGGTTGATGTGGACACAAGTCAACTGCGTGACAGCATCTCCCAAGCCTATATTACCTGGTAGTCAAAAAGAAACCCTCTCAAGTTCGCTCGGGCTTGCTTGAGAGGGTTTCCAGAGTCCACTGCTTTACCAAGGCAGCGAAACTGTCTTAGGTATTGTTGATTTGCACAACAAGGTTGTCAGCAGCCTCAAGGCCCCAAGGAGCTAGCTCACCGGTTTGCCAAACATAGCTGCCAACCATAGCTTTTTGGGTCAACACAGCAAGATGGGCTGTAAGCTTTGTCACATAGTATGTGCTGCCATTTGCGTCAGTTGCCAGAAGGTATGCGCCGCCAAACACAGGTGTATCAGTAGTACCCAACGTGCAGAGAGTTTGCCCTTCTGTAGTTTCCATGATGTAGTTGTTGTCACCAGTTTGTTTGATGATATCGGCTGGCAAAACTGTGCCACCGTCAATGGTAACAGCATAAGGAGTGATAGCTGGCTCAGTTGTGCTGGTGAGCACTGCTGCGCCAGTTGCTGTAGCAGTACCGGCGCTGAAAGTAGGTAGAGCATCAGCTACACTAATGTAACCTGAACCAGCTGTTGTCACAGTAACAGAAAGAACCCGCCATGTTACATCCACACGAGCGTTGTTGCCTGAGCCGCCATCTAGGCTGAGGTTTGTGATATTGCTGCCTCCAGCAACCTTTGCAGGCAGTGCTGTATATGATCCGCGAACGGCCAAAACTTCAAAAGCTGTGATAGCTCCTGTGATACCGTCAACTGTGTCAACAACTATCTCGGCCTGCACAGTGTATGTGCCAGCAGTGGTATCACCTACCACAGCGCCGCCGCCGATCACTAGCACGTCACCTGCTGTGTAAGATCCACCAGCATTGTTGATGGCAACAGTGCGCAGTTCCATCACCACACTACCCACAGCTGAAATGCCGCCTGGTAATAATGGCGGGCTAAAGCCCACTGTTGGCAAACTAGTATAATTACCTTGTCCGGTTATGGTTACAGAGGCAACACCTTCGCCTCCAATTCCCGAGGCAGCCAAGCTGCCAAAATATTTTTTGTTAAGTGGTCGTCCCATTGCTTTTGGTCTCCTACGTGGCGTTCTAGGCCATACGGGGCGGGTAACCCCATAAAACTGCACCAATTGCAGTTACTGATATTTATATGGATGCCTTGAATGAACCAAGATTACAGCCTACAATTACACTAGATAAGGAAATATTATGGCAAAAGCAGCAACAGCAAAAAGAAGCTTCAAACTGGACCTTATGGTACTGCTGGAGGCTATTGACAAAAAGGATCGCGGATTTTATGCAAATTTAACTGAAGAAGAGCGCAAGGGCTTTGTACCGAAAGTGGTAGTTCGCTGGCTTTCTGCCGTCCCAGACTCAAATCCCTACAAAGAATATTTTGTACTGGCAGCTAATGATCTTGTGAACAATGGCTTATGGAATTTAGGCAAACATCCAGAACTGCAATACTTGCTGATGTGTGTTGCTGGTGTGGGGAAAAAACAGTACCATCAGTGGATCAGCACCAAGTCTACAGCTTCCAAGACACCCAAGACAGAGGCTTTGCTGACTCAATTGTATGGTGATGTAAATGAAGCAGAGATGATGATTTTGAAAACCAATCACAGTGATGAAGAGTTGATGGAAATTGCCAAATACAGTGGAATGGATGACCGTGGTATCAAAGAGCTCAAAGACGAACTCAAAAAAGCTGCCAAAGGCGATTGATTTAAATCGGCCCCACTTCTGCACTTGGTGTCAACAAGCATTTGCCAAAGAAGCAACCTTGGTTTCCCACAGTTGCGAACCAAGGCGCAGGAGTGAAGCCCAATACAATCCAGATGTCAAGCTGGGGTATGCATCATATCTATTGTTTAATGAAGGCACAGCACCGAAAAATACAACACTCAAGAGCAAAAGTTATCAAGAGTTTTGTGTTAGTAGGCATTACACTGAGTTTGTGCGCTTTGGCAATTGGTTGATTGAGCAGCAAGTTCAGGAGATTGAAACATATGTGCGGTGGTTATTGAAACAAAAAGCTGATTTCAAAAAATGGAGTGATGTGCTGTTATACAACAGCTTTTTGAGTGAGCTGTTGCATGATGAAACCCCTGAAATGGGATTGCAGAGAAGCTTGCGCACAGTTCAAAAATGGACTGAAGAGCAAGACTTGCCCATGCAAGACTTTTGGATAAAGGTAAATCCAAACTTAGCTACTCGATGGATATCACAAGGCAAAATCAGCCCTTGGATGCTATATAATTGTAACAGCGCAGTGGAATTTTTTGAAAGATGTAATCCTGAGCAACTGTATTTGATACAAACGGTTGCGCCAGTGAAAAAATGGAAGGTAAGACTGCTCCGTTATAAACAACAGGCTGATTTAATCAAAAGTGTGTTGACAGAAGCTGGAATGTAGGAAAAATGCATGAGTGATCGTTTGAATCTAGATATGTATGGAAACGAGGAAATGGAACCTGCTGCGCAGCCCACCTTGATCAGCAAGAGCAAGGTAAGCTTAACAAGCCTTGGCAAATTACAAAGTTTGGAAGTTGATGGCAAAAAGGTTGTGATGGTTGATCCTCAATGGATTGAAGATCTTGAACGAAAAATTATTCAAACATCACAAACCTGTATTGATTTACATAATCGTCTTATCAGAGCTAACAATAGTCTAACAAAGCTGACACAAAAAGTAGACACGTTGTCAAAACAAATGGATAGGATAACAGGTGGAACCTAAAGTATTGGCATTCCTTGGCGATATTGACATTGACACTGGAGATAGGAAAAAACTGCTCAATGTAGTTCCACATATTCCCGCCAGTATTGTCAAGAACAACAAGTATTCCTTGCACAACAGCGGTGTATATTTCCACAACGTCCCCCAACATCCATTTTTGGAATGTTGCAGCATATCTTATGATGTTGCTGAAGAAAAAAACTGTTACAAAATTGATATACTTAACAACAGCATCTATGCTGGGGTACAAAGTGAGGCACATCTATCACAGTTGATGAGCACTGCTCCAATGTGGGAACTTCTAGAACATGAAGAAGTTGTTAAGCAGCTTGCCCATATCAATAACCATTTTGATTTAGTACGCCGCTTGAAGCCCAAGAGCACTGTGCAATTGGCTATGATTTTGGCTTTGATCCGGCCTGGCAAAAGGCATTTGGTTGGGAAATGTCAAAATCAAGGTTGGCACAGCCTTGATCCTGAAATTTGGACTCCTGACCCTAACCAAAACTACAGCTTCAAAAAATCACATGCAATCAGTCTCGCTGTGGCTATCCAAGTGCAGCTCAACCTTCTGGTTGAATTAATTGCAAATGGCAGTTATAGTGTACAGGTATAAGGAGCAACATGTATGAGCAAATCACTAGACTGGCAACACTCTGCCAATATGTTTGGACACACTTACCATCTTACAGTGGGTGAGACCAAGGTATTGGTGCGCGAAAACCTGGAAAATGATTGGCTGTCTCGTCAAAAGAACATCAAAAAACACTTTTGGTTCCGGGCACCCAAGATTTCCCTAGCTGATCTTGGAACCACACTAAGCTTTCTCAGTGAACTGGAAAACAACTACCTCCTGGAAGTTTTTGGCGAAAGTGAAGACAAACTCAGCGCCAGCCTAAAACTCAGTGACGAAACTGATGCTGCTACAGTGGCCTGGACTCTCACTGGCACTTGGATGAAGTGGAGCAAAGGTGACGAAAAGGATCTCAAGTCTCGTCGTCCTGCACAAGTGAAGGTAGGCAAAGATGGCAGTGTGAAGGTGAAGGTGCAGGTGACCTCACTTGGGGACTAAGTCCACTCTAGATGCTATTGAAAGAGCATTGACCTATATGACCTTGTTTGAGGTTTGGGACAGCCAAACACAGGAAACTGTGAAAACCTGGCTCAACCTCCAGGGCATAGACTGCTTGTTGCCTGAATTTACTGCCCCTGATCAGAGTGTCACAATAGCCATCAAACTAGATGGCTGTGTGCACTTTTTGATGATCGGTGGCTAGCTTGTGCTCTTAACAAGCTGAACTGTGCGCTTTTTGCCACGCTTGTTAATAAGTGTGTCCAAGCTGGGTAAAGGGCCGCTTAACACAGTTACTTCTTTTCTCACAAAGGTCTTCAAACACCCTTTGAAGGGTCGGAACCGTTCCCGCAAGAACACATTGATGGGAATTTGGCGATTGCTACCCCACCAATAGAGCTCTCCACATTGGATAATCTCTTTTTTCTGTTGGATGCTCATGGTCTGGTCAATCACATACATGTGCAGCATTGTGTTGTCAGCATTTTGAACAATGCCAGTGTAATCTTTGTTGAGATAGCGGATTTCTGTTAAAAATGGCCATCTCTGTTGCGGTGTGTTTTCCATCAAGCCCTATTTAAGACACTCTTAAATAGGTGTAAATCTTTTGTTGATGATGTTATCCCAATGAGCTTGATATATCTCTACAGTTACAGACTGCCAGTTCAATTGAGCATGACTGATCATCGCGCCCCAAATTACAATAGGCCCATGATAAATTACAACACAAAAATATACAAAAACAACTACAACATTATTGATTTTGTTGTACGTAACAATGACCGCAGGCCTGTCAAATTAGTGGATTGCCAACTCAGTATCGTAATTGAGCATGCAGCTACACAGACAATAGTCCTGGAAAAATCTTGTACTGTAACAGATGAACTCAAAGGTAGAGCACAAGTTGTGCTAAGCAGCAACGATACATCCAATTGGAGTTTAGGCGGATATCGCTACCAAGTGAAAATCACCCGCCCTTATCAAAATCAAGAGATGCTTTACACAGATATCAACAATTCCACAATTGGTGATTTTGATTTGTATGACAGTGTGGGCGGCACATTTATTCCCAGTGTTACACTCAAGGGTTCTGAACTCACGCCCATAACAGTAGACTGGGATGAAATGAAAGAATGGTTGGTTAGTGGGGCTATTAGGGCAGAAAACAGTGTAGGTAACAACACTGGGCTATTTTCAGTTGCCTTCTATCAAACCAATTGGCAAGGGTACTTTAAAATACAAGCCAGTTTGGAAAACCTAGCACCAGTTGAGCGGAGTTGGTTTTATGTGGATCTCAGTCCAGGAGTAACTGAAGACTATTATGACAGCACAACTACCTCATTGCGGAGTTATACTTTTGCTATCAATTGTCGTTGGATCAGATTTGTGTGTATTCCAGATCCAATCAATCGAGGAACAATAGATAAAATACTCTACAAAATAAGCTGAAAGCTGACTATAATAGTGTATGAGTTTGATACACGAACTAATTATGCAGCATCTTCCAGTTCAGCGGAGAGTTACACCCAAAGGATGGGTAATACACAATGCAGTCTGTTGCAGCCATCGAGGCCACAAAGCTGATACTCGCATGCGCGGAAATCTTCGACTTTCAGAAGATGGTCAACTGGGCATCCATTGTTTCAATTGTGGGTTCAAAACAAGATTTGATGGCACTAGGTTAAGCAGCAGTTTTGAACAGTATCTTGACTGGTTGGGCGTGCCGCGAAGCAGCATTCAATCTTTGAAGATGGAAATATTACAAAAAGAACTGGATGGACGGATCTCGTCACCAGAATCTGTTAAGATCAGTTTCCAAAAATTCCCCACTGTTGAAATGCCTGAGGGCGCAAGGCCCATAGAGAGCCTTCTTTCCGAGTCTGAGTTTGACCCTGATTTTTTGAAGGTTGTTGAGTATATTGAAAGTCGTGGGGAAGACATAGCAGCTGGTTACGATTATTATTGGAGTCCCAACAAAAAACATCAATTGAACAATCGTGTGTTAATACCCTTTTACTCACATAACCAAATTGTGGGGTGGACTGCAAGATATGCAGGCTCGCCACCGCCTGGAACTTCTCGCTACTTCAACAGCAGCATACCAGATGGATATTTGTTCAATAATGATGTGCTGGATATTCCTGGACGCAAGTTTGCCATATTGGTTGAGGGTGGATTTGATGCTATTGCCACACAGGGCGTTGCAGCATTGGGCAGCGCTCTTAGTGAACAGCAAATATACCAATTGGTAGCCAGGGATCAAGAGATCATAGTGTTGCCTGACCGGCAGCGTAAGAATCAAGAATTGATTGACACAGCATTGATGTTTGGCTGGAGTGTGAGTTTCCCAGAGTGGGAAGATGATGTAAAAGATGCTGCTGAGGCTTGCAGGAGGTATGGTCAACTCTATACCATTACAAGTGTGATTCAAAGTCGCACAAAAAACGATGTTGAGATCGGCATCAAACGACAAATGTTTAGGGGATAACCTTGGCTGAAGCAAAAGATTACAACGAAGACGTGCAAAAAATGCTGGTAAGCGTTCTGTTGAGTGATGAAGAGATTTATGCACGCTGCCAAAACATATTGCAGCCCAAATACTTTGTGAACAAGCTGAGACCTGTGATGCGTTTTGTTATTGATTTCGCAAATCAATACAGGGCATTGCCTAAGCCAGCACAATTGAGTGCGCAATTTGGTATTGATTTTGAAAAAATTGACAACATCAATCCCCAACTGCAACAAGCTTTTCTGGATCAAATTGAAGAGTTTTGTAAAAACCGAGCCATTGCAGATGCTGTGCTGAGTGCACCAGAGTTGATTCAAAAAGGCAACTATGCTGAGGTGGAAAAGCGAGTCAAAGAAGCTATCTTAGTTGGGCTTACTAGTGACATTGGCACCAACTACTTTCTCAATCCCCGAGAGCGGTTGATGCGAATCAAAAACTCAAATGGTCAGGTCAGCACTGGTTGGAAAACTGTGGACCAAAAGCTGTATGGCGGTGTGAACAGAAAAGAAATCACCATTTGGACCGCTGGTTCAGGAGGGGGCAAATCCGTCACTTTGCAAAACATGGCAGTCAACTTAGTGAAGATGGGATTGAATGTCATCTACATCAGTCTTGAGCTTTCGGAAGAGATGATCTCCATGAGGTTGGACTCAATGGTGGCACATATCCCTACTACAGAGATTTTCAAGAGAATGGATGAGGTTGAGATCAAAGTGGTGCAAGCGGGTAAACGTGCAGGCACATTGTATGTGAAACAGATGCCTCAAGGCACAACTACTAACGACCTGAGAGCGTTTTTGAAAAACTATGAGATTGAGACAGGGCAAAAATGCGACGCACTTATGGTGGATTATCTTGATCTCATGTTTCCTAACAACAAGAGAATTGACGTTAGTAACCTTTTCATCAAGGACAAGTTTGTAACTGAGGAACTACGCGGGTTGGCAGTAGAGCGTAATATGGTGCTCCAGACCGCTTCGCAACTTGGGAGATCTGCGGTTAATGAAATGGAGCATGATCACAGTCATATTGCAGGCGGTATCTCGAAGATTCAAACCGCAGATAATGTGATCAGCATTTTATCAACGCCAGCCATGAGAGAGCGCGGGCAGTATCAATTCCAGTTTTTGAAAACAAGAAGCAGCAGTGGTGTAGGCAGCAAGGTTATTATGGGGTATGATGTTGAAACACTGCGCATCTATGACTTGGAAGAGAATGAAAGCGAAGTGCCAGTAAAAACCGCAGCAGATATGATGGCAGACTTGCGTAGGAAAAACACTGGGGCAACAGGTGCTGCACCTATTCCCCCTGCAAATACTGATACCATGTCTGCTCCAGCAAACAATCTTGCTAAGCTCAAAGAGCTTACATCCTTGATCAGGCGATAGTTACTCTGGATTTTTGGCGCTGATCCGGCGCAACAAGCTCATGGCTTTGGTTGTATCATTGGGATCAGCCAGCACCAATTTCATGAATGCAATGCTAAGTTCTGCCATCTCTTGACGTGTGAGCTGATGTTCTCTGCCCTGACGTAATTTATTCCAGGCACGGGTGAATAAGTTTATGTCCTGCATACCAAGAATGTCAGCCAATTGCTTGGGCATAACACTCCCTTGCGTTGGCTCTATAGGCACCGTTTCCTTACTACCAGGAACCATTGCAGCGCCCGGTGAACTATCCAGTTCATGTAATCTTTTAGCCAAGCTTCTCATTTGTTCTGTTAAAATTTGTGTCATAATGTGAGCCCAAAAACAGTGTCAAAAATATTTATGGAGTGAGCATAAATATTCAAAAATTGGGTTGACAGGCTTTGAACAAACAGAAATCTATTATTGAGGAATTGGATTCGCTCGTTCCAGTTAAAAACAAACACTCAGTTATTGAAAGTAGAGCTGCTCATGTAATCAGTAGTGCTATTCACCTTATTGAGCAACTCCATGCCAGCTATGACGCAGAAGTAGCTGAAGATTTAACCAAACGGTTAGTAAAGAGCATCTTATGTAAAGAATCAACCAAATTTATGCGTAAGCTTAACACTGTTAAAAAAGGAAAAGGTCATGAGTAATGCCGAGGATATGAGAAAGCTCATAAACAGTGTAGCAAAGCCACAGCTTGATGAGGCTTTTGGTGCCCCTATGGGACTTGGGCGTGAAATAGCATTATGGGCAAAGAGTTTTAGTAACCCAGCCGCAGCAGCCCAACTCACAGCCGGTAATTACGCCAACCAATTGAATTTAGCATGGCGACAAGCAGGGTTGGAAAATGTTTCAGCAGCAGATTTCATGAAATGGTATCAACAAGTTCGTTTTGGCGGGAAAGAAAGCACTACCAAAATTGGTGATCAGTATGTGAATCAAGTTGTTGCCCAAGTAACCAATAACGATTTGAGCAAAATCTTGAATGATGATGACCTCAAGAAGATCTTCTTGGGTTTGGGACAAATACAGCAAAAAGCTGCAAACAAGCTGCACACTAATTTGTTGGCCAAAGGCACACAGCAACAAGAAGCTGAGGCATTACAAATAATGCAAAGCTTGAGAATTACATTACCTAGACTAAGTCAGTTCTCCTTAGCAAAATTGGGCCAGACAATTGCCGCTGTGCCGCTTGGAGGCTCTAGCGCAGCAAAGCAAATACCTATCAAGACTGTCAACGCGGGTATGATTGCGTTTGCTCGAGATTATGCTAGGATCCGACCCGCACCAGTTCAGCCTCTACCACAACCGTTCCGAGTCACTAATACCCGGAATCTCACGGTTTTGGAAAAACAAGCCCTTATAGGGAAACTGGCTGATTTGGTGTTGGAAATAGTGATTGCTAATGATACAAACCTAGCAAGAGGAGGTGGCCCACAGCCACCCACACCGCCTCCAACGCCGCCCGCTAATCCTGTAAAAGACCTTACTGACCTGATAACAGACTTGCGCACGCAAGGATTTTCAGATGATATGATACGATTTATTATAGCAAACTTACGTGGAGGGGCGCCAACACCATGAAAAATCATGTTTCTGATGCAGAGCTAATGCGTCAACTTTTAAACAGCATCGCAAATCCCAAGGCAACACGCTTATATGAAAGTGTTGCATTGCAGGAAGAGCAAGTGATCTTGGAAACTGAGCGACAGGTTCAAGAGAAATTGATTCCTGCTTTTCATGCAGTATTTGAGAGCTACAAAGGGCGGGTGCAAGAAGCTGACGCACAAGGCTACACTGACGAAGAACTCTTGGCGTTGGCTAAGAAATATCCCAACATACAGGACTTAATTGCTGCACACGCAAACCTACGCGATGAACCAGCAACACAAGACTTAGACAAAGATAGTGCCTTGCGGACACTCAAAGGTGCCGCTGCAACCATCTTGAAAAAAACTCAAAGCAGTGATCCTTTAGTGCCTCGGCCTGTGGAGTGGGTAGACAATCGGGAAGATAAACTTCAGCAATCCTTGAGCAAAGCTGACCCCAAAGGCAAATACAAAAAACTGGGTGCAATATTCCAAAAATTGAGCAAAGTTGTTAAAAACCATCCAAAAACAGCTAATGCAGTTGTGGGGCTAATGGGTGTGTCAATTCCTATTTTGGCATCAGGATATTGGTGGGCGGCTCCAGCAGCTCTTATTTTAACAAAGACCGTTACAGATATGCTGAACGGCGCCAGCTTTAAATCAGCTGTTGCAAAAAACATTACATTTACTGCTATAGGGGCAGCAATAGGCGGCGCAATCCGTTATTCAGACGCAATATCCAATACATTAGATTCATGGTTAAGCGGGCAAAGTGAACCAATTGGTACAGGTATCCCCTCTGGTGAAGTAGGATATGATGAACCGGACAGAACAGGACAGCAACAGGCTGCAACGTCTACAACAAAACAACAAATCGACAACAAACTGGACGAACCTGATGAGCCAGGGGAAGCAGGTAGTGATGACGCCAGAGGCGCAGGAGGACCCTATTTCCCAGGGGAAGCAGGTAGTGATGACGCCAGAGGCGCAGGAGGACCCTATTTCCCAGGGGAAGCAGGTAGTGATGACGCCAGAGGCGCAGGAGGACCCTATTTCCCAGGGGAAGCAGGTAGTGATGACGATAGCCAAGTAGACAGTCAAACATCTAGTGAGGCAGGTGACTATGCTCCAACCATCTCTATACCATCCCAAGAATACACTGTGCAAAGAGGCGATAATCTAAGCACCCTCGCACAAAAGAATAATCTCAGTGTGCGCGAATTGCTTGCTGCTAATCCTCAAATAACAAATCCTGATCAACTCAGGACCGGAGAAACAATCAATATCCCTTCTGAAACCGGCAGTAACACTTACGATCAGGGTGTTGGCACTAGATCAGACACTCAAGCGGGACTACGCAGCGGTCGCTTTACAAACAGACAAGGATTTTAACAATGGCGTCACCCCCTAACTTCCCAAAATTTGGGCCAACTCCTACAGAGCGCGGCCTACCGCCGAGGCCGCGCACCACACAATCTACTGCTGCTGCACCAAGCGGTTCAGGAACTGGTCAGCTGTCTGCCAGAGTACAATCTCAATTAGAACTATTGCGTCAAGAGTTAGCCAAAAATGGGATCACTCCAGAAATACAAGCCCGCTTTCGCAAAGACAACCCTAATGAGTTCACTGGATCCGTCGATCCTGTTGCACCTTCTGAGCCCCCGAAGCAGGGTGCGACAGCTCCTACGCTTGCTCCTACGCTTGCTCCTACACAGCCTGGTGAGCCACCAAAGCTGGATTTTGCTAAATTTGCAAATGATGAGCGAGCCCGTTTACAAGACAAAATTGAACAATTGAAAAAAGATCCCAAATATGCGTGGTTGACCCGTGGAGCACTTGGGCCTGATATCTTGCAAAAAGCGTTTTCCCAAGCTGGCGGGCCTACTCCCCAATCCGTTACTAATGTGCCTGCAACTGGTGCATCAGCCAGCAAACCTTGGGCAGCAGCAGACTGGGTACAACAAAAACAACAAGGGTTCCAGCGGGATACAAAACTGGCACAAGCCCTTAGTCCAAAAAAAGAAAAACCTTATCGCTTGAATATCGCCGGGGATAAAGTTCAATCAATGCAACTTCCAGCCTATGGCCAAAGTATGCCAGCTACCTCCCAGCCATCTACAGTACAGCCTAGTCCAGCCGCTGCCCTGTCTGCAACATCTGCTCCAAGAGCTAAAAGACAACCAAGACAGCCACCAAAGGGCGTTCAACAAGTGAAAACAACAAAAGTAACCAAATACAAATGAGATTAGCATCTCCTATTACTCGCTTCTCTGAACCAGAAAGCATTGTGGCTGAAAGCAGATTACTTCCATTTTTCAGTTCTTTGTCAACTTTGAATCAGGACAATGCAGAAAACCTTGTGTTTCTGTATCTTGTAAGCCTACAACTCCTGCGTGTAGAGTCAAGCACACAAAAGTTTGCACAGCAATATGCTAACAAAACATTACGCTATAGTAACTTTCGCACTTGGCATCCTGGTGCCCCTGATTTATATGACTTGTTGTATTTTGTATTGAACAAGGAACCACCTTCAATGGACGAACGTCTTGTCAAACGCTTCTTGAAGAATATACAAAACACAAATTTTGATCAAAAACAAGCATCTCAGATTCTGTATCAAATTGAAACTTCATTGCGCATCAAGACCCAAAACTATCGCAGTATTAGACGTATTGTTGCTGACTGGAATTCCCTCCATATTGACTTGGATGGCAAAAAACTGTGCGTTACCCGATTGCTCCAAGCATTACGATCTAGAGCAGCTCGTGGGGACATAGTCCATGAATTGGACAATCTAGCACACTCTCATAATTGGGAATTGAAAGATGTTTGTGATCCCGAAACTGGCGCAGGCTGCGTTGCTCCGCAAGTGGGTCAAGGCCCAGAAAAGAAAAAACTCAGCTTGTTGAAACAGCTTGCCATAACAGCAGGCATTGGTATAGGCGCATACTACCTTGGAAAGGCACTGGCAGGAGGGATCAAATGAAAATAAGTGAATTATTGCTCAAACCATTAACTGAAATGGCCACAGGCGGGAGTAGCTCAGCTGGCTCTATCGCATCAGTAACCAATCCTTTTGGTATTGTAATGAGACGCCCCAGTTTGTTTGGATATGTGCCAAACAAGCCAAAAAAGCGCAAAAAAAGTCGTAAACAATAAATACCCTTGCAATAATGCACTCTTAAGGAGACAAAACTATGGCCTATGGTCAAACCAACGTAAACGGCGGTTCTCGCGGTGGCGAGTTCCTAACCGGCAATCTAAATTTCTTCCAACTGGTAACTGTGATCCCCTGCTTTCCCACCAATGTCACAGCTCCTTTGGCTCAAGCACTGAAGGCTCGTAACTGGACCTCTTTGAGCGCCAGCCGCACCATCACCATTGTGGATGGCAATGGAGCAAGCCAAACCTACACCAGTGACGCTGCCTACAATGACGCTGGTGCAAAGCAAGCTAACCTCACAAAGCTGTTGAACACATTTGCCACTCGTGCTAACCCTGTGATCGTAGCTGTGAGCACTGCTGCTATTGCTGACGGTGCTGGTGCAACAGTGTTGACCAGTGGTGTAAATGCTGTGGACTTTGGTAGCGATTTCAATGGCGCACAAACAGGTTACTACATCAACCTGGCCACTGAGCGTAACCCAGCTTGGTTGTTGGACACAAGCACTGTAGAAAGCAACACAAATGGCTATCAGTTCCTGAATGCCATTGACGGTGTGATCACAACAGCTACTTCTGTTATCGCTGCAACAAGCTTTGTTGTTAGCGGCAGCAGCGTTGCCCGCAACATTATCGGCAAGGTTCGCGAAGAACTCTAAACCTTATTGGTATAGACAGTGTACAAAAGGCGCAGAAATGCGCCTTTTGTCGTCTGTAATGTTCGCCGTCTAAATATACGATATTTGTGTGAGAAACAAGATGAATACTCAACAACTTTTTGAAACCCACAAGGCCACAAAAACTGTTTTTCAAAGGAAAAATGGAGTATTGCGTGCTCTTAACATTCCTGTGGAAAAATTAGATGTTAACTCCAAACCTTTAAAACCCATGTTTCCTATAAGCAGTGACCGCAATGACCCCACTACATGAAAACAGCATTGCTGACGTTGTAAGAATATTAAGCAAGGCCAGTAGATTCAGCCCCAAACAGGTAAAACAAGCTGTTGATGACCTTCCAGCTGATCAACTGATAAATTTAGTCGCTAGTGTTGAAAAACAGAATATCAAACAAGCCTTACAACTATTGCAGTTCACAAACATGGGCAGCAAAAAAACGACGTTAGAAGATGTACAAGACAAACTACATAGCTTGGAAAAAGATTCCAAACTAGGACAGCGTACAAGAATACGCCAAATTTTAAGTATTGTAGGATCGCTGAGCGATCAAGATTGGGAATTGACTTGGCCTACTCTTGATCCCAAAACCATGCAAGGACTGTATCATCATGTTTCCAATCAAAAAACAGAAAACGTTACAAAATCGCAAGCACAAACGATCCTCCATCACGCCAAGGAAGAATTCATGGAACAAGTAATTTACAAAGATCAAATTGTTGAGGTACGTGTTCCTCGTGGTCCCAATAACACTGTGGGTATTATTCTTGATCACAAGTTGACAATGGTGCCTCGAGCTGATTGTGGGCCAATAAATGAACAGGTTATGGGCATGACGCAAATGCCCAGTTTAGCCAGGATGCTGACTTTGGCAGGTGTAGACACATTGCCAGAAGCCTCAGATGGGATTCGTGAAGACAAGTTGCCTCTGGGCATGCGCGTGGTTGTGGAATTTGATCCTGAACAACCTATGGACAAAACGAGAGTTAAAATTTTGAATGTGGACGCAACAGTTACACTAGAAGGCCTCCGTTTGCGAATACAACGACAATTCCGTGATTTGAGTGCTGACTTAACAAGCGGAAGCCCTGACTATAAATTTGCAGGTGCCAATGCCAAGAGCTTAGCCAACAGTTTGGATACTATGCAAGCTGCCTTACAAGATCTTCAAATCATACGAACATCTCAAGGTGCTGGCAGCAATATTCCAGAGGTGCTAGAGAATGAAGATTATTGAACTGGGTGCATGGCGAACGCCAGTCAGCAATGAAGAAAATCTTTTGATCAATAAAATAACTGGCAATCAAGGCTCAATAGCCAAAAGTTCTCTTTCGGATAGAGAAAAAGTGGTAGCAAAAAATCTTGTAGCCCGTGGAGTGTTGACACGAGTTAAACGGGATGATAAACTCTATTATAGCTTTGACGACCCAAGTGATCAATGGAGAATCTAGTATGACAGTTAGTAATGAAGACAAAGACGCAATGAGCCGTCTCTTGCAGATTATGAACGGAGAAAAAACTCCACAGAGTCCTCGCTCAGCGCGCAGTCCAGCCAGTTCTGCTCCCCTAGAACTGGCTGGTGCTGGGCAAGTTACTAGGGCAGATGTTGATGCTATGGCGCAAGTGTTGACGCGCCTAAACAATGTTGTAGGTCAAGTGTCAACAGATATCTTGTTGGAAAGTGACAACAATCCTGAGCTAGCACAAGCTCTTGTAACTGAAACAACCTATGCTGGTATCAAAATAGGGCGCTATGAAATCAAAATCAATCTAGATGAAACTAGGCTGGTCAACAAACAACATTACAGTGTTGTTAACAAGATTTCTGGTGAAGTTTTGGCTCACGAACTAGGCCTTTATGAAGCTGCACATGGCTTGGTAAAAATGCTAAACAGCGGCCTCTATATCAACAGCCAAAGCGTCAGAGATCTTTTGGAAGCGGAAGCCGCCTATACTAGCCACAAAATGGATGCTATTCGATTCAAGCGCCGTGCCAAAAAGAGTCTGATTGAAGGCAAGGGCCACGATACCAGTCTATTTGAAGCACGTCGAGTAGCAGCAATGGATAAAGCAATGACAGCTAAAAGTCGTATCAAAAAAATCTACAACAGCTTGCCATGATACTTGTTACAGACCAAGCACAAACACAACTGTCCAAAATTCTCCCTCTTGGGGGAAGATTTAGGATTCTCATTGAGAGCGGTGGATGCAGCGGCTTTGAAAAAAAGTTTGAAATCTGCAACGATATTCGCCCTGACGATTTTAACTTTGGACATGTATTGATTGACCCACAAAGTCTGGAACTGTTGGGCAACGCCACCTTAGACTATAAGATCAGCTTGGGGGAACAAAAATTTGTCCTAGACATACCCCAAGCGTCAATTTCCTGCGGATGTGGTAAAAGCTTCAATTTTTGACAAGAGAACCCATAAATAGATCTAAACATTGGAAGTTTGGATCATGTTCGTCAATTCTCTAGATTTCGACAGAGACAGAAAACTCTCCCAAATATTGCACACTTTGAAGCATGTGCATCAGTGGGAATTAGCCTCAGATGACGAAATCTCTCTATTAGAAACGCAAAGCGTCTATGAGGCTTTGAAGCAAAAAATTGTTGAACAAAGTGCATTCAACAGTTATTACAACAACCCTGAATACACCAAAGCAGCATTGATTACTGAAGCTGTATATATGCTGCTGGAAATTGCCCCAAAACGACGCAAGAAATCTGTCAAAGAGGGTGAAGAACAATATCGCAACAAGGACCATTACATGCGCAAAGGCAACCTCAAAGAAAAAATGGCCACCAGAGACTGGGATGGCGACGGAAAGATTGAAAGCGAAAAGGATGAGGTTTGGGGCAGCAGAATGCGTGCTGCTGATAAAGCCAAACAAAAGAAGAAGAAGCTGAAGGAAGATCAAAACCTAGAGCAAGCTGAAACTCTCCTGGCTGCCAAAGACATCAGTGACCAACTTCAAGATATGGCGGAAGATGCTGCCAAAATGAGTGTAGATGCACTTATGCCATTGGTTGATACAATGAAAGCTCAATTTGGGCAGGAACAAGCTAATGCATTCAATGAAGTTTTGAAAACCAATCTGCAAAGTGTATTGGATGCGGTAATCAAAGCCAAAGACGAAACTGATAATGCTATTATGGCCTTACAGGGTGGCCAAACACCAGCAGCCTCTGCAGATATTTCTGCTCCAGTGCCAAGTGACCCCTCACAAGAGCAGGGTGCAGAGATTGACTTGGATCAAGAGTTTTCTGCTAGCCCTGCAACAAGCGGTCCTGTTGAAGAGCCTTTGGGTCGTGCCAGCAAAAGAGAGTTGGATGAGGCTCGCAAAAAGTGCATGGAATGCGGCACAGGTGTTTACGAAACTCACAAGCCCGGCCACATGGTATGCAACAACTGCGGCAGCAAAATGGTAGCTGAGGCTTGGGATACCAAGATGAAGACTGCCAAGAAAGACATTGGCAAGTGGGAAGGTTACTCCATCTCTGAACTCAAGGCCCGGAAGAAAAAGTTGATGGTCAAAGAAGAACGCAGTGCCAAAGAACAAAAAGAGGTCCACCAAATCAACTTTGCTTTGCGTGCCAAGCAGGAAAACAACTGGGGCAAAATCAAGGAAGCAGATGAAGGCAGTGTTGCTGAACTAGCTACTATGGCTATTACCGGCAAAAAGAAAAATGGACAAATGCTGACTCCTACTCAAAAGAAAGCTGCACAAGATGCTGCTGAAAAGCTATCTAATGCCAAAATTGACGAAAAAATCACAAAGAAAATGAGTCAAGGTGAAATCATAAGTGACTTTGTTCACAGTGATGATCCCAAGTTCAAAGGCAAGAACAAAGCTGAGCGCACAAAAATGGCGTTGGGCGCCTATTATGGTATGCACCCAGAAAACAGCAAGAAGGAAGAATCCCAACTAGCTCAAGTCAATGCACTCTTGGAATCACTTATCAAAAAGTTCAATCAACTCAAGACACAATTGGCGGAACACAAGACTCAGTTTGCCAAAAAACTAAATGAAGGTCGCATTACAGATCCATTGAATTTAGGTTATGGATTGGAGGGCGATGCCATTAGACTACAAATGCGCTCAATCAAAGAGAAAGTCCAAGAAGCACAAACAATACAAGGTAAAGTTCAAAAGCTTATTTCCAACAGAAAAACAGCAGTGGCAGAAGCACAAACAAAACTACAGAGCTTGGATAAAAATCTTGGTTCCACGCCCTATGGCGTAATTGGTATTCAAACCAACGGCCAAAAAGTGCATCGTTTGTTTGAAAGTGCTGAAAAACGCCTGATGTGGCTTGAGTTCCAACAAGACACATTGAAGGAATATCGTTTGATAGACCCCAGCAACATAGACAAAGCAAAACAGTATTTGAAAAAGCGTATTGAGCGCTAAGCAAAAAGGGAGTTTAAAAACTCCCTTTTTTCATCTCCGTCCCCCATTGTTAAATACTGATTATGAGAGCACATGAATTTTTAAATGAAGCCAACAATGTTGATAACATCCGCGAGCAACTTGCGTTGTTGTTAACTACATTACATGCCAATCAAGTTCCTAGTGTGAGTTTGAAACAAATACGTCAAAGCCTTGAAGGTTCTGGATTTTGGGTTACCAAGAAATGGATTCAAGACAATGCTAGGAACATAGGTATTGTCAAAGATGTTGACGAAAAAGAAATCTCCCTTGACGTGGAAACAGACGATCCAGAGCCTGAAGCCAAAGATGATCAAGAGGATCAAAAAACTGTAGAGAAAATGGCCAAAAAAGCTTTGCAGAGGAGAAAAGACTAATGGTTACAACTAGTTGGTTTATTACTGCTGTTGAAGCAAGAAACAATATTGTCAAAGACATTGCAGTTCATAGTGAAATAACAGGTATTGAACGTGAAATACTTTTTGCTGTGCAGCGAGGTGATTACGAAGTCGACGTTACTGACAATACTTTGATAACAGAAAGCAGTCCTGACCCTGTAATCCCCTTCACTGTTGATCCAGTAACAGATACTCTAACAATCACCTCGCATCCATTTCGTACCGGTGATGTTGTGGTAGTGAGCAGCACTGGTGAGTTACCCCCGCCACTGTTGTCTACAAAATATTATTACGTGATTTACATAAACCCAGACACTATAAAACTGGCAACTAGCAAAGCCAATGCAGCTAGTGGTCAGCCAATTTCCATAGATTTTGGTCAAGGGGTAACAACAGTTGCAGTCTCGGATCCTGGCAGTGGATACTTGAGTCCGCCCACAATTGGTTTTGTTGGGGGTCAACCCACTATTCCCGCTACTGCACAAGCCGTCTTACAATCTTCAGGTCCTGTAGCCATAGTGAGTTTGCTCACAAGTGGCTCTGGTTACACTGATATTCCAAATGCCAGTTTTTTCACTGTGGGCACCGGCGCTGTCCTAGGTCCTTGCACATTTAAAGTTGTAAGTGTAACAGTCTTATTTGGGGGCAGTGGCTATAATTTAAATGATCTCATCTATGTAATAGGCGGGACAGGCACAGCATTTATTGCCAAAGCAACAGGTGTTAATGGTGGTGCAGTAACATCTATTTCCGTTACTAACGCTGGTAATTACAGTGTACTACCAACATTGAGTGGTGCTATTACAAGCTCAAGTGGCACAGGCTCTGGTTGCCAATTCACACTCAGCATGGGCATATCTAGCATCAGCATTTCCAACGGAGGCATACAGTATGTGAATCCTCCCTTGGTATCAATAGGCGGAGGTGGTGGAACAAATGCCACAGCTACGACTCTAATTTCTGGCGGCGCTGTAGTAAATGTTGTAATAACAAATCCAGGAGCTGGGTTTACTGGCCAACCCACTGTACAAGCCCTTGCTGGTAGCGGAGCCACTGCATCTGTAAGATTGTTACCAACAACTGTTGCTACAGTTGCCATAACCAACAATGGTGGTGCAACATATACGAGCGTTCCAAATGTGTCTATACAGGCTCTTGGTAGTGGTGCCACAGTGTTCAGCATAAGCATGCTGACTGTGGGTGCTTTCCTAATAAATGCAGGTGTTGGCTATACGCAAGGAGATCAACTCCTAGCAAGTGGCGGGATTGGATTGGCAAGCACACAAATACAAGTGCTCACTACTGACAGCCAAGGAAGAATTTTAACGTGGAATATAGTCAACCCAGGCATATACACAGCCTTGCCACAATTACAAAGTAACAATTTTGTGGGTGGCAATGGTATAGGTGCAAGCTGGACATTGACTATGGGCGTGAAATCAGTAACGTTAGCTAGTGGTGGAAGTGGTTATATTACTAGCCCCTTAGTTGTGTTCACAAGCGGTGGTGGTGCCGGAGCAGCCGGATATGCCACAATCTCTGTGGGTGCAGTTTCCCAAATAATAATTACAGACAATGGTGCCAACTACACTAGTGTTCCTATAGCAACCATAAGTGGCGGAAGTGGTGCAACAGCGCAGGCACAGTTGACACCAACTGGGGTAAACACCATTACTGTGGACGATCCAGGTTCAGGTTACGTGACAGCGCCGGAAGTCACTATAAGCGGTGGCGGTGGCACAGGGGCATTGGCAATTGCTGATCTTATTGGTGATGTTATTGACACCATTACAGTAATTGATCCTGGGTCTGGATATACAAGTGCACCTAGCGTAACAATTGAAGGTAATGCTGTGGGAACCGCTAATATTATACCCACTACATTACAGAGCATAAGTGTAATTGCCAATGGCACTGGATATACACATGTGCCTTCAGTAATAGTTGCAGGAGCCGCAACAGCAGTAGCACGCATGGCACCTACAGGTATTTTGAGTGTAGATATTATAAATGGTGGCACCAATTATGTTAGTGACCCCTTATTACTTTTGGGTTTTGGTGCCGGCCAAATAGGCACTCCTGTGGCCCCCACCAGCAACACAAATAGAAGTTTTAGCATTGAGCTGATTCAAGTCTTGGAAAGTGGAGATGAGTATCAGACTATACCATCTGTAACCATAAGTGCACCGGATATCTCCACAGGTATCCTTGCTGTGGCTGTTGCCTCTCTAGGAAGCGGCACTGGCAATTTTAGTTTAATACAATATGAAGCCAGCCGAGACTATTACAAAGTATGGAAAAATCAAAGTCCCAGTAGTGAATTACTAGTGCGTCCTATGGCAGATCAAATGAACGCTGTCATCAAATACTTCACAGATTTGGGGTACACTATCAATAGATACACTAACACGTCAACAGGTGATACAATTAGCTGGAACGTTAAGTGGTAACTGATGAGAAGCGACCGTAATCCTTACTTTTTCTTGAAAAAGAGCAAGGACCCTCAGATTCAGCAACTGTTGAAAGATGCTGAAACCCTTTGTCCGCATGACATCCAAAAAATGAACGTCAAGCCAGATGTAAAAAAGGCCATGATGTTCATTGCTGAGTTTGGTCAGAAAGACAAAAGCCAACATACCGCAGAGCTTTTGGCTGACAAAATGTCCCAGTCATCTGTTCCAATATCCACTATCTCGAAAGAAATTTGGCAATATCAAGGCTCTACAATTTTTGTAGCTGTAACGCCTACTAGCAGTATTGAAGTACAGCCCAACAGTTATTTCTTAAAAGATCAAGAGAAAATATTCATAAATCACAATTGGTTAAGATTACAAATAAGCAGAGAACAAATTTTAGCTAGCAGTGTGTTTCATAGTTTTGGTAGCTTTCAAGATCTTAACTTACTGAAGAAAGTTCAATTGGAACAGAAATACAGCAGGACATTGCAATAGAGCATCGCATCGTATAAAGTCACAGTTATGATCCCAGTTGCATCCCTTTTTGATTATGGTCTCAGTAAGAGAAGTGAAGATAATGGAACGAGACACTATCTAACCCCAGATGGCCACAAAGTGCCTTCAGTAACAACAATCTTAAGCAAAAGCAAGGATATGACTCATTTGCTGGAGTGGCGGAAACGAATAGGCGATGCTGCGGCTGACCAAATCACAAAAGAGAGTACTGGGTTGGGCAGTATGATGCATAGTCATCTTGAGTGTTGGATCAAACAGGAAGAGCGTCCAGGTGGCACAAATGTTGGTCGAGTTATGGCCAAACAGATGGCAGATGTGATTATTGATCAAGGACTGTCAAACGTATCAGAAGTTTGGGGTATTGAAGTACCTCTACGGTATGAACAGCTTTGGGCTGGGACTACAGATTTGGTAGGTGTCTACAAAGGGCAGGAAGCTATAATGGATTTCAAAACCACCAACAAGCCCAAAAAACTTGACCATGTGCAAGACTACTTTCTGCAACTTACTGCCTACATTATGGCCCACAATCAAACCTTTGGTACCAATATCCAACAGGGCGTAATATTCATGGTCAGCCGAGATCTTTCGTATCAAGAATTCGTGTTGGAGCCACATCAACTGGAAGAGTATGAAAAACTTTGGTTAGACCGGCTGATGATGTATTATGACAAACACCCTATGCCGTCTTTGATCAGCAATGAATCCATTTCTTCTTGATCCCAATAGTAGGCGCTTATCTTGGAAACTTCTCAGAGAAAACGTATCTCAGCAGTCTGATCCAATTTCCAAAATAAACTTAGCTCTGACTTTTTGGAAACAAGCTCCTATCGAAAATCCTTTAATAGACTGGGACAATGCCCAAAAATGGCCCTCACCATGGGAATTGCTACACAACAATCGATTTTGTGAAGGCGCTTTGACTCTTGGTGTAGCCTACACATTGATCTTGAGCAGTCCTGAACATTTTCAGGACTTGTCACTGTTATTGATAACTGATCGAGTGAACCATGTTCAAAAAATTGTTGCCAAAACACATGGACAGGTCTTGAATTATGGTTGGCTAGACCAGTTACCTGCCTCTGTAATCAGCAGTTGCCAAGTGCATTCTCGATGGTCATTTGATGGCCGCAATTGGCAAAGCCAATTTAGTCCTGAAAAAAAATAGTAATTTATAGGGTTTGGGCAGGGGTCATGGATTTAAATAGCCCACGATGCCATTTACAATAGCATTTATAATCTTGCAAACAATTTGAAATAGACTGGAAAGGTATGCCATGAGCGTAAGGTCCGACAGCATTTTTGTCGTTAAAAGAGATGGTCACAAAGAGCCTCTTGATATTGATAAGATCCATCGACAAGTGATGTGGGCCACAGAGGGGCTCAGTGGAGTAAGTGCCAGCGAGGTGGAAATTCGGAGTCAATTGCAGTTTTATGCAGGAATGAAAACTGTAGATATTCAGGAAACGCTAATCAAAGCAGCAGCTGATCTCATTGAATTGGAGACCCCTAACTATCAATTTGTTGCTGCACGATTGGTAAATCATCATATCAGAAAAGAAGCATATGGGAAGTTTGAAACACCGCTATTACTGGAACATGTTCGAAAAGTAGTGAATCTGGGATTTTATACCGATGAATTACTACAATGGTACACCCCAGATGAATTCCAAGTTTTGGATACTTACATTGACCATGAGCGTGATTTTGATCTCACATTTGCTGCAATGGAACAGTGGCGGGGAAAGTATTTGGTGAAGAACCGTGTCACCGGGCAAATCTTCGAAACTCCACAAATGTCTTTGATGCTGATTGCAGCTACGTTGTTTCACAGCTACCCAGCTAACGCAAGGATGAAGTATGTAAAAGAATACTACGATGCCATCAGTCAGCACGACATCAGCTTGCCCACGCCTATTATGGCTGGTGTGCGAACTCCTGACAAGCAATTCTCGTCTTGTGTTTTGATTGAAGCTGATGACACCATTGACAGCGTCTTAGGTGCCGTACCACATGCTATCACCCGTTACATAAGCCAAAAGGCTGGAATCGGTGTTAACATTGGTCGTGTGCGGGGTGTTGGTAGCCCGGTACGTGGCGGCCGTGCATTTCATACAGGAATAGTGCCATTTGTGAAACATCTTGAGTCAGCTGTGCGCAGTTGTAGTCAAGGTGGTGTGAGAGGGGGGGCAGCTACAGTGTTTTTCCAGTTTTGGCACTTTGAGTTTGAGGACATGGTGGTGCTGAAAAACAACAAAGGTACAGATAAAAATCGCGCTCGTCATTTGGACTATTGTGTTCAGTTCAACAAGCTGGCCTACGAACGATTGATTCAAGGTGGCGATCTCACACTGTTCAGTCCCAGCGATGTACCTGGGCTGTATGAAGCGTTCTTTGCTGATCAAGATCAGTTCAAAATATTGTACGAGCAGTATGAGCAGGATCCCACAATCCGGAAGAAAACTATCAAGGCTATTGACCTCTTTACACAGTTCATGAATGAGCGGAAGAACACAGGCCGGATCTACTTCATGAACGTAGACCACGTGAACTCGCATGGTCCTTACAAACCAGAGGTTGCCCCAGTTAGACAATCCAATCTTTGCCTAGAAATACTTCAGACCACCACACCTCTCCAGGATATTCACAGCGAAGATCCCAGCATCAGCCTCTGCACACTCAGTGCTATCAACTGGGGACGTATCCGCGAACCCAAGGATTTTGAACGCCCGTGCCGCTTGGCTGTGCGAGCTCTAGATGCGCTTCTTGACTACCAGCTGTATCCAGTGCGTGGTGCCGAAAACAACTGCCGCCAGTATCGCAACTTGGGCGTAGGCATCATCAACTTGGCCTATTGGTTGGCCCGAATGGGATTGCGCTACAGCGATGACAGTGCTCTTTCTGCCATTGATGAATATTGCGAGGCATGGAGCTACTATATGATTCGGGCCAGTGTTGACTTGGCCAAAGAAAGAGGAGCATGCCCTGGTTTTGCCGATCTCAAATACAGTGATGGCGTGTTCCCACACGAAACACGCAAAGCAGACGTAGACCAATTGGTGCCACATCAAGAGCGGTTTCCTTGGAGCAAGCTGCGTGAAGACCTGCAACAGTATGGCATCCGCAATGCCACACTGATGGCCTGCATGCCCAGCGAGGCCAGCAGCCTAATCAGCAACGCCACCAATGGTATTGAACCTCCTCGAGACTTGATCAGCATTAAACAAAACAAGGATTTTGTGGTGAAGCAAGTGGTCCCGGAGTCTCGGCGCCTCAAAAATCGCTACGAACTCTTGTGGGATCAGAAAAGTCCAGAAGGCTACATCAAAATTTGTGCTATTATTAACAAGTGGATTGATCAAAGTGTCAGTCTAAACACCAGCTACAACCCCAACTTTTATCCTGAGCGTCAACTGCCTATGAGTGAACTGCTTCGTCATCAGATTCTCATGTATAAATTGGGTATTCGAACTGGTTACTACTTTAACACACTAGATGGCCAACAAGAAGTAGACAGCGATCAAATGATAGCAGACAACGCAGATCAAGAAGAAGAAGCTTGTGAGGCGTGCACCATCTAAGGTGCATGCTCTTGCTATACGTATCCCCTAGCACATAATAGTCAAAAACTGAGAGAAGAACACCGTGGCATACCATACACTAGACAGCAGCACTAACAACAAAGATCATGTGAAATCCCTTGCATTCTTGGATGACAGCGGTACTACTACAGTAGCGCGGTATGATCGCATGAAATACAGAGTATTTGATCGTTTGACTGAAGAACAACTCAGCTTTTTTTGGCGTCCCCAGGAGATCGAGCTTAACAAGGATGCTAACGACTTTCGAAAGCTAACTGCACATGAGCAGCATATCTTCACAGCAAATTTAAAACGACAAATTGTGCTTGACAGCGTACAGGGACGAGCACCCAACACAGCATTCCTGCCCCTTTGCAGTCTGCCTGAACTGGAAATTTGGATCCAAACTTGGGCATTCAGTGAGACTATCCACAGTAAAAGCTACACGCACATCATCCGCAACATCTACAGTGATCCCAGCAAGGTTCTTGATGAGCTGATGAACATTCAGGAGATTGCAGATTGTGCACGAGATATTACTCAGCACTATGACAATCTCATCAACTACACTATGCAATACCATGTGCTGGGTGAAGGAGTGCATAGTGTAAATGGGCAAACAATCACAATCAGCAAGCGAGAACTGAAAAAGCGCATTTGGATGGCACTGAACAGTGTGAATGCACTAGAAGGTGTGCGTTTTTATGTTTCATTTGCTTGCAGTTTTGCATTTGCCGAACTTAAAAAGATGGAAGGCAATGCTAAAATCATCAAGCTGATTTGCCGTGATGAAAACCTACATCTAGGCAGCACACAAACTCTCATCAAACTGTTGCCAAAAGACGATCCAGAGTTTGCTGATATTCGTGATGAAATGGCCCTAGAGTGCCAACAGCTATTTGAGTCAGCAGTGGCACAGGAAATTGCATGGGCAGACTACTTGTTCAAAGACGGCAGCATGATTGGTTTAAATGCACCACTTTTGAAGGACTATGTTGAATACATAGCAGGAACTCGTATGGAAAGCATTGGTATTCCCAGCACTTTTGGGCGGCGCCCCAATCCATTGCCGTGGACACAAAAGTGGATCAGCGGAAAAGAAGTTCAAGTGAGCCCACAAGAAGTTGAGCTGTCAAGCTATCGTATTGGAGATGCAAAGATGGACGTAACAGACAAGACATTCTCCGGGATGACTCTATAATCAGACACCCAACGTTTTGACACGACGTTGGGTGATCAGGTATATTACAAGAAATACCAAAGGAAACCTATGATGCAAGCAGAGATTTGGAGCAAACATTTTTGCCCCTATTGTGACCGGGCCAAAGACCTACTCAAGAGTTTGAATATTCCTTACCAGGAATATATCATCAGCCCTGGATACGATGAAGCACCTGCTGCAACCAATCAACAATATGTTACCAAGGCTGAGCTGTTGCAGAAGTTGCCAAGTGCCAAAACTGTGCCTCAAATCTGGATCGACAGCGTGCATATTGGCGGTTATACTGATCTAGAGACAAAAGTCAAAGCTGGCAGCATATCTCCACAATAACCTCCTGGATTTCTCCTTTAAATAATCAAAAAGGAGAACATCAAATATGGCCGGTGAGCAAGACGGGTATGTGGACTTCAATGACAGAACAACCCCTAATGAAATAGCGAGTGTGCAAATTCGAACCGAACCTCCCCCACGGACTGAGCCTGCATTTGAAAGTTTTGTAAGGCGTATTGAAAGCTATGCAAGGGAGCCAGCAGTGGTAGCTATGAATGATGCTATCCAAGCTGCACAAGCCGCCGCAGCAAACAATCCGGATGCACAGCAGGCATTACAACAGAGCTTGGGTCCCGTACAAAATGTTGGCCTAATAGGCGGGTTCGGGGCTCTGTTGGCAAGTCATAGAGACAGAATTGTGGATGACGGTACTCGAATATTTCGGGCAATAAATGACTTTTTTCAACCAGGTAGAGCACAAGATCCCAGTAGGTGTGCTACTGTTGGTGATTACATAGGAACCATACAAGGCCGATACAACGACACATTGGGATCTATTACTAGTGCTATAGGCCAATTTGTAGGAGCTCTTGTAAGTATCCCTGCACGCATAATTGGGGCTATAACCTCTGCCATTTCTGGCTTGATTGGGGCAATTGTGGGTGGCATTTCTGCTGTTGTACAAGCTGCTGCTGGAGTTGTAAGTAGTGCTGTGGGAGTACTCACTGGCGCCATAAGTGGGGTCAGTAGCTTGCTAGGCACCATTGGCGCTGGTATAAGCCAAGTTACAGGAGCAGTAGCTCGCGAAACACAAAATATCACAACAGCATTAACATCTGGATTTGCATCTGGATTCAGTCGCAGTGTTTCAGGAGTGAATCCCTGTGTAGCCGCAGCACAACAGGGTTCACCTGTGGCACAATTTGGCACACCACCAACCTAATGGTTGACAACTGAAGAATCCCCGATATACTAGGAAGTGATGCTGTTGATAGCAGCCAAATAAGTTGTGCAAGACCTGGGGGCAGCACCCAGCATCTCCAGAATTTGGGGATGAAGCAGGATTCGATTGCAAACAGTAAGGGTTGAAGGAGGCATTCGGTGAGATATGGCCGCCCAGAGATGGGAACAGTTCTAAACGTAAAAATGCTAACGACAACAACGTTGCATTTGAGTCTACCGGTCTAATAGCCGCATAGTCTCAGCGGGAGGGCAACCCTCCTTGGAACAGAAGCGGTTGCACTTTTAAAAGGAATTACAATGAACACACTTGCTGCCGACTCCAGTTATGACGCCGGACTTCGAACGTTCATGCTGGGCATCTACAATCGAATGACAGCCGCCTTGGTTGTAACAGGAGCTACAGCTTGGCTGGTATCTAAATTTTTTGCCACTCTCATGACAGGATGGACAGGCATTGGCCTTATGCTCTTGCCCTTGGCATTTGTGTTGGTATTGAGTTTTGGTATTGAACGACTCAGATACAGCACAGCCAATCTCCTGTTTTGGCTATTTTCTGCCAGCATGGGCTTGAGCATGAGCACAATTTTCCTCACGTTCACTGGCACTAGTATTGCCACTGTGTTTTTCATTACCAGTGCCACTTTTGGTGCTGCCAGTGTGTATGGTTATGCTACCTCACGTGACTTAACAAGCATGGGTTCTTTCTTGATGGTGGGCCTAATTGGCGTATTGATAGCCAGTGTTGTGAACATTTGGCTAGCCAGTTCAATCTTGACCTTTGTTGTGAGCATTATTGGTGTTATTGTGTTTGTGGGGCTCACGGCTTACGACACACAAAACTTGAAGAATGATTACTACAGCAATGGTGAAGTGTTTGGATTGGACAGTCCAGCCAAAAGCAGTTTGTATGGGGCACTAAGTCTCTACTTGAACTTCATCAACATCTTTCAGCTGCTCCTCAACTTGATTGGTGATCGAGAATAACAGTATCAACAATTTGAGATTTAAAAAGGGCAGGAATAATATTCCTGCCCTTTTGTTTTGACCCAACAAAAACACTACATATAATCACACTACAATTTTTGAGTACAGAGAACATGAGCAACAACGATATCAGGAAGCTAAGCGACGGAGACCATATCAGATTACGCACTGAAATGTATTTGGGCAGCAGAAGCCCGCATACACAAACTGTCATCAACTGGACTGGCAAAAAACTGGAAGCACAAGAAGTCACATGGACACCAGCCATGTATTGCGCTTTTCGCGAGATATTTGATAATGCTCTAGATGAGGTAATTGGTCACAGCTCTGGATCCCGTATTGACGTTTCTTACGATGAAACAGCAGGCAGCTTCAGTGTGAAAGATGATGGGCGTGGTATTCCCATTGACTGGGATGAAAGTGAAAACATGCACAAAGCCACTATGGTGCTGGTGTATCCACGTGCTGGACGTAATTTTGGCGAACGTGGGGAAGTCCGAGGCACAAATGGTATTGGCAGCTCGGCTACAATCCATTGCTGTGAAACCAGTACAGTAACCGTGTATCGGGACGGCAGCAAGTTTACACAAACATTTTCCGAACCCAATGCTGTGTTCAAAGACTTACAAGTAAGTGATCCCAAAATCATCAAAAGCGCAGCCAAGTCTGGCACAGAGTTGACTTTCACTCTCAGCAAGGGTGTGTTCAAACATCGCATCCTGCCCACAAGTTTTGTTCAATCTCGAGTGTATGAGGTGGCAGCCAATCATCCCACTGTTAAATTCACATTCAATGGTGAAAAAGTGGTTGTCAAAAACACTGTGGAGAAAACATTTTTCTCAGATTCCAACTTCATCAAAATCACCTCGGAAGCAGACAATTTTCTCAGCACATTTTTCCTTGTGCCAAATTTTCAAACTGAGGGTGAGTTTGTTCACAGCACAGTAAATGATATTCCTGCGTTCAACGGTGGGCACCACATAGATGTGTTCAAACGTGTATTTTTCTCCAATCTTCTCAAAAGCTTAGAGAAAGAAAGTCGTAGGCGGGCACTCACACCCAACAGAAGCGACATTCAAGAAGGCATCCTGGTCTACAATATTACGCAGATGCACGCTCCTAACTTTGATAGCCAAAACAAAACAAGACTAATCAATGAGGACGTGGAGTCATACATTCGCACAGCCTTGGATGACGACAAGCTGTACAAGAGGATTCAAAAGGATCACAAAGAATGGATTGATCAAATCTATGCCCGTTGTGCAGCTCGTACTCAGAAAAAAGATGATGCTGAAACAGCCAAGCTGGCACGAAAAGTGCTGCGCACCAAAGTGCCCAAGCTAATGGATGCCACAGGAAAAGATCGAACCAAATGCATCTTGTTGATTACAGAAGGTGATTCAGCAGTTAGCAGTGTGGCAGCGGTGCGTGATCCAGATGTGCATGGTGGCCTGCCTTTGCGGGGCAAGATCCTAAATGTGAGAGGTGAGAGCAACAAAACAGTGTTGGACAACAGTGTGCTACAAGACATCATGAGCAGCATTGGGCTAACACTGGGACAAAAATGTGTTCGTGACAACTTGAGGTATGGGCAAGTGTGGATCACTTGTGACAGTGACACAGATGGCGCCAACATTATGGCTCTTTTGGTTAACTTCTTTTATCTGCACTGGTCAGAATTGTTTGATCCTCAGCAACAACCATTTTTCCTTGTGTTCTCAACACCATTTATTATTCAAGAGGACAAGAAAAAGAACCGACACTACTGGTACAGTGACGACCACACCAATTACAATGGACGTGACTGGGAAGGTTGTCCCAAGCCCACTAGGGCAAAGGGCCTGGGCAGTTTGGAAGAAGTTGACTGGCGCAACAGTTTGTTGAAGCCCAGGCTTGTGCCTTTGACTGATGATGGCAAACTTGATGGGACTCTTGACCTCTTGTTCAATCACACAAAAGCTGATCTCAGAAAACAATGGATGGAAATTTAACATGAAGAAGTCTCGAGCAGGAACATCAACTACCCCTGTGACACCAGACATTGTGGACATTGGCGGGCAAACAAGCGCCTTCATCAACACAAGCTCCAAAGAATATGCCATCTACACTGCCCAAAACCGGGCTATTCCCAGCATTTGTGATGGTTTGAAGGATGGACAACGTAAGATGCTGTGGTTGATGAGAAGCAAAAGTGAGAAGGTCAAGACCATCAGCCTTGCCGGTTCTGCGATTCAAGAAGGGCTGTTTCTTCACGGAGACGTTAGTGCTGCTGAAACCATCAGTAGACTGGCAGCACCGTATCTGAACAATGTTCCATTGTTTGATGGCATTGGTGCATTTGGCACCCGAGTTGGTCCAGACAGTTGGGGTGCACCTCGATACACTTATGTAAAACGTGGTCGGGCTGCTGACGCATTGCTCTACACTGACCTTGACATTGTGCCATTGAAGCCCAATTATGATGGCAGCACTCTGGAACCAGTGAACTTTCTGCCACTTGTGCCATTGGTGCTGCTAAATGGTGTGAGCGGTATTGCTGTGGGCTGGAGTACAGAGATCTTGCCCCACAGCTTGGAAAACCTAGTGGCTGCAACTGTGGCTGCTATTGACAAAAAACCATTGCCCGCACTACTGCCCAGCTTTGATTATCTCAATGTAGGTGTCAATTCTCTTGGCAATAACAGCTATGAGTTCACCGGAAAGGTCAAGATTGAAGGCAGCACAGTGGTACGGGTAACTGAGTTGCCGCCTGATCTCAGCCTTGAAAAGTTCAAAGCTCGACTAAATCAAATGGAAGATGACGGCAGCATCACCACCTACATTGACCGCAGTACCAAAACAATTGACGTAGAAATCAGATTCAAAAGAGGTTCGATTGAAGGCTGGGATGAAGACAAATTCATTGGATTTTTGAAACTCAAAAGCAAGACAACACAGCGATTGGTTGTTCTAGACTTCAACGGCGCCAGCATCCGCCAATATCCCAATCCTGAGTCGCTAGTGCAAGCATTTGTGGAGTGGAGACTAAGTTGGTATGCCAAGCGTTATGAAAAACAAATTGCTGATCTCACACGAGAACTGAACTTTGCCAAAGCTATCAAACTCTGTGTTGAGGGTGGCTTGCCCAAATTCTTGCCCTTGGCCCAAAATCGTGCTGAAGTGCAAGCTAGAGTTGAAAAACTGGTCAAAGGCGTTTGCCTAGACGAAGACCAACTGGATCGAATTGTAGGCCTTCCCAGCTATCGATGGTCCAAGGACAGTGTTGAGAAGATTATTGAAGACATTGCACGCTTGACCCTTGAAATTGATGCACTGCAACAGTTGCTCAAAGATCCCAAAAAGATTCGCGACAATTACAAAAAAGAGACTCAAGCTCTTTTGAAATCTTTGCCTCGCAACAAATCATAAACAGTGTACTACAATAAATACCTTTGAAATTCACGAGGAAATCCTTATGCAAGCCAACGAATTTGCCAAAAAGCCACAAAAACCTCAAAAAAAGACCACGCAATCCGTTGTTGCCAGTCCACCATCATTGGTTGAGAAAAAGTTAAAATTCAAAATCCCTCACCAAATGCGAGAGGTAACACACAATACCTCTCAACCTATGACAGGCGTGTTGCCTCCTGGTCACTCAGTGAAGCCAGGTAGTGAATTGGAACTGATTAGAGACACTGATCCAGACTTGTGGGCTCGTATATTGAGATGGGATTGAAAATGAAAACAAAAATTAGTAAAATTTTACAAAAAGCACTAGTTGAAGCCATAGCCCCAAGGGGTGGGCCCAAGAGCGCTCCTCCCGCCAAGCTAACAGTTAGTAGTGCCACCTTGGATTCAAGACTGGAGATGATTAACAATGTATTGGACAACATGTATGACCACATTAGTGGTATCCTGCTTGTTGGTCCTACAGGCATTGGAAAAACATCATTTGTTTATCAATTTAGTGAACTTATGGGCATGAATGCAGTAGTTGTGGAGGCACCGCATGTTAGTGAAGAGCACTTGGTTAACATTCCATTTATGGTATATAATCCCATTAACAAAACCAAAAAAGCAGGCACTGACCAACTGACCCCAGTAGAGCCAGCAAGAAAAGCTGCTAAAAGTCCGAACCAACCTATAGATATCAAAAAATGGGACGTAGTTTACGGTAAAAGCCATCTTGTAGCTTCCATTGAAGCGTTGAGGCCCGTAAGTGATCAAGAGCTCTTGAACCACATGAACTCAAAATCTAGCAATAATACCAAAGCTCTTTGGAAAGGCTTAGGTGGCACCGAAACAACTATACCACCTAGAGTGGCTGAATTGCGTAGACGCTACAGCAGCATCCTATTCATTGATGAATTTATGCGTCAAGTAACAGGTGGGGTTCGTAATATTCTTCGTGATTTGGTTGTGGACAAGAAGGTTGGTGATAATGACTTACCTCCCAACGTGTACTCTATGTATGCCAGCAACTTGAAGGATACTGGATCCCAGGGCACTGTTGAACAAATGCCCAGCTTTTACCAATTCCAACAGATTCACTTCCCTACTCCCAGCAAGCAAGATTTTTTCCATTATTTGATTGCTGAATTTGAAAAAGATGGAGTTCATCTCAAGCCAGAAGTGGCAACAGCATTCTACAAAGCACTAGATGACAAACATATAAGTTATGATGATGCAGCATCAGAAATTCGCACCAGTCCTCGCCGGTGGGAGCAAATTATCAGTTATGTGAATGCAAGTGTTCCTGTCACTACAAAAGAACAAGCATCCTCTCTATTAGCAAACATAAAAGCTAATTTTGAAGATATTGATAAAGTAAGCAGTCTCTATAAACTAGTTGATCAAATTGTACGTAATATTATTTGGGACACAAGTGGCGAGGACTTTGCAGGTGTGAAGGCAAATAGCCCTACCTTATGGCGTGATACACTTATGCATCAAGTTGAAACAGCTGAAAAAATGGGCGATCAGAGAGCTTATGTTCCCATTGTTGCAGGTCAGCCTGGTATTGGCAAAACTGCGGAAATGACTTCAATAGCTGACAAATTGAACTTAAGGCTTATAAGAATTTCTTGCACAAGTTTACGTCCTGAAGACGTTACTGGTATTCCATTGCCTGATGAAAAAGAGGGTAAATTTGATGTTAAGTTTGCTGATCCTCCGTTGTATCGAAAGATTATTGATCAAATGGAACAAAAAAAGGAAGCTTTTCTCAATTCACCAAAAATTTCAGAGGAGAGAAAACAAGAGTGGCTCGGCAAGCCCAAGCAATATTTGTTGTTCTTTGATGAATTCAACCGTCCTGAAGAAGCCACTACTTACAACACACTGCGCCGTGTTATTTTGGACAAAAGTTTTACGGATGATATCAAGTTGCCCAAAAATCTAATTGTCGTTGCAGCCATGAATCCAACAGACCTTAAAGTCCAGCCACTCACAGGTCATATGAAAGATGCGACTGACTATATAGCAACAGCCCCACGTTGGAGCTCACAGAAAGAATTTCATGATACCTCTTTGCTGCGACCAGACCTAAGTGAGGAAGCATCCACTATTGCCCGGATGTTGGTTCATAACTTTGCTGAAAAATTTAAGCTGGATGTTCCTGACCCTAGCAAAAACATAGATTCTGAAAGCAGGCAATTCTATATTCAAGTGGGAGATGATGATGTATATATGTCAGGTAGAGAGTATTCAGACATGTTACTGGCCATGCAGCGTGGATTGGATCGGGTAGTTAACAAAAAAGATCAGTATGTGCTGCCCAATGGTGAATTTGATAGCGACGGCTATATTGATGCCTTACTGCGCATGGCTAGCACAAAAATCATGATGACACTAGACAATGTTTTGCACAAAAATCAAATTGACAGAGAAATGTTTGTTGACCAACTGGATCTTTGGTTGCAAGAACAACGAGAACTATTGACCAGCAGTCAAACAACCGGAACCAGTTTGGAAAGCTTGTTTGACAATGCAGTTCGCAATCCCAAGAAGCATCTCAAAGACAATGCAGCATTTATGAATTGGGTTGATACACAATTTAGCCCAGCTGACTTCACCAATGAGTTCCTAGCTTGGTTAACAAACGTTGCTGCACAAGAGGCCAACAAGTTTGATCTGTTGGTCAGCAAAACGCATAACAAAAAAGTCATACAAGATGGTGTAGTTCAAATAACTGATGATTTGATCGACAAAGTGAACTTCATTGTTGATGAAATTATCATGGCAATGAATGTTCACAAGCTCAGTAGCCAAATTGGACAAAGTATGGAAGCTGCATTGAGAAAGTTTTGGACCAGTGTGTTCATTGCTGATATTGAAAGAATGGAAGAAGAGGCTAAAGATCTTGCCAAAACTGATAAGGCTGCATCAAAAGCTGCCTTGGCTGCTGTAGAGGGGTATCAAAACACGTTGATGGATTATCAACGCAAGGTTGCAGCCAAAGTAAGAAGTTTCAGAAAACCCGCAGGAACATAATCAAAGATAGGACGAACAATGGCATTTTCTGTCAAGAGCAATTTAGCCAAAACACTTTTGGCGTTGGATACCAAGACCTCAGTAACCCCCAAAACAAGGGTTGCTGAGGCTTGGACTATGCGGGCACGCGAAATGGGCGAAACGCCCTTCAAAAAATCCACACTTCAAGATCGGCACATACAAGAAGTGTTGCAGCATGCCAGTATGGTTACTGGGGTCCCGCTCCCTGATATTGAGCGAGCCATGCAGAAAAAAATGGCTGAGATTGAAGAGATCAAAAAGTACAGCCCTATTCTCTATGAAACCATTGCTCATAATGCTGCTGAAAATGCTGTATTTGATTTGGTAAGCAGTGTGCGAAGTAATGTAATGGATCCGCATCCAAGTTTACTAAAATTTGATGAAATAACTTTCCTCAAACTGGCCCGAATGGTTCAGGCGGAGCACCCTATGTTTCGCCCATTGAAACAACCTGCTGATCCAATCCGTAGAGTGTGGAAAGTTACTCCAATCTTGGTACCTAGTAACCTGCGTGAATACAAAAAGTACAATGGTGTGAACACTGCTTGTGCAACTGCTCAAGGTGACTTTGTATTCAACAAACCGTTCATGCAAAACTTGATGGATTGGGCAGTTATTGAAGGTGTTCACCCCCAAGGCAAAAAATATCACAGCAATGGAGGTCCCATTCCTGATGCCTATGTGTATGTGGAATTTTTGATTATGCATGAGTACATGCATTTTGCCTATGGCGATTTCAATTATAGCAAACAATTGCCGCAATTCAATCACAAAGTTCACAACTGGGCTTCAGATTTCAGGAGCAATTACGACCTCGTTAAAAACAACTTTGCGCAATTGCCTATTGGGTTGTTCAGTGATCACATCAATAGTGATCGGCAAGGCAGCTACACTGACATGGCACAGCTGGTTCACGATGAACTCAAAAAACTGCCACCACATTTGCAGAAATTGTGGGAAAAAATAGCCAAAATTGATGAAGAACCCAACAAACCCAAAACGCCTAAAAAAACCAGCACTAAACCGCCACCGCCTGTGATCAAGGTGCGGTATAGGGCAAGTGAGAGTGATGTTGTAAGGCTCCCAGATGGTACATATGGGCAGGTTACAAAAGTTGATCCGGATGGAAGTTTTGATACCCGTCCACTAACGCAGGACGAGGCAACACAACTGCTCAATTATCCCAAAGGCTATCGTGTGCGGGCTAATCCACAAATAACAGAAAGCAAGAGAAAAAGGATTTTGTTGGAAGGCCGTTGGAAGCCTGATGATGTGATTTGGATGAAACCCAAGCGGGACAAACCTACTCCTCCACCTCAACCTCCTGAGCCCCCATTACCACCTGAACCGGAAGATGATGAGGACGAACCAACACCGCCTCCTGTAATTGACATGGAGGGGGAAGATCCACCACCTGACGAAGATGATGAAGGAGAAGGAAGCAGTGGTGGTGAAGAAGGTGAAGACGAGGAAGAGGACGGTAAGGAAGGCAAAGGCAAAGACGAAAAAGAGAAAGAAAAGAAAAAAGAAAAAGTCTTTGGCCCGTCTCCAGATGAAATAGCTGAAAAACTCAAGGACCAGATCAAGGATTCTAACATTACACCTCGGCCAGGGACTCCTAGTGGTAGAGACGATCCCCGGATGGGTCCTGGCCAAGCTGGCAGTCCTGGTGGCGCAGGGGCATTGCCTTTGGGTTCTGCCAAAAAGCGTGTTGAAGACATCAAGCCGCATATGAATTGGAAACAGTTGATCAAGTTGATGGTGTCCAGTAGTCAATTGGCAACAGACACATCGTACACCAAGCCCAGCAGGAGAAACATCACAGGTGCGCCCATAGCTGCCAAGTTAGGGGCTGCTGCAATCAAACCTGGTCAAGTCAAGCGACCTGTTCCCATCAACAAAGTGTTGCTTGCATTCGACACATCAGGTAGCATGTGGGGGTTTGTACCTACTGCCTTGAAAGAGGCTGAAATGCTCTTGAAGCAGTTGGGCAAAGTTGATTATCCTTTTGGTGTTATGTTCTGGGCTGGTAGTCACGAAAGCTTTGTGGTAAACCAAGGACAAGATTTTTATGCTCCTGTTGACAACTTGCGCCAACTTAATGAACCTGTAGACAAAAGCAAACAAATCAAGGGCTGGAACAATGTTTTGAAACAGCATGGCACAGGTGGCACAATGTTTACACCTGCAATGGTAAGCGAGCTATCTGCTGCTGCCTCAGATGGTTTCAATATTTTGATATTCTCAGATACTGACCTATTGGACAATCAAAATTGGCTCAACTTCCTGAAATTGTGGAAAGCACACAAAGCCAATGTGTTTTGTGTGTTCAACGATGAACCAAGTTGGCGTAAGGCAGTGAAAAAAGTGGGACAAAATACACCACATTTTACTCATTTGTAATCATGCAGGCAGAGATTCATCCGCTAGACTGGGTTTACAAAAATTTTGATGTGCCTAGCACAACCAAAATCTCCTTGAGTCCCAGTAATGAGATAGTTGTTGACGGTGATATTGTAGCTTGGGGAGTAGGGCAATCCTTTCCCCAGCTACCTGTGCGTTTCAAAAAAGTCACAGGCGTCTGCGGCTTTGCCAGCATGGGGCTTGAATCTCTCTTAGGTGCGCCACAAGAGTGCGGGTCCTTTTATTGCTCTGGTAACGAACTAGAGTCTCTTGAACATGGACCAACAACGATTGTAGGCGGCGAATACAATTGCTCTTATAATCGTTTGAGTGATTTAACAGGCCTGCCCACTGAAATTCCAGGCAGGCTCAGCTGCCATGGTAACTGGTTAACCTCCTTACAAGGGTTTCCTAACCACGTTGGAACAAGTGTTGACTTAACATGGCACAATAGTTTGCCTTTGTTGAGAACTTTGGTTGCTAAGGAAGTTGGGTTCTCAAACACAGGTGACACTTTCGAGAAGGCTTACCAGGTAGCCAAGATATTGAACAAATACGCAGGACAAGGCAAACGTGCCATGTTTGATTGCCAAAAAGACTTGGAAGATGCAGGATTTGAAGGAAATGCAAGATGGTAGACAAAAATGAAATAATGGAGTTGTTTGAAAAATATTTTAAAACAGCTGATGAGATAACCATTGACGATAAGGGATTGGTCTCTTGTACTGGAGATGTAGGTCTCCAACCAGAACTGAAGCACGAGAGGTTACCTGTGTCTTTTGATATGGTTGATGGTGATTTCTGGTGCCACAACAACCAGCTCACAACACTTGAAGGTGCACCCACTTCAGTTGGTGGTGATTTCGGGTGCTACCACAACCAGCTCACAACACTTGAAGGTGCACCCACTTCAGTTGGTGGTGATTTCAGGTGCTACCACAACCAGCTCACCTCACTTGAAGGCATGCCAGCCGTAGAAGGAACCTTGTGGCTCTCCTACAGCCCCACGTTGCCACTGCTTCGTTGTTTGCTCGCAAAAGAGATTCAACTGTATCCCAAAGATGGGAAGCACAAAACAGCTGAAAAAATTCTCAATCGATACGCAGGGCAAGGCAAACGAGCAATGTTTGACTGCCAAAAAGACTTGGAAGATGCAGGCTTTGAAGGAAATGCCAGATGGTAGACAAAAAAGAAGTAATGGCTTTGTTGGAAAAATATTTCAAAA